CGTCGTCGAGTTCTTCGTCGTCGAGGTCTTCTTCCTCTTCGTCGTCTTCCTCTTCTTCGTCGTCGAGTTCTTCGTCGTCTTCCTCTTCTTCGTCGTCGAGTTCTTCGTCGTCGAGGTCTTCTTCCTCTTCGTCGTCTTCCTCTTCTTCGTCGTCGAGTTCTTCGTCGAGTTCTTCGTCGAGTTCTTCGCCGTCTTCCTCTTCTTCGTCGTCGAGTTCTTCGTCCAGTTCCTCTTCGTCGTCAATCTGATCCAGATCGTCAGAGGCGAGTTCTTCGTCGTCAGCTTCATCGCCGAACAGAGTATTGTTCAGGTCTTCTACTTCTTTCGCAGTAGCATCACCCGGAACAAATGCAGCTTCGACCAGCAGTTCACGTGCATTGAATGTCACGTTAACAGCGGCGAGTTGGATATCCAGATCGGACAGAGTACCATCGGCAATGGAAGCGGTAAGAGAATCACCGATTTCATTTTCAATGCGCTGCGCGATATCGTGCGTGAACTTTTTCACTTTAGCGCGGGCGGCGCGTTGCGAAACACCGCGACGTTGAACTTTCGGAGCAAGTCCGCTCTTAGGTTCGCGTGCAGTCTTAGCGGTCTTCGGCTTGAGGCCAGCGGCTTTTTCAGTCTTGCTTGCAGCTGCACGCTCTTCCGATTTTACTTTCTTCTTCGAAGTATTGGCGAACACACCACGACCTTTCTTAAAGATCGCATCAGCAGGAATCACAATACCGTCTTCGGTTTTGTAACCTACACCCTTAACGATTGCGACGATGACCTGCTTGTCTTCGCGGGAAGTACCGGGATTCAGCGTTACCGACTTGCCTTTCAGAGAACGATCGATAACTACGTCGGAAGTTTCTTCTTCATCACGCGAAGCGCGACGAGTAGTACGAGTGGGCTTTTCTTCTTTCGCAGAAGCTTTGCCTTTCTTTCCACGCGGCGGAACGTAGAACAAGCCGCGTCCTTTTTTGGTGAGTTCGGTAGCCGGAACAGCAGTGCCATCTTCGAGAACGTAAGCTCCGTTAGCGCGATCCAGTTTCACGATCTTCACTTTCTCGCCGTTAACGTTTACGAATTTACCTTTCAGGGCAGTTTCCAGTTTAACGCTCATGGTGTTACTCCTTACGATAGGATTTAGTATTTACAGTTGTGGTGCGAATCAATTTGCGTGTTGCTTTCCTACAGTGCCCGAGGCGGGCCATCCCAGCCCCGAACTAGCGGGATGTTTAACAATGGCTGGAACCTTAACTAAGACCAGAACCATTTTCAACCTATCCCGCTATCGGGCTTGGGTCTATTGTACCAATAGGTAGCCCAAAAGGCAAGTTCTTTTTAACCCCTAGCCTTACCGTTAGACTAACCTTCGATTTAACGGTTCCGATCATTGTTAAACTACGTGAATGTATGCATTACAGCTTCAGATCAATGCCCGGCTTGTCCTTGTTGGCTAGCCAGAATTCGATCAGATATTCCAGTGTTCCATTTACAGAGCTGGTTAGGCTATTCTGTGTGATGCTATTTAAGCCACCATTCGAAGCGATATGAGGACTGATAAGTTCGCAACAGTAACTATACGAATCTTCCAATTGAGCAGTGGGCGAAACCTCCAGCGTGTCGATGCACTCTTCGAGACGTGCTACAACAGAATCAGGCACCTTCAAACCACTTAGTTCTGTTGAAATAGTCCTCAGCTTATCCAAGGATTCAAACAACTTGGGATCAAGTATTTCTGAAACTGGCTTATTTTTCACGATGCAACCTCAGTATTTAGATCGGGCGGCTTTAACCAGATCGTCGTTGATTTCAGGCTTTGGCATGAGAGCCGGGTACGTAAGAACCAGACACCAAGGAATGCGATAAGTTTTACCGTGATTCTTCAGTGTCAGATGAGTGTCTGAAATACCTGCCACCTTACCTTCAACAACGCGCCAATTTTCAACAGATGGATTATGCTTCGACTTATCGAATCCGGCCTTTGGCTCTACAGCCTGTACCATATCGCCGATGCTAAAAAACTTTGCGAAATCCAATTTGTTCAAAACATCGAGAGACATACTCAGCATAGCTCGGATAGCTTGCAAGTAAGGATCACTGAATGAAAAGAACAACTGATGATCTATATCGTGCCAAGCATCAAAGCGCATATCGCCAAACAAATCAGGTTCCGTGCGGAAACTATGATCGAAGGCTGTCCACTCTTTGCATCGGCATTTCCGATCAGCCAGTTCACGAAGACGCTGCCAGAGAGAATCCCCATACAACTCAAAGGTCTTGGCTGAAGCCAACACATGAACATTCTTACCTTTGTAAGCGCCAGCGTTTGCTACAAGTCCGTATTTCTCAGGTGCGGTTTGAATAATCAAAGCCTCACTCTTATCGTCCTGTAATAGTCCACGCAGAGCACTCAACCGCATGCGACTCATAGACAAACCACACGATCCGAATTCAAACTCCGAGCTACCCATGTAGTCATAATCAGCAATTGCGGCTAGACGTTTAGCTTCGCTATCAACAGTAGCGTTAACGCGGGCGATCAGGTATGGTCGGTATTGGGTCATCGTCATTCTTCCGTAAAAGCTTCTAGGCAACCAGCTAGAGTATCATTGTAAGCTTGCTGCGGTTCGATGTTTGTGTCGTAGAGAAAACCGATTAACTCCGTGTAGATACCATGCAGAGTAGTCGGTTGAGTATCAACCATATTAACGACCGCATCTTTTACAGGCAATCCACTATCGCGCTGGTGCGCAACGGCTTTCGTAAATTCAGCTGCTTCAATACAGAAACCCATGCTGTCTTGTTCATCAGGGAGTTTACTGACTTTTGCCTCAGCTTGAACTGCGACTAGGGCCACTAACAGGATCAACTTCTTCATTGCGCCACCCGATTAGACATGCAGGTTACAAAAACATCATCGTGTTCAACTCGACGTATCAGCTGAACATCGGTTGAATACACGGTGTTTATAACATGTGCAGCTAGAGGATAGTAAGCTTCTGGCAAATTCTCCAACATGCGATCGTAGTTCTGCTCTGCTGTTTCACCATGCAGGCGATTCTCTATAACCACATCCGTCATATCCGCTAGTGTTTTGCAGTAAATCTTGTACTGCGCGATTGTTAGATCGGCCGCGTGTAGCGGTGCGGCAAATAGGGCCAGCGTGAGGGCGATATATTTTTTCACTTCTTGGATTCCATGCCAAGTGTAGCAGCCTGCTCGGTACAATAAGCGAAAGCAGAACAGATATCAGGCTCTACTACGTCACGTAGACTATCGCGCAGTTGCATGAGCAACTTACCTTTCATGTTTTCGCCTTTGCCGTCTTTCCCATTTCCCCAAAAATCATCCCAAGGGGCATCTTCGATAAGAATGGCATCACCTGTTCTCATCAGGTGGTACAGCAGCATTGGATTTTGCGTAAACTTCGCATGCAAAGCTTTCTGCGTGATACGCACACCTCGCTTGAATTTAGGGTTAACAAAACCGCCGGCTTTTGTGGAAGCAAAATACTTAGCCTTGAACGAATCGAGGGTGCCAAGAATTTTGGTGCGCAGTTCAGAGGTCAGAGCTTTCTGCTTCTTATCCTTAGCGTCCTTCTCGCTGAGTTTCCGGTAGCTGATGTACTGCTCAACAGAAAACCAGATACGGCCGTTGATCAGCATAGGAGACGGATACATATCGGAGAGGAAAGCATGAGTCTCCGATGCAGCGTTGAACAAAATCTTTTCGCGTTTCTTCTTAGCCACAATGATTTTCCCCAATCAATGTTAAGGTTTTTCAGATAGAAGGCGGACACCCACACCATGATTACGGTCGAAACAGAAGGCCCAATTGCCTCGGTATATGTCGGCGTTCATGGAACATTCAGTCACTAGCTTGAATATATCAAAGCCTAGAGCGTAGTAGTCAGCAGAGGTAGCATTAGGTGCGAGTACAAATTCGGCTCGCTCAAAGTCAAAGACTTTATCTGACTCTTCCGCAGGCCGTAGTGATACAGCCATATCGTTTACAGTCGGTGCTAACTCAAAGTAGTAGCCACCATAAACAAAACTCTTGTGCGTGTTATGCACCCACGTAGAAACGATCTTGCGTCGATAACTAGGTTCCAATTTCACCACAGATCGATCCAGCTTGACCAATGGCTGCTTGCCTACGCGCTTATTGAATTCGTAACACTGCTGCGCGAACATCATAACAAGCAGAGGTTCGATTCGGTCCATACGATGCTGAACAATACTGAGTCTGAAGATTATAGCTTCGTATGCAGCAAACAAAAGAGCTACAACAAAATCGACTACTACGGAAGAACCGAACATCCACGTGAGAGCAAAGTACAACAAGGTACAGATAGCTACCCAGCCTAGCGTCAAGGTTAGAAAAGGTAGAACTATGCGGGTTAACATAGACTTCCGTTCTCCGATAATTGGTACTCATCCCACATATAAGTGATGATGATTTTTGCGTTGTAGATACGTTTCGGCAGACCCTTACGCTTCAACTGCTTGCGAATCTGACGGCAGATAAAATCCCTAGTTGACAGGCGGGCCTCTATCTTAGCTGCTGCTCGTTTCTTAACAACGTCTTGAGATTTTTCTACCTCAAAAGTATCTTCGTACAGAGTGCTAGTGAAGGCAATCTGAGACGGCAAATCCGAACCGGCGAGTGGTTCAACCTCACGCTGATGGTTTTCAATGCAGCGAAAACTCACGTTAAGTACGGCCACGTTCATACCTCCCATTCCGAACTAAGCATATCAGTAGATTTCAGATACGCAGCGATGATTGTTAAGGACGTAGCGTAGTCACCGCGTAGGACAACTTCACCGTTAAGCAACTTAGCTTCAAAGGTTTGCGTCGTATCATCAAACGCAATGTCTACCACGTGACGCATGCCGTCATATACAAAGACGCGATTTCCATCTGCGAAAATTTCACGAAAGGCAGAGTAGCGATCTTTCAGCATCCGGCGTACGTAACCTACCAGAGTTACACTGTTGTCCTTGTTCCCTATAGTGTCCATACTATTCCTTTGTTTAACAATTGTCGGAACCTTAACTACGATAAGAACCAAATTAACGTGTTCCCTCGTGTCGCCTTGGATTCAGTATAGCAATATGCCATGCAAAAAGCAACTACTAAAACGAAGCCGGTACTTACCCAAACAAGCAACTACGGTCCCGGCTATAGTTAAGCTATCGGAGAATCGCTTTCACAGTGTCGATGGTTGTTTGCACATTTAACCAATTGTCACTATCACTATCCATGTAGCAGGTGTTTGATAGTTCTACGCCAGCCACATTAGCATGCATAGAACACTCTCCATTGGAGAAAAAATTTAACGTAAGGCTGGTGTTATCTTTGGAGTAATGCGCGCTGATAATCGAAGGTGAATCACCATTCGTTATGAGCCTCCAATCAAGAAGCTCTGCTGTCTTCTCCAGTTTGTCAGCGAAACAGTTGGCGTAATGTGCGCTATCAACGCACACAGAAGGGTTGCATGTTAACCAAGCGTCTCGGCTCGGTAACGGCGTTACAGTAGAAAGAGCGTACATAGTCGTAACCTCGAAAATGAGTTCCCCTTGTGGTTAAGTGTAGCAGTTAGACTCTTCGGCCTTTAGTTGCGCATCTGCAAATCTAAGAGGAACTGACCAGCGGTGTAAGCGCCTGTTGAATTTCGACGCTCTTTAACATAGTCAAGCATACGTTCATAAAATGCAGGATACTGCTCGTTTCGGATATGCTCTACCTGCTCGATAGCTGCTGTCGGTAACAACTCATTCGTTATAGTCGGCGAACGAGCGCCGGAGCGCGGATCGAATCGATAAAAGCGAGGTTGACTCCCATCATTGTGTGTAATCAGCATCTTCAGAAAAGCTTCGCTGGAGATAGCGACGATATCCATCCGAGTATCCATGTTGGTAATTACCGGAACATAGATTTTCAGACGACGCATGCTATCAAAATCGCGGTTGGAAAGATGCAACATCACTGGAACATGGGAGGTTTTGTTTTCACGCAACCAAGCAAGTGCGACTCGGAAATACAATCCCATGTTCTCATCCAGAATAGGATAAAACGATTGGAAGATTTCACGGTCACGTTTATGTCCGGGGATAGAAGCAACCGGACAATCACGGAATCGCAAAAAGCTCGGCAGTGTGGAACTTGCCGGATAATCAGTGTTCTCGAACGTAACTCCTGTTTCACCAAACACCGGAATCTTACCAGTGGCGATATAGATGGATTCCAGAAGTCGAGTCAAATTTACGCTGGCGATGCGATTTTGCGTGATATCCGTTTTGCACAGATTATCAAGATCGTCGTAGCTAGCACCTTCTTCCAGATAACGTGTGGCGATCTGGCGCATTTGTTTCACTTGCAAGGTTTGCATTTTCTATACTCCTTTAAGATGGAACGATACCCCAACTCACCAGTGACCTTTACAATCAAATCACGATAACGTGACGGATGTGGAACATCGCAACACTCAAAGCTATGTGCTAGTAGATATGCTCTCGCTTCGGAGAAAGCTGTAATATACCCTAGCTTGTTTATGTTGAACGACTTGCTTCTGTGTCCCGGCGGTTGAGCACGGAAGACAAGTTGCTCGTAATTATACGTGCGGTTTTTCGAACAAACTAAGTACAGATGCTTAGTCCCTGTGCCGGGCTTACAGCGAGCATCTAACTTGCGTGCCTTAGCGAGAACGGCATCGTATGTGTCAAGCATCATTCCTTCGCGGTCAGTTACTCGAAAATACTTCTGCACCTCTCTGTTCTTCACGTAAACATACTTCGCCTTGCCTCGGCGAACAAGAAAAACTCCCATTAGACTTTTAGGTGTGGACAGAACCCTCTAGTTTGATCAAAGAGGGAATTTAGATAACGAGTCTGTAGATGTGAATTACACGTCACGATAACTTGCTTAAATGCTTCCTCCTCATCCAGTGTTGTATTACGAGTGTAGTGACCGTTAGCCCAAAATACAGGCTGCGGTGTACTACTCTCCCCTTCTATATGAACGCTACGTATCGCTGTATAAAGAAATCCTGAATTCTTTAGCGCTAACGCTAAGGGTGTGTCTTCAGTCTTCTCTGTCAGCAGAGAATGCAGTCGCTCACATGTGTTGCTTTTTTCGGCGGTATCAACTTGCACACCCCCTTCACTACATTCCACTCCGTCAAAACCAAAGATGGTTCTATATAGACTACGGAATGTAGAAGCAGACGGTACGGCACGTCTTGCAGACAACGAAGCAGGCGAGACAGGAGATTCTGATAATGCGGTGTTAAAGTTTGAATACTGATCAACCTGAATGAAAGCGGTGATCAACTCAACTGCACTATCAGACTGTACACGAATCCCATGTGAAAAAACTAAGGCACTAGCTTCCACAACCACAGACAAGATACCTTTACGGGAGAGAGTGCGCTTAGCGTTATCGTAGCCTAGCCACTCAGCATGTTTTCCAGCATCGACTATAAATGCCGTAAGTTTGTTGGTTAATGAATCCATATGCCTATCCAATAAATTTATGGCAGAATCAGTGCGCTTCGAATGCTTTATTCAGAGTTGCCGCGATGATAACGGCATCTTGCTGTTCCCAGCATCTAGCCATTTCGTAACCTTCCTCAAACTTACTTCCAGAGGGCCGCTGCATATCACGGACAACCCAATCACCGGACTGCTCATTCGCATATTGCTTAAGTGCAACGAAGCGAGGCTGTAGTTCACCAGCGGTAGGTCTGATTACAGAATTCGTCATAGTCATAATTCCAGTTTTTCAACTAACCAGTCAGGCATCGGTGCCCGCTTATAACCAGTACCGACAAAATATTTGCTGGCGTAAAAATTGCGATAAGATTCGACTCTATCGCTGATCCTGTATTCTTCTGGCATAGCAAGAACAAACGGTGTCAGAGAATTTGAGACGTAACCTGAAGGGATAGTGGCGAGGTAGGGTAAAACCTCTTCGCCAGTCTTGTGTTGTTTACCATAACGATCTTGGAACTGCTCATACAGAGCCAAAGCCAATTCATACAACCATATATAATTGGCGCGAGATTCTTTTACCCATAACGTGCAAGGGTGATTCTGATGAGCCTTGTTGTTGCGATAAGCGTAGCCTACCAGATTCGAACCTCTAGCGATGTGAACAAAGCTCAGCATCTGCGCTGATTCACAAAGCATTTTGTTCACATGAACATCGCAATGGTTTGTAGCGGAGAACCAAGGATCATCATTCAACACGAATATATTCATAGCAGGTGCAGTTGCGACTCTGTTTGAATTTTGCTCGGGCACGACATTGTGGTGATATCTATCAAGGGCTGTCCCGACACTTTAGCTAAAGCTAGAGCAGCGGCCTCTCCGGTTAATACGGAGTCTCGCAAATGATGAGGAACAAAATGCTGACCGTTTACCCTATAGGAGTACAGTCGGGCTACGTGCTCTTCCACTGAAACAAGAATTTCATCACGTTCGATGGTTATCGAACTCGGCAACATGAGAGCGCAACCGTTCATGTAACTGGAAGGCCGTCTAACAGCCACAGCATGAATACGATTGCGTATTTCTCCTTTGATCTTTTTCCAGTCAATAACAGGGCGCGCTGGAGACTTATGGAGAACGAAAGCGTGGTCGTAAAATTCATCACGCAATGCTGCGATATTCTCAGGCAGAATATAAACCAATCGCAATCCTAAAATATCGAGAACAGTGTGCGTGGTTTCAAACGTATACTTTGCATCAAGCAACATGATGCTCCCTCCCCTAAGAGGCTTATAGATACGATGGAACAAGAAAGTACAGAATTATGCCAATCGGTGCTGTGATTCCCATCAACACGTTGGTAACGAAACGTGGGCAAACTTTGCTTGCCCAATATCCTACAAAAAACGATAGCAACCACCCCGACAGTCCTGCCAGTGCGAGTATCATCTTAGCAATCCTTATGCTTTGGTTATGGCTTTGATTCGTCGCAAAAACAAATCACATTTATTTTGCAGCTCGATGTTGGCATTAAGGCGCACACGCATGGATTGAAATTTCATGCGTTCTTTATGAGCGCGGCGGCGCAGTTCTAAAAGCTCTTGCAATTTTAAACTCTCACAACTTATTTAGAGTTCAGAATTTCCAACAGATGCACGTAGTCAGTGGTGCTGATGGTAGCTATCTCAATTTCATCATGCGAGCGCCACTCGTGATGAACCTCACCAAAGGGATCGATGAATCCGACCAGATAGTCTTTCCCGCTAGCGGTAGGCGTATCGTCTACCATCATATTATCGATGATCAAACCAGCCGCGTGATATTCAATACCGTGAAGCAGATTACCTTCTTTTGTTTTATCGATGAATCTGAATCTTTCCATAACTCCTCGCAGTGCAAACTCAGCGCTTTGTTAACTATAGGCAGAACCTTAACTATGTGTAGAACCCACATAGCGGTGGCGCTCTAGCGGCGCAAGTCCAGTATACTGATGTACACGATTTTTGTCAAGCGGGGATAAAAAGAAAGCTGCCCGGCCAGATAGCAAAGCAGCTTCTTTTTCAGCTTCAACCAGAATACGAAGGTTTGCCACAATTACAAGGGCGTGCCATTACAGCTGCACGTGCTTTATTGTAGCTAATACTGGTATCACTGAGGATTGCCCCAAAGGCAGATTGATCAGTTCCAAACTTCCCCTGATAACGTTCACGGATTTTCTTTCCGTTAAACATTTCCTGATAAGGCCAAGCTTGATTAGTGGTGCGCTCCCATTCAGGAATGTTGAACGCATCTTTCTGTACCGCTTTAAATTCTTCAGCTGGCAGCAGCTTGCCAGTAGGGACACGGCTAGCTTTAAGTACCTTGCCTTCAGCGGTGACGATCATCAATGCAACGTTTTCTAGGTTGATATTGATAGGTGAGTAAATATCGGTTCCAGACACAAGGCCATCCGTACGTAGAGCTGGAACTATCAACCATGTATCATTCATGGTTGCCCCGGCTTCAGCAGGCATGAACCAAGATTTAACGAACATAAACAGTGTAGTGTTATATTCGATGCCGCCGGGGTTATTGTTTGGATGTACGTAAGTCATTATGTACCTCGGGTAGTACGAAGATACCACCATTACGAAGTTTGATTTGCACAAAAGGTGGTTCGTGCAAAGTCGTGGTTATCTTATAAGCATAGCAGTCGCTGCGAGTGCCTACTGCTACACGGCGGATTCTACGCAGGGTATCCTTACCATCAGGATCACGAACCAGTATGTAATCGCCAACATCATATTTATCGGCTGTGCTTTCTGACTCACCTTCATGGTAAAGCATTTCAGCGAGAATCGCGCCAGCTATATGTGTGTCGAGTGAAACCGAAACGTGACCGACTCCCTCAATCTGAATCAACTTGTACAATTTGTCGAATCCACAATTGTGGATGTGAACATTTTGATCAATGTGTTGAGGGATGGCTAGTTCCATCTGAGTGAGTTGGTAAGGTGAGTAGCGAGAGGGGGCAACGACAGGAACATTTCCGCCGTGTGCCACCCAATGCTTCAACAGCATTACCGGCTTCCCGTCAGTTACCAGTTTGCTTCGGCAATGCAGATACATGATTACAGCCCCAACAGGTCTTTACGCGCCTGAGTGTTTTCACCCATGATACTCTTGAAGTACGCTTCACCATCGCCATCTTTCGGAGGCTGAATCTGAATGAGCGAACGATTCTTCGGATCGAATGCGACGAACTTCAACATATCCGCTTCAATCTCACCCCAACCTTTTGCACGGCTGATGATATTCTTGTTCGCACGATCAGGCAGCTGCTTGGCTACATCTTCAAAGCTGGCTCCAAAGTAACGAACGTTGCCGTAAAATGCGGAGTACAGCGGAGCGTCTACAACAAACACGCGACCTTCGCGGATAGCGTCTGGAACAAGTCGCCAGATCAAAGACAGCAACAGTGTGTTAATGTGCTTTCCGTCAACGTCCGCATCGGAGAGTAGCATGATTTTACCAACGCGCAATTTGTTGGTAGAGAAATGAATCTTGCTAATGTCCTGCTCGAAGTCGATGTTCTTCGTATCGATACCCAGCGCAACCAGCAATAGACCTACTGCTTTCGTAGAAACGAGAGTAGGCAGATCAGTGCGGATAGCATTAGCCAGTTTACCAGTTAGCTTGAACACTTCCTGATTACGAGGATCGCGTGCTTCCTTTGCTGTACCGGCAGCAGAATCCCCTTCCACAATGTAGAGTTCACGGTCTTCCGGTTTGCAACGATTGGCGGTGGTCAAGAACGCTGACACGGAAGCCACAGCATTCCCTTTGGTTACACCTGATACCGATTTCATAACGGCTTTCAGCTGATCACGACCTTTGCCGATTTCAGTGGCACGCTTGATTACCGTCTTGATCAGAGTTTTATTCTTCTCAAAATATTCGGTGATTGCTGGCAGCAGAGCTTCCTCTACTTCTTTGTTTACCAGACTGGTCAAACGATCTTTTGTCTGACTGCTGTATTCAGCGCCGTTCATCTTGAAGTTAAAGCTACCGATCAGACCGTTCAACGCATCGGATACTTTGAACTTATCACGAGCGCCTTTGTTCGCATTCAGTACCTTACCCAATGCGCTAACAAAACCATCAACGTGCTTACCGTGGTCACGGGTAGGTGAGCAGTTTACGAAGCTGCCAAACAAATCAGTGTCGGTGTGCGACGACCACTGAACAACACAGTCGATAGTGTCGCTCTGATAAACGAATGGCTTGGCGACCAACGAAAGCTCGTTGTCCTCAGCCAACTTCTTAACGATTGCAGGCAGACCTTCTTTATTCAAAAAGGTGTACTGCTTGGACTTCTTGGCGCCTACAGCGGAAACACGAATGGTAAAACCGGGGTTCAGCATGGCGAGATTACTCAACCATACCAGTGCCGATTTCAGATTTAGTTTTGCAGGGATCAGTTTCTTCGCTTTCTTCTCTGTAGCAGATTCGCTAACAATAGTTTGGTCGAAGCTGAATTGAATGATCGAACCGTACTTAGCGACCTTATCGTGTAGCTCAAAACCGGCATGCTTGATCTTTGGAGGTTTGCACTTTTCTACTTTGGAGGTAGGCACACCCTTCTCATAGGATTGCGACCACCACTGCTTATCACGCTGAGTCCACACTCTGAACGTAGAGCATACTGCGTTAGTGGCAGCTGCCCCTACACCATGCGTACCCGAGGAAGTCTTATAAGCCTTGTCGTCAAACTTACCACCAGCGTGAAGTTCAGTGAAGATGAGTTCCAACGTGGAGCGTTTCTCTTCTTTGTTCATGCCGACCGGAATGCCCTGAGCTTGGTCAGCAACAATGTAGACATTGGCAATAGGGTCGAAGATTACTTCGAGCAATTTGTTTCGACCGGCGGAGAATTCATCGTATACGTTATCTACGATTTCTTTAACGCCGCGATACACCATAGGATCGCCGCGCTCCCCGAGATACATTCCGGGCTTTTTTCTAACCTTTTCCGGGCCTTTCAACATCTGAATGTTAGATTCATCGTAAGTCCCGGCGGACTTCTTTTTCTTCTTGCGTTTTACATCGCCAGAAACGTCGATGACTTTCTTACTGCTCATGGTGGAGAATCCTTTGTGTAGGAGCTTATGCCTATCTTTACAGATTTCTGTTTGGGCCGGAAACGACAAGACCCGCAAATGCGGGCCTGTCCTGTATACTTCTTTGCATATTTAACTATTGCGGAACCATCAGTCGGTGTAGTTTGATAAACCGCCCATACCAAAATTCATCAGAGGACTACCGGGGAACTCAGCAGGCGACTCGATGTTGGAGCGTACTGAAAAATCAAAAGACCATTCCGCGTCAGCTAACGATTCATCTAAGTAAAAACGATGCCCACAGAAAGTTCCAGCGATTTTATGAGCGTTAGGTTTCCAACGCTGTACTCTATCGGTGGCGTTAGACAAACGTTGCCAGTTCTCAGCGCTGATATAAATGCGCTTAAGTGTGGAAACATTGTTGCATAGATTAACTAGAATTTTGCCGTTTGAGTTCAAGCGTACTTTTGATAAAAAGCACAGCACTTCTACTTCCGCATTATTTGGAGGGAGCAAGCACTCGCGGCGCACGTTCACGTAATTCATTATAGTGACCTTCGTAGTTATACCCGCTACGAATTAACGGCGGACGAGCAGCAGGCCATTATCGGCTACGACTGAACTCAGATAGGGGTTTGTTGATGATGTGGATTCGGATTGCGAATTCTCTTTTTCAGAGTTATCACTTCGCTCGTCAACGGCTGTTTTATTTCCGTCAGCATCGGAAGCATTAGCCTCTTCATCAGATTCTTCATCTTCAGAAGCTTCATCGCCTTCGCCAGAATCTTCATCAGAGGATTCTGTCTCATCTTCGGTTTCCCCTTCTTCGCCGTCATCACCTTCACCCTCTCCAGCGTCATCACCTTCACCCTCTCCAGCGTCATCTTCTTCCCCTCCTTCTTCCCCTCCTTCTCCAGTACCATCATCGCCCACTGAGTCGGCGTCATCGCTACTCTTTTCATCACCTTTCGCCTTCTCTTTTTCCTTGGCAGCTTCTTTGGCAGCTTCTTTTTCCTTTTCTTTCTCAGCTTCTTCGCGCGCAGCTTCTTCATCGTCAGATGGTTCGCGCTGAGGAACAGTCCCCTTATCGTAAGCTGGATAAATGTTTGGTGAATCAGGCGATGCTGCTAGGGCGGACAACGGATCAACCATTGAGATTTGAATTTTCATGTGCTTAACCTCGGCAATACTTTCTGTATTTGTTTGTCTGTATACGGATGCCTTTTAGCTAGAATGGTTAGAGCTGACTTGAGAGATTTCTTGTCGAAGCAAACATCCAGCAAAGGGCATGGGTCGTAGAATGCCATATCGGAATTGTAATGCGCGATTGATTTACAAGGCTTGTGTTTTATGGCTTCTGTCGGGTCACGATCAAGCCATGATTTTACGCCAGCCTTATAACGCAGTCGCTCGTTCTTGAATTCGCGTGCGGCCTTTTCACGCCATGCCGGTGTCCACGTTTCAGCATGCTCATAAAACTGGTAAGGGTTGTCTCGGCAAATGTAGATCAACGAGAACCCTTCAACAGTGTAACCGTATTCCTGTTCAAGAATATGGCAGTAGCTAGGAAGCTGGCGAAGGTGTTCACGTGCAGGCAATTTAGTTTTGCCCGCAAGAACCTTCTTGGTATTACAAGTCTTGTAGTCTGCTACCCAAATGCGTTTCTTCTTTTGGTCTAGCATGATTACGCAGTCGATGTGACCTTCGACTTTCTTATGCTTAACGGTAAGCTCAACGTATTCCATATCGTACTTGCAATACGGGCACACGTTATCACAACTGTTTTCCCGTGTAGGTTTACCATGCACGAGTTTGCGAACTTTCTTACCCTTAACTTCTACGGTTTTCCACTTGTCCCGAGCCTTGTGGAATTCCGGGCATAGATGATTGATGCATTTCCAATGTCCGAAAATCTTCCCGCTCTTACCAATGTAAAACTGGATATTGGTGTGAGCGGCAGTACCAACGCTAGTGAAGAAACCACCGCCTGCGGACATTGATCGTTCAAAGCGACCTTCATATGCGCCTTTCATTAAATCAGTGTAGACGAGAACACTACACAGGGGGAAGCTCGACGGTCGCAGAACAGGAGGACGAGCGTTCTCATCCAGATGGTCTGTTTCCATTGCTTGCTCATAGAGTTTACCGGCAATAGACTTTGCTGCGGAGGATCGTCGAGGTGTAAATCTTGATTGCGCCGGGGCCGAAGCGCGCGGACGCATTTTACCTAAAGCCATATTGCGATCCTTATAAAGATGTTGTTCTTTACAGTTACAAGGATCGGCCTAAACTGTAAAGAACGGTATGTTCGGGAAACCCTCCCGATGTAATACACTATAAAGAGTGGTATTGCTAAATTAGGAAACAACGCTATGGCAAAGCCTATTAAACAATCAGGCGCGTCAGCTTTTGAAATCATTACTCAAGCGTTGAGTGGTGTACGCGGTGAACATCGTGGTGATAGTTATTGGATTTGCTGTCCATTCCATGATGAGAAAACACCAAGCTGTTCCGTGAATCTTGACGATACAAAACCTGTACCCATTGGGCATTTTTATTGTTTCTCAAAAGAGACAAAAGTGCTAACTTCTTTGGGAACGAAGAAGATCGGTAAAATGGCAGGAGGTACATACAAGGTACTAACGGATAATGGTGTTTGGGTTGACGCTAAATTCGACAGCTACGGCATTCAGCGATTATACAAACTAACTCTGTCTCGTAATGGTGTGACCAAGAAAATCTACACCACTAAAGAACATGATTGGTATACTCGTGATAGGAAAACTCCGGTAAAAACTATAGAGTTGAAGCCGGGCAATATGCTGAAAACAAATGTACCAGTCAGAGTCCAAGGTTTACAAATGGATATCTCTGGAATTCGTCATGGCTTCGTCTTAGGCGATGGTACACTTGAAAGCCAGATGGTTGGAGGTCAGCAGTATTCCGTTGCATACCTGTATGCCCACAAGATAGATTTCATGGAGGCATACTTTTCGGATTACCCTCAGAAATATGTTTACGACTATTCGGAGTACGGTCACGATTATAAAGGTAAGCAAGTCATAATCAGAGGTTTACCTTCACACTGGAAAGAGCTACCAAAAGTAGCCGCTGTATCCAACGACTATGCTTACGGATTTCTAGCCGGGCTGTTAGCCGCAGATGGTTGTGTAGATAAAGACGGTACAGTTAGCCTGCATAGCAGCAACAAGAAAGTTCTACAGCGAGTGCGTGATATAGCTACATCTATCGGTATCAATACGCTGTCGATAACTTGTCAATCACGCAAAGGTTACGGTGAGGAAGAGAGTGATATTTATCGTATCCATTTCTGCCGTGGATCGTTTCCAAGTGAGTTACTACTCAACCCGGAGCACCGTGAAAGGTTCGAAGCAAAGCCACCTAAGTTTGACTACCTCCGTTGGAGAGTGGTTTCAGTAAAGAAAACTAAACGTGTGGAGGAAGTATTCTGCTGCGTAGTTCCTGAGACTCACCGTTTTACCTTAGAGGACAATATCCTTACCGGGAATTGTTTCGGCTGTTCCGAAGGGCGTGGACCTTGGAACAAACTTGCAAACAAATTGGGTTTGCCAGAAATCAAAGAATGGCAGAACTTCAAAGAGAATGCAGGACAGCAGCTCAAAGTCAAACTCAAATCAGCTTCGCTTACGGAAGTAGATAAGTTGATGAGTGAGATTAAGTCTAACGTGGCTATCCCGTGGCCTGAAGATAAAGAGTGGCGTGGTTATAAAGGAAAGCTGATCAATAAACTCGGCGGGCAAATGTACAACGATCCCCGCAAAGACGAATTGATGCTGGTGTTCCCAATCTATATTAACGGTAAGCTACGTGGCGGTGTTCGCGCATTCCTGAAGAAAGTGGAAAAGCGCGCATCTTATCTGACTACAGAAGGTAGCTGGGTAAAATCGCACGGTTTGTTTGGCTATGATCTAGCAAAGAAACTTATTCGAAAGCGTGGTTTGAAAAAGATTGTGCTCGTGGAAGGTCCGCGTGATGCATTGCGTTTGTTGAGCAGAGGTATTCCAGCATGCGCGGTACTTGGTACGAAAAACTTCAATGACAAGAAAGCTTTGTATCTGACGGCTCTCGGTGTCGATGAGATTCTGGTTATGCCAGATAATGATCGCGCTGGAAAAGAAATGTGGGAGCTAGTTAAAGCACAGGTCGGCCATCTGTGTAAAACAACCTATCTGCGTTTACCGAAAGAGAAGGATAAAGCTGGCAAACTTATCAAGCTCGATCCTGATTCTGCACCGAAGGAAATTATCCGTGAAGTGAAGAAGTTGGTGTACAAGAACGCAAAGAAAGCGGCATGAAAAAAGGGCGGTTCTCGTAATGAGGCCGCCCTTCTTTTTTGCCTATAAATCAGTATTTGAATGTTGCAATCGCATAGGCACGAACTGCAACATACATGGCATTCTTCTGGATGGGTGCTATATTCAACACACCCATTGCTTCGAGAAAAATCTCATCACCTTCAGCACGTGTAATACCAACACGTCTGCCATCTACCATAACATGCCGAAACTCACACAAGTAATCGTGAAGTACAGCGGCCTGCCCATGCGGTCCCCACGGTGGAATTATATTCCAGAACGGACGCGGTACGCTCGCACCGTCTGTTCTATAACCGTAAGGGATATCCACATACTTCCCTGAATCGACTTCGCCGATCCAATAACGGAAGCTACGCAATACCATCCAATTTTCTGTATCTGGCATGTACCGCGTGTCTAGCGGAAGCGTAAAGCTAGACATTTTATTACTCCACAAACAACAAAGGGAGCCAATTGGCTCCCTTCTAAATTACAAATCGCGTGGTATAAGCTTAAGGCACGGATTTTCCGACACCATCTGAAAAGCGAATAAATTTACGCATTTTTAATCCATTAGACGTAAAAAAAGGGAACCCGAAGGTTCCCTTGAGTGTGATCAGAATTAACCGATCAAGTCTGCGGCTTCTACTGCCCATTCTTTGATTTGCGGAATGGTAGTGTTGTCGGCGAGGAAGCGGACGGAAGCGATATCCAGAGTGGTCAGCTGTGCGTCGAGTTCAGCGATAAGATCAGCTGGGCTTTCACCAGATTCAGCGCGACCGATCATGTTGACGATGAACGGGCTAATACCAGAGGCAAGTGCGCGGTCTTCAACAGTTGCTTGTTCGCCCAAAGTAGGACCATCTTGAACGGTCGAAACGTCAACGTGTCCAGCAGCATTAGGCAGTAGAGCGTGATCGCCGTAAATGCGAGCGAACTCACGGGCGATTTCCGGGCGTTGCAGGAACTTCTCAGCGTCATCGCCATCGACGATGGCAATCAGACCTTTAGCGTGGATGCGACGGAAGTTCGGATTCTTCAGAATCAGTTCTTTCTCGGCTTGGTTGGACAGGTCTACCGGGATGAAAGTGACCGGAATATGCAGAGTGTGACGCTCACCGCCGGTGCCGGTAATGGTGATGTTGATGTTGCCACGCGGATTCGCTTGGTTGATAACGTACAGGCGGCTGTCGTTATTAGTTTCAGCTTGGCGAATGGTAAGACGCTTGAGTTGCGCGGCGTGTTGACTGATGCTCATTATGTGGAACTCCTAACTATATTTACGATGGTTTGAAACTCAGATTCTCTCATCCAGAGAAGTCCATGCGGCTCTACTCCCGCATGTTTTATGACATACTCCCTATCGCAAAGATAGTAGAGCATCCACGGCTCGAAACCAAGCTTCTTAATACGAAGAGGTTTACGAGCGATAACCGTATCCAATATAGGAGACGGTTCGTAGGTCCATGTGCGTGGTTCTTTTTCGATCTGTTGGATCAGAATGTAGAGACGCACTATGTTTTCCGCTCGCTCAGCAGTAGCTTTTCGCAGTTGCGCGATCTTCTGTGTACTGAGTTCGGGAAACTTGTATAGCTTCAACTCAGCATCGCTTATTTTATCAGATGCTGCGAAGCGCACATCGAGAGACATACAATTACGTTCTGTCTTCTCGGTGTAAAATTTACATGATGCAATCGTACACTTATCTTTAAACATATACGATTCGCGCAGTGGGCACGTATTGGCCATTCTTATCCCTGCAAAAACTTTTATGAAAAACAGTTGCGATTATATTCTGTTTTTACAGTTTTGCTGAGTTCAAAAACATTTTCAAATAACCATAACGTGCTTTTTCGGAAGCAAAAGAAGCATAGTAGGGTTGCTTGGTATGTCTGAAGAAAGCATACAAACCCATCAAGCTACTGTCGAGTTCGTGAACGGTTTTTCGAGCACTTATCGGACGTACAGGAGCCTGCGCTTGTTTCAAGTCTTCGTAGTATTCTTTCAGATCGAATACTTTATTGACACGGTTCTTCCACGTGGAAGCTGTAAGGAAAATCGTTTTACCCGGATACAATTCTAATAAGGCTCCGAGCATCAAAGAAATACATTCAATAGTCGGACCTTTATTACCGCGTGCTTGAAAGCGTTCAGCGACTACTAGATCAAACTTACCTAAAGCGCGCAGCTCTTTCTTAAAAGCTTTGTATTTAGTCTCCGGGTTCTTCATATCTTTAACAAGATTGATAACTGTTTTCGAACCTTCAATGCTTAGTTTCTTGCCAGTTACTTGAAGTATGCTTAAACCAAAATTCGTTGTCCCCGGATCGAGACATAAGATACGCATCAGAAGTCTCCTTTTTGTTGGACTTGAGCGTAAATTAATAAAGCAGAACTTTGATTCTTTACAGAAAGGTAATTTAACTCCATCAATGGGAGGTTCCTATGACAATCAAACGTGGAACGCATTACAGAACAAGGGCGAATGCCAAAAACTTCACACAGGAAGAAGCACAAAAGCGGCTTAATGAGACGGTAAAACCTTTCAATAAGCAGGTGGTGAATAGTCTTTCTGTAGATGCCGTAAAGTGTAGTTACTTTTCGGTGCAAGATCGTACAGGTAGACCTTGCAGTTGTCAAAAGCAGCAGGTGTCTACACATAGGCCAGATCAGAATGTTCCTATTCAAGCTCCTGAAACCAAACACGGTTCCGGTATGTTTGAATTGGTTCTGCAAGACAATGACTTTATGGGTGAGAAGGCGGAACGTACGATCATCGATGTATCCGGCGATACACCGCAAATAGCACCATCAGATGATAGCGGATTCGAAGACAACATCTTTGGGGCCAACTCTGTTAACTGTGGTATCTGTCACCGCATCGGATTCCAACCCGGATATCAGAGTTACGGTAAGCATCGTGTGTTGTTGACTCATTACGATATTCTTGAACTGCGCGCCTTTCAAGTGGACACCTCGGAACAACCGCATATCATGCGGCGCTCGCATAAAGATGGCTATGTTGAATATCCAGTAAAGGTGCCCAAGGTATTTACCAGTGTAAGACTACGGGTTTACGAAGGACACGCTCCTGTCGCAGAAACGCCGACAATGCGTAATGGTGAGCCGGTGGACTTGTTGTTCTTCACGCAATGCGCTGGCCACGAAACATCTATTCGAGTTCATAGCAATCACACGCATGTAGTCATCGAGTTCGACTTAGGCTTACCTGCAATGAATGTGAACATCAGCGGTGAGCAAAAGTCGATCGACTATGAACGCCTCGAAACAATGAGCGATATCACAGTGGTTTTACCGCCGACCATAACGGAAGTGAATTCACGTGATATCATTATCATCCCGTCACGTAGATTGGCTCTACGTGTAACCGACAAAGAACGTAAGATCACTGCGGATAAACGCCTGCTTGAATGGGTAGTAACAACGCGAGTTCTGCAACCTACAGAACAGATCAAACGGATTGACGACCTGCGGAGACTGTTCTAAATGGAAACTCTCGCTACATTTCTACAAGACTTAACACTGGTTCACGGCACAGTGGCTATACGTTACGTATCGAAACTGGAGGCTGAATCTGGTATCGATTTGGAAGACTTAGCCAAATCCAGCAAGATCATTGTAGATAGTGGAAAAACATTCGTAGAATTTCGTTTCAACGCCTACAGTCGAAACCATTACGAGCGTTTTGAAGTCGGTGAGGATAAGTCGACGATTAAAGTTGGTAAATCCTTTCTACCATTGACTGATGATACGAAGGTTCTGCTCATAAGAGAACTGATTGTTCCCGCTATGCGGCACGCCACACGCGAAGAGCTATGGAAGCAACAACTGCACCAGCGTATCGAATCTGTGCGTCGTGTGAAGAAATCGTTGAGTGATGAAGATATCGCCAACATCTTTGAAGGGATGCTCAAGCAATGACCGAGTACGTAGATGCTACTAGAGTGGCCGGTACACTGTCCGGGCGCATTATGAGCTTTCTCCACGGTACATCACTCTATAAGAATACTGCTCTAATCCACGGCATCTGTTTCGATGATATAGCCGAATCCGTCCGTGGGCGGAAGAAAGGCAATCGCACAGAGATAGAGTTAGAAATTCACGATATGGTATTCAAACTTCAGTACCGTAAAGGCTATCTGTTCCACGGACGTGAATCGTGGAACATCAATGAACTAAATGACATTCAGCGTATGCTGATTTATCTTCAAAATATCGTAGGGCAGAACTTTGTCCTCGTCGCAGCAGCAGGTGTGCTATGAAAATTGATATCTCGATGGTTTCGGAATCTCGTGGATTCCCCAAGAAAGGCAAAAAGAAGAAAGGTGGTAACAAGCGTAGTCAGATGCTACGTATGGTAATGCCGCTTATGTCACATACCACAGGAGAACAGCTGGCTGATGCTATCGATGGCAACAACGTACATCGCTTGCGTGAAGTGTGGTCGAGAATCGGCAACGAGCTGTCCAAGAAACTTGAGGTTCGTGCTCGTAAAGGGCACATCTAACTCGGCGCGCGGGCCGGGCATCGCAGAGACGGGAAACCGCTCTGGCGCAAGGAGGCGCAAGCATTGGGTGTATACTGGTTCCCCTTCCGGTATGCACCCTTTTTTATGCCTGCAAAACAGTGTTTTCTAAGCATGTACAGGGCAGATAGAGGCGCAGAAAGAGGGTGAAAAAGTTTTTATAGAAATGGCCATTCTAGCAAAAGTTGCTATTTTCAACGGCAGGCAGGTTACAGCTAACTTTGTGCTCGTTTTACTATGACGTTTGCGAATTCTACGATTTTTAGCAGTGTCGTGATCGGCGTGAGAATCACAGGTTCGAAACCCCCTCTCGCCGTTGCTTCTATAATAGCTTTCTATGCAGATTTCGGGCACTTCTACGAGTGGCGTTTGGAGGCGAAAAACGGCCATTTGTCTTACATTGTAATACACTTTTTGATCATTTTTTGACCAGCTCTGACCTTGTACAAAACTAGTGTACGCTCAGAATAGTAAAACAGTGGCATGGTTTGCTTTACCGTATACTTCGTTTGCAAAAACTGCACAAAAACGGGGTAAAATGCCCTTGTTACAATTTAGTTGGTCGGGAATTAAAAATAGTTGTAAGTCCTTGATTTATAAGGCTTTCCGGGATTGCACCATTTTTTGTCAAGGAACATTCTTTTATAGGCTAATTCTTAACGGTGAGGGTAATCTAGGCACAGGCAACGCCGTTCTATGCGTATAAGTGCGATTGTTACAATTTCCGAGATTCTTGACAAAAAATGGTGTACAAAACGTAAAAATTGGTTAAAAAATAAACAATTCGGCAGGTAGGCAAGGTCGAGCCGGACCCCAAAACTGTAAAGAGGAACGTAAGTCTACTTTCGCCTTCCAGCTCATTCCAACCTTCGACGCTCACCAGTTCGCTAACCTCGCTTGTTCATTCCTGTCTACTCCACCACGTCTTACTCGCGCTGCCTGAGATTGCGTAGCGAAGCGGAGCATGAAAAATAAAAAATTTTGCTTTTGCAGCGAAGCGCTAGCGTAGCTGCCACACTCCGCCTACCCAGCTTCCATAATTACGCACAGGACGTATGCCGCTTGTCGGCACCGCGTCCAATTGTAATAGGCGAAGCTCTGTCTTTCATTCTTGCAAGACCAAAAGCTCGGTTAGTCTCTTCCCGTTGGGAACTGGCTACCGGGCTTTTTTCATTTCTGGTTCAGGTTAACGTGCTGGGTAGTCTAGGACTCTAGGGTTCTGGTTGTTGGTCGGGCTTCGCCCTCCCTTTTTATTTTTCTTTTCTTTTTTACTCGCTACGCTCGTTACCTTGCTTCTTAAACGTTAATAAAGCTGCGAGCTTAGCGAGCAGCTACGCAAGAAGATTATTCCGCCCGCCGCCGCGCATTTTGCGAATAAGTTTGCAAAATTTTTTAAAAGAAAACTGTAAAAACAATACGTATAAGTTACACCAATAACCTTAAGGTGAAAATATAAATGATCATTACAGTCAATGATGTTATTGATAATTGCGAGCTGGCTTTCCTTACTGGTGAGAGAAAACCTTCCGCTATCCTTCAGTGCGTAGAATACATGACTAATACGTATGAACTCACTCCAGAAGTAGCCGAGCTTCTTGAATGCATTAGTTCCGCAGCTTCTCCGCTGATCTTCCTCAACGCTTATAAAGCTAGTCTGGCTTGCCAGCAGGAGGAAACAGCATGACTCTGTTATCTCGCCTGTGTAAGTGGATTCTCGATAAAGCGATGTGTGCCGTGGTTAAAGACAGCACTGATCTTCGCAGCTGCATCAATACAGCTACTGCACATGGCTCTGAAAAAATCGTTGCCTCCTTGCAAGCACAAGGTTTAGCTGAGTCCACGATCAATACCTGCGTTAATATGTACACGTTGGGTGCTCAACGCGCCGCCTGCATTGCAGCAGCAGTTATGGATAACAACACCGAAGCTGCTGATCGTTTGGTAAGTAGTGTCGACGATCTGCTTGCTGATCTGGAACGTGTAGTGGAAAACGGATCAGAGGAACAAAGCGATCTTGCCTTGCGCCTGCTGCGTGATTACGAATCTAAGTTTGATACACTCATGGTACGCTTAGATGGTTAATCAGTATATTCCAGCAGTGGTGCTATTACTGCTGCTATTCGTTGCGCTTGAGAGCGTAGGAGATATTCTTGAATCGAAAAACGGTTCAGCTTTCTTTGGCTGGCTCAAGCTACTACCCTGCTCTTTCCTTCTCTACCATATCGAAATCCTGTTTAAGCTTACTGAGATAAATCCATGATTCCTGTAAACGCTGATGATTACGCTGTTCTCCGCTATAACCGCAAAGCCAAGCTCGTTCTGATTCTCAATCCAAAGTCACATCAAGCTGTTCTGGTTGATACTCTGGAATCGGATGAACCGGAGCACGTCAAATACGATGATGCTGATCTGATTGCTAACCTTGGACCGAAGCCGAGTGTTGGTAAAGTACATGGCATTCATGTAGAGCCGATGCGTAAGCAAGCACAGAAGCCTTACGGTCTGCTATGCTTCTATAAGAAACTTGAGAAGGCTGACGTTAAGAAACTTAAATCTGCATTCACTTGGATGTTCGATCTTCTTACCGAGTGGCAGATTCAGCAAGCACTGCCGGTAACGCGAATTGAAATTCGTGAGAAGAAAGCCAAGTATGCCGGTATGTATGTCTACAAGCGTACGAAGTCCGGCGACGTGACTGACAAGATTGAATTGTATTGCGCTGATTACGGCGACAAGGAATATCTCAAGTACGTTGTTGCTCACGAAACCGGTCACGCCGTTTGGTACAAGCTGGTTCCTGAGCGAATCAAAGCGCGCTGGCTGGAGCTTTACGAGAATCGTATCAGCGTTGAGAAGTACAGCGAGAAGCAACTGACTACTCTTCTTAACGACGTGATGAGTTACGAAGGCGGCATTCAAGCTTACACTCGGGAAATCGCCGATGACGATACCCGTCTGCTGATCCGAGAAGTTTACGCTTACTTCAAACGTACTTTCCGTCTTGATCGCAAAGACGTTGAAATGATGATGGAGAACAGTCAGAAGCTTGGTGAAATGTGGCCGACTGCTACTTCCCTTGGACGTGCAACAGGTGTCGATATGGGAACCTATGCTCTCAGTAAGCCTACAGAGTTCTTCGCCGAAGCGTTCGCTTTCCATGCCACCGGGAAGAAGCTTCCGAAAGACTGCCGCAAACTGATGGCGGAAACTTTGAAGAAGATCACTCACGGCGAATAATAGTCAAACGGTATTCAGTATGCGCGTCGTAGATAAGAAATCATTCATAGCTAAAGCTGAAATGGTTCACGGTAAGCGTTATGGATACCGTGCAGTCAACTATGTTAGCTCATACGCGAAAGTGCGTATCCTTTGTAGAAAACATGGTTACTTTGAGCAGAAGGCCAACAACCATTTAAGCGGTAAAGGTTGTTGGCCCTGCCATTTAGAAGAAAGATCAGCCAGTGTTATGTTGGAAGCTAAGTCTCTTCGAGGCGGAGCATTAAAAATCATTTCACGTATGGGGAAGTTAGTACATCCTACTACAGAATTAATTGTTGAATGTTCTGTTCATGGTAGGTTTGCTGTGAAAGCAGCCTCCGCCCTTAAAGGTTGTCATCTGTGCAGTAAGCAGTCGATTAGATTGAAACGTTTTTCATCTGACCTCAAGCATAGACGGGCCTCGTTTCTCAAACGGTTGAAAGAGATTTACGGCGACCAGCTAACATCCAAAGGGGCCGATTACGTTAATGCTCACACACCGGTGATTGTTCTCTGCAAAGAGCACGGTCCCATAAAAGCTAAACCTTATCGCATCATCGAGGGGGCGTGGAAAGGTTCACCTTGTCAGAAGTGCAGGAAGACAGGTTATCTTAAACACGTAGTTATTGGTGGTAAAGAGTTTCCAGTCAGAGGGTATGAAGGTTTAGCTCTCAAACATCTGATCGAAAGCAAAGGCTTCGATCCTAATGATATCGTAGTCGGTAACGATGTACCTAAGATATCGATCAACTTCAAACGTAAAGACGGCACACAGCACAGACAGCATTGGCCTGACATCTATATAAAGAGTTTGAATCTGCTGATCGAAGTAAAGTCTACTGCGACTTTCGGACTTACTACTTTCTTCGGCAACTCAGACGATAACATAAGATTGATATGTCATAAATCGCAAACAGCTAAGAAGCAAGGTTACGATTACAAGGTCATGTTGTTTAAAGGACAGAAGAAAAACGTTTCACGAATCCCGCTGCCTCTAGGTTGGGACTCTTGGTCTGTAAAAGATATCAAAGAATGGTATAACGAGACTCACGGCGAATAGCGAGAAGGGTAATGGACATTGAACATTCGTTGCAAACTCTGCAAGAGATAGCTATCGGTTTAGGTGAGTTCCAGCGCAAGAACACTACGCATAGAGAACCTAACCCTTGTTCGGAATGTGGCGCCTACGTAGGCGCCCCTATTCAACTGTCTGCAACAACCGTGGAAGAAGTAGGTATCCGTTTACTGTGCTTTAGCTGTACTGAGAAAGTATTGGGTCGCCCACTTACCATCGCAGATATTGTTCCATGTTTGAACAATCATCAATTGCTGCTAGGTTATGCAATAGCCAAACGTGAAATCAAGGAGATACAATAATGGATTTTCCAAGCGTATTCACCAACGCTGATTCTGTAGAGATTCTCAAAGCTGAACCTTATTTTGGTTTCATTCAGCGTGTTGAGCTTGTTCGAATGAACGGTGATGAAGAGCCTACTGAAGTTACTTGCTACTATACGGAGCAAGGGCTGTACGTCGGATCGCTTTGTGCTATGTTGATTCACTATGGTGTAACGGAGCAATTCTCGCCAGTTGTACCCAACTCGAATGTTGCTTCTATTGGCTTTAATCCAATTGAGCAAAAATGGTACGGATGGTCGCATCGTATGATTCAAGGCTTTGGCATCGGCAGTGAAGTTGGGCCGCGTAGTTGTGCTTTTGTCCCCTCTAGCAAAGAAGAATTCGAAGCGCAACTACGTGGCTTTTGGGATGACGGTGTTACTCGTCCATGTGGTAATAAAGAGACTGCGACCCTGCACGATCTGAGCGTCACTAGATTCACTAAATTCGAACACGACGTTGTTAACCCTATAACGGATGAACTTGGCGCTCAGTTTGCCTACGAGACAACTTTCGCATCTGGCCGTCCACCTTTGCAGTTTGAAGATTTTGCACCTTATCCAAATCCGTGGGGCCGTGGCGCACACACGGCAACCACATTAGAAGAAGCTAAGGAAATGGCTATTGCTTTCGCGCTAGACGTTTCCTAAGAGAGTATGTATGGAAGTCGATCATTCTTTCCTCGATCCGATTAAAGAGTTTCATCCGATTTTACGTGTGGTAGAAATGCCGGCGCGTGAATTGGCTGCGCTACTACCGCTGCGCATTAATCGGTTCTGCTTTGTTACTCAACCGTTTGCTGAATCATTCGGTTTCCCAATCGATGCTCCTAAAATTAAAGGCATCGATCTAGTCGAACTTCACGTAGCTCTTACGGAGCAGATGACTAAACAAGGAGCTGGAGAGATAACTGTTGTTTCTCCACTAGAGTTGCAAGTGCGGAAAGCTCGGTACAATGAATTCGTACCGGAAGCTACACCTGACTTACAGGTTAGCTGGAAGCTTCGTGGAAAGAATAACCGTAAGCCACAGGTAATCTATCAGGGCCGGTTGCACGATCTGGAAACCGTTGAATCGCACATTAACGCCCTAGCCATTTATTGCAACACCCTGTTTAATGATCCGCAGGATTGCAAGTCGAAACTGTTGTCCCGTTTACCTGAAGGCTATAGTCTGACAGGAACCGGTATGTTGATTTCCCGTGGCGTTATTCATGGACGCTGGGATTACGTATCCGCCTTAGACCTACTATACTCCTGCATACTTAACTACATGCGGCTCTGATAAATGAAAACGCAAACTATAAAGCTGGACCGTTTGAATCAAATTTCATTACGTGGTGCTCTCCATGTAGTCGAACGGGATACACAACCCGGATATCTAAAAGTGTTGTTTTCTGAAATCGAGTATGCATCCTATATAGAAGATAAGTACCAATATTTTCAAAACCTAAGTGATGCACCCTCGAATTCAGTTATAGTGTTTCCTGTTTATGGTGTGGATTCTTCTCTCGTGACCAAAAGTCTTTTCGGTTACTTAGCCTTACTTCCGAAAGAGGTTTAGGTATGAGAACATCTGTAGAGTTGTCATCACAGCCTTGGAATGAAAGTGATCTTAGGCTGCACTTTCACATCGACTACACTCAGAGTGAAGTAGTCGAACGTGACACTATACGCTTCACCGTAGACAATTTCCCTTTTGTGATTAAAGAGGTTGCTGCGTTACCCTCTAGGTTATTGGGTATCCGCCGACCCCCTTACGGTAATCACACCCTGACTCTTATAGTGCAACGGTCGGAAGATATTGGACCATGCACTATCTTCCTCTCACCTGATAAGTTCATGCTTCAAAATAAAAATGTGTGGCTGTACAGCTACCATGCAAGCAAAGGCATTCTTCATAAGGTATCGCAATCGTGACCGATAACATTCTGCAATTCAATAAAGAACTCCCGGCTGAAGATCATCTGATTACCACACGCGCAGAATTCGATATGCGCGGAACTATCTTCGCTGAAGCTCGTAAGTTTATCGTACCAGCTTCCGCTGAAGTGAATTTTCATTTGAACGAGCTAGGAGTAGTATCTGTTTACGCTGAGTGGTCTAGCGCAACAGAATTCGAGATTCAGGAAGGTCTAGGCTCCAATCTAGTTTACGTGATGCCTGCTAATCGCGCCGCTGAGCTTTCTCCAAACATTACTCTCATGGAGAACATCGGCTCCTTTGATTACGAGGGCCGTACGTACAATCTGGTGCTGGCCAATCTCGAAGATGAATATAACTATGTTGTAACTCTGAGTCCAAAGTGGCGAGACGCTGGTTTCGCTTTTAACCAGAAAGTTAAGTTGCCGTCTCTCGAACATTTTATCTCTGCGCATGAGTTGATTCTGCCAAACCGTAGTGATGACGTTACTCAGCTGATGTTCGCCGTGTATCTCACCTTCGACTCGAATGTTTTAGACCACGAAATCACTGTTGGCGTGCAGCCTTGCTCTATGGGTATTAGCACTTCGGAAGCCGTTGTGTATGACGATGACACTAAGGTAATATCGTTCTCGCACAAACAGCTGTCCCAATGTATGAACGATTTTGACGACATACTAGAAGTGTAAATATAGGTATACCTAAGTAGAGAGTCACTCATGGAAATCACCACCTCAACTCTGGCGATTAAATATCGACCCAAGACACTAGCTGACGTGGTTGGTCAGGATAGTGTTGTAGAAGAGATTCAGGAATCCGTACAGAGCGGGAAATTCAGTTCCTCTTATCTTATCGACGGTCGTACCGGTTGCGGTAAGACCACAATTGCCCGGATCATTGCCGGGCATTTGTCGTGTGAGAAAGGCACCATCTGCGGTAAGTGTGCCTCTTGCAAATCTGGAAAGGCTAACCCGGATATCGAGAGTCTTGATGCTGCAACTAGCGGCAAAGTAGATGATATACGCGAGCTGTGCAAAAGGGCTTACATTAACCCTATGTTCCGCACACGTGTAATCATTATCGATGAATGTCATATGCTGACAGGTGCCGCAGCTAATGCTCTCCTCGTGACGTTAGAGGAACCGCCGAAGAATACGGTATTCATTCTTTGCACGACAGACTCCGATAAACTTCTAGCCACGATTCGTAATCGTTGCACGCGACTTTCGCTGCACGACATTCCTGTGCCTGTAATGGTTAAGCGCATGCTTTCCGTTATGAAGAAGGAAAAGAAAGGCTTCGATAAAGCTGAAGTTAAGCCGGGACTGAAGTTGGTCGCTGAACTAGCCGACGGTTCTATGCGACAAGCGCTGGCTTTGCTTGAGAACGTAATCAACAGCGATATGAAACCGGAGACGATTGAAAAACGTTTCCGCTCCAGCAACAAGGGTACAGCTGATAACTACACCGCTGCTGCGCAAACCGTTGCGGCTGTACTTGCTGGCGATATCCCTGCTGCGGTCAAAGCGATCCGCTCTGTTGACCAACGATCAATCATCTATGAAGTAACATCGTTGCTGGATAACGTGATTGGTCGCATGTGCGGTTACAGTGAGTCGAATACCTATAGCATGCGCTTGCTGCGGCAAATGATCAAAGAGCAGAAGATCGAAACAGACGTGAAGATTCTTGCACTCTACTTGGCTAGAGTATCGGAAATCAAATACGAGAATCTTCATAAAACAACCTTGCAAAACATAACAGTGAGTTTCATTTATGACCACTCTTGAGAGCGTTAGTTGTCCTGTAGAAGTTACAGTAAGTCTGTTAAACTTCTCTGGCGTGCAGGCTAGTCTTATCCCGACCTCCAATGGTCAAGTAGACGCTAATGGGAATCTACATCCTGCGCAGAAAGCTGTAATCATTTTTGTCCCAGCACTTACCTTGCATTTGTTTGACGGTTCGAAGGCTAATGAGTCGGCGTGCATGCACTTCATTCAAAACTTAGCCTTCCCGTTTCAAGAACTACAAGGCCATATTGCCGCCGGCCGTATTTCCGGTTTTGCTATTCTGCCAGAAGCCGAATACTCAAATGAGGTTTGGGCTAATCAACGTACACAGTTGATTGGGCAGACTCTGCAAAGCATCGCTGCTGGCGAAATCGATCCGACGCGGTGAAAGATATGAACTATCTATACTGCCGCCTAACTCCCAACACTGCCGCTCGCATTCTCGAAAAAGCTCCCGGTTCTCTTGTAGCTGGGGTATATCGTAGGATGACAATGAGCGGAACATCGTTGAACCTTATGCGTGAGCTATCGCGTGATGTTCAACGTGTAGCAATAGAGCAATGTTTCAGCTGTAAAAACGTAGCGACTCATTGCCCCGAAGATGCAGTCGTAGCCTGCCGTTGTGGTCGTGAATATTTTAAGTATCACGATATCACCGACTACGAAAACTTCGTCGAACCTGTAGAAGAGCCTAGTAAATGGAAATCGTTCTGGAATCGTTTGCGCTTCAAAACGTAGTCAACTTTAAGAAAGCTCAAGTTGATATGCAAGAAGGTCTGACTATCGTATTAGGTAAGAACCTTGATAGTCGGATAAGCCGCAATCAAAATAACGGAAGTGGTAAGTCTAGTCTGTTTGGAGCGCTGCCTAATGCTCTGTTAGGCGCGGCACCTTTGGCTACCTCCCGCTCTGCTAAGAAAGAAATGCTGGCGGAGAAAGGCAGTCGGATTGATTTGAACTTCCGTGGATTCCAGATTGTTCAACATCCGAGCCGTTGGGATGTGATTGTCGACGGTCAAGATACTAAGGTGCGTGGACAGAAAGCGCAGTTGGAAAAAATTCATTCTCTGGTGCCACTCACTGAAGATGAATTTTACGCTTATGTCTACGTACAATCTCAGCGCGATAGTTTGTTTCAAGTAGGCAAGCCTGATGCTCGGCTCGGCATCATCACTCGGATGTTCGGACTCGATAACTATGACAAGTTGCGAAAAATCTTTTATCGTAAACTCGGCGAAATCAAAGAGTCTGAGATTCGTTACAGTGAAATCGAATCTCACTATCTCAACCTCATGCAACGTGAGCAGGAGATTGCTTGGTCAGATGCAAATGACGAAGAGTACGACAAACTCACTAAGCGTGTCACCAAATCGCGCAAGAACCTGCAATCACTTATGCAGGAAATCGGCGAGACAAGCACGTTACTGGACAGCGCAGAACGAGCTGCCAAAGCACGTAAGCGTTACAAAGAGTTGTCGGAGCGTATCGACGACCCTGAAGCCAGTGAGAAGTACGCACGCGAGCAGATTGACGCGAACAACAAGTACACTCGTTACAAACGTGACCTCAAGAAATACAAAGAAGCCCACGCTCGTGTCACAGCTAAACTTGAGGCTATCGGTGAAACACGACCTGCGAAAAAACTCCGTAAGCTGTACGCAGAGCTGGACGCTAAGTTGGAAGAGCTACAGCACCAAGAGCGCATATCGCGTGAAAGGACAGAACAGCGTAGTATCCTAATCAACAAAATCAAGTCTAATAAGAAGACACGCGCTAGTTATCCTGAGAAACTGATCCCGCTTAAGAAAGTAAAAGCAGAACTGGCTATCTGTCAAACCACGCTCAGCCTTAAAAAGCTGCTGCACTGTGATGATAATACTTGCCCTACCTGCCAACAGGGCATCGATGTTAAGAGTCTTCGCAAAGGTATTGAGAAAGCAGAAGCCCGAGCCAAAGTTCTACTCGAACATGAACTTGGGCACAATGTTCAGAATGTAATCGACAGGCTTGAAGAAGATTTGTCGAAAATACCAAAGGTGGAAATTGATGAACTTTTCTACCACACGCAGATTGAAGACACTACAGCTGAACTGAACAAAGTCATTCAGGAAGGTAAGCGCGCTGGTAGCAAAAAGATTTACGAAGAAGAACTAGAAGCTCTGAAGAAGCCCAAGAAGCAACAAGCACCAGAGATTAGCGAGAAAGAAGCTGATCAGTTGCTGCATGACGCTAGGGAAATGAAAAAGCTGAAAGAACTGGTAGGCCGGCAGACGGAGAACCCGAAAAAACTCCGCGCTCGCCTGAAGGAACTGGAAGCTTCTAAAGAATCCCTTGAAAAGAAGTTTACTAAGGCGAACAACCGCTGGACTGAACTCAAAATGATTCGCACTGAACTTGATGTACTGAGTCGGGAACGTGAATCTGCCTACAAGCAACTGGAAGAGCTACAGCCAATCATCGAACGTAAGAATCTGATCAAGTCGTTGGAGAAAGCTTACGGTAAGAAAGGTCTGAAGCTGCTTGCCGCTAATTCCATCCTCGGTTTGTTGGAGAAGAATCTCAACGAGCATGCCGACTTGATATTCGCTGAACCTTTCCGCTTTCAAGTGTTCGCTGATGATAAGGGCGTTCATTGTATCGCCGTTCGACCTGATAAGAAGAGAACTGATGTGCGTCATCTATCCGGCGCTGAATCGGATTGCTTCCGTCTGCTCTTTATGCTCGCCACACGTGCATTGATGCCGGCATCTAAGCGAACAAACTTTGTAGTGCTGGATGAGCCTGATGCGCACATGGATGATTCAACTCGTGAATTGTTCACTACCACTTTCCTTCCTTATCTGAAATCCATTGTTCCTTGTGTGAATATCATCACACCGCTAGCTACCCGTTATCCTGAAGCTGATCGTATAATTCAAGTGGTGAAGCAGAAGGGCGTGGCAACTCTCGAATATAAAAAGGCTGCATAATCATGTTCACTACCTATAGGTATGTTGCAGATCGCTATCGTATTTTCCACCCTAGCGATAGCCTGTCTACAGGTTGTCATATATTGGCAACTGATCTTTCTCGGTTAACTGAGAACCCTGATGCGCTTGTACTGTACATGAGCATCCTGTGGGACAAGCACTCTGCTATTCGTTGGAAACCACGTCGTTTCAATGCTGCACTTACTTGGATGGTAGAGCACAAGATAATGGCACTCCCAACAGCGATCCGATATGAACGTGAGCCTTCTACAGAAGCAACTCGCGTCAGGAGACACTACAATGGAGCAGAGCTTTAATGGTCCAAAATGTTATGCCATCTTGCATGTGCATGGTATTCCTATCGAGCTGCATGAATTCGAGTTAGCTAATACTAACACTGCTGAATTTCATCGCCAGCTTATGTCCTTTAATTCGTTCTGCAATAGAGAGCAGCAACGACAACGAGATAGCCTATCCCATAGGTTAGGCAGAACCTCTTATGTCTGTCACTGTGTTGCGCGTATTCAAGATGCTAGTTATGAGTCCGATAAGGCAGCCGGCTTGTTTGATCATCTTCCAGTTGTTACTCATTCGGACATTTGGAGTTTCTATAAAGCCATTGAGTATGACCTCGAACGGAAACTTTATGTGAGGGACGGAGAATGTCAGAAAGAACCTTCGAAGTAAAAGTAGTAGGTGTGGAATACCTTTGTCCTATTTGCAAGGAAGGTACTATGGAAACACTTGCCGATACAGCGTTTCTTACCTACCCGCCTCTGTATCCTCACTCCTGTACTAAGTGTAATAGTGCACAAAATTTGCCAGTCCGCTATCCAACTTACCGATTTGAGAGAGTGCCTGTATGAGTATGGCGGAACCTAGCTCCGGTAAAAGTACAATGCCTGTAACCTTCACTGCCTTCACTGACCGGTTTGAACGCACTGATATACTTCAGAAGTTCCTCGGTTTTAAATGTAAAGACGTAAAGCTACAACATCGGACAAAGAAGAAACGTGATTGCAATCCGCGAACGCGCAACGTGTGGTAGCGACGGTGGCTCGATGGGCAACGTAGTGGATTTTCCCGACGAGTATACCTTGTGGTTACGTGAGGAGATTCCCTTTGTGGAACCTTCCTTTATGCTGCTTCCCCCGAGATTTAAGAATGAAGCCAACAGATATCCGTCAAGGTCAGACTTACTACAAAGTTATGGCGTTACCCAACGGTCATAAAGGTCTGACTGTTTGCCTTGATGTTCTACGTGTGCATAACCGCCCTGTGTGGAATAACTTCGTGCAGTGTTATATGCTGCATAATACGATCCGCTATCCAGATGGTTATTCTTTCACCAACAGCTTTGCTTTGGCAGACTTTAATCTACCAGAAAATACGTACAACCTGCATCGTATTTTCCGCACACGTAAAAAAGCGGAACGTTATGCTCAACGTATGCGAGCCTTGCAGCTTACCAGAAAAGAACGAGCCAAGTTCGAACATCTACATAAACTGCACTCTCGCTATGAGAGGGATCACTCACCTCGCTCTTTTCGTATAGGGGATTCCTTCTTTCCATTTCATGTAATCGCAAAACCAGCAAGCGTTGTAAATATGAATATGTTTTCCGTATAAGCACGCGCGCTACAACATAATCAGCAGCACCATAAGAGCACACCATAATGCAGTCTAAGCCAATTCTAATCTCTGATGGTAGCGGCCTCGCTGCTTCCATCCTACGCAATATGTCTTCATCCGATAACGGTATCCCGGTAGCGTCTGAGCACCGACACCTAACGTTGGATTCTCTGACCACTGTTAATCCAGATATGATGGATACCTACTACCGGACAGTGCGTAAGACACCGAAGAAGAAACGCAAAGAACAGAAAGCTTCCCGTCGTAAGAATAGGAAGTAATCAAATGAAATTCTTTGCGGTAGTCTATCACTCGCCTGATACAGTAGCTAAGTGGCTTTGTGATAGCCTCGGTCTAACACCGAATGATTTTAACTTTGCAACCAACTCAATCAATAGGAAGCGTGTACAGGTCTTCCTTGAGTATAAAGATTTCGCACGTACGTATAAAACGCTGCCGAAGAAACCTAGCGAGCAAATCGTTTTGGTATTCGGACAGCCCTTCCAGTTCTACTCGTGGAACATCATGCCTCTCGACTACCAAGAGTCTGATGAACCTCACTTGAATGCATTCGAGTACATTCAGCTGGACAGGAAACGACTGAGTGCGAAGCAGGAACCTCTGCACTACGAGAATCGGAACTACTTGACGAAGATTGTAGAAACAGTTTCTGCTTTCGACAGTCTGCTGCATGGGCTGATGAGCTTCATCTACACGATGAAGACACCTGAGCAGAAGATTGCGAAAGAGAGTTCCTGCCGTTACCTGTATAAAGGTCATGGTCTGGAAACCCTCCGTCGAGAATTAAGCCCGCTTAATGAGCGGCAGATCGAGCGTATGATCAACATGCTTAACTCGGAAGTGGCACAGCGTATACAACGAGCGTTTGCCGATAAGACCTCTATCGAGGAACGATCAAAGACGCACAATGTCAGCGCTTATGAACTACGCTACATTGAATCCATCGCTATAAAGACAGCGTAATGTAAATAGTGGTATCAAGCTATTAACTGGAAGTACAGATGAAAGGCATATCAACTGGTGATTGGCACCTCGGTTCGTTGGAGAAGCATTTCGATAATGCGTTGGAGCGGCAGTTCCATGAAATCGAAAAGATGTATCAATACGCAGTAGCGAAAGGTATTCCCCGTATATTTGTTAACGGTGATATCTCCGACACGCCCGTCCTCAGCTACAGTGCCTACATCGCGCTATTTCACTTCCTGCGTAAGTACGATGGTATCATCGAGACTCACTACATTGCAGGCAACCATGACTTTGCGGAAGTTGGGAAGACGTCTCTCGACTTCCTTAAAGTTCTTTGTGAGAATGGTATCTTCAAATCCTTCCATGTTTATCTGCAACCTGAGCAGAAGAAGATTGAAGATGCCTACGTGAACTTCTGCCCGTTCCCTCAGTTAGAAGCCCTTGATTGTAAACGCGGTGCTCTTAATCTTGCCCACGTTGAATACAATGGTGCTCTCGGTGATAACGGGCGGAAGATGCGTGTCAAGTCTGAAAACGAATTTACGCAACCTGATAAAGACTTCACCATTAGCGGTCACATCCACCAGTACCAGTTTCTTGAATCGAAACGTGCGCTGTACTCCGGCAATCCGTACCAGAAAAACTTTGGTGAATCACTTCCGAAAGGTTTTGTTCGTTTTGAAACCACATCAAAGAAAGACTCTCTCGCTTTCGATCACCGTTTTGTAAACGGGAACCCTGATTTTACTTTGCGTCAATTGATCATTGAGAAAACAAGTGATCTTGAACAACTTAAATCGAATGATGCTATTCGTTACAAGTTGTGGATTGGCGGTAAAGTAAAAGTTCCTGATGATTTACTTTCACGTTATCCAAACATTACCGGCGGTATATTCGATTTAGAAACAAAAAAGAAAACTGAAAACGCAGTTGAACGTGAGAAAGTAGAAACGCACACGTTCGATTTAAAGTTTGGTTTGAAAAAGTTTCTTAAACAACAAGGTCACGATAAAAAACAAATCAAAAATGGTTTTGCAATTGTTGATGAAGTATTAAATGAACTTGGAATTTCGCAACATTCCTAGAGAGTGAATTTTTTGTGAAAATATTTTCACAATACTAATTTATTTCTGAGCCTGCTGGGTAATTCCCTATGGCGCTCATGGGAAGTGCGAAGCACAACCAGCAGAAGTTCATCTAAATCTCAATTGGAGTTACAGTCATGGCTGTTAAGAAAACCGCTGCCGGTAAGAAGCCGGCCGTTGCTAAAAAGCCTGCTGCTAAGAAGCCGGCAGTTAAGAAAACCGCAGTAGCTAAGAAGCCTGCTGCTAAGAAAACCGTTGCTAAAAAGCCTGCTGCTAAGAAGCCGGCTGCTAAGAAAACCACTACTCGTCGCACTCCGGTAAAAGCTACCGAGAAAGTTGTGAAGGTTAAGCGTGATAACAGCGCCGAAGCCAAAGCTGCTCGCAAGACCGCTCGCAAGAACTACAAGGCTAACAAGCCGAAGATTCTGCAAGCTCGTCGCGCTTGGGAGCGTAAGCTGACCGCTAAGGACAAAGCCCGTATTGCTGAGCGTCGCGTTTACCTGCGTGCTATCAAAACTGGTAAGTCGGAGTCGGAAGCTAAAGCTGCCGTTGTTGCTTACCGCAAGAAAGTCAAAGGCGCTGGTGGTCATACTCCTTCGCAAGAACGCGCCGCTGTTGCACATCACATCCGTGAATCGCACAGCAAAGCTCGCGCTCAGCTGAAAGACGTTCTGGCCAAAGGTCGTGAAGTTTACAAGAAGCAAGCCGAAGCTGCTAAGAAACTGAAAGACCCGAAAGCACGCAAAGCCGCTCGCTCCAAAGCTATGACTGCTTTCAACAAACTGAAGTCGGCTGTTGCTAAGAAGCGTGAAGCTTTCACCAAGCACAAGAATGCTGAGCTTGGTAAGATCAAATCGGCTAACGAGAAGGAAGCTGCTAAGCGCAAAGCCGCTCGTGAAAAAGCTGCCGCTAAGAAAGCTGATCCGAGCAAGAAGACTGTAGCAGTTAGCCGTAAGCCGAAAGCTGGTGCTAAGCCTGCCGCTGCTCCGGCAAAGCGCGGTCGTAAGCCTGCCGCTGCTAAAACCGAAGCCGCTGCTCCGGCAAAGCGCGGTCGTAAGCCTGCCGCTGCTAAAACCGAAGCCGCTGCTCCGGCAAAGCGTGGTCGTAAACCCGCTGCTAAGCCTGCCGCTGCTCCGGCAAAGCGTGGTCGTAAACCCGCTGCTAAGCCTGCCGTAAGCCGCCGTGGTGCGAAAGCCGCTCCGGCTGCTCCGGCAAAAGCTCGCAAGCCTAGCCGTGCCGAGCGTAAAGCTAACGAGCGTAGTGCCGCTCGTGGTACTGTGAAGCGTCGTTTGGCCTAATAGCTAATCGATAGTTTCAAAAAAGAAAGGGTGATTCCTTAACCGGGATCACCCTTTTTTATTGCCTTAAGTTCCTCATTTTCGAACAAAGGCTCGCACAAATAACTGTAAAGAAAGATAATTAAATAGTGTCAGTGAAACACGGTTCACCTACCATGAAATATCAGGATGTTGACAATTCCCCCAATTGCATTGATATGCAAAAAGCCCGTAATGTTAACGAGCTTTTGGGAATCCTTAATCGCATTAAGACTGGTGTTGTTTCTCTCAGCGGTCAAGTGGTTAAGTTGAAAATCAGCCGCAAAATCGAAATCGGCAAAGCGTTTGACTTCCAAGATGTTCTCGATCTTCTTGGTAAGGTTGAACGTCACGTTTGCGAGTTACAGGTCGCTCGCGGATTAGGGAATGCCATTTCATATGATGATAAGCGCAAACGTTTCTTTTCCGTGCTGGATACAATTACCGGTATGTGTTTAGAAGTTCGCGGTCGTTTATATGAGTACATGAATAATGTTGGCGTTCGACTAGAAAGTGATTCGCTAGCCGCATTCAGTTCTACTCTGGAAAAATTCATGCACGGCTTTGACTTTACATCAAAGTCTGTGGTGTACATTCCGGGGCCAAACGTTCTGCAAAAGAACTTTCTATTTACTGAAGCTGTATTGGAAAACGGATATACGATGCCTGAGTGGATTGTTCGTATATCTATGCATTGGACTAACGGACAATACACTTACAGTCTGAGTTACCCGGAGTCCCCAATCGCTATTGATCCAGAATTGTTCTGGTTCCGCGATTTAAGGGAACTCAAGTCCCTTCTTCTGGAAGGCACCAATCTGGTTAAGCTGCGTGCTCGCATTAAACTGCCAAAGAACGTTCTGCGCATCGACGGTGTAATGTCTGTTGATACTGCTGATTCTACTTTGAATGTAAATCTTGAACCCGGTTTGCAACCTAAGGATATTCAAGGTGTGTTGAGTAACCTGCTTCCTATTGTGCAGCGTGCTGTTGGCGCTAGTCGCTTTGACGTATTGCACCGTGTTACTACAGATGAAAGTGGTAGCAAAGTTATCCAGTTTGTACTCGCTGGTCGTAAGATCGTAGACGGGCAACAAGCTGTAGCGTTGCGGAGAGCACTCTCTATGTCTCGAAACTCCTACGAATCTTTGTGTAAGGCTCTGAATCATGTTGGAAAATCTCAAAAAGCTGAAAGGCGTAGCGCTGCGTAAAGAAATCGCAAAGCGTCTCAAGGTGTACACTGCTGCCGAAGCAAAACTCGACAGCTTCCTCGATACCATCGGAAATCTAGCTACGGCATCTAGCGAAGAAATGTACGACGACCTCGAAGAAACACTAGCTGCACACCAAACCGAACTTGCCGCTATGGCCGCAGGTTCCCGTACAACCATCGACGTTTCCGGCGATACTAGCGGACCTCGCGGAAACAAGATTGCGGATCATGTTGTAGAACTTTCCAAGTTCACAGCGCCTCCGCGTGATTCGTTGGTTAAGAATCATAGCCTGTTGAAGAAAGCCCGTCAGTATCAAGATGAACTTGATTTTATGATCGCCACCTTGGGTGAGTCCACTGACAAAGACGACAAGGCTCTGTTGAAGACTTTGATTCAGCACCGTAAGTTGATGCGTGAGAAGAAGAACAAAGCGCAGGATGTTTTGGAATCTCTCGCAGAACGTCATGTACCAAATGAACTCAATCGTGCAGCTTCTGCTTTGGAAGATCACGTTGCAGTTCTTCTCGGTGATGGTGCAGAGCACATGGTTGGGCAATGGTTCCTTTCCAACGATGCTGAGTCTATCGACTTCTCCTACTACCTGCACAGCACGATTCAAGATCATCACCAGCATAATCTCGAAGTGTATCTTGTGCTTACTGGACGGATTCAGGAGACAGCTAAAGGTCACATCATGCGTGTGTTCCTCACTAGCATGAATTCGTTTAAACTGCCGGGTCAATTCGAACCGGGTGAGCGCATTAACTTTACCAGCCAGCAGACGCTGATTAACAGCCTTAAGCGAGAAGCAAATCGTTTAATGGCTAAGCAGGGCTTGGTAGCAGCACTGAGTACCAACAAGCTCAACGTAACAACACGTCAGTTGCGCGACGCTGGTATTACTCGACTCAAGCACGTTATCGATCTTCGTGTGCAGGGTGATGCAGTTTATCTGCTGCTCTCTAACGTTGATGATCGTGACATTGAACGCGATACTGTGCCTGACCTTATCGTTTTGCTGAAGAATACTCTGCACAAGCAAAAGGCAAACGCCGTGTTTATGCGTAACCTAACTTCGACGCGCAGCAATAAAAAGATGATGAAGATCATTAGCGTTAACGAGGTGTAATGTGTATTTCGCCGACTTTCAGGACTTCCGATTAGTCCCGTGGTTCGGTGGCACGGCGGAAGCCTATAGGTATTTCAACGTTCAGAAGCAGTACAACGTGACCCCGATGCTCTCGCATATCAACTACCATTTAGGTAGAACGCGAGTTTATCTGAGTCGCTGGTCTACGTTCACTCTTGTGAACATCTACTGCCCGATAAACAGATTCTCCTATGGCTTCCTCGATGCTCCGTACTGGTTCCATGATTCAGGTAAGTGTTTGCTGCTAACTTTCCGCACGAATACACAAACGTATCGTATGACCGGTCGGCAACCTAAGCACGTACGCCCTGTTACTGAGTTCGGCAAGGTGTGGAGTAACGATCAGTCGGGAGACGTTAATGCGTTTACCACTATCGCTGTACCTATTGAGTATCGGGAAGTTCTAGGTATGAACTTTCTTCGACCTCAGATGGAATGGCTCTATACCGTGCTGGGTTCTTACTATCGGAATTTCGCATTGTTCCGCTGGTACGATAAGTACCCAAAGCATGAAGTGCCGCGCGCAATTCGTGGAATGAATATCATCGATTTGATGCACCGCCACGCTTACCCTTATTGGAAATACAATAAGGAGATTTGGCGACGTTGCCCTAATATGATTTCAATCGATCAGATCGATAAAGAATTCGCAGCTTACTACAAAGAACATCTGACGCCATACACCGGATTGATGCATTCTTTCGCTGTGAAGCAACTTGAAGACACCATCTACAGCTTAATGGATAACTCAGATGATTCAGGAACTGCCTTACCTCGTATCGAGTACGGAACTACTCGTGGGACAGCCACAGAGAGCATTCAGGGCCAAGCCGACCTCCTTAATCGGAGAGATTCTGGCCGGTAATAATCTCGATATTGGCGGCGTGTTGTTCTTACCTCGTCGTATGCAGGGGTTACTGCGCATGGGTGAGGCTACGGACGTTCCTAATATCGTTCTTGTTTACGGTCGTGTAGTTATCTACGTCACCTACAATGTAGAAGAACTCGTGCTACTACCTGCCGAGTTCATTCCAGACAAGTACATCGATCAGTTCGTTATCACCCGTAACACATCTGAGTTGGAGCCTTTTACTTCAAAGGATTCATCTGTTCCCGTCTTCCATGTTCCCGTATTTGGCAACATCTATATCGTTCCGGGTTGGGAATATGAGCACGTTTCTAGTGGCCGAATTTACGAAGTCCTCGCGTTATCGAATCACGAACGCGAACCAGACAGACATTCCAAGTATAACTTCGGAGTTGTTTATCGTGAAGTCGGTGGGACCGCTGTATGGAGCCGAGATATAGCATCCTTTATCAAAAGCTTCAAAATAACAGAAGGGAAGAAACACTCCGCGCGATTGGAACTGGTCAGCAGCGCCCGACCTCAATGCTCTCCACTAGCAGGTAATCTGTACTTTAGTTGGAAAGCGCAAGGGGTAGGTTTTGGCCAGTTGAATATCAGCGACCTTGACGGTAGCTTCAATATTCAAAACGAAGGGATGAGCCGTCGATTCCTAAAATCCGTTCTCTGCTCTGTAGTAGATGACGCTAACCTTGACGACTGATCCTATATAAACCTAGCAGTACCTTATAAGGATTCAGGCCATGTACTTTTGTATTGATGGCTCCACTAACGAGGTAGTGTTTGGAAGCAGACGTAAGCGCATAAATCTTCCCGTATCGTTTGAGTTTTCCATCACTATCGAAGCAGGAACGCTAGCCGTACATTGGTACAAAACCGTTGACCGTCGCTGGAGTATTGACTTCCCGTGGCGCCCGCAACTGGTCAATGTAGTAGCGAATCCGATTGCGACATTCGATGTGGTAGATAAAAAGTGGAATACTCGTACGGTTACTGAGTATGAGATTCGTGAGTTGTTTGTACCGTGGTGTATTAGAAATCTGCGTTGCCTGCATCGTTACTTTCCGTGGCGATGTAGTAGCGCAGTCAAGCTAAACAGAAAGAAAGGCGAATACCGTCGAGTAACTTCCGTGGATACTTGGTTGCGTAAGAATAATCTTGAGAGGTTATCTAATGCAACTCGAATACACTCCGACCAATCGTCAGAAAAGCCGTGCTCCGAAATTCGGTAAAGCATGGTGTGTTGTTTGCGATATGTATCTTGGGCCTGTTTGCTCTAAATGCCAGGTATGTAAACGCAAACCGCATAAACGTCGTTTGAAGAAAGATACCAACGCTCGTTAGATCAAGGCCGGTTCCTGTAATGGGGATCGGCCTTTTTCGTTTCCGAAATCTGTAAAAAATACACACTAAGGAGAATCACACCATGCGCCAAATCATTTACATTGAATTTAATCCTATTGTAGAACTAAAAGGTCACACAACAGGTCATAGTACCCCTTATAATTCTGCTGCAATTTATTGTCAAGAACCCAATGACCTGCCGTCTCTGGTCTGGCGTAAAAATGCAATTGATGATTCTTTGCGTACAGCTATCGAAAGCATTCATCAGCATGGCAAGGCTCCCTTAGATGTGGTTATTGGCGATATGTATGTTTTGAAAAACGTCACGCGCATAATCGATATACGAGTAGATGAAAGAATGCCGGGATTTCTCCGCATAGAATTCGAGCAGGCCGTCCGATATGGCTAAGGAACTTCTAGTTATCTTCGATGGTAACAACATTCTGAATCGTGGGTTCCATGCAGTTCCGCATCTGTCGGCCCCTGATGGGACACCGACCAATGCTATTAAAGGTGCCTTGAACATTATGCTCAAGGTCATTAAAGATTTCCAACCAACACACATAGCTTGCGTGTTTGATCACCGCTCAGAAAACTTTAGGCATGTTATATTTCCTGCCTACAAAGCTCAGCGAGAACGTGATCCTAAAAAAGAGGCTATGCTATCTCCGCAAAAGAAACTATTCCGCCAGATGCTGAAGTCGCTTTCTATGCGAGTGTTGCACAAGCGTGGACTGGAAGCTGATGATGTTATCGGCACCCTCGCTAAATTGTCAGCAGCTTGTGGCATTGGTGTGCTTATCGTCAGCAATGATAAAGACTTCGGCCAGTTGCTTGACGGTAAAATACGCTTGTTGCGAGTGACCGGCAGTGGGGATAATCGCGCAGAAAATCTGATCGGTAAAAAGAATTGCGCAGAGCATATCGGTGTATCCTTTGATAAGGTAATCGAAATGCTTATGTTGACCGGGGATAAGGTAGATAACATTCCGGGTGTGGTAGGTGTAGCTGAGGCTACTGCCGCCAAACTCCTTGCGCAGTATGGATCGATCGATGGTATACGTGCTGCGGAATCTACCCTGACACCGAAGCTACGTCAGAACTTCGAAATGGCATACCGTCAATTCGAAATGACACGCGAGCTTGTGACTATTCGAACCAACGTCATAAGCTACGATGTGGAAAGATTACGTCGCCGAAAACCAAAGACCATTGAGTTCTCCAAGATTTGCCAACAGCTAGGGATGACTGAATTATGCAAACTTGCTCTCCGTACGTTACACAAATAAGCTCCGATCTGGATACGCTGCTTGCCAATGAATTCAAGGAAGGTGCAAAGCAGCTTGGTATCACAAATGTCTTTCGTGTACCGGATGGTTACGAGCCAGCTTACGTAGACCCGTTCGGCGCTCGTTTTCTACCTACGTTGCATGATTTTACTTTCCGTCTACATGATCGGCCAACCATGTTATCCGACATGCTGGAGATTAAGGACGTTCTCTCTGGTGGGGAAAACGTTATTCAGTACAAGGATGCTTCCATCTATGAATTCCATAGCGGTATTGGTAGCAATAGGGTAACTAGTCGTTATCTGTTACTCAAACTTTCTGTTTATAAGGCTAAGGAAATCTACCAAGGTGAAACTCTGGTAGCTATAAGTGAAAATGGGGGAGAATAATGTCTATGTCTCAACCAGCGCAAGATAAGATGCTGGCAGCCGTAAGCGCCTTTATCGACGACACTTTTAAGAAAGCTGTTATCAACACCCGTAAGCAGTATCATCTGGAAGCCGCAGGTAGTAGCTCTTACGGAAAATGGGATACGCTCTCTTTGAAAATTTCTGCGGCTATGCAGCCGCATGAAGTACAGGTAATTTTGGAAAATAAGCTGCTTCATCTAGCGTCTGCTGCCTCTGATGTGTATTGCTGTCCTGCTATTTCAACCGTAGCAGAGAACGGAGGTTTTGACATTTTGCTATACGTCTCCTTTCGCACGGTAAAAGAACAACCACACCTTACGGTGGTGAAAAATAAACCGTCCGTTAACGGCGTAGATTTTGCAGATGCTTTGCGGGCTATGCATGATGGGAAACGTGTACAACGTTCTTCTTGGATTCCAGAAGATTATTTGGTACTTGTTCCTGAAATGGAACGCACCCGAGTTTGTGAAAACAAACCATTGGCTTCATCTGGTATGCCAGTAGGTACAGGTTTCTTTTTTCCAGCACATATTTACCTGTATCGTTATGATGGTGATAACAGCATGCTCGTTCCTTGGTCAGTATCCCAAGAGGATATCCTTTCCCGCGATTGGGTAATCATTTAATAGAATGAGGTGACTCGTGGAGTTGAACACAAACCCTGAAGATTGGTTAAACGCTTTTCGTTCTGTTCTTCCCGGCGTAACGATTATTCATAAGCAAGGTCGTTTCGCTTATGAATACAATGGGAAAGCTTACTACCCTGATTCTATTTCTGTTTCTCATGTATTCCACGATATCGAAATAGAATCTGCTGTATACCCGGAACACATAGTCGTTTCCTCTCTTGTCCCTAAATTTGTTCCAACTGCACTGGACTTCGATTCATTCAATTATTTCCTACTGTTTGATATTCCAGAAACGCAACCATTTGCGCTTGACCAAACATCGAAAGTATTCCTTCGTTGTAGTTTTATTCAGCATCAAATAAAATCTGTAAAAACACCATAGTAGAAATGAGTTTACTAATTTACTTTTGAGGATTGTGGTGGTCCTCATGTGTGTACTCCTTTAGGTGCGGTTTCTGATCTTTGTCGTGTTAAGAAACTGTAAAGATGGGGTGTGGGAATGTTGAGAAACGTGCCCCACCCTAAACGACTTTAGAGAAAAGATATTCGTTGATTGTGTCGGAATTCACTTGTTTGACCGCTTCTAACCAGTTGGGGTTCGGCACAATCAACGAATATCTTTTTGGCCACGTTAACACACCTCCCCCATTCGTTAACGTGGTCTTTTTTGCCGGTATAGCTCAGATGGTAGAGCAATCGCCTTGTAAGCGATAGGTCACGGGTTCGATCCCTGTTGCCGGCACCATTACAAAGAGTGAATACTATGATTCATTCACTTAGGTTGCGTGATATTGATCGCTCCAAGATCAAACCACGTAGCCGAGAAGAAACACTAGCTAGACTGCAACGCTTCAGTGCTGCGCAAAAAGAGCTGGAACAACGATGCGCTGAATTAGGCATACCTGTTCCTCAGCTGATTTGTTAATCCTCCCCGGATGGTGAAATAGGTAGACACCGGAGACTTAAAATCTCCTGCTTACGGGCGTACCAGTTCGAGTCTGGTTCCGGGGACCACTTATATGTGTCTCAGATTATGGCAACTATTTTTATTAGTCTGAGTGCTAAGCAAGTTGGCGAGCTTTACCACTACACCGGTAAGCCTGCCTTGTTAAAAATCCTTCGAAGTGGAAAGATAGCATTATCCACTGGACGCGGAATGCTTGTTGAGCACAAACACCAGTCGGGTAGGAACTACTTTGCTTCTTTTACTCGGTCCCGTTTCGGTGGTTATCACTATCACGAAAACGGACGTACTTCCGTGTATGAAAACACGGGAGTGATGATTACGGTTGACGGCAACAAACTCTCGCAGCGTGAGAAGATTGAGCCTATAGATTATTGGGAGAAACGAGGTAGCACCTTACCTTCCGATAATCGTAATAAGGAATACGAAGAACGACTCGTATCCGACAAAGAAGAGATTCCATTCCTGCATGCGGTTAAGCGTGTTGATTTCATACAACGCGGTGTGCATGGTGAGACGGAAACTTACGGATTTGACAAAGGTAAATTCTCCCTCAAAGAGAATGAGCAACATCAACGGCAACTTGGCAGTATCATCCTGCAATTAAAGAAGCACAACATACCGTATGCTTTTTATGATTCGATGGATGATTGGGCACGTAAGCGAAACCCTTACACTTACATCGGTCCAAAGGAAGTTGAAACAACTACCCGTAACCGTGGCGGTTGGGGCGGCGCTCGCAGCTACCAACATCTGCAAGCCTTGATTGAAGCCGTATCCGATAAGCCTTACTCGCAATTGAGTAAAGCCGCACAGAAGATCGCTGATCAAGTGTATCAGTATCCTAGTGATATCGATGCTGTGTTCAACGAATATGAAAACAACCGCAAGCCTGATGCTGTACCGGCTATGCGCAAACTAGCTTTGAAGCTAGCGCGAGCAATGCAGCGTAAAGGTTTCCAGTCGAAGCAAGAAGCTGGTAAGTTTATCGCCGATAAGGCGGACGCTCATCGCAAAGCAGAGACAAAGAAACGACAGGATGCGGAAAGCAATGAAGCAGCACCATTGTTCGTTGCTGCCCTGACTAAACCGATTGAAGAGTGGCCTGAGCATAACAAGAGTTGGATCGCACCGCGTTCCGTATTCTTGGAAATCAAAGACCGCTTCGGTTACATGTACGATGAAGCAGTACGAACTGTAAATAAGGTACTACAAGCAGACACTCCTGCTGTGGACGAACTTCGTCGTACAATGCGTGATATGAAACTGGAAAATGCCGAGGATGTGGTATCTTATCTTTGGTATAACGTGGTTAAACCGTATCACGCAAAATGAGTTATCTGTTCATAAGCTGGCAAAGAGCGAAGGCACCTCCCTGACAGGTCTTGTGTTTATGGGTTACGGGTCCAACTAGATTGGATGGTACGAAGTAAAAGGCCACTTGTCCTTTTTAGCTAAAGGCTTTACGCTACTTATGAACAGACCTATTTACGCTACAGTGTTAGCATAGAGATACAACGATGGAAATTCAGATTAATTTGAAATCAGGATTTACCACTATCGCTTCCGCTGGTAGCGAAGAGGCTAAGAAGAAAGGACTTACCCACGCCGGTTTCGGTAAGTACAAAGATTCAAAAGGTGTTACAACCCATCGTGTAGTAGACGGTAAACTGATTCCTGTTAAGCAGACTGCCAAAGATAAACCAGCAGCTACTGACAAGAAAACTGCGGCTAAGAAGCCTTCGGCGAAAGCCACTACTGTCAAAAAGTCATTCTACGGCAAATATGCTGATGTTGATCGTAAAGTGATTAAGAAGCACAAAGCTCAAATCATCGAAGATACTGCCGCAGCAGGTCATGCTCAATGGCAAGCGGACTTCAAGAAAGCAAACGGCAAAGACGCTAAGCGATTGAAAGCAACTAAGGATGCCGCGTGGATTAAGAAACACGGTGCCGAAGAAGTAGACATTGCGAATACCAAATATGCTGATCTGCCTTCCGACTGGAAGAAAGAAAACGAGGAATCGGCAAAGAGCGCAGTTGAAGGTCTTCTTAAATCCAAGAAGACTGGTGCAGAAGGTGCAGACGCTGCGGCTAGTCATGTTCACGATAAGTGGTTAGAGCGTAATGGTAGTTGGGCACCTGAGCATCAAAAACTTCCGTTCCACAAATTGACAAAGGATGAGCAAGACAAAGATAGATTCTTTGTCAAGCAAGCTCTTATGAGTGCATCCAAGAAGAAAGGTTAAGCAGTTTCGCTGCTTTGAATCGGTTCGAACCTGAGAATAATGGACTTATACTGGACCGCCGATGTGTTCGCGTAGATAGAGAGCCTTATTGGATTTCGATTCTCCGGTTTACCGTCCGCCTACAAATGACTAAGTTATTCCCTCGCGTTATGATTCAAAGCAGCACCTAACTACTGCCCAAGCAGCCGCTACCGACTTTGTGTGACTTGGGAAGCACACTGGATGACACGGAGAATAGATTGTTAACTTGTCGCCCTCCCCCGTCAGCGACTTAATAATCGAATCGGAAGCCACGGTCTTGGCTAGACAATTCATCGTCTAGTATCTAGCCTTTTCTCCACCCTAATTACCAGTGTAGAGCCGTTTGTTCTACACCTAACGGCAAGACGGCGGACGCTACGAGCTTCATTACTAAGTCCGCCTGCTTGTTTCGAAAATCTTTTGGTCCGCGATAGCTCAGTTGGTAGAGCAAATGACGTAGATCATTATGCTCAAGCGTAGCTCAGTTTGGTAGAGCGTTCGGCTGTTAACCGAATGGTCGCTGGTTCGAGTCCAGCCGCTTGAGCATAATGATTTAGGAAAGCAAATATAAGTGAACCCAAAAGCTAAGGGTGAACTCACACAAGCTATTGTAGTAGCCGCTCTTCTAAAAAGAGGTGTGAGCGTATCCGTACCTTATGGTGATAATCAGCGTTATGATCTGATACTCGATGTATCAGGTAAGTTGCTGAAAGCCCAAGTTAAAACGTCAGTATACGATGGCGTCTCCGGTAAGATATTCTTCCCTGTGTGTAGTTCTTATGCTCACCGTGGAGGTAAACGGAAAAGCTATCACGGTAGCGTTAATTGTTTTCTGACGTATAGTCCAGAAACACGCAAGGTATATATGATACCGATCAAACGTGTTAGAACTACCAGCATGACTTTGCGGTTGCGACCTTCTGCTAATAATCAGTCTGTTGGTGTGAATATGGCTTCCGACTTCCACCTAAGTAAAGTCCTGATTAACTTAGGACATACGTGGTAATCGTTTGGCCCTTGGTTCGAGTCCAAGTCGCGGAGCCAAAACATTTTCGGGTTAATCGTGTTAGACACGTGGATTGGGAGTTACCCGATTCGCCCACCTTTATTTGGATCGTTCACGCGGGCTGAGCAACGTCTGTAAAGCCATGAATGGTATACGAAAGCGGGTAATGCCGAATGCTGTACTAACACTACAGGATTGAGATACGTATACCCTACGCAAGTAGCAACATGGCCTTGTCGTCGATCCAATTTTAACACAGGTGTCTGTTTATGATCGCATTGCTTTTACTCACACGATAGCCCGTGCCAATTCAGGTGCGGGCGTAACTGTGAGATTAGTATGTCCAGTAACAAATACCAAAAAGCATTACGTCGTTACCGTGACTATCTGGCGATTGCTCGTCAGTTGTCCATTTGCTATTACAGTCCATCCGAGCCTGTTGTTAAGCAGCCCGGTAGATTCCGTAAGCATCATGCGAATAACTGCGGACGTTCGATGTGCATGATGTGCTCTAATCCTCGAAAAACATGGAAGCGCAAAACACTTGCTGAGATTAGGGTACTCCAACAACTCAAGTATGAGGTTGATCATTATGAAACCGAATAAATCCGTCGGCTTCGGCGAGAGCTGATATGCATAACGCTTAAACACATGTACGTCTCATGTGTGGCCTTTGGTAGAGAGTGGGCCTTAAAAAACTCTCTACAGCTAGAGCGTTATCGTGACCCTCACCCTTGCTCTAAAACCCCGAGGGGCACTCGTATTCCCGTATCTGGTATGGATGCGAGGGAGTGCGCGTGATCTAGCCGGGTGGCTCCCGTCAACAGCCTTCGTGTTACACAATCATAGGACGTTAGCTCAGTCGGTAGAGCAGTTGACTTTTAATCAATTGGTCGAGAGTTCGAATCTCTCACGTCCTACCAATTAGAACCCGGCAAGCTTGTGGTGGATTACCGGGAAACGTAGCATATAGAGCAAGCTGTTATTGTTAGTCGATGTTAGGGTTGCACGTTTCCCTTCGACGATGATAACGAAACCGCACTAATTCGGGACTTTAGCTCAGTTGGTTAGAGCAGGCGACTCATAATCGCTTGGTCACAGGTTCAAGTCCTGTAAGTCCCACCATTCAAGGGAAATGGAAATGAAAGCTAAACACTTCCTGTTGCTAGCTCTCGAAGCTCAGCGAACCTTACGTGATATGCATAAGAAGTTTGATCGCTTAGAAAAAGCGAATGCTCTTCACCAAGAACGTCAGTCTCTTTCTGTACTGCGCTAAAACTTTGCCAGTAACTAAGAGAGACACCTAATCAGCATTTAGCCTGAGTAGGAAACGGCCACCAGCATGATGTTATCTGACGACGGGTTGTCGCTCTCCTGTCTCTTATATCGATCTACTCTGGTCTGCCTAAGATGAAATCCGGTAAGTAGTCTTAGTCTAAGCGTCCCGGCAGAGTTCGTTAAGCCGGTATTGAATCGTCAATTCAGTATCTACCCCCGAGGTGCTGTCTTATCATAGGGGGAGCATAAAACCTGCGGAAGAAAAAGGCGTCGTAGTGTAGATTTACTTCTTTGTAAACTGCGATGTATCACTAAGGAGTTAGCGACTACGGTAACTTGTGCGCGACGATAACACGATACCGCTGTTGCGGACAAGGGGGGCGTAGGGGAAACTCTACGCCCCCTTTTCGTTTCTGGCGAGCAAAGAGGCTCACATAATGATTTACACAGAAGGTCAAACGGCTCGTTTAACAGAAACGTTTCTGGACGAGCACGGGGATGTTCTTGATTACTCTGATAACCACCCTCCTATTGTTACTATCATGCGTGAGGGCGAAGTTCTTTCCGAAGTTTATGCAACAGCAGATAGCTCGGCGGAACCGGGAACATGGGTAGCAGAAGTAACAATTCCAAATCTTTCGTTGCATGAAAACATCCGCTTAACTGCGCTATGGACTTTCATTGACCTCGAAGGTGGTTCACATAGAACCAGACAGTATCTGGACATTGAACCAGATAACGATCAGCGGGTTGGTGACATTACATTCATCGCCAACTTAGATAACTTTGCGACAGTAGTAGTACCATTCGTATTCCAACCCGGAGTGCCGGCGATTCCAGCAGATACGGTGAATCGTATTCCCGCTCGACCTGCTGTGCCCGGTGATGAGATTAGCGTTAGTTTGTTCACCAACAATAATGCTATGATGTATCAGGCACCTCTGGTTTACGGCAGTGATGGTCTTACCGTAAAGATTGGTTCTTCGACTACTACGTTGAAATTCCCGGTAATGTGGTCACGAGCTTTCTTTGAGCCTATGATGCTCGTGGTAACACATGAGAAGAACGAACGGCAACCTATCACGTATACCTATAACGTATGGCCATCTAATTCCAGTATTCTCAGCGCTGCAAAACAACTTGAAGATTTCATCAATAAAGCTCACCTTAAGAATGTGATTCCTGAATTGGATTACACGCAAGGCGATCTGTTGATGTATCTCAATCGTGGCCTAAGTTTGTTTAACGCATTGGAGCAGATCACTGCATTTACAGGCGTTAATATGACAGGCTACATGCAGGAAGCGTGGCTCATTTGTGCCGCGTATTATGCACTTGCTGCTCAGTTACAAGCAGAAGGTGCATTGGCTTTCGACTTCTCCGGTCAAACGGTTTCCTTGAACATTGATCGAACTCCAAGCATTGAAAGTGCATTGGGGCGAATCGAAAACCAAATCGAAAACGTTGTACGGCCGTTGAAGAAACGTTTGGTTCAAGCGGGCGTTACAGGCGGCGATGGTTCTAATGGAACCCAACCGTTGAATGGAGCACGTTCTAAAGGTGTTCTTGGTCTTACTAATGCACCAACCACACGTTTGCCTTATACCGGTAGGAATGGAAGTTGGTTCCGACCAATGTTTTAAACTTGCTAATTTATTAATGGCTATAGCCCGCCAATTGCAATTGGAGTTTTCCCATGAGTATTAAACATTCCCGCGCTGCCATTGCCAACATGATTGCTGGTATGGGCGTGGATTCCGAAAAGAAGCTGCATGTAGTTGAAGCTTCCGTAATTGAAGGTACAGAAGTAACCCGCATTTACGGTCGTCTCGATAAGCGTAACGGTAAAACCCTCGGCGCTGCCGAAGCTTCTGCTGTTATTGCTAAATCTCTCGGCGGTAAGGTTATTCCTGTTGCCGATTCGTTCACCGTTCTCGCATCTAGCGAAGGCGCTGACTTTATTACTGGTTTTGTTATCCCACAGCATACCAGCAAACCGTTTAACGCAGAAGGTCTGCGTGCGATGGCAGGCAATATGTTTATGGATGAAGAAGAGCATTTGTGGAAACTGCAAAAGACCGAAGCTGGCGACATTCTTGTTCGTAGCCACGTCGATAACGCTGACGAGATTCGCGTTATGATGCAGAGCCTGTGTTCAAATATCTCCGTGCCAGAACTTCTGGAACGTGATGAAATTGTTGGCCAGTACACTCAGAGCATTCAAGGTATCAGCGGCGGCGATGACATTCTGTATGTTGACCCTGAAACCAATAAGGTAACTCCTGCTGTTGTCATCGCTTCTGTTGAAGATGTGGCTAACACTGTTGCCGTTGCTAACGCTGAGGGTGGTTTCACTATCTCCCGCGATCTGATCGTATGCGCTGCATCTTTCGACGGTCTGGAAGATGAAGAGGCTAAGCAACTTGAAGCACAAGCTTCGGGTTTCACTCTGGAAGATATCACTGAGTATTATCGCAAGGTGTTCCAGCGTCGTCCCGAATACTTCGAGCAGTTTATGACTCGCTGGCGTTCGCATTTCTCTGTTGCGTAAAGACTAGGCCGGGAAACCCCGGCCTTTTTCGCATCTAGGTGTTGTATGACTAAGAAAATTCTGGATGTATCAGGCGAAGTAAAACCTAAGCTCCGTAAGAAGGAAGAATCCCCTAAGCTAAAAAAGAAGGCTAAGCCTAAAAAGCAAGAGGATGAAATCCGTAAGACGAAAGCTGAGAAGGCTGCCGAAAAAGAAGACAAGCCGAAGAAAAAGAAGGCTAGTAAAAAGAAGAAGCGAGTAGGTGATCTACTAGCTGAATCTGATAGAGAGACTGCGTTGTCACGTCTCGAAGAGCATGCCGCTATCGCTGGTGTACTGATCCCGCAAGACGCTTTGTCTGTGGAGAATCCAGAAGCTGTGTTCCTACAGACCTACCAGCGAATCTTTAAACGACTGAGACGCTTCTCTCGTAAAATGGAGAAAACAATGTCGCGGGGTGATACTATTCAATCCCGCGATGTTTATGCCTACAACGTGTTGTGTAATCAGACACGTGAAGTAATGGCGGATATGCGTAGCTTGATCGATATGTCGCAGATGGCGGAAACGTTATGCTCTGAAGCACTCGATCCTCTGGCGAAAACCAGTGCGCAAGCTGTCACGACCATGCTTATGACTGTTCAATCTGTGTTGCGCACACAAGCCCCTCACCTGATTGAAGATGTGATGAATGAGCTAAAGAAATCAGGGGCTGAGATTGGAACTGATTTGAACAATCAGTTGCATCTATCGCGTTCTCGATTAACCAGTATTCTGACGCAGAGCCGATGAAAAAGTTCAAACCCCATAAGGTTAAAAGCGGTGGCGCTCGTTCGCTCGGCTCTGTCTCAAAGATTCGACGATCTAAAGAAGAGGCGTATGGTACTCGTAGTGAATGGGAGGCTATACGTCTTAGCGTTTTCCGTAGAGACGGTTATTGTTGTAAATCATGCAAGAGTCCAGTAGTTGCTAAAGGCTCTCCGCATACAAAAGGGCGAATGGCGCATTGTGACCACATCATCACAGTAGCTCAGGGTGGTAGGACAGTGCCTAGTAATCTACGCACTCTCTGCGATCTTTGCCATTCGAAACTTCCACGGCATCACCAGCATAAGGCTTTGATTCTATGGCGCTCCAAGTAGACAAAGACGGTTATCCCCTGTTGGTGAAAGCCGAATACCGTCCGGTCTTCTATAAGTTTTTGGAAACAGAAGCTGTACAATCACTGCCTGATGAAGAAACCAGAGCGTTGGCCTTCATCAGTTACATGCAGAAGATTGATCGCAGCGTGCGTTATAACTTCTCCACTGAGATAAAACCAGAGTTCAATACCAGACTGCTGCGAATGTTTTTGCGCAAACATGGACTGATTCACGGACTCAAGTTGGTAGAGTTTAGTGCTAAGCTTCACACAGATCAGAACACTTTTATGAACGCACTCTTCAACCCTACATTTGTGGGGCTTTTGCGTTTTGAAAAAGGCTCCGGTACTGTAAATAACACAATGGAGTTTGTAAAACCTACGTTATTCCGAGGCAGGCTCCCACGACAGTTTCTTGAACCTAAGAAACTAAAAACTGTTCTACTGTCCAAAACACAGTGGGTACGTCTTCACACAAACCCGATGTTGGAAATGGCAGTTTACCGTGAAAGAGGTCAGACTGGAATGCTTTTGCGTTATCAGTTTGCATTAGACCAGATATTCTTTTACGGTGGTAAAGAATCAAGCGTAAACAAACTACAGTCCAACATCAAACGACAGATCATGGCCCGGAGGCTTTATGAATGAGGAACTGCTCGTCGCTGCTGGCGTACCCCGTGAATTATGGGATAAACCAGAAGAAACAATCGCCTATCTTTGTCGGCAGGTAATTGCATTAAACGAACAAACAGGGCATGACCCTGAAGTGTTCGATGAAGCTAAGCTGGCCTTTATCGAAGAGCGTACGTATAAAGCACTTATGGGTATGAACACCATCGATGCTTTCAGTACGTACAACAAAGCTTATATTCTTTCGCTGCCTGAGTTGGAGCGAGTAGCTATTAAAGCCGCATTGTTGCGTTTCTGTATCGACCGCAATGTAGATAAGCCTGAACACTGGATGTAATAACTATGAGCCATACTCTGCACGAACCAAATAAGCTCTCGATGGAAATTGCCAAGATCAATGATCCTAGCCTGATTGCTGTTATGGAAGCTGCTGCTTCTCAGCGCTGGAGCAATGAAGTCGAAGAAATGATTGCTATCGCTGCGCGTAAGAAAGCGCGTGTCGGTGAAGAGGATGAAACTGCGGAGGATAAAATCTCCTACCAGAAGAACCGTAGTCAAGCTCTCGCTAAGGTTCTGAATCCGGTGAAACTCCCGGAACTCCTAGAAAAAGAATTCAACAGTGTATTCTTTCCTAAATCGAAGACTGACGTTCTCGCTCCGCTTGAATACATTGCTCAGCTGGGCATCTATGTATTCGCGGCTACCGCTTTCCTGCGTTTCCTTGTATCGGAAGCTTCCTATCTGACCTCCAACTATGCGCCGTGGGAAGATCGTCTGAGCCGTTACATTGATATGTTCTTCTCCGGTCGCGGTCGAGCGGGTAGTGCCTTCGTATTTGCTGCTACCGTAGATGATGTTGTTAAGAAGTTTCTCACACCGGAACGCGCTTCCTGCGGTGAAACTCATCTGATTCAAGACAGTGCATTCTTCAAAGACGGTATCGACTTCATCGTTACTGGATCGCGCGCTTCGGTTAACACTCATCATGGTGTTGTTTCTGAAGGATTCTCTGATGATCTGTCAACTCTGACTCACATGAGTCAAGAACAGATGGAGCAAGACTCTTATTACCTGAACACTCTAGCTAGTGAAGCGGTACAACGTGTTGTTACCACTTACGAAGAAGTGCTGGACATTCTCTTCGGTTCCGGCAAGTGGAATAAGTTTGCGTTCGGCGGTGGTTTTGAACGCATGAGTTTGACCTTCGATCCGGCTGGTATTCAGGCTCGCATCGAAGCGGGTATTGGTATGCCGATTCCACAACTGGCCAAACTGATGCCGAAGCCTTTGACTGGAAGTGACCGGTTGAAGTATACGCACATGGCTATCTCTGCTGTTCCTCAAGGTCGTTGGCTACAACGCGCACCTGATACAGAAGAGAAATTGCAGGTAGCAATGGATGGCATGAGCAAACTGTACAAGACCTTTGGTTTCACCATCGGTGTTTGTCCTGTGTTTAGTCTCTCGCGTGATCTGGCCGCTTATGTGTGTCAAGCTCAGCCTGAAGAGCAGCTGTCCTACGTTGCCCTGAACCAATGGTTCTCCATTTGGAGTCGCCAGCTTCTTGTGCCGAAAGGTTCGAAGTCCGTTATCGGTGGTCGCCTGAAGCCGTTGGCTATTCCCCGTTATGTCCTACCTCTTTCGAAAGCAATGGCAGCAACTGCTGTACGTAAAGAGTCTGGCATGTACAGCGAACCGGGCCGTACTGATTCCCTTGGTTTGTATATCAACCACAAAGGTTTGCCTGAAGTTCTACCGAGTCAAGATGAGCGCGATAGCATAGTCGTTGCCACTGAATACGAGCAGCGTTCTGAAGAACTGCTTCGCACGGTTTTCCAATCCGGCTTGGTAGCGAAAACCGCAGGCTCTAAGATTCAAGGTCAAGTACGAGAACTGCTTCGCTCCAAAGGCGTATCGTTGGAGGAAGTAGATCAGTACAATAACAACATTGATTCGTATAAGAAAGATTTCGCTGGTGCGACTCTCTATTACGATTGGGATACCAACCTGCACTATACTGTGTCGGCTGATGCTCCTACTGTACCACGCGCTCGTTCGCTTGCAGGCTCTGCACGTCCGACGCCGACAGTTGTTGCTGATTTACTCGGTTTTGACTTTGCCCGTCCGGGTGAACGTCCGATTCGTAAACTGGCTTTCGAGTCTCTGTACATGATTCACCCGGATATTTATTCCGGTAACAAGAAAACCCCGGAAGAAATGATGCTGCCGCAGAATCTGTTTGATTCTACTAACGCTCGTTCTCCATTCATCGCCATCTTTAGCACCTATTGCTACTTGCTCGGTCAGGGTAAGAGTAAACCTATTGGTGAAATCACCGAAGCTGCAATTAATGAGCTAGGTATCCAATGGGAAGCTAACGTAGAAAACAACGATCAGTGGGATATCTATCAGACGCTGATCAACAAAGAGAAAAAGCCGAATATTGGACCCAACTATTTCAACGAGCAGAATACTCTTGCTTGGTTGACCAGTATGATGCGTACCACGTGGAACGAATCTACCGTTAACCGTTCTTCTATTACGTATCGTTCGTTACAACGTTTGGCTCAAATGTCAGGTTCCAACTATTACGATATGTTGGAAGACCTGCCGTACCGTTTCGATCCGATGAATGATCCTCTCGGGGATATTTCTAAGGTGTACAAGCTGATCGGTGGGGAAATTTTCCGCCGCATTTGTCTCGAAGTCACCTCGGCAGATAAGAAGGTTCTGTTCGGTAAGCACACTGAGTCCGTTGATCCTATCAACGACGCAATGAGCTACCGTCCGCTGCCATCGAACCTGCTGTCTACGTTTGTGTTGCCTCATGCAATCATGTTTGGGCATTACGCTCCGGCACGTGATTCTATTTTCGCAGAAGCGGAAGCTGCGGTTGAGCGTACACAGCCGGATGAATCCATTACGGAAGATGACGTTAAGGTAGCTGGTGCAAAAGAAGGAGCGATGCTCTTCCCGCACCAAGTTAAGTGCCACAAGACTCTGCGTAAACGCCCTGAGTTCGCTCTGCTTGACGTTGCTCCCGGCGGTGGTAAAACATCCCTCGGTATCACCGACATTGCTTCGATGCTGAAAGAGATTGGAGACCGTCATTTCCGGCCAATGATCCTTTGCCCGGATAACCTGATTCCGAACTGGTGTAACGACGCGAAACTGTTCTTCGGTAACAAGTGGAATATGATTCCGCTGAACTCCGAAATCTACAACCGTTGGGGTGAAGACAAGCTAACTGATTTGATCAATCGTGCTCCACGTAACACCATTCTTGTTGTCGGTGTTCACTTCTTGTCGATGGTTGGTAAAGATCGTTATTACGTTGGCGGTGGTGTTGTAACTGTTTCGCCTACTGTTGAATTCATCAAGCAGTTCCAACCGAACTATATCGGTATCGATGAATCGCATTGGTTTAAAAACCCAGCCTCCAACCGTACAGCTCTGATTCGCAGTATCACTACTGCTAGTCACGTAGAGTATCTGCGCCTTTTCACAGGTACGTTTATTGCTAACCGCGTAGACGATGCTCTCGGACAAACCAGTCTGTACAACGCTGCTGCACTCCGTTACGAAGATATCTTCGGTGATGAAAATCTGCAAGGCGGTGATAACAACCCGGAAACAATCCGCGAAGGTGCGCAGCGCGCTCGTCGCAAGTTGGAAACTCACGGTGCTGTTATTCGTGCGACCCGTAAAGAGTGGGCCTTCCTTCTCGCTCAGCCTATCGAACGTTTTATTTCGGTAGATTTGAACTACGGTCCCGATGATGCTAACGTTGATCCGCAAGAGCGTTTGCTCGCTGATCTTCACGACTCTTTGTATTCCGTGGTAATGGAGAAATCCATCGAGGAGATTAAGAAACTCGCAGAAGAAGCATCTAAATCGAAAAAGCGTAAAGGTAGTGATGACGACGACGATGACGATGATGGCGGCGAGGGTGGCGATGGCGACCTCGGATTAGAAGGTGATGATCCTCTATCCGTTCTGTCTGCTGAACAACTTCGGCCATACCTGCAACGTATTGAACGACTGATTACCAGCCCGGAAAAAGACCCGCTGTTCGAAGAAATCTTTGGTGCTGCCGGTGTTACTAGCTACACTCCGCGCAAAGTTAAAGAAATCTATAACATCATCGAGGAACATTTCCACCCTGAAGCATGGGGTAAAGGTGATCGTTATAAAGAACTGGATATGGTAGGATTCGGCGGCAAGCTTTGGTTGGCACGCAAGCTTGATCTGTCCACTCCTAATCGCATGAAGCTGGCTGATAGTACAGTTGGTATCTCCCCTGATCAATTGCCTGACGTTTGGCGCGAAGAACCTGAAGGTAAAGTGATTATCTTCACCCGGTACATCGATACTGTAGATAGCATCTACAATAACATGCCGGAGAAGTGGAAGAAGATCGCTGTTCCATACCACGGCAGTATCAAGAACGCCAAAGGTAATCTGCACCTGTTCAAGAACGACCCGAAGATTAAGATTCTGGTTGCGAACGAGCAGTCGATCAAAGAAGGTCACAACATGCAGATGGCTTCGCGGATCATTCGTGTTGAATGGCCGTGGACACCGGGCGATCTGGAACAGTCCAAGTCTCGTATTCTGCGACCTGACGTGAAAGCAAACAAGGATATGATTAAGAACGGTAAGGCCGGCGAGCTTTACCGTGAAGCAATCTTCCTTGATTGGGTTATCGCTAACCGTACAATGGAAGTAAACAAGCACGCTCGCCTGATCTGGAAGACAGTAGAGAAAGCTTACTTCGATGAGGAGAATCCAGAAAACCTGAAAGAGCTTGATCAGTTCGAATTGTCTCCCGTGCGTCTGTCTATTGATGATGGTCCGCATGCATTGAAGAACCGAACTGACATTAACGTACAAGAAGGTCATCTATTCACGGAATACTACCAAGCGTATAACACGGTAAACGCTATTAACCGCCGTGAGTTCCATGAAATGCGCATTAAGGAACGTCCGAGCATGCGTATGTTGCCGACTGGTGAAGGTACGGAAATGCCCGCAGATAGCGGACGCATTGATACTCCGTTCGTTGCCGGTATGCAGCTGGAAGATGATAAAGGTTATGGTCTGATCGATGCTGCTACTTTTGTGCAGATGAAAGGGAATGAGGAATATATCGAAGACCCGCGTGAATTAGTAGGTAAGCCTGCAATCACTGATCGTGGTCCCGGTATCATCGTTAAGTGCCAGCCTAAATACGTTTCTGCCGGTATCAAAGGTTCTAAAGCTGCGTTGAAGGATGAGTTCGGTAATCTAGTAATCGATAAGCAAAACCCGATTGCTAGTATCACCGTGCAGCTAGCGGGTTCTGATGAGAAGGTCAAGTTTGATATGCCTGAACTTGTCTTCATTGCAACTGAAGTCGATATTAAAACCCAACGCGCTATTTTCGAGAAGGGTGGTAAGGTTAAGATCGATAAGGAAGCAAATGACCGTGAAGATCGTAAGGAACGCGAAAAAGCGGAACGTGAGGCCCGTGATCGTGAACTGAAAGAGCGTCAAGAACGAGCGCGTGCTCAGATTGAGCGTGATAATCGCCAACAGGGTGAGAAGCGTAAGCAGAACATCCGCGAAGGTAAGCCGATTAACGCAGGTGTGACCTCTAAGATCAAGAAGATCGACGAGCCGCTACAGCGTGAAGATCGTGCAGCTACACGTATCAAGAAAGAGCCTGAAGTACAGCATCACATTACTCTGCATCCTGCTACATTCCATGAATATCTCGTTCTGGAAATGGACTCCGATGCCGAAGAAATGCCGGAAATGAAGAAGCACGGGTTCAAGTACACAGGTGAGTACGCATTTATCACCGTTGATCGCTACCAACGCTTTGAGAAGCTGCTTGATTACATTGAAGCACACTTCGAACTTAGCTCGCAGAGCATTCAACGTCTTGAGCATGTGCAAGAAGCATTCGAAGAATCTAAGTCTGCTCTGTATCGACATGAGTTGGCTCCACATTCTACGTTGCCTCTGTTCTTCGCTGTACAGAAACGCATTGTTACCAACAAGAAAGAGGTACGTCCGTATCCGATTCTGTTGCCACGTGAAGTAATGATCGCAGTAGACATTGCAACCTCTCCTGCTATCCGCCGTCACCTCGGTAAAGCTGTGCCGGGCACCGGTCAGAAGTGGGCAGTATCTGCTGGTAACATCCTGTATTACGCTCGAAACAAAGCTGATATGCAGGCTAAGGTGCGCGAACTCCAAAAAGCTGGTTTCATCATCGATAACATGAAGGAGCTGGAAAAGGAAATCGCTAACCTCAAGTTCCGCGCTTCGCGTAAAGCCAAATAAAGAGTAGGGGAGGGCAACCTCCCCTTTCTTCCGATCTATAGGAGCATGATATGCAAGTCGGAAAAGAAGAACTGATGTATCAACAGGCTGTACTGAAACACCTCGGCTTTTATAAAGGCAAGGTGGATGGTATCTGGTCGAAAGGTAGCATAGACGCTAAGAAGAAATTCGAGTTTACTCGTGAATTTAGTCCGTGCATTCCCACTAACGGTCTGCCGTTTGGGACCAATGACCGTTTGCCGAAAAACTTGTTCTTTAAGCGTGAGGGTAATCTGATTCTTTTGCATCACACTGAATTACATGATGATGCTTTGAAACAGATTCTAGGTGCTTCTCCTCAACCAGCTATTGTTGAGGAAACTGTAGTTGTGAAAGACGGCCCTATGTTGGAAGAACCGACACCTGTTGTTCTTGATAGCATTCAAGACAAGGCCGCTCCTGTTGAAGAGCCAAAACCTGTAGCCAATCCGAAACCTGTTCCCCAGCAGCAGCGCCCGCAACCTAACGGTAATCGGCGATGATGGTTGAAACGGAACTCACCTTCGCTCGTATTTCAAAAGGCGGAGTTGCTGAGGACTATTTGTTTGCGCATACGCCGACTCCATTTAGGAAAGGCGAGGTCACTAGTGACTTTCTCTGTTTCTTTGGTTTTACTTCGGGTAACTACCAAGGAACCATTGTCACGCAAGAGCTTGAAAACAACATGTTGTTGCTATTTCCGATAGAGGATAACTACGTACGCGACACCAGCTTGTTACAACACCTGTTTGATACGCTAGGTCACGAGTTTTATCTCGAACCAACTGATATCAAACGAGGTTTCCGTTATCTTGCAGCCGCACATGGTAAAGACTTCACAAAAAATCTGGAGTTGATTCAGAGCATTGGTGAATCTACCAAGCCTCATTTACATCCTCTGTTCACGCATGGCGCTCATATGGATGGTAGAAAGTTCTTCGCTGTGGGTTTTACACACGATATCGAAGATCATCCATTCATCAAGAAGTTCGTCACTCATTTCAAAATTAAGACTTACCCGATTACAGAGTTCCCCTATTTCAAATGGGACTGCTGGACAGGGCTTAATAGTCATAACAAGCAACACGTCCGTGGCATTTTCGGAGGTCTGAAAAGATTGCATTTTATGGCCAGCACACATGAACTGCAAAAGACCTATCTTTCCAATCTGGAAAACGAAGCCATGCGGCTGATCGACTACGTGGGGTGATCTGGCGCCCCACGCCTTCCTCTCAAAACTGTAAAGATAGGATACCGTTGGAGGGTTCTGTCTATGCAGTTCAAACACTTCGACATAGGCTACCAGTACAGTTCGATGTTCAAGAACGTACGCGGTGATTTCAACTATGTCCAATCCGCATATCATCGTAACAAAAACGGCAAAGGCAAGATTCTACTGGTCCTCGACTATATGCCGAAGGAAGACCTAGACTCTGGCATGTTGCTGTCCGGCGATACAGGCAAGCTTCTTAAGCGCTTGCTATTCAACGCCAACAATTTTTACCGGGAAGAGAACACAATCGATGACTTTGATTGGGTTGCTATTTCCTATACTGCCTTCAAAACGAAGGACAAAGCTGATTCATTTGTTGCCGCCGCAGAAGCTGAATTCACCAAGCGGCTGAAAACAGTAATCACGAAATATCAACCTGATGTTGTACTCACTTTCGGTATGGCACCTTATCGTGCCTTGAACGACGAGAAGATTAAAGAGTACGGCGGCAAGCATCAGCATCTGTACGGTCAAGGTGTACCAACCAAAGTAAAGATTGGTGGTAAAGCACACAGCTTCATTCACGTGCCGACTATCAGTTTGCAAACTATGTTGAACACTGACTACAAAGGCGGTGCTATCTCTATTGCCGGTTATGTCTCACGTAATCTGACAACAGCGCTTCGTTGTGGTGTACCTCGTTATGGTATGCCGCGCGATCCTAAATATAAAGTTGAGCTAGTAGATACGATTAAGAAGTTTGATCGTATGCTCGATTACCTGCGTAAGCAGAAGAATGTTGCAATCGATACCGAAACGGAAAACCTGTATCGGCGTAAGAACAGAATGTTGACCATTCAGTTCGCAGCAACAAAAGACAAAGCTTATGTACTTCCCTTCTATCACAAGGATAGTCCTTTTGATGGGAAGGAACTGAACTACATTAGTAACAAGCTCCGCAACTTCTTCGAGTGTGACAACAAGAACAAGTACCATGTATTCGCTAACGGGCCGTTTGACCTGACGGTGATCCGTAACGCGATTGGTGTTCGCTACTTCAAAGCGGCCGCTTGGGATATCTTCGCTGGCGAGTTTATCCTTGACGAGAATATGAAGTTCCTGTCGGCTACTACCGGCGGTTACTACTATAGTCTCGGCAACCTTGTCATGCAGTATGGTTGCGATATCTATTACCGATCAGAATTCGGTAAGGATAAACGGAAAACTATCTGGCAAGTCGACCTCGATGAGAAGCTGATTACGTACTGCGCCCTAGACGTAATCACATTGCTATATATCAAAGAGCTTCAGCTACAACGTGCCGCTGATATTGGGCATACCAAGTTTGAACTTATGACTGGCGGGCAAATGTCCGACACCATTCATACGATCAGTACCTTGGAGTTCAATGGCAGTCGGATCGATATCGAATATCTCTTCCATCTTAAATCGGAAGAATCACCGATCGTTAAGGAACTGCACCGTACCCGCAAAGCCCTTTACGAGTTCCCCAGCGTAAAGAAAGCCAACAAGATTCTCTGCAAAGGTAAATCCGTTCCTGCGTTGGGTATGTTTGGCAAAGCTGAAGTGCAAGTCTTCGATATCGGCAAGAAGAAGCACAAGCAAATTCTGTTCTTCGATATCTTGGGACTCAAACCACTCAAGTTCGGCAAGGATGGTGAAGGTAAGGTCGATAAGTTTTTCCAGAGCGAGTACAAAGATGTAGAGGAAGTAAAGGCATTCACCGCGATGGTGAAGATCAAGAAACTCTACGACGCTTATGTGAAGTCGTTTATTAAGCAGTGGGGTTCCGATGACGATATGCGTTATGATACACGCATTCGTCCACACTTCGGTTACTTGCCTGTAGTTACCGGCCGCTTGTCTGCAACGAAACCCTCTCTGCATCAAATTCCGAGTAGATCGGAAGCCGGTAAGCACATTAAGCGTCTGTTCATCGCACAGAAAGGCCGTATTATTCTGAAGGTGGACTACTCTGCGCACGAAGTTCGTTGCTGGTCTATCATTACTGGTGATAAGAAAGTAGCAGAGGTATTCCGTGTTGGTTACGATCTGCGTAAGGAGTTCCGTTATAGGCCGTGCGCCAGTCTGGCCGAACGTATCAAGGTTGAGGGTGACGTTCACAAGCTAAACGCTAGTTACTTCTTCGGCGTTGATATTTCGCAAGTAACCAAGTCGATTCGTGACGCGGTAAAAGCGGTAATCTTCGGTCTGATCTACCAGCAGGGCTTCAAAGGTCTTGCGCAATCGACTGGCCGTAAGCTGGAAGAGATTGAAGATATCGTTGGTCAGTTCCTTGCGCGCTTCCCTGTAGGTGTGAAATGGTTCGATCAGATGAAGAAGTTTGCACGTAAGAATCTTTACGTCGAATCTCCAATCGGTCGCCGCCGTTATCTGTGGGGTTATCTGCTACCGAAGAGTTGTGAGATATCCGATCAAGTTTATCAGTCGATGGATCGCCGTTCCGTTAACAGTCCGGTGCAGGGTCTTGGCTCTGACTTCCTAGTGAACGGATCGCGTCAGATTGAACGCTTGAAGTATAAGCACTACGAGAAGACTGGTCACTATCCTGATTTCTATCAGGGCAACCAAGTACACGACGCCATCGAATTCTCCTGTGCGTATGAAGATGTTTGGTTGGCTATTGCGATCATCGAGAAAGGATTGACCACTGCTGTTCAGAAGGTTACGCTGAAACGTCACGGTATCAAGTTTACCATCCCGCTCGAAATTGAGTTCGAAATAGGATCGACACTCAAACAAGCAGATGCGTGGGATTACGCACTCAAGGGTACGAAGAATAGTTTCGAGACTCTTGTGATGGATGCGTTGAACTTGCAGCGCGATGAACTCAAGTACGATATTAATCCCAAGAAAGTATACAAGGAGATTATGAGCAACATTCACCTTGGTCCGAAGTGGGCACGTGAGCAAGAATCTTACGTAAACGATTTGGAAGAGAAGGCTGCCTAGTGCAGCTTTCCTTCTTTAAGGACTACAAAAATGTTACCTTCTATAAATACAGTGCTCTGCTCAGGGCTAGCTATAATTGTAATGCTAGCTTTGCTTTTCCTATTTTGCGTTAAAAACATGAGCCATCGTTTGCATGGTACTTCGTTCGATCACCTATGTTTTATCTTACCTTGCGCGTGGTTCACGGCTTACGGTATGATCCTCCGCTTACTCCGCAACATAGACTGCCCAGCAGAATACGTAGAAGAATTAGTTGTTGGCTTTTTTATCTACGGTTATACACGTGGGGCCGCAGATGCCAAGTTAGGTTGTGAAACAAACATCGCTGACTACGTACGTAAGCATCGCTCGGCAAGACCTTTCTTACCGATGAGTACACCTCTAATCGAATTCGCTTATAAAGAAGGACAAAATAATGTCAGACAATACTGATCTTCGCCTTTGTACTATCACTGACTTAACATGCAATGCCAGTGCGCCAGTGGGCGATCATGGAACTATCAATGCGGAGTTAGTAACAAAAGCCACGAATTCTGTTTGGCAGTCTGCTGCTCCTACTCCACTTGATCGTGCCGTGGAAATTCTTAACGAGGCTATGCATACGGTGCCGGGCGTCTCTAGTCACTTGCATTGGCCGCTCCCCATGACTGGCGATGCTGAAAACTCAAGCATTGAATGTTTTATGTCACAGGATGCCGTTACAACAAACTTGCTAGGAATTCTAAACGCCATTGTATCCTTCACTAAGGATGGAATTCTTCATCGTATTGAATTCTCCAAGGATGAAAACCGCTACTTCGTGGCTAGCGTAGTTGTATAAAGGTAACAGCCATGCTCCGACATAAGAAACCCGGCGATACGCTATATATTGTTTCACGCTTCAAAGACGTACCGCCGATAACCACGAAGATCAAAGTAGTCGGTTACATCTACATACACACCGTTAATGGTGAAGTATATCGCCGCGACAATGGCGCACCGCGACTGCACCGTAAAACTACACGTGACACCACCATTGATTCTCGCGCTTGGGATTCGAAGGACGTGTATGAAGAATACATGGCTGCTTACATTAGCCATTCTGTCAATGTGCTGAAGTTCAAACGCAAGGTATCCGAACTTCAAGTCGCTGAGCTTACGCCAGAAAAACTAGAAGCTATTCAAACCATTCTTGCCAGCTAAGGAGAACCACCATGCATGAGTACCTAAAGAACCTACAGCATATCTACCATAATGGTAAGGATCGCGGCGACCGCACCGGAACCGGAACCCGTAGCGTGTTCGGTAAGATCAACATGGAATTCGATCTTCATGTTGGTGCGCAGTGGTTGCCTACTATCCCGCTGCTGACTACCAAGCGTATTCACCTGCCTTCTGTGATTCACGAACTGCTATGGATGCTCAGTGGTGACACTGACGTTCGTTATCTGAAAGAAAACAAAGTGCGTATTTGGGATGAGTGGGTTATTCCAGAAACCGCGAAGTACCGTATGCTACAGTGGGGCGAGCGTATTCGCCTGATGAGCAAGAAACCTGAGTATGAAGATTTCTTGCATGTTACCGATATGATGCGGGAGGATGGTCGCTCGCAAGAACACATCATCCGAGTTCAATCGGATAAGATGGATAGGGCTGGTGTACCAGATAAGGTATTGGTATCAGGTGATCTTGGTCCTGTCTATGGCGCGCAGTGGCGTAAGTGGCAAGATACACAAATCGTATGGACTGAGAAATACCAGAAAGAGAAAGCCTCTTATGACACTCGCGGTTATCGCGTTCTCGGTGAAGTACCGCTCGACCTGAACCTTAACGGTACAGTCCTATATCGTGAAGTGGATCAGATCGCTCGACTTGAAGAGCGTCTGCAAAACAATCCTGAATGCCGACGTTTGATTGTCAGTGCATGGAACGTTGCCAAGCTAGATGAAATGGCACTCCCTCCTTGTCATACGCTTGCACAGTGGTATGTTGAAACCAATGAGGACGGAGAGCAGCTACTGAGTTGCAAGCTTTATCAACGGAGCGGAGATTTCTTCCTCGGCGTACCATTCAATATCGCCTTCTACTCTACACTCACACATATGCTTGCTGCTGTGCATGGGATGAAAGCTCACAAGTTTTACCACACCTGTGGTGATGCGCATATCTATCACAATCACTTCGATCAAGTGTCTGAACAGCTCGGTCGGCTGCCTAGTAATGAACCTGCTTTTATCGATGTTCGTACGAAAGATGAAGCGAACTATCCCTATTCTAGTATCCTCGATATCAAATATCAAGATATCAATATTACAGGGTACAACCCTATGCCGGGTATTGCAGCTCCTGTAGCTGTGTGACCTATGCATCAGATAGAACAGCAAGAAAAATTACCCCTGTACCGCTCGCACAAGAAAGTGTGGGCGGCAAAGATCACTGATATCAAAGCATCCGATAATTTCACCGATAGCAGTGTTCTGTACTTCGGTGAAATTGACGATAGCATTATCGTGGATCGTGTTTGGTTGCAACGTAACGGGCCTGTTAAAGTGGGCGGTTATTACGCCGTCTATGAAGATAACTACCGTTGTTATTTCCCCGGTAAACAGTTTGAAGCTGGTCATACTCGTATCGATCAAGAACCTATCATAGAGCCTTTATTCAAAATCGAACCTAAAGAGTACGTGTCCCGTAACGGCTACCGTTGTCGCGTTCTCTTTACGGGGCATCATGGTCAGGATTGCTCAGTGCCTATGGTTTGCTACATGAACCTCGATCCGACGTTTGATAATCCTCCCGGCAAAATCTGGATGGTGTCTGAATCGTTCTTCGCTTCACGCTTTCGGGAGTTGCCATGATCTATCTGGTCAGCTTGGTTGTTAGTTTCTGTTCTGTGTTTATGAAAGGGTTTCAGCACAAGAACGTTATCGGCAATCACTACAAAGCTACTTTCTTCACGTCGTATGCGATGGCAGCCTTCGACGTAGTAGCGGTTACGTTGATTGTCAAAGGCGGTTTACCTGTAGCTTTGAGTTCTGGCACTGGTGCTGCTTTTGGTATGGTTACAGCTATGTGGGCACACTCTAAAATCTTTAAGGAAAAGAAAGAAGATGGAAATCAACATCCAGCTGCATAAACCTATAATCGTCAGTGGATTCCCCGGTATTGGGAAAAGCACACTGGTTAAACAGTACCCTTGGATTCTTGATAGCGACAGCAGTACGTTCGATAAAACAGACTTTCCGCAGAATTATATCGAACATATCCGCGAAGTCACTTCTCAAGGAAAAACCATCCTTGTATCTAGCCACTTTGCTGTTCGTGATGAACTAGAAGAACAGGGCTTTGACTTCGCCCTTGTCTATCCGGGCATCAAGCTGAAAGATGAGTACATGCGCCGTTACCGTGAACGCGGTAGCCCTCAGAATCTCATTCAACTGATGGATGATAATTGGGATAAGTTCATCAAGCAATGCGAAGAACAAGAATGTATGTACAAGTATGTAATGCGCCCAAATGAATACTTGGCTGACTCTTGGCCTGCAATTCTCCGAGATATAAGGACTCTTCAACAATGAAATATCCACTCTCTCCCGAACGTTTGAAAGAACTGCATGCCTCCCAACCCAAGCAGGAGACTCTTATCTCCGCTGAGAAAATCCGAGAGCGTATTGCTGACACCATCTTCACTGATGTTGCTGGAACTAACGGTGTTGTGCGCTGCATCACCTGTTTGATTGAAATGGATAACGGGTTCCAAGTGCTAGGCAAAGCCTTTGTTGCCGATCCTGCGAATTTCAATCGGGAACTCGGTGAGCACTACGCTTACACGGATGCCTTTAATCAACTTTGGGGTCCGTTCGCTTTCCTGTTGCGGGAAACAGTATTTTCTACCTATAGTAATCAAGGCTAGAAACTGTAAAGATAAGTATACAAGTCTGATTGGATAAACCTATGATTGCCCTTCATCAAACTGAAGGGTTCTCTTTCACTGTGGACGGCGGCAGCTTGCTGTCCGTCCTTTCGAAAGTGAACTCGATTGCCGGTGCCACTAAGTCTACAGATGCTGAACGCACCTTTTTGATTTTCGCCTGCGACAAAAAGCTGTACGCGCTTTCCTATACCCCGGACACTTTCTGCTACATTCGTGTTGAAGCGAAAGTAAAAGGCGAAGGTTATTTCCAGTTTGATTACGAAACCTTAGCTCGTACGCTAAAGGGGCGTAAAGAACTAGAAGTAACAGTCGGCAGTCAGATTCAAGTTAAAGCCGGTCGTTACGTGATGAAACTGAATACCAGTGAAGTCCCTGCCAACTTCTTGACCGCTATCGAAATTTACCTCAAATCCGGTAAAGCCGATAAGATGAAGAATAGCGATATGCAGAAAATCCGCAGCGCTATTAAGCAGGTTGATATTCAAGACATTTACGCCGGCGGTAAAAACTGCTGTTACCTGATGATTCGTGAAGGGAAACTCTTAGCTACGTCGTACGATAGTTTCCACATGGTAATGGTCAAGGAAAAGGTAGCCTACCAGAATACCCAAGTGGCTTTCCATTCCGCTACTTTCCGCCTGCTGGACAAGTTTATCGGAGACGCTGATGTTGCTCTGTATGTCGGCCGCAATCTTCGAGTAGAGTCTGAAGACTTTGTTGTGTGTCTTCCTCCTGTTCAAGTAGATGAAGCTCAGTTTGAAATCGTACCAAACTATCTGAAAGGTCTATCTGATCCTGTAGCCTCCTTTGAGCTGAACAGCGCTGCGATTAAAGCCTTGCATAACATCAGTGGCATCATTCAAGGCGATGACAAGATGGACATTACCGTGTCAGATGGTAAGGTAGAGATTTCCATCAAAAGCCAAAAGGGTAGTATCAGTGATAGCTACAAGTGCAAGACTTCTGGTGAGTACAAATTCACTGTTGATCCTCGTTTGTTCCTTGATCTGTATCGCAAGGTAACGCTGCCCGCTATTGTTAATCTGCACGGCTCTGCACGCGGCACCAGCAATATCTTCTCGATTAAACAAGACAATATTCGAATGGCAGGTTCCTACTATGAAAGCTGATACATCTACTCCTGTTATGCGGGCAAACTCTTTTAGCGTAGAGTACAATGCAGGAGACTGCGAGTCACCGGATTGGAAAACCTACGTTTATGGGATGAGCCTCACTGATTCTCATTTTGAATTGATAGATTGTATTCGTGATCGCAAACCTACTGTTGCTCAGCTGGTGCTTGTACGGGATGATGGTAACTCACAAGAACGTCGCGTTATCCTTAGCATCGAGCACGGACAATCTATTGACTCTATTCTAGGTTCTCTGCGCGAACATCTGGACTACATCGAAAACGTATTCTTCGATATCAAAGATAAAGTCAATGAAGCTCAGCGTGAAAAAGAACTTCTTGATGAGCAGTATGGATGTTGCGAGCTTGAAATCCACAACGCAGTAAAAGAGTTCACTTTCTAATGGACCAGCACAGTCTCATTTTCTCCCTAGCGGACACTATCGTACCTGATGAGATTGGTGTTAATGCGACACATCGTTTCGTCGATCTAGGTGCGAGCGCTCAAGGGGATCATCACATTATGATCCTCTACCGCGAAGCCTATTATTCGCTGTTGAGCATAGGACACAAAACCCCTATCCGCATTGGTAAGTTTTGTGTGGCTTACCCTGTATTAAATCAACGTGAAGTCCCATACGGTCATTTATTTTGTGTGGATCGTTCACGTACTGAAATTGAACCTGACCGACTTGTCGTTCGCAGTCTGAGGATGAAGAGTGATTTCACTGTTTACCCATTCGAGGATAAAAACCTCAATGTATACAAGGACAGTGCTGGTAACATTCTTATCAAAACTAACGAACCTCCTGTCTGTCAATACCTAGTGGTGGATGAGTAAATGTATGCCGAAGAGATAAAGCGGTTACGCAAACTCATACGCAAGGATTCGCAGTTTAAGAAGGTAAACAAATTCTTTGAACACGTAGCTGAAGATTTGAGTGTAGACGGTTTATACAAAGAGATTCAGAACCTACACAAGATGCGAGCTAGCCGTTCACTGGATCGTAGCAATAAAGCTTTCTTAGACCGAGTAGTGGAAGCGAATCTGCAAGATCAGTCCTATCGCTCCCGCCTTGCTGAAATTCAGATGGAATGCAGTCGCGTTCTATCAAAGTACGAACCTATCATCGAAGACCTTGTTTTGTTTTTGCACGCGCAGTATCTGGAAAGCCTCAAAGGTTTTCTCTCTGCCAAACAAGATCGTTTGGAATTCCTGCAAGGTCTATGTAAGGACCATGTGCGTTTTCTCCGCGATCTACGTTCAGTAGAAGAAGCTGCGAAGATTGTGATTACTGATATCGACAAGGCCGGTTATATGTTCAAGAACCTAATCGAAGCCGTGAAGATTGTCCATGAGCGCAAAGCCTAAGATAATTATTTCGGATCGTATTTATATCCCTTCGCGGGATATCGATCTGGAAGATGTTGCAAAACGGTACGCGCGTCGTCTCTACAGTGAAGGCGATTGCCGTAAGTGTGACAATCGCTCCGAACGTCATAACTACTTGTGTGATGAGTGCCCTGCTTATCAGGGGCACATTATTCTGCATAAAGAGAAAGGTATTGGCTCTGAGCATTATGTTGGTATCCCTCTCGGTGATCGCGCTGAGATAGGCGAACTGTTTGATATCAACTATGACGATTACAAAATCGTCGATAAGCGTGTAGATAAGGACTTCAAGTACGAAGTAACTACCGATCTTGTCCCACGTCCTCATCAGAAAACATCCATTAAGAAATGGGTGAAAAAGGGTTACGGTGTGTTGAAGGCACCGCCGCGTTCCGGCAAGTGCGTAGATGGTAACACACTGATTCACACCGACTCAGGCACAATGCGTATGGAAGACCTTTTTGCGGGTATTCCGTTTGAAGGTGAAGAGCAACTCATTGAACAGAAATTCGGAATCCTCGGTGATGAGGGGCGGAACGTTACCGCTAATATCTACCGCAAGCGTGTAGATTCTACAGTCGCCATTCGTACTCATAATGGGTTTGTTATCCGAGGCATCGATGAACACCCTCTGCTGGTGCTGACACCTGAGTTGGAATTGCTCTGGAAATATATGAAGGACATTGAGGAAGGTGACTATCTCTGTATCTCTCGTAAGCACTCCCTGTTCACCGACAAGCGCTTCTCTATTAAACCTGTTTCTACTAAACACCATAACGAGCGTTCGTTTGACTATCCGCTAATTATCAACGAGAGCTTGGCTCGCGTTCTCGGATATCTAACCGCCAATGGTGATTTCTCGGGAGACGAAATTTCTTTCACCAGTAATAATCGTCGAGTGCAGAAGGATTTCCTCGCCTGCTTTACTGATTGTTTTGGTGTGACTCCAGATAAGCGTAAGCAAGATCGTGCAGATAATTTCCGAGTGCATTCTACTTTTATCTGCCGTGTTCTGGAATCCTACGGCTTGAGCTTAACGGTAGCTGCGGAAAAGCAGATCCCCGTGTCAGTGCTGCGCTCCGATAAGGCTATTCAGACTGCTTTCCTAGAGTCGTATTTTAGCTGTGATGCTTACACTGCAAATAACGCTGTGCAGTTGTGTTCAGCTAGTCGAGAATTGATCCGTCAGCTTCACGTTGTTTTGGCAAACTTCGGCATCATCGGTAAGCGATTTAGCAAAATGTCGTTCGCTCGTAATAGTGAGAACGCTATTGAGCGTAGATATTACTACATTGACGTAGGTGGATTGGATAATCAAACTTTCCATGAATGCTTCGATCTGCTGAAAGATGTATCTGTAGGGAATAACGTTCGTTCTCCGAATGATTTTGTACCTTACATCGGTAAAGCCTTGCGTGACGCTTACGAGGCTAAACGCGATGGGAAAAGTACCGTTGTTGTAATAGATGGGGTTCGGCATTTCAATTTCCGCTTGTTCAAATCCGCTAGTATGGATAAGTGCAAGAAAGACTACCTCGGTTATAATATGTTTAACGACATTGACACTGAGAATCTTAGGAAGCTCGACGCTAATCTTTTCTCCACCGTTAAACTGCTGGCGCGTAAGGGTTATTACTTCGATCCAGTTGTAGCTAAAACTAAAATTCAGGAGGAATCCTTTGTCTACGATGTGACTGTACCGAAGGCTCATCACTATATTGGCAACGGCATCGTCTCTCACAACACACCAACTATGCTGATGATTAGCGTGCAGCTCGGTAAGCGCACTCTGATGTTGGCCAGTCAGAAAGAATTCCTTGATCAGTTCCTTGATCATGTGGAGAAGTTCACGAACCTGCCTGAGTTACAAGAGCAGACAGGTAAGAAGCTTTACGGATATATCAAAAAAGAAGAAGATTTGAAGGATTTGCAAATTGCCGTTTCACCTTATCAGAAATTTATGTCTGAGAAAGGTCAGAAGCTCTGGAAGAAAGTTTGCAAACACTTTGGCATTCTCTGGATCGACGAATGCTTCCCAGCAGGCACGGGAGTGTTAATGGCGGATGGAAAAGTTAAACCTATAGAATCACTTACTAAAGGGGATATTGTGCAGTCCTACTCGAAGGACGGTAAAATAGAACCTAATGAGGTGACTCATACATTCCATACCGCTCGTGATGTTCTGTATACTTTTCACCTTGACGGAGACAGGACATTCTCGTGCACCCCTAACCAGTTACTGCTTACGGATAGGGGATGGGTAGCCGCACAAGATATAGCAGAGGGTGATGATATTCTAAGCGTAGAGGATACCGCTGACTAATTTGCCTGAATCATAATGCGATTCCCAGACAAACACAACGTTAAATCCTTTCCTTATTAAGCGCAGGTGCCTGCGTTGTGTTTCATCGTAAAGCTGTTTAGCTGTCTTTTCGCTGAATGGGGAGCATATCTCGTTGTTTGAGAATCGCATTAGGTTACCGTGCCAAATATCTCCGTGAAATTCGAAAACAGTGTTTGTTTCCTTGCAGTAGCCATCTGCGAAGATAAAACGTTTTCCCAAGCTGATTTTCAGTTCACCTCCATTTTCGGCATGCTGTATATCCCATCCTTTCTTTTCCATTATAGCATTCATCCACGCCACAGCTTTTCTCGAATACTTTTTATTTCCATCTAAGAGTGAACATTTGCCACACCCGTTCCTCGGTGTTTGCAGTAGGGTGTTAGCTACGGCCGTAAATTTATTACCACAAGCACACTTGAATTTATGTCGCCAACCATCACCGTAGTAGGTATCTCCCACTAGTTTAACTTTGCCACCTGTAGCTTCTTTTAAATCACGTTTAAATCTAGGAAGACTCTTTCTTTGCTTATCTGCCGCTTGCTTTCTTCCACAATTAGGGCATCCGACTTTTGAGTTTAGGATATTGATTGGTTTAGTTTTCCACTCGTTCCCGCAAGAGTTGCATAGGAATGTATGATCGGTTTTTCCGCCCTGATATTTTTTCGATATCAGTTTCACCGAATCTGCAAATCTATCTGATAATTCCTGTCTAAATTCTTTAGTGGTCTTCCTTAAACCTAGTTTAACCCCCATTTTAATTGAACTAAGCCTTTCCTTCTTACATTCAAAGCACCCTCCTGTGGCCGACCTTAGAGTGTCACTAGGTTTAGCTAAAAACTTATGTTTGTGTTTCTTACATACGAATTCCATCTTTTCAGTAAGCAGGATATGCTTTTTTCTGAACACTGGAGTTATATGAGGGAAGTTGTCCTTATAAAACCTTCGTATTGTATCGGCTTTGTTCATATCGATTTCCTCAAGGTAGATGAGCATTCCGTAAATATAAATTATTATCCTTCATCTACCTTAATAATGTCGAGATTATAATGGCTAAAGTACTAAGAATCCAAGTTCAGAAATCCGAAGTTTTAATCCCTACTTACGATATAGAGGTAGCAAACAATCACAATTTCTTGGTTCAAACCGGAGATAGCTTCATTGTTGCTCACAATTGCCACAAAGGTAACGCACCTGAGTTCGCCAAGGTTATCAATTCCTCTCGCGCCCGTTACCGTGGTGCTGTTACTGCAACAGATAAGCGTAAAGATGGCCGACAGTACCTGATGGAACAGATTGTTGGTCCTGTAGTTAGCGAGATTAAAGTCCCGCAGATGACAGCTAAGATCATCATTCATATCATGGACTTTGTTAAGACTCGCGCTAAGTACACCGGAAAGGGTGGCTGGAGTTACTGTATGCGGTTCTTGTCTAAGCATGAGAAACGCAACGAGTTCATGTTTGAAATGATCGGCAAAGACCTTGAGGCAGGGCATAATATAGTTCTACCCCTGTACACCAAGGAGCATATCGCTTATGTGACAAGGATTATAAATGACCGCTTTGGCAAAGGTACTGCTGAGTCGTTTACCGGAGATCGTAAGTGTGATCGTGACGGTATTCTTGATCGGGCACGTGCTGGCAAAACTCGCGTAGTTGTAGGTGTGCGTAGTCTATTGCAGTTGGGTCTAAACGTTCCGGCTTGGACATGCCTATATTATTTCATGCCGATGAACAATGAGCCTAACTGGTTTCAGGAATCTTCGCGTATCCTCACACCGGAAGATGGTAAACGCACTCCGGTAATACGTATGTTTGTCGACCCTAACATCAAACTAGTGGTTGGTTGTTGGGCACAGACTTACAAACAGACATTGAAATTCAAACATAAGCCTACTGCTCTCGCTGAAGAACGCGCTCGTGAGCTGTTCAGTAAAATGGGCGGTCGTCATGCCCCATACGATCCAGATGAATTGGACGATGATACTACAGCTGTATCACGTACGAAGAATACAGCATTACGTTCGCCGGGCTTGTTTAGGAGAAACTAATGGAACGTGTACCTACCGAACTGCGCAAGGTACGGCCGGATGAAACACGAGTGATACAGACACCCAGCTCGCGTTGGGTGTTTGACCACGAACCTGCTAAAATACCTGTGCTGCAATTCCTTTCAATCGACCCGCACAACTCTAATCTGGAGTTTGTGAAGGACAACCTGTCTGATCTGCTCATTAGCATAGAACGTATCACTCCCTCGCAATCGGCTTTATTGTTTCAAACTTCTGTTTCGGGAGAGTTCGCGTTCTCCAACGTTAGCTTTTCCTCTATGCCTAACCGCCCTTACTGTCACACGCATACAGAAGAAACACCTAAGCAACGCTGGGAACTTTATCTCCCGGTTAATGAGCAGTTCATTATAACCCACATCGAGCATAAAATCGGACAAGGGTTTAGGAAATTCGATTACCGTCATCTGCTGCACACTCGTTATTACGGCGAGCGTCTAGTTGTCGATTTCGGTAATCCTGTTTCCGGTCGGTTGGTTTACATGCCTTCCCGATTCCGCAATCTGTAAAGATAGGTATATCGCAATACCGCGAACTCGATAAGGTATAGCTATGAGCAGAGTTCCGCTAAAATTCAAATTTGATACTGCTCGTCAGAAACTGCTGATGAGTCGCGGCGCTGACCGCACTTGCTTTGCGCATGCCCGTGAAGCTTTTACCGTGGAAGAATCTTTCCTTCGCATCAAGCCTAAGCTAGAGCGTATGGTTATCCGCAAGGCTATCACGGTAAAAACTCAACTATCTGCTCTTGAGCGGATAATGGCGCATCCAACGCACGGCAGTCCTATTATCGGTATCGGTAGTTTCCCTAGTGATCTTCGAGCGAAGATGCTGGCGATCAATATAATGGATCAAGCCATCACTAGCCAGAACGCTAAAGGGCGTCGTAATCCATCGCACTATCCTTTGTGGCATAAAGTGTTTGGCGGCTTTGGTGATCCTCTGTTGGATAATCGCCAAGCAATGAGTATGCTCATCATTAGCAATGTTGGTACAGATAGTACGGCACCCAAGATTGAAAAAGTTCGTGACCTGCTCGAACGTTATGACAGCATTCCACGTATCGTACTCGTACACGGCTCTGATCCCCTAGAGTTCTTTTTGACTAAGCTACGTATGCCTATGAGCTATGGGTTTTATCTAGGGGCTGACAGCAAAACCGTGGTGCTAGACATATGATAGAGCTGATCCCATTCTATCAGAACCTTCTCCATGAGGTTCATAGCAAACGTCTTACTACGGATAATCCTCAATTCAATCAACGCTACAGTATTAGTGTTTTGAATTCAGTATTGCCTGCTATATTGGAGTACGTCGTACAGAACAATCAGAAATCTATCGTTATCGTAACTCCCTCTATTAACGAATCGCAGATCATTGTTACGTACTTGATCAAGCAACTTGTAGAGGGGGCCGGCAGAGTTAATGGTTTCTATGACATTAACACCGTACGGTTCTTTGATTTGAAACCGTATAAAGTAAACGCCGAGCGTGGCATTCACGTAGGCTCGCTGCCGAATGTTATTACCAATGTGGTTGGTTGCGATAGCCTGTTGACGTATTACCCGTTCACCTTTGAAGTTCTTCGCCAACTATCAGGCTTGTCTGATTCACTGGTGTTGTTTGATCCAGCGAATAAGAAAGGCAATTGGTATGCACAATATATCAAGTTGGCCTTACGTAGAGAGAACGGTATAGTGAAATGAAACGTAGAATAGCTAACCGCTGGCGGAAAACATTTGCGTGGTTGCCTAAACGTATTATTGCGGCTACGGCACAGGGCGACGAAGTTACTATTGAGTGGGTTTGGTTGCGTCCGGTTTTCTATAGGTACAGTGTTTTCCAAGGGCGCTTCATGGGAATCATCTACAGTAAGTCAGATAAATGAATGAACTACTATCGCCCGATGAAGGGCTAGATTCCGCTATTGAGCGGACCCGCCAACACTATTGGGGTGTTCACGCAGACATTCGCGCGTCATGTATGAGTGTATTCAACGAAATAGAGCAGTTGACCTCGGAACTATCACTGTCCTCTTTGGATATTCCTCAACAGTCTGTTGAGAAACGACCGCCCGTTAATAAACAAATCAAAGAGATTTATCATCGCATCTGCCGTCTGTGTCACCCTGATAAGTCTGGAGTTACTGATCCTGTTCTAGTTGAGTTTATGCAGGATGCAAAAGAATTGTACCGAGAAGGCTCCAGTGCAATTGAAACTCTGTATGTAAATCTGCGCGCTTATCTCAGTAACCCGGAAGCTTACACTAAAGCTAAGACGTTAGCGATGAACATGCAAAGAGCCGCAAATGATCCTTGGTATGAAGTGCATCAACACTTTATCAAAGGGGAAGGCTCTCAAGCTTTTATGAAAAGCAGGCGCCTTCTAGGTTTGCATCTGGTCGGCCTTAAAGGCCAGCGGGATTCTTTGAAGCATAAACTAAACACTAGGGGAATAGTATGAATCCGATGACAGCTGAGATTAAACCGAATCTGGACATGGAGAAATTTGCCGATAACGATGATGTTCTCAGCCCGTTGGCTGCAATGCAGGAAATCTCAGCGAAGGCGATTAACCGTATTGCTGAAGACCTAATGCTTGATCCTCAACTTATTGCTGATTCCAAAACTGGCGTTGAAGTAGTCAACTTCTCACCTAATATGGTTAAAGGTTCTCAGCTGCGTAGTGTGCGTGATAATATCCGCCGCCGGTTAACAGTACGAGAGGCAGGCTCTCCTCTTATCGTAGCGATTCGGGAAGAGTTTGAAGTAGCTGCTGTGCAAGCTTATCAAAAGAATTCCATGCATTTGTTTTATCTACGTTCAATGACACTGGCTTTTCTGAACAATCACCATATTCAGATTGGTAAAGACGCTGTAGCCTACGAGCTTAATCAACTTGAACGGGAAACGGACGGTATTACTTCTTCCGATAATACCAAACTGAGAATGGCTTACCATAATGCATTCTCCAATGTAATGCGCTTTCACCCACTTTACGTTTCATATCTTTATGAAATGTCCGGTGATAACGAAAGAGCTGAAACCCTATTCAATGAAGTGGTCGAACATTACGGTTGGTTAGTACGTAAAGCGTATCCTGATCGCTTCGTTTAAAGGAAAGCCAATGGTTAGGAATACCCGCCCCGGTTATCGTTATTTTCGTTGCGATGACTGCGGAACTGATTGGAAATCGGCCAGTCGTGATTACCGTTCCGCCTCTGTCGAACATTGCCCGAATGGTGATTGTGAGTTCCAACCAGCTAATTCACCTAGAGGTAATCAATTCGTAGATTTACCTGTTGATAAAGATGGAAATCTTTTAGATTCGGTTAATCAAGAAGCTATTTTGTTGCATAAGTAATAGCAAGGGCGCCTTAAAAAGCGCCCTTTTTAATGCCTGTGTTTTAATGGTTTTCGTTCCAAAACATTGCCTTATGCTAATTTAGTGTAGGTAACGCGCGATTACCATTTACAGGAGATTCTCTCAATGGCAAACCCCAACTCGTCTGCCGGAGTATATGAGTATGAAACAGACCTCAGTACCCGAGTAGAAGGTGAAAGCACTGGCGTCGGTGTTATTGTCGGGCAGTTTGAAAAAGGGCCAATTAATGTGCCTTTTTTCGTTTCTGATACCGGCGACCTCGAAGAACAGACAGGCCGTCCGAACATGCGTAAGTATGGTGCGGCGCGTTACTGTGCTGAAATCTTTTTGGAAGAAAGTAAACAACTCTGGCTCTACCGTATCGTAAACGGTGCAACTACTGCGGGCGCTTATTTCACGGTCGATGACCTGAATGCACAAACCCCGGTTATTGCTCTGACCAACTTCGACAAAGGGAATAATATTCCTACTGGTATTGTCGACCCGTTGGATAATCTGGCGTTCGATCCTACAACGCCCGGTGTAAATAACATTCTCATGTTCTTCTGTGCCGCTAACCCCGGTGCATGGAACAACCGCATTTCTGTTCAGGTTCGCCCGTCGAACCCGCTCGGTGTTCCGGTAGGTCAAGCTCACGACGTTTACCAGTTCTGGATCGACGTGTTCTATGATTACACTGGACCGAACAATCTTCCTGTCGAATCCCATCTGGTTTCTCGTGTAAAAGAAATCAACGCTGACGGTCGGCAGATGTTTGTTGAAGATGTGATCAACAATCGTAGTAAGTACATTCGTGTTCGTAATAACGAATTGTGCCAACCTGTAGCCATTAAGAAAACCGCCTTTGTTACATTTGGCGGTGCAATCGATGGCGCTGCTGCAACCCCTAATCAAATCGCCGCTGCTTATGAAGCGTTCGAAGATTATGAAACCCAGCCGGGCAACCTTTTCATTAACTGCGGTCAGGCGTTTCCTGCTGTGCAGCGTGAAATGGCTCGCGTTTGTGAATCCCGAGGTGATGCTGTACCTCTGCTTGATGTTCCTAATGATCGTGAAGACGTAATCTCTGCGCGTGCCTATCGTCTGAATGATCTAAACTTGAACACAAGCTATGCTGCTCTCTATGCTGGCAGCGTTCCTTGTTACGATCAGTATAATGATCGTGATGTTTGGATTCCGCTTTCTGTATTCGCCGCACGTTCTTGTGCTCTGGTTGAGCGTGTACGTTCGGTAGCTCACGCTCCTGCTGGTATGCGTTACGCTAAAATTCAATCTGCTCGGTTCCCTGTACGTCTCGATAAGATGCGCGTTTATAAGCAAGGTGATCGTGACGCTCTGGATAAAGTTCAGGTTAACGTAACCCGTCGCATTAAAGGCGAAGGTGTCTTCATTAACGGTGAAGAAACGCAGCTGCATGTAGCAAGCGCCTTCCGTAACTTGAGCGTACGTCGTTCTATTTCTTCTGCCCGCCGAGCTATTGCTAAAGCAACGCTGGTCGGAGTGTTTGATCCGAACGATGATTACCTGCGACTTAGCTTGAAAGGTATCGCAGAATCGTATCTGATCCCGCTAACCTCTGGCCCTGATCGTAGCTTCTACAATGCGGAAGTTGTTTGTGAAGAACGAAACAACACGCCGGAAGTAGTAGCAGCTGGCAATCTGAAAATCGATATCTTCCTTGATCCGGTTATTAGTGCCAAGCGTATTCATCTAACTGCATTCATTCAGGGACCGGGTAGCGTGTCCGTGGAAGAGAACAATTAAGGAGGCTTCGGCCTCCTTTCGGAGAGAAACATGGAACTTCGCCTTGAACAAATGATCGCCTCGCTGGAAACAGTGAGTGAGATTCGCAATCTGCAACCGAACAACCCAATCGTTGTTCGTCTGAGCCACCCAACAAACAGCACAGTTCACGTAATCGTTTGTGCTTATACCGAGCCACATCAGCAGGTACTTCCGCTGAATGTCACTTGGTTTGACTTCAATCCCATGTCGGTCAACTACCGTCGAGCTTTGCGCCGCGTTAGTAAAACACCGACCGGAAATATGAACCATGAGTGGCGTGTGATCGACACTTATGATGAAGTATTCGTAACACAAGAGTACGACGCTGCTGATACGGAGTACCTGACTAACGTACAAAGTGTTCCGCCGGCATCTGTGACCGTACTTGGTACAGTAAAACTGAGTTATACTCCCACTGATCCTGCCAACCCTGTAGTAGTGGTTGAAGGTGATCCTCGTTTGTCTGATGCACGTGTACCGAAAGCACACTCGCATCCGCAGCAACCCGCACGTCAATTAAAAACCTCAACTGGTGTTGTTACCATTGAGGGTTCCGCCGCCCCCGAGTCTGGAGCTGTACTTGTTGCTACCGGACCTAATGCTGCTGTATGGCGCCGTCTGACTACTACGGACATTAAGTAATGACTACATTGGTAGAATTTGTCGAACAATCTCTATCGCTTGCTGATCTTCGAAATCTGAGCGTAGAGAACCCGATTGTACTTCGGGTTAATGCTCCGGCTTCTTTGGAAGAATTCCAAATCGTCGTTGCCCATAAAGAACCTAGCTTTAGCATCTTGCCTTATAACGTGACTTGGATCGTTGCTGATTCCGCATCCGCTAACTACAAGCGTGCTATGCGTCGCGTTACTAGTCTTCCTTTTGCTGGCTATCGTAATACGTGGGAAATTCTCACCACTGTGGAAGATATCTTTGCTGTTCCTCAGTATTATGAATACAGCGGTAGTTTCCAACTCGGTGAAGTAGAGCTGAATGGTATCACTCAAGCTACCATGAAAATGCGCGGCACCGTAAAGCTGCTGAACAATCCAGTCGATACTGATCCAGAAGCTGATATTAACAACCCTGTTGCTATCAGTAGTAATGATCCGCGCATGGATGATGCTCGTGATCCTCTGCCACATACTCATCCGCTGACCGCTGCTGAAATGTTGGCTGGTTCTACTGGCGCCAATGAATTCTATGTAACTATCAAAGATGGTGCTCCGCCGCAGGCTGGACAGGTTCTTATCCTGACAGGTGCTGGCGATGAGCCGAACGAAATGATTGGTTACTGGCGTAATCTCAACCGTAGTGACGTTGACTACAACGGTCCTACTTTTGATGCTCTGGAAATTTACACCAGCGCCGCCGAGTTCAACGAGAAGCAGACATACGTGTTCCGCGCTAATGCTGTTTTCTCTGATGGTACTAAGCAGAACGATGTTCCAGCACTCTGGTCTATCGTAGTTGGTAAAGAGTATTCGAGTATCAGTGCCACCACCGGTACTTTTAGCAGCAGTGAAATCGTCGGTGACAAACCTGTACGTATTCAAGCTACTTGGACTCATGCTATTTCCGGCCAAACCCGTAACAAGACCTTTGAGTTCACTCTCAAGGACGTTACTGTTTATCGTGTACTGGATCGCATCACTATCGATGGTCCGGTCACAGTTAACGAAGGTGGTTCTGTAACTTACGGTGTGACCGCTCACTATGATGACGGCACTTCGCAAGGTGTTGTTCCTGCTACCTTCCTGAATAGCAACGCTACTGTTGGTTCTTTGAATCCGACTACTGGCGTATTTACCGCTGCTCAGATCGCTGGTGGTAATGGTGCAACTACTCTGAGTGCTTCCTATTCGGAAGGTGGTATCAGCCGCTCTGCGTCGTTGAATATTACTGTAGTGGATACCACTGTTTATCCGGTGTCTGCTGTTATTAACGGACCTAGCACCGTTGATGAGAACAAGAGTGCTACCTATAGCTTCGTTGTTAGTTTCTCTGACGGTACATCCCGTGCAGTGTCTATCAACAATTGGACTAGCTCTCGCACTTCTGTTGCTACCATTAGCCCGGTATCCGGCGCATTGAATGCTAACGAAGTAAACGGTAATCAGGCCATTGTGGTTTCCGGTAGCTACACTAGCGAAGGCGTTACCATTAATGCCACCCGTGATGTGACCGTTCGTGATCTAACTGTTTATCCGACTTCAGCGAATATCCTTGGTGCTGCATCTGTTAACGAGGGAACTACCTCGACTTATCAGTTCCGTGTGAATTTCTCTGACGGCACCAGCATGATCGTTCCGGTTTCGAACTGGACCTCTAGTGATACGACTGTTGCTACTATAAATGCTGCCACCGGTGTTCTTACTGCCGCCGCTGATATCAAGCCGAGTAAGACTACTGTTATCGCAGCTAGCTACACCAGTGAAGGTACTACTGTTTCTGACAACCGTACTATCACTATTGCCGACATTACTCCGTATCCGCAATCTGCCTCTATTGTTGGTGCTGCGAATATTGATGAAGGCACAACTGTTACGCTTCAGCTTCAGGTAACGCTGACTAACGGTACGCAAACAACTGTTAACGCTACTAAGTGGACTTCCAGCAACACCGATCTGGCTACAGTTTCGGCAGCTGGTGTTGTTACTGCTACCGCTAACGTTGTCGGTAATCAGCAGTTCACTATAACTGCGGAATATACTCTGAATGGCGAAACCATTACTCAACAGAAAGTATTCACCATTGTTGACCGTACCTCCTATCCTGTTTCGGCTACTATTAACGGACCTAGCTCTGTTAACGAGGGTGTCGATACACAATACGAGTTGAATGTAACCTTCGCGGATAGTACTACCCGTATTGTCACAGCTAGCTCTTGGGCCTTTAGCAACGCTGCTGTTGGTTCCGTTAGCTCCAGCGGTTTGTTCTCTCCGATTGCAAACATACAGGGTAATAAGTCCGGCAGCTTGAGCGCTAGCTATACGTTGGATGGTGTTACTGTTAATGCTAACCGCACATTGACCATTGTCGATATCACTAAGTATCCGCAGTCTGCTGTTATCTCTGGTCCGACCACGGTGAACGAGAATACCACAACTGATTATCAGCTGTCGGTTACGTTCTCGGATAACTCTACCAGCTTCGTTCCTGTAACGAATTGGGCAGTTACTGTAGGCGACGATATCGCTACTATTAGCGAGACTGGTATTCTTACCGTAGGTGAAGTGGGTATTGGTGATAAGCCTGTACGCATTACTGCTTCGCATACTGTTGACGGTGTGACCGCTACTGCTGAGTTGAATATCACTGCGAAAGACCTGACTGTTTATCCGCAGTCTGTTCAGATTGCAGGTAGCTCTACTGTCGATGAAGGTACTACTGGTATCTTTGCCGCACAGGTTACTTTCACTGACGGTTCCGTTGATGACAAAACCGCAGATGCTGTTTGGACATTGAGTGATGAAACTCATGCGACTATCAGCAACGGTAATCTTGTCGTCAAGCAGATTATTGGTGGTAATAAAACAGTTACCATTAACGTTTCGTATGAAGAGAACGGTGTTACCCGCACTGCCACTCGCAACGTAACTCTGCGGGATAGCACTGTTTATCCGCAGTCTGCTGAAATCGTCGGTCCTGCTACGTTTAACGAAGGTGATGCTGAACATCAGTTCATTCTTCGCGTTACCAAAACTGATAACAGCACGGAAGACGTTATCGTAAATACTTGGTCGAGCAGCAACCCGTCTGCTGGTACTCTGTTGAATATCGGTGCGTTTACTCCGGCAGCTTCTGTAACTGGCGATGACTTGGTAACTACCATTACCGCCACTTACACTCTGGATGGTGTTACTGTAACCGGAACCAAACAAGTTAGCGTTAAAGACGCTACTGTTTACCCAGTTAGCGCTGTTATCCTCGGCGCTAATGCTGTCGATGAAAATACTTCTGCTACCTATGAGCTTGAAGTTACTTTCACCGATGGTACTGTAGCTAAACGTGCTGTTAATAGCTGGTCTTTGGAAGATAGCACTCATGCTTCCATCGATGCTGCTGGTGAACTGATCGCAGGTGAAGTAACTGGTAATCAAACCGTTAAGATTATGGTTGATTACACAGATGCCGGTCGTACTATTAATGCCACTAAGACTGTTACCATTACCGATACGTCGGTTTATGTTTCCAGTCTGGCTATCGGTGGCCCAGCACAAGTTACTGAAGGTTCTTCGGTTAACTTCCTTGCTACCGCTACATACACCGATGGTAGTACTCAACCCGTTACCGCTTCGTGGTCTGTAACTCCGACTACGTACGGTACTATCGATAGCACCGGTGCTTTTACTACTGCCGGTAACATCGTAGGTGATCCTACTGTTACAGTTAATGCTTCTTACACAGAAAATGGTGTTACCCGTACTGCTACTGCGCAGCTTCTGATTAAGGATGCTCAACTGTATCCGACCGATACTGCAATTATTGCTCCGGCTTCGCTCAATGAAGGTCAGTCTTCGACACTTCAACTGCGCGTTACTTACAGCGATGGCAGCACAGTTACAGCTAACTCTGGTGTTACTTGGAGCGTAGACAACGGCTCGTATGGTTCTATCACTACTCAGGGTGTGTTTACTGCTGCCCAAGTTGCTGGTGGAAACAAAGTGATCGTTGTTACCGCAGCTTATACCGAGAACGGATTGAACTTCTCTGAGACGGCTAACATTACAGTTGTTGATACTACTCTGTATCCGCAATCGTTGGCTATCACTGGACCTAATCAGGTTAACGAAGAAACTTCCGGTCATCAGTACACTGCAACTGTGACTTATCAGGACGGTTCTACTGCTAACGTAACTACTGCCTCTGGTATTACGTGGTCTGTATCTAGCGGAACCATCGGTGCGCAAACAGGTTCGTTTACCGCTCCTACCGTAAGCGCTAACCAAAACGTTACCGTGACAGCCACTTATGTTGAAGCTGGCCAAACTGTATCGAAGACGTTTACTGTTCAAGTGATGAATGTGGTTATTGTTCCGCAGTCTGTAGCTATCACTGGTCCCGCTAGCGTAGCTGCTGGCGGCACAGCGAACTACGTTGCTACTGTTACATACAGCAATGGTACTACCGCTGTTCGTACAACTGCTGGTACTTGGGGTCGTAGCAATGCGGCTGCTGGTACAATCGGTACGGCTACTGGTGTGTTCTCCGCAGCGTCGGTTAGTTCGAATACTGCAACGAACATTACCTATAGTTTCACTGAGAACGGCGCCACTGTTACAGCTAGCTATCCGATTAACGTAACGGTTGCTGTTGTTCCGACTGCTCGTTTCGGTATCGGTCAGTTCTCTGGACCTGATCTGACTGGCGGTAAGAACGATGGTCAGAATGGTGGTATGAACCTTGAAGGTAAGCCTTACGAGCAGTGGACTGGGCCTCAAGACTTCTTCACTAAAGTGCTGAAGAATCAGATGCCGTCGAATAACAACGGTGAGCGACTGTCTCTGAACTTGGTAACTGGTGCTGATTACGGTTACTTTGCACATCCGTCTTCGCTGGGTACTGCTGTGCATACCGATCTTGCTACTGGATGGCCGGGCGGTTGGGACGGTATTACTTGGGAACAAGATGGTAACTTCGGAGATACAAGCGGGCCTATCGAAGTAATGGTTGATGATGGTAGTGGTCCGCGTCTGTGGAAAATCTACCGCACCGACTTCTCCGGTATTGGTCAGTATGCTTGGACTATCACTTACGTGAAGTAAATACCAATGGAGGTAAAGGGTGGGGGAAACTCCACCCTTTTTTCATATATGGCGCTATATCTTTCGTCATTTCTTTTGCCAGCTTCCGCTGGTGTACCGTTCCTTTTAGAAGATAAATATTTGAGGGGCGGTTTTCGAATCCTGTCTACTATCGCAGAACGTGATGCTATACCTACAGCAGCACGTAAAATTGGAATGCGTGTATTAGTAGCAGACGACAACCTTATTGAATACACGCTTGCTGGTGGTACTGCAAATACGGATTGGGTACAGTCTACGTATGTTCCCGCTGAGCATAGTCATGGGATTGATTCGATAACAGGTCTGAGTGCCGCTCTTTCCGACAAAGCCTCCGTACTTCATAGTCACGCTGTTTCAGAAGTAACTGGATTGCAAACTGAGTTAGAGGCTAAGGCTTCTCTTGAGCACGACCATCCAATCAGTTCCGTAACCGGATTAGTCGACGCCTTAGCTAATAAATCCGATACTCTGCACACTCACGCAGTAAACGATATTGATGGTTTAGCTATTGCTCTAGCCGATAAGGCAGACACTAATCATCTGCATACTGTCGCAGACATTTCGGATTTACAAATAGCTTTAGATGGTAAAGCGGATGACGTTCACCTTCACGCTATTTCCGATGTTACCGGCCTACAAGACTCTTTAAATTCCAAAATATCGTCGGCTCAATTGACTGACGCTTTATCGTCCAAGGCTGACGCCGAGCACGCACATGGTATCGTCGATATAAATGGCTTGAGCGATGCTCTTGCTGGAAAAGCCGATGCTATTCACGGACACGGTATTTCTGATGTTACTGGTTTGCAATCAGCACTCGACAGCAAGTCTTCAACTGATCACAATCACGCAGTCGCAACTGCTGCTACCTCTGGTTTTATGTCAGCTGAAGATAAAGCAAAACTAGATGGTATTTCCGGTGGTGCTAATAGCTATGAACATCCAACAGGTGATGGTTATCAGCACGTCCCCGCAACAGGTACTACCTCTAACGGTAAAGTTCTGAAAGCTGGTGCGACTGCCGGTTCTGCTGCATGGGGCAATGTTTCGTTTACTGAATTAACTGATTTACCGTCTTCTTTCACACCAGCTGCGCACAATCACGCCGTCAGCGAGATAACCGGTTTACAGGATGCTTTAAACGATAAACTGTCTAAGTCTGGCGGTACTGTAGACGGTAACTTGACTGTCACTGGTAATTTTGTTGTGCAGGGTGGTTATACCGTTCTCAATACAACAGAATTGGAAGTTGATGATCCCGTTATCACAGTAGCTCGTGGGAATACGTCCGGTATTGTACCTTACGCTGGTATCAAAGTAGAACGCGGCTCTGCTGATGCTTTCCTCGTATTCAACGAAGCTACTGATCGTTGGACGGTGTACACCTCTTCGGATGATTTAGCCACAGCAGGGACATTAGCTGCTATTCAAGCTGATACTTTTTATGGAGCGTTATCAGGTAACGCTGATTCTGCTACAGTTGCTGATAGATGGTCTACGCCATGTGCTGTCAGTTTTACAGGAGACGTTACCGGTTCCACTTCAATAGATGGTTCCGCAGATGTTTCTGTATCTTTGACCGTAGCAGATGATTCACACAATCATTCCATTAGCACTGTTGTCGGTTTGCAGTCAGCTCTGGATGGAAAATCCGCAACAGGACATACTCACGCAGACGCCACTATTTCTGCTTCTGGTTTTATGTCCGCAGCTGATAAGACCAAGTTGAATAGTGTTGCTTCTAACGCAAACAATTATTCTCACCCAACAGGCGATGGGTATCAGCATGTGCCAGCAACAGGTACTACCTCTAACGGTAAAGTTCTGAAGGCTGGTGCAACTGCTGGTTCTGCTGCATGGGGTACTGTGAATTACGCTGAGCTGTCAGGTTTGCCTGCTACTTTCCCGCCTGCAAACCACAGCCATATCATAGCTGATATAACAGGTCTGCAAAGCGAACTAGATAGTAAATCGAATACATCGCACACTCACGCAGACGCTACTACCTCGGCTTCCGGTTTTATGTCGGCCTCGGATAAAACAAAGCTGAATGGTGTCGCAGCAAATGCGAATAACTACACTCACCCAACTAGTGATGGTAGTCTTCACGTACCAGCAACCGGAACAACTAATAACGGTAAAGTTCTGAAAGCAGGTGCAACCGCAGGCTCTGCTGCGTGGGGAACCGTTAGTTACACCGAACTCACGAATGTACCATCTACATTCGCACCATCGGCTCACAGTCATGCCATAGCTGATGTTACTGGCTTACAAACGGCATTGAATGGTAAACTGGCTACTACAGGAAAAGCCGCTGATAGCGATAAGCTGGATGGTTTCGATTCAGCTACCGCAGCTACCGCTAATACCGTTGTAGTCCGAGACAGTACCGGTAATGTCAATGCTACCGATATAACCATCGTTTCTGATATGAACAAGAAAACACTTGTTAGTCATATCAGCGATGATCATGCGTTGGCGACTGTTTTACAATGGGAATCTATACTTTATACATTGGATGATGATCCAACTCGACGTGTCATGCCTGGACATTCTGCACAACAGATGCTAAGTGTTACACCCGAGTTGGTAACTGTACGCGAGGATGGATCGCTTGGACTTTCTTACGCACTAACCTCAGCGTACTACGCTGCTGCCTTACGTGCTGTTATGAAACGTTTGGACGATTTAGCTTCTCGTTAATGGTTAATGACAGGGAAGTCATCTTTGAGGGTAATAACATGCTACCTACCTCTGGTACTCTGAAGCTTTCGCAAGTTGCTGCGGAATTCAGTGAGCCTCTTCCTGTGAAGTTTAGTAAGTTCTACGGGGTGGCTGACGGTATTCCATCTTCCGGTACTATGAAGCTATCTCAGTTCTACGGAAAATATAAACTGTTGGCGCAAATCGACGCTTACCTGTTCGACAGTACAGCACAGCTTGATAGTTTTAAAGCAACAAACGTTCCTCCGACTATGCAGAGCGTGTTCAATACGTGGGGCCGATTTTCAGATAACGCTTGGTATCCTTCCGGTACTACTCCGGGTGGAGAGGCTGCGTCATGGGCATACGAAGAAGGTTCGACTTCAACTACAACACAAAAACAGAATCTGCCTATATTTGGCGTGAAACCAATCGGTATCAATACGGCTGCTGAGTTGTCGCAGTTAGATATCGAATACGCTGACACCAATAATCGCAGAATATCTTTTACTGGTAATGATCAGTATGCCTATTTCTGTCATCCGGTAGAACTAGGTATCGCTACGTTCGTTGATGTTGCCGCTGGTTTTCCCGGCGGATGGGATGGCGCTAGTTGGCCTGACAATGGCGATTTCGGAGATACCTATGGACCTCTGACTATTACTCGGACTATCGGTAGTACAACTAGTCAATGGTATTTGTATCGCACTGATTTCCCCATGACAGGCAGCTATCAGTTTGATGTTACGTTCCCTAATCCCGGTTTGCAGAGTTATAGTACGGTAATCACTACGGTTCCCGGCGGTGATGGAAAGATTGTTACTACCACTAACTCTAGTACACGCATTGGTTTCATTAGTAGTGAAAAGCTGGACAACTATACGTTCGAAGCTACTTTGGCTTCAACCAACCCCGATGATGACTTAATAGGGTTAGTGGTTGCGCATAAACACGATGGAACTAATAACATTATATTGATGGCATATCGTGCGAACTACACTGCGAGCAATTGGGTTCTTCAGTTATATGATGGTTCCTTGGCCACACCCCAAGTTATTTTGGTTAATGGTAGTAATTCGATTACAACTGGTTTTCAAAATAGCACTTATAGGGGTTGGGTAACTAGTGGTCCTACTCGTATCCGTATTCAAAGAACTGGTGATATCATTAAAGCTTGGTGTTCACCATTCGGTTCTACGGTAATTGATTCCACTACGCTCATTCAATTCGATTTGAATTCAAATGCTTCGACAGCTAAACTGAAAGGACCGCAATCTTACGGTTATATGGCATATAGTCAAGCTAGTTCTTCCTTCACTGATATCAAACTTACTGGTGGTTTGGTTTCTGACACCATTTATAACACAAATGGACAAGTATGGAAGTATAACGGTAGTTCGTGGTCTTTAGATGGAGAATCCTCTTTATTGGGTAGCTTAGGCTATCCGCGAAGAGTTCGTAATCCTTCAACGGGTTATGTATTTAACATTGATCCCAATGGTGTTATCACTCGCGTTTAAGCACCTTTGTCTGTTTATTTCGAATGATTAATTCATATAAACAGTAATTTAGAACAGGCACAGAACAGGAGAACTGACATGCCTCTTTATCCAACTTCTTTCTTTATTCCGCCGGCCGGTGTACCCTTCATTCTTGAAGATAAGTACATGCGTGGCGGTTATCGCGTTTTAGCTACATTAGCTGAACGTGATGCTATTGCAGTCGCCGCACGTAAAGCCGGTATGATTGTCCGCGTTACCGAAGACAATACTCTGTATGAACTCGTTGGAGGTACAGGTAATGCTTTCTGGAAGCCTATCGATTTGATGAAGTATATCAAACTCGGCGCTCCTATTATTCTGTCCGAAGATGGTTCCCTTACTTTGGACCTAGGTTCTTCCTTTAACCTTACCGAAGGAAAACTTAGCATTAACGTTACCGAGTTACTCGGCCCGACGTTAAAGGACTTCTTTTCTGCCACTTCCGCTGATAACGGTAAAGTGCTGACTTATGATTCGACAAGTGGTACTTTCATCCTGAAAGCGGTAACTGCCGGTACGAGCGGTCCTACCTACAGAGCACTTGCACCTATCACTATTAACGCACAAAATGAGATCGGTGTTAACTTCACCAACTTGTTCAGCAACAGTATGGTTACTTTCTTCTCCGCTGTTGCCGCAGATGACGGTAAAGTGCTGACCTATGAACACGCCACTCAGAAGTTTGTTCTGAAAGCTCCGGCTGCCGGGGGTACTACGCTTGCCCGTGCCTCCAACTCTTATAACCGTGGAAGTATTGCTGCTGGTGCCACTAGTGACTTTATTGTTCCTACCGGTAAAACAGCAATGGTTATCTCACTTAGTGTTAACGCAGCTGATGTTACTGTAGAGTGCCATTCTACTCCGACTCGTACGGATGTTAACCCGTATAAGTTTAAGTCTGCCACGGGTAAACTGCTGGATGACGGTACAAGTATTCTGGAAGATGGTTCCACTCAATACAATCGACGTTATGCATTCGTAGCCAATCTTGAAGCAACTCCTGGCAGTAACACTTATTGGCGCGTAACCAACAATTCCGCTTCCGCTCAAAGTATTACTGTAAATATTACATACCTGACGTACGAGTAATCCACGATGGAAGAGTTGATTCCGGGTATGATGATAAGCCTATCTGCGGACCACGACCTGAGCGACTTTGATTGGTACACATTTAACGGCGAGCGTTCTGTTACGTTAAAGGGTCACAATCAACGTCACGACTTCAAACTTGAAAAAGGCGATGTGTACGGTGTTCGTTCCACTCGACAGCTTGGTAAGATGCAAGCTGTTAAGCGTGATATGACTCATGTACTCTTCCGCAATATTGAAGAGTCGAAGTTAGATAAGATCATCGAGAAATCGAAAGCTTATCGCGGCCCTGCTGTTAAGCACCCTGAATTGGAAGGTCGCAAACGTGCTCCGAAGGTAGCTATCAAAAGTACCGAGATTAAAATGCCGAATCGTTTGGTCGACGCTTACTTCACACCGAAGAATGTTATCGAGCGTACAACATACAACCGGCAAGATTACCAATGGCGCAAGGTTGGAAAACAAATCCGCGTTATCACTAAGAAGATGGGTAAAGCTCGAAAGCCTCTCGAACTTGGCGATATGATTGGTATGCGATTTGTCACTCAAGCTAAGGGTGGCTATATCATCATGCCTAATCAGGAACGGGTCAACATTCCTACCGAAATTTACAAAGAGATTGTCGAGAATTCTCGCATTCTCCCACGCGCAGAACAGCTATCCGGTGAAATCAATATGCTGGATATCAAAGAGCAAGTTCTGCAAGATCGTCCAGAGGCACGTAGAGCAACGATTAAACGTCGTGGTGGAAACGCTATGACTAACTTGCGTCGTCGCTTGGCTAATGATCCTCTTCTTCACGATGAGGATGATCACGATGACTTCGAAGATGAAACCAATCTTGAAGCTGAGACAGTTCGAGAAATGTTGAGTCCGGGTAGTATCATCAAGATCAGCCGTGCCCGCGATCGGCGTGTAATGGTTTTCCGTATGAAAGTAGATGAGACAAAACATCAGATGACGATGTATTTCCTCGGTCTGCTGGATGGCGATAAACCTAACATCGAAGAAGTATACTTCACCAAACTTGATTCTCGCACTCGCGTATCTGACGTGAAATCGAAAATCACCGTCGAAGGTCACTATCCGACAGCTAAGCTGAAGCGCATTACTGGCGTCGAATTGTCGGATGCTAAGACTATTTCCCTAACGAGGTAAACCATGAACTATAAGGCTTTAATCAGGAACCCTCGCGCTTATGCCGAGTCGCTTACTATCAAAGCAGCTGTTGATATGGCGAAGGAATTGGATCGTCTGTATCACGAAGACGCAAACTCTCCGGTTCCTGATGAAGTCTATGATGTTCTGGTTAAGGTGATTGCCGAGCGTTCGCCTAATAACAAGTACCTCAAGAAGATCGGAGCGAAAGTTAGCAGCGGTATTAAAGTGCGCTTGAATACACCTATGCCTTCGTTGGACAAGCGCTTTCCCGGCACTAAAGAGCTTACTAAGTTCCTAACGCCGGGAACGTTTGTCGTATCTGATAAGAAAGACGGTCAGAGTCTTACATTAGGTTATCCCTCCGGCACCCTGAGTTATGCATATACTCGGGGTGACGGCGTTATTGGACAAGATGTTTCCGGTATCTGTCCTGCATTAAAAGTCCCACAATCCATTGGTAAAACAATGGAAGTGCGGGTTGAATTCATTATGTCTAAGGCACGTTTTGAATCTAAGTTCAAAAGCGATGAGTATAAAGTGGCCCGGAATATGGTCGCTGGCTTAACCAAACGTAATGAGCCTTCTCGCCACGTAGCTAACACTGATGTTGTCGCTTTCGAAATTCTCAGTGGTTATGGTAGTGATAAACCACAATCACAACAGTTGAAAATCCTTGAACGTCTAGGCTTTCAAGTCGTCGTCCATAAGGTGATGAAAAATCTCACCGAGAATCAACTGGTCACTTACTACCATGAGCGTAAAAAGAAAGCGAAGTATGAAATTGATGGTATCGTGGTAGCGAAGGATGTTCCTTATCGTCATACCGCTGATAACCCGAAACACGCTATCGCCTTTAAGATCAATAGTATCGAGGATGCTCAGGTAACTAAGGTCATCGATATTGAGTGGAAACAAAGCCGCCACCGTAAACTGGTTCCTACTATCTGGATCGAACCAATCTTTATTAACGGTGTGGAAATCAATAAAGTCACCGGTCATAACTGGTTCTTTATTCAAAACGGCTTCCGCTTTAAAGACCGTGCCAAGAAACCTCCTGTGCGGCCGATCAACATCGGTTCTGTAGTGAAGGTGTCTCGTCGCGGCGAAGTTATCCCGCATATTGAAGAAGTTGTAAAACCCTCTCGCCGGCCTTCCGTCCCTGCCCAAGAACACCTTGTTTCTGGTGTAGACGCTATGGCTGTAGATAAGACCGCTTCTGTAGAGCAGAAGATCAAACACTTCTTCACCGTGATGGAAGTAGAAGGTATTAAGCTGGGTACTATTCGTAAACTGGAAACGGTTGGCTTGAATACTATCACAAAGATTCTACGTGCAGGCTCAGCCGATTTCATGCAGGCTGAAGGTATTCAACATACCAGTGCAGTACGTCTGTACAAAGGAATCCAAGAGCTTAAAACTAAAGGTTCCTCTTTTGCTAAACTCGGTCACGCCTCCGGTGTTTTCGGAAACAAGATTGGCGAAACAAAACTCCAAGCAGTATATGACCACTATCCGCGCATTATGTCTTGGGCTGACAAGGACACTGGTTGGTTGACTGCGAAGTTGGAGCAAGTAGCTGGTCTGCAAACACTAGCCGCAGTCATAGCTAAAAAATTGCCCGCGTTTGTTCGCTTCGTAGAACGTAACGATCTGAAGATAATCAAACCGAAGGTCGTAAGAGCGACAGGCACTGCGATGAAAGACCGTTCCGTATTGTTTACCTCTGTACGCAATAAGGAACTTGAGGATTGGATCAAAGCTAACGGCGGTAAAGTAGCTACTACCGTGAAGCAAGCGAATATTCTCATCGTCAAAGACGTAGGCGCCTCTAATACGAAGATTGATTACGCTCGGGAAAACCGTATCCCGATTTTTACCGTCGATGGATTCAAGAAAAAATATGGCATTTAAATGCAAACAACCACTGGCACGACAGCGGCCGGCGATTTATTAGTTAATCTGGTCAAAGCCCCTGTCTTAACATTTGAAAAAGATTATGCGATGTGGAATACAGAACCTCATCGCACTGGAATTGTTTTACGTAGAAGTGCCGAACCTTGTGATGAGCGTTGTATCTTCCAAGGTGATATTCAGCAACATGATACATTCATTGTCCCCAACGAGCATGAGCCGTATCAAGGGGCCATAACCCGCGCCCGTTTGCTTAATGCAGATCAAGTCAACCTTTATGGTATCAGCACTTATGATCAGCATCGTTCTTTGATCGCCGAAATGTACAAGGGCGACACTGTAATCGATAGTCACCTTTACGATAAGTATCAGTTAAGTGATGCTCGGGGTACAGGGGAAGTCTCTCTGTACTCCGATCTTGCTGTATCTTATACTGATATAGGTCATGTCTTGACTAGGGGCTACAGCTCTCTTCGCTTAAAAGATGTGTCACGCATCGGTAGTATCTACGCGCTTACTCTTGAACCAAAAGGCACCCGCGTTCGCTTCGCTATATCTTTCGATGGTCATAAGAGTTACAAGGTGTTCCGCCGAAAAGAATTAGTGGACATTTATGATGATCCCGCTGCTATTGCTGAATACGGTAACAATAGTACCGATCTTTGTTATGGTTTTCGCAATATGAAACCTGATGATCGAACCGTCGTAGACTTCAAAATAGTTTTACAATCTGATAACACTGATGCCACTCCCGTGTTCTACGGATTCCGGTGCAGCTTGTATAGTACCATTACTTCACAATCCGAGGGATAATCCCATGCAGCGCTTTCAGCAGATAAGCATCAGTTTGGCGACACCATCACCAAACATCGATGAGCTTATCAAAGAGTTTTTTATCACCAATTCCAGTCCGACTGATGAGCAAGTACATGCCTTAGCCGAATCGCTCGCTATTACACCTGAGCGTCTGGAAGAGCGTATCTACCAATTGTTTTCCGCACTCCTTCAAGGAAAGTAAGATGAAAGTAGCAGTATACAGTATCTGCAAAAATGAAGAGAAGCACGTAGCTCGTTGGTTAGACTCAGTTCGTGATGCCGACGCTATTTATGTACTGGATACAGGAAGCACCGACAGTACACGTGAGTTGCTGGAGCAGGAACCGAAAGTTCAGCTGCATACTGCTAACTTCATCCCATTCAGATTCGATGTTGCCCGGAACATGATCGCTAATCAAGTGCCGGAAGATTTCGATATCTGTTTGTTCCTTGATTTTGACGAAGTTCTGGAACCCGGCTGGCGTAGGAAACTTGAAGAAATTCAAGAACCCTTCAATGGTCTGTGGTTCCGCATGATATTCTCGCGTGATGCTTCCGGTGAACCTGATGTAGTCTACCAACGGCTCATGGCTCATCGGCCGCACCATTACGTTTGGATGTATCCAATTCACGAAGTTCTAGTCCCTATTGAACTCGGAATGACAGAATTGAATGTACCTATCACGGTAGAACATTTACCTGATATGGATAAGCCTCGCTCTGACTATCTCGATATGTTGAAAATGGCAGTTGACGAAATGCCGCAAGACCCGCGCATGCGTCAATATCTAGGCCGTGAGTTCATGTACCGGGAAGAATGGGCTAATGCTATTTTGCACTTCGAAACACATGTGCTACTAAAGGATAGTCCTGCGTGTATTGCTGAATCGTATCGTTATATCTCTCGATGCCATGAAGCGATGAACCATCTTACCGAAGCAGAGCATGCTTTGTTGCGAGCTATCGCTGTATCCCCTGATCAACGTGAAGCCTACGCGGAATTGAGTGCTCTGTATCAACGCTGTCAGGAAATTGAACGCTGCTTGGCCTTTGCCCTAACCTGCGCTTCTATTCCTGAGAGTGCTAGCTATGTGATTCGTGAGCGCCGTTACTACCGCGAATGGCCGCATCACATGGCAGCTTGGTGTTATAATCAATTAGGTGCGTTGGAGTTAGCACAAAAGCATATACGTTATGCTTTCAATTTGAACCCCGACCATCCTCAAGTGATTGCAGACCTCATTAGCTTGACCGGTGAAGTTCCCGTAGAGCTAATGAATAAGATTAACAGTGGTGATTTGAGTATTTCTTATGAAAGCCGAAGCAGCGGGCATCAGCCGTAAGCAGTTTCTTGCTCTGAGTCCATCCAAACGTAAAAAGTATCTTAAGCAGTTTCCTCAATCTAGCCATCGTTTTCTTGATGGTGAGGGCGGGTCTAGCGAGGCTCCTGAAGAGAAACTTAAAAAAGTTAAGAAGGGAGATAAGCCTAAGAAGGGTGATAAGCCTAAGAAAGAAAAGAAAAAGAAAGAAGCGGAGATTGAACAGGACGAAGAGAAAGAACCTGAAGTAAAGAAGCGTCCATTTAGTCGCTTTATGACCAAGGCTCAATTCGCCATTCTTTCTGACGAAGAGAAAGCCTCTTATCTTGACCAGTTCCCCGGTAGCTCTCATAAGGAGCGTCCACCTCGCATTAAGCCACGTCCAAGCCGTATGGAACATAATCTGGATTTCACTGATGAAGAGCTGGCTTCTATGCATGAGGAAATGCAACAAGAGCTGGCTAATATGAGCACGGAAAATCGAGCTAGCATTAACCGGGAAAGTATCGGCCACTTAAATGATGTATCCACAGATGATATGCGTGAAGTGAGCGAAGATGTTCGCCACCACAGCGAAGAAATCGCAGAAGACGTCGCTAAGCGATTTCAGCGTCACCCTAAACTTTTCGGAGCTGGTTTATCCGGTATACGTAAGTTGTGGGGAGGTGAGGATGAACCCTCTCGTGCAGAAAAGAAAGCAGCCGATAAAGTTCTCACGCAGGCCACCAAATACGTAATGTTAGGGGCCGGTGTTGTAGCTCTAGCCGCTGCTGCTTCTCCTGTAGCGATGGTAGTAGGTGCGCTTATCCTAGACGCTTATGCCTCTAAATTTCTTGAGACTAAAGAAAACAAGAAGGAAGAGCAACTAGATAAGCTCAAACAAGAAAACTCTTTGATGAAGCAGAAGGAAAAGGAACGCCAAGAGCAATTGCGTGCCAAGATTCGCGCGCAGAAGGAAGAAGAAAAACGACTAGCTGAGCAGAAAGAAGAAACAGAGGAACGTCTGGAAGAATCTGCGGAAAAGGATCAGGCTGAATCCGAAGAAGAGCTTGAACCTAATGTTCAAGAAGATGGAGATAGCGGAGAGGCTGTCTCTGACGAAACAGATGACGATGAAGAACCTAAGAAGAAAAAGAAGAAAAAGAAGAAAAAGAAAGGAATGAAATCGGAATCGGCATATCATAAGAATGATCTAGGTACTGGTATTGAGTTCACGCACGAAGATGATTTTGATACTATCCATGAGGTAGTTAAAAACATCGGTCAGTTCTTCGAGGATAACGATGCCGATACTTTACGCGATCATGCACGTGTTGCCTACGGTAAGCTAGCCAGCCATCTTGTATCCGAATCTTCTGCTACCTATAACAGTATCGACGATCTTGCTCAAGCAGTCTCCGGTCAGGTAGAAGGTAATTTTGTAGTAACGGCATCTGCCCGTTACGAATATAACGAAACGACTGGACGTTACGGTCATGCAAAAGATTGATATCCAAATGGAAGCTACCTCTTTCTCAATTGGTAGCGTTCCGACAGCTCTAAACAAAGCTAGCAAAACAGGTGCTTTGCATCTAGGCGCTAAAGTTGCCGGTGGCGAAGCTCGTAACCTAGAGGTGCATAACCTGTTAGCGGGTGCCTCAGAAGTATACCTAATCAGCCCTGATGTTAGAGACTACATCATCATCCCTACTGTTAGTATGATTTCCGATATCCCTAATACAAACGGGGATAGTCTAAGTAAGCGGGAATTGCTGCGCTTTAACCCTAAACGGGGTTGCTTGACATATGAAACTTGGAAAGGTATGCCTACATTTGTTGAGCACGACAATAAGGATCATACCAAAGCCAAAGGGATTATCTTAGATAGTTATCTAACTACTCTTCGTGGATTCCAAGGTGATTTGGTCAAAAGCGTCAAACTGCTAGCTTTTGACCGTACGAAAGACCCAGCTCTATGCGAGCGCCTTCTTCGTAGGGAAGTGAACACATTTAGTCTTGGTTTTCTTTTCTCCGCATATGAGTGTAGTATCTGCGGTCACGTGTCCACAGGTCAAACTTTCTGCGGTCATACTCGTCCTAAGCAGCGTACTTATAGGATGAACGATGGTCGCTTAGCTTACCGTCGTTGTATGTATGCAAACGGCTTTGAAGAGTCGGTTGTAAACGATCCCGCATACGTTTCTAACCTTAGTGACATTCTTCTCGACCCACGAAAGCTGTAGGCTTGAAACTGTGTTTAGTAAACTGTAAATAACCAGTACCTGAGAGGAAAAGCGCCGGCCAGCGCGGGAAAAGCCTATCACTTTTCCCTTACTCTCAGGTTTCTTTTTATCTGATAGGGATAAATCATGGGAAACAACAGTCGTAAAGCAAGCGAAACAAAATTCGCAAATTCACCTGCTAGGATGCAACGCCGTCTGGATGAAAAGTTCGGCGGACATATACGCATCCACAGCGGTTACACAGGTTTTCGGTTTCCTGCTGTTTTTCATTGCAGTAAACACAACGAAGTTTTTCAGGTTCCTCGCGCAGAAGCGATGATCCATGATCGCGTAGGTTGTCCTACGTGTGCGACTGAGAGTAAACGAAAGTTAATGCAACGTGCTGGTAACGCTTACACTACAGCTATTTACCGTCAGGCTGTTCGTGAAAAGTATGGTCGCAAGATTACCGTTGTTGGTGAATACGGTGGTTACGAGTACAGGCATAAAGGCGCAGTTAAAACACTTCACAAGTGCAGCAAGCATGGTGAATTTGAAGCGTGGCCTTCTGCTGTGCTTCAAAGACCTACTGGTGGTTGTCCCGAGTGTGCGTTAGATACGCGCCGTGTGAGAGTCAACACACTGACTGGCCCTGAATTCCGTAGGCAATTAAAAGCCATAGCTCCGCGTGTTCGACATATCGGTGAGTATGGCGGTAAAACAGTTCGCACTGAGTTCCGTTGCCGTGACTGCGCTCACGGATGGAAAACGACCCCTGATTCTGTACTGGCTGGTCATGGTTGTCCTGCATGCGGACTTGAAGCAACGTTCGCCAAACGTCATCACGGTTCACGATTGCGCCCCTACAAGCTAGGCCGTCGTGAAGTAATGGTACAAGGGTTTGAACCACAAGCTCTTGATTACCTACGTTCAGTTGGCTACCGGCCTGAACAGATTTTCGTAGGCTCTGATGTTCCCAAGGTACGTTACAACTATCGTGGAAAGAACAGAACCTACTACCCTGACATTTGGATTCCGCATGAGAATTTAATCGTCGAGGTGAAATCCCTCTATTTCTTCGGCGCTACTGATATCAATTTGTTCCGTAGTGTGAAAGCTAAAAGAAATGCTACCTTGCAACATCATAACTTCGCATTGCTGGTTATGTCAGACGACGGTAAGAAGATAAGCATACCACAAGGTTGGCACAACCTTCCTCATGCAAAATTAAAAGCTGCCATCCTGTAATACCAAAGCCCAATGGAGAAATCTGTTGGGCTTTTTCGTTTATGGGATAAAACTGTAAAAACAGACAACGATTTGGTACTAAGCACTAGCCGGTGCATTACAGCGAATATAAAACTGAATCGTAAGGGCTACCGAATAAAGTACGGCATATCGGTATTAGACAACTCCACTTGGAATCTTCACCTAATGGGTTTCCTTTTCAGTACAGCGTTTTCCGAACCGCACGCTATAAATACAGACAGTGCTCGGACTATAAGCAATACCCTAAGCTATAAAACAGCTAGTTTGCTTTCCCCTAATCGACTCGACCGCTTGGCTACCTTGCTAGAAACTCCAGATAATTGGAACAGCCAAGGTGCTAAAGCCCTTAATCTCGATTCGATTCAATGTTTGAACCGCTTCTGTGACTACCTCGCTTCGTTTAATGACAGTGAGCCAGCTATGACTCTCACTGACGACGGCGAGTTGGAACTCACCCTGTTCTTTCCGAGCATGGATGTTTGTCTACTATTCCGGCCCGATATGACTGTAGGCGTACACATAGAAGATATCTCTAGTGATTTTCTTTTCGCTAATGTTGACCGCCTCGACTTCTTTAAGAGCATGCTTCAAGCTCGCCACTTTGTGAGTTTCAAAAATGACTGATAACTACGCACCACAATTTCAACGCGCGTACCGCAATGATCTGTTTGATATCACTATCACTCCTGCTGATGGTTCAAACAGTACACTTAGTTTCCACGCAGTAGGTTTTGAATCCATCCATAACCTACGCGGTGGCAAGCAGGTTAAGATCATTTTCGTTGAAAACGACACCAGTTATCCTGAACTGGAAATGATCCCAATGATCCGCGAATACAACGTCCGCGTTGATCAGCTCAATGAAGCTGCGCGTCCTGTGTTTACCCGGCATGATAGCAAAGTCACGTGGGTAGAGAGTCGTTTTGAAATCTCCTACGATGCACGTGGTATTGCTCGCCGTGTTGTCACATTCGAGGTAGTGTGATGGAGATAGTCATTCCAATGCAAGCAACAGCTGCCGTTAAGCTTGAACAAGCTCCCTATACAGGAACCAAAGGTCTGTATGCTTCGTTACTTCCTCAGTATACCGACTCCATTATTAGTCTAGCGGAAGAACTTGGCATTAAGCTGGATTCCAATAAGGTTCACGTAACAGTCTGCTATAGCAAAACGGCAATTCATCCAGAAACTCTACCAGTGGCCAGCACCTCTCAAGTTTACCGGGCACTGTGTAATCACGTAGATCATTGGAAAGGCCACAAAGGTCAAACCTGTATCGTAATGAAGCTTACTTCGTACGATATCGTTGCCGCCAATGCTGATCTACAAGGGCGTGGAGCTGTACACACGTTCACGCCTTATTCTCCACATATCACACTTACCGATGAAGGTACGGTTGATGCAGAAATGCAGGAACGTATCGATAAGATTAATAAGCGTCTGGCGTATGCTCCTATGTGGCTGAAGTTCGACCGTTATCATATTGGTGATTTAACATGATGTTTGTTTTACCTGCGCATAATACAGTAGTAGTTCAAGGTGAATCTGCTAAGCTACGCGCTACCGAAATGATCCGTGGTCATCTGGATGCTGCTGAAAGTAACCGTGTGCTGTTTGTCGGTAATGAGCCTTTCGAAGAGCTAGGTAATACCGCGAATGATGCACGTATTGCCTATGCGGCTACCGCTAGTAAAACTCAACGGTATACACTGGTCGTTGTTTATCAGCGAGCGCAAGGCAACTACAACAACGGTGTATTCTCCATCGAGCTAGATGAGGAATTAGTTACTAAATTAACGCAGATGCATTTAGATTTGCTCTCCAACTTTGTTGGTGTAATAGATTAAACAAAGGGCGTTCTCTTAACCGGGATCGCCCTTTTTTATTGCCTGAAAAACGTAATTTACACGTACTTAGCGGTGATGCTAAGTACCGCTTACATTTATCATAAGGAATTCCGTCATGGCAAAAGCTAAACGGGGCAAACTTGCTCACCTGAAACAGATGCTTGGCATTAATGCTAAAAAAGCTCCTTCCAATTCCGATAAGGCTCCGGTGCCTGCGGAAAAGAATAAAGCTCGTGTAGCTGCAAAGAAGCCAGCTGCAAAGAAGCCAGCTGCAAAGAAGCCAGCTGCAAAGAAGCCAGCTGCAAAGCCTACAGGTAAAGGTGATCATTGGTTTGAAAAGATGACACCTGCTCAACAGAAAGCATACATTAAGAAGCATCCTACTTCTAAATATGCGAAGATGGTAGGTAAAGGCGCTGGCGCTGCGAAACCTGCGATTAATCTGAAGAAGAAAGCTGTTCTCGATGGTATTCGTGCTGAACTAGCTGCACTGCAAGCTAAGAAAGGTAAGATAGACCCTGCGACTTACAAAGCTAATCTGCAAACCATTCGGGCTAAACTGGCTCATGCTACAGGTGTTGCTAAGCCCAAGGTCGGCGCTAAGAAAACAGCTGCTAAGAAAACAGCTGCTAAGAAAACCGCTGCGCCTCGTAAATCTGTTCATCACGTGAATGCCGAAGCTAAAACTAAAGCAGCTGCCGCAGCTCGCAAAGCGCACCATGAAGCTTTGAAAGATACGACAGCTAAGTTGAAAGAAGCTAAAGCTGCTAAGCGGCCTAATGCGAAAAAGATTGCGGCTTTGGAAAAAGCCCTCAAAACACACACCACTAATAAGAAGAAAGCAACTGCTCAACATGCTGCCGCAAAAGCACGCTTAGCTGCTCATGCAGCTAAGCATAAAAATAAGGTAGCTAAACATAAATCTCCTAAACCCGGTCGTAAAGAAAACTAAGTCCACTACGAAAGTAAAACGTAGAGTGTCTTAAACAGGAAAGGGTACTTCGGTGCCCTTTTCTTTTATCTGAACTACGTAATTTAAACTCAGTACAGTTCGTACTCTTTAATAGGAACAAAACAATGCCACGTACCGCTGATTGGTTTAACAGCCTTACTAAGAAGGCTCAAAAAGAATACATTGCTAAACATCCGAACTCGAAGTATGCGAAAGGCGCTAAGGGTAAAGCTCCTAATCCTAATACAGATGCGGCCAGAATAGCAACTAGGGCTAATCAGTATAGTTCTATAGCTAGCAAGTTGATTAAAAGTGCAAAAGAGAAAATAGAGGCGGCTAAAACTCCTGCTACCAAAGCTAAATGGAAAGCCGAAGTGGCCCGTCTTAGCGCAATTAAGAAAGACTTAAAGGAAATCGGAGCTAAAGGTAAAGGGATTTCCGTTAAAATGAAAGCGGGAACGATTGAATCCGTTTCTACTTTGGGCGGTAGTAAACCGTCAACCACTCGAAAACTCTCTATTGCAGCTAAAACCAAAGCTCACGATAAGAAACGCATTGCTGATAAGAACAAAGTGGTTGCTAAAACCCCTAGCGCTTCTAATAAGAAGGTGAAGATCGCCGAGCTTAATGCTCAAAAGAAAGAAATCCGTGAAACCATGCGCGGTTTAACTCGTGGCGGAACCATGCGTAGACAGTATGAACAACGTATATATGTTATTGATAAAAAGATAGCTGCATTGAAAGCTAAGTAATAGCTGTTTGTCACCATTGGGATGACTAGTGGTTTTTGCAGGGATTTTTTGCACTTCCTAATTTAATCACAGCACCGAATAGGGGCTACCCCATACTGGTTTAAATAGCGGTTATAACAGGTCAACCAAATAGGAGTTGCCGAATGAAAATCCGTGGTATTACCGTAACGGGCAATTCCCGGCATGAAGCCGAGGAAGCGTACCGTGCAGTTGCCACCGGCAAATCGGTTACAGCTTATGCAGATGCGAATAACGAGTTCGTTATCCTCTGCTCTGGCGAAACCGAAATCACTCCGTTCAATCCCCTGACCGGGGATGCGGACATGGTTGAAGCCGGTTCCAAAGTCATTGATCAGATTGAATTCCAGTCTGAATCTAGCGATAACGTACAGCAAACTAACTACGTCGTTTGTTCGAGTGGTTGTGGTGCTCACGTTATCTCTGATGACGTTGAAACCCGTTTCTGCCCTGCCTGCGCGGAGTCGCTGCCGGACGACGACTGCCCTGATTGCGACGAGCAATCTCAAAACACTGTTCAAGCTTCTGCAATCGAATCGCAACAGATTCTGGTAGCAGCAACTAGCTTGGATGAAGCAATTGATGCTTTCCGTGCCATCGCTAGCTCCGGTGCAACTACCGCCCGTGCTTGTGGTGACATTGCTGTAGCAACCAATCTTGACGAAGACGGTTTCCGTTTCAGCCCGTTCCTCGGTGATGAAAACGTTGGTACTGTTACCGTAGCGATGGCTGCTGTAGCTTCCGCTGATTCTGAAGAGAAAGTCGCCGTGCATCATTTTGAATGCATGAACGACGAATGCGGTTTGCATGTTGTTGCCTCTACTGATGATCCTGTGTTCTGCCCTAGCTGCTCTAGCGGCCTGATCGAACCTGCTGATCAAACTTCTCTGTCTGGTGATGACGAAGAGGAAGACCTCGACGATATCGACGACATGGAAGAAGAAACCGAAGAATCTGAAGATGATTCGGATGAAGAATCTGAAGACGACATGGACGAAGAAGAGTCCGAAGAGTCTGAAGAAACTGAAGAAGAAGACCTCGAAGATATGGACGAAGAAGACGAAGAATCTCTTTCGGCCGCTACGGTAACAACTAAGGTTGATACTGTTGCTGTTGGTCGCCCGATGCTTGTTTGTGTAGCTGGTGCTGAACCTGCCGCGAACAAACTTCATGCTGCCTACGCTGGTGTTATCAAAGGTCAGAAGACTGTCGTAGCTTTCTATGATGGTACTCCGGTAGCCGTAGCTAATAGCGAAAGCTCTCCTGAGTTTGCTGATATGCTTGATAGCCCGAACTTCGGTCGCGCTCTTTGTTCTGCTGCCGGTGAAATTGGTGTTGGTCCTGCTCTGAATCAAATGGGTTTTGTTGATATCAAACCTGAAGTAGAAGTGGAATCGATTGTTCAGCAGCAAGTAGCTGAACAAATAGAAGCCCAAGTATCTCAAGTTCGTGCAGCTGCTGAAACTGAGTCGAAAGACCTCAGCAATCGCATGACTGCTGCTCTGGCAACTGCGGCTCAAGGTATCAACAGTGGTTTCTTCAAAGACACTAACAACCCTGTGATTTCCGCTCTAGCTTCTGCGCTTACCTCTATCGGTATGCAAGGTGCTGAGCAACTGGTGCGTAATGTGTTTGCTGAGCATAACGATGCGTACATTCGTAATATGATCGCTAAAGCGTCTCAGATTATGAACTACGATCTGCAAGTTCAGAACGAACTGGCTGAAGTTGTAGCAGGTACTGCTCCTGCGAAAGAAACTCTGCCGATTGGTAAGCCTGTGCAGATTGCTGCACCGCAACAACAGCAACCCGTTCAAGAACAGGAAGCTACTGCTTCTTCGGATAATTTCCAATCCGTTCTTGATACTGCTCTTCTCTCCCTTGGCAAACGCCGCTAATTCGAGGCTTTAAAAAATGATCAATCAAAAGTACACTCGTCAGTTTCTGACTGAACATCGCCCGGTAGCTCCCGGCGTCTCCATTAACGAAGAAGGTGTAGCTCTGGTTTACACCCGTGTTGCTGGCCAAGGTGAACTGGCTGTAACCCCTTCGACTGGCGCCGCTGGTGAAGTCTTCGCTGGTTTCTCTTGGACCCGTAACCATCCGCCGGCCTATCTGCCGCTGGTTATGGAAGGTGTTGTTCCGGCTGACGGCATCATCGAACTTGAGCGTCTGCCTGTAACCGGTCAACTGTCCGTTTCCGTTGCTGGTACTCCGGTTGAAGTTGTTGCTGCTGCTCCTGTCGACGCTACTGAAGCTCAACTGTCCGTTCAAGAAGTAACTTTCCACGCTGATGCTATTGGTAAGAACTACTTCATCGTTATGCAGTTCGAACCGACTATGGTTGAAGCTCGCCAAATCCTCGGCGATATGCCGATTGGTGGTCTGGCCTCTAACCATGAAAGCATCATCGGTGTTCTGACTCGCGCTGATGTTGCCACCAGCATGTTCGATGCTGCTGCTAACTGGAATTCCGGTGAACTGCATCCGAGCCTCGGCGCTGATGGCCGTCTGACTATTGGTGGTAACGGCACTAAGCTGACTAACGTCGTTATCGTTGCAACCCCTACTGCTGACGTTCCTTTCCTGACCGTTCGCGCTAACGTCTAAATAACTACGATTCTGGAGTAATAAACATGAAACAACATCTGACTGGCGCGAAGATGCAACTGCGCAACGGCGATCCTATCGAAGCTCTGCGTTTCGGTAACAGCAATCAACTGGCTCTGAGTTCTGCCACTGGCGAATTCAACGCTTACGATAAGAAAGACCTCGCTCACGCCATCACTCAGCTGATGGGCGCTTTTGCTTCCGGTCAAATCGTTCAACAGCAAGAAGCTACTGCTGCTGATATTCAAGAAGCCAAGCGTGAAGCTCTGGCCGCTGCTCTGGCTGATCCGAGCGGTGCTAAGTGGATGGCTCTCGGTTCCGGTCTGGCTCGCCAAATCGACGAACAAGTTGAGCGTCAAGGTTTCCTGCGTAACATCGCTGTAGGTAACACTCTGCGTCAGGGCGAAATCGCTCGTATCCCGATGCCGACTCACGATGCTCTGGCCGTTGTTGCTACTTCTAGCGCCAACGTTGGTTTCCAGACTATTCGTAATCGTGTGTTCACTCCGCAAGAGTTCGAAATCATCGCCAACGTTCGCGTTGAGTCGCTTGATCTGGAACAAGTAAGCGGCGATCTGCTGGAGTTTGCGTACAACCAAGGTCTTGAGCAAATCATGACCAAGGAAGACCAAATCTGGAAGAAAGCAGCCGACCAAACTGTTGGTGTTGTGAACCCGCTGGAACTGATCGCTGGTGAACTGACCACTAAGAACCTCGGCAATCTGCGTCAAGCTGTTGCTAAGCATAACCTGCCGGCACAAACTGCAATCATCGCCAACGATTATTGGGCTGACATTATCGGTTCCAATGACTTCGCTACCATGCTGGACCCGATCACCAAGTATGATCTGGCTCTGAATGGTCAGCTGGGTACTCTGGTTGGTATGAACCTGATCACTGACGCTTTCCGTCAGCCGAACCAGAAAGTTCTGAATCCGGGCGAAATCTACATCGTTGCTTCTCCTGAGAACCATGCAGCTTACACCACTCGCGGTGGTATCCGTTCGCAGCCGACTTCCGGTGCGGATCAAGGTTCGACCAACCGTGGCTGGCTGATGAGCGAGCCGTTCTCCTTCATTCTGGCTAACGCCCGTTCGGTAGCGAAGGGCCAAAGAGTATAAGCGACAGGATATCTTGATTGCTAAATAATTGAGTTAACACAAACATGTTTGGGGAAAAGCCGGCCAGCCTTCTCGGTTTCGCACAATCGAGATACCTAAACCTGTTTGTTCTTTCCCGTGCGAGGGAGCATCCCAAAATGTATTACGTCTACGTTCTTCTTGATCCTAGGCGACCCGGTAACTTTCGATTCGGTAAGTGGAAATTCGACTACGAACCTTTCTATGTTGGAAAGGGTACAAAAGATCGAGCGATATGCCACTGGCGTTCTTTCATAAACCATTTGGATAATCCTAGCTACGTACATCGTAAGCATAATCCATTGAAAGATAAGCGGTTTCAACATCTCTATAAAGCTGGTGTTGAGCCAATAGTAGTGATAAAGAAGCGGAATCTTACAGAAGAAGAATCTTGCTTAATTGAAACTGCGCTGATCGAAACTATAGGTCGTGTTAGATATGGTGGTCCTCTGTTGAATTTAGCCGCTGGCGGTAAAGGTGGCGGTAGTATGCTTGGTAGAAAACATTCTGCTGAATCTATTGAAAAGAACAGAGAAAGCAATAAGCAAACATCTGCAAGAATTGATCCTCAGATCGTAAAGAAACGCACTGCTGCCAGATTAGCTACTATGGCCGCTAAGAGCGACGCAGAGAAGTTGATCATATCTAATCAGAATAAGAACGCCGCGCAAACATTTTGGGATGGTCCCTCGGAAAAGGTGGAAGCTCGCAATGCGAAAGTGAGAGCCTACGCGCGAAACCGATACGCAACAATGAGTGAATCGGACTTGGCTAAACTGCGGGCTAAACAAGCCGTAGGTCATATCACGAAGCATCTACCTGATCGGACAAAGGAAAAGATTAAAGCCGAACTCAAAGCATATATTGATCGTAGCTCAATCACTAGCGTAGATAAGTTATGTAAGATGGTGCGGAATCGGTTTTATCGGATGGTTTCTTAATTAGATCGCGTGAGGCTGATGAAGGAGTAGCGCCCGACTGATTCGCTTCACGCAGTCACTTGCAATCCGGATAAGTGTTAGCGAGGATATCATGGATAAAGTCAAAAATTGTTTGGCTGTAGCCTGCCTCGCTTATGGTCGCGGCGATACCGAAACTGCAATTCGTGCTTTCCTTCAAGGTATGGAAGCATGTGGGCAAGAAGGTTTAGAACAGGTGGTGCAGTTCTTGCGTCCGCCTGTCGCTGCTATCAACAGCGATGTTCCTGCTGCTGAAAATACACTCGCACCTGCTCTTCACACGGCGGACAACGTTAACTCCATTGGTATTAAAAAGCCGGTTGAATCTAACCCGGTAGTTACTCCAGTGAGTGAACCTGTTCCGTCTACAATTACCTCGTTGAGTAGTTCTTTACTTGACGATGGTGATGAAGAGTTTGAATCGCGGGCAGAAGCCGAAGATGACCTTGACGAAGACGACGAACTCGAAGACGAGGACGAAGACGACGAAGAGGAATCGGAAGAGGATGAGGACGAAGGTAGTGGTTTCCAACTGTCTATCTCGTCGGCAACTCCTGTACGACTGAAAAAGGTCGAAAAACAGAAGTAATGGCACAGAAAAACGCTATTGGTATCTCTGCCAGTGGCGTTTTTCTGCATCTAGGGTCGAAAATCATGTTCATCAAATACGCCGAAAATGCTACCGATGTAAGTTTGCCTGCGATGGCGCTGTATGGCTTTCGTAAGATTCTTGAAGGGCACCTGCAAAAAACGCACTTCCCTAAAAAGAGTCTACCAATCGTATTCACCGAAAACCGCAAGCAGATTCTTAATATCGAGCAGTGGCGGAAAGATGGATATGATTGCGCGTATCCTTTCCCGTTCGTTGAAATCAATTCTCTTACGGGTGATCTTACGGATGCCTCAATCGTAGGTAATCCGAGGATGGCTTTGAAACGACACGGCACTGGATATGGCGGAGTTACCAACGCAACCATATTGAAAAACTTCCTAATCGATCTTCAGTTTGATTTAACCTTTCATTTTATGACTGATGATCCGATGAGCGCTGTAGCTCTAGCCAACGACGTTATCATCATGGCGAAAGCCGACGTGTTTACTTCACAGATTCGTGATGATTTCGGTGAACGTCTGTTGAGTATTTCCGCAGATACAACCATTAGTTGGCCTAAGCCTGCTTTGGAAGATGGTGCAGCTCCCGGTGTTTTCGATCTGGAAATTCCATTCCGTCTACGCTTCAAATCTGGTAGTCAGAAGCACGTACCTAAGATCAATAATCAAGGTCGTGTTGATGTAGGCGTAACGCCATCGGAGAATAACCAATGAGTGATTTCAAACCGACGGAGCGCACAGTTGTCACCGAGACTAGAACATTCTTAGTAGATAAACACAGCAAAGCACCGATCAATAGAGCGAATCAATCCGCTTATCTTGGTCTGAATGAGCTACAGGTTATCGACGTTAATGTGACGGATACGGAACACTATACCGCTCGCGTCAAGAAGCACCTGACAATCGTAAGCCCTGAGCCTGTGCAGCTAACACTTACAAGTACCGGGCCTATTGTTCAACCAGACATTCCATCTACCGGTTACACCGATGCTGTTATCGTAGCTAACGATTTCATTATCGGAGAAGACTTGGTAATAACCGTTGTTGATGACACACCGCTGCAAGCTATCACAGTGGTGATCCTAAACATCAGTACGGGTGAAACAGAAAACATTACGTTGCTCCGACAGGACAATGTGTTCGTCGGACGTATCTCTACTTCTTTGGAAGGTGCATGGGCATCGTTCGACGGTATTTTGCATCCGGCCAATGGTAACTCTATTAGTCTGATGTATGTAGACAATCGTAGTCAAGCAGGTAAGCCTAAACAAATTCGCGTGGACGTTAAGGCTATTTCGCCGTACACAGATGCTGTTGTTACTGCTCCTGCTATGTGTCGAGTAGGAAACCCGATAGGTATTGTCGTAGAGGATCGTGACTTAGATGATTCTATCGGCGAAGTAAGTGTGGATGTTATTGTCGCCTCAGATAGCGGCGTCACTAGTAGTTCACTGCAATTGATGCGAGCTGAACGCCCGTACGGTGTGGTCTTTGTCGGTAGTATCGATACTGCTGCTATGGGGTTGCAACCTAGTGATGAAGTTCAGTTCGTCTACAACGATCCAATGGATGCCAATGGTTTCCCTAAAACCATAGAAGCAGTAACTTTGATCGTACCTTACGCAAACACCGACAGCGAAATAGAAATACCTGAGTTCTGCGGTTACGGAAAATACTTTCTACGCCTCAGAGATTTCGATATCGCTGGCACTACTGTGCAGATGATTGCGCGCAATGAGCGTACGAATAAGTACATGGTTATCCAATGTAATGAAACCGCTTTGGGTTCCGGTGACTTTATCGGTGAGCTTCTTTTATCAGAAGTCCAACAAGACGGTCATCTAGTGGTTTTACCCGACGATGTTATTCGCGTAACCTATGTCGATCAAAACACTAGTAACGGTAATAGTGCGTTAGTTGAATCACGGAAACCTTTCTGTGCAGCACCAGATGTTGTAGAAACGCCAGTTGTAGAAGAACCTGTATTTATCCCCGGTTCTATTGATATGGTAGTGGATGGTTTATTCACGCTATACGGTAGCTTTGTTGGGACCGTAACTATCAAAGCTATTTCTTCTACGGCTGTAAGGTGTAACGTCATTGTTGCATGATAATTTAAACATAGGTTCAACTGGAGTTGCCTGAAATGCCTTTGAATAATGGTGACAGTTCGTCTGCTGGTGTGTATACCGGCGAACGCGACAACAGCATTACAGCCCGTGGTATTCCTACGTCTATCGCTGGTACTGTTGCTCGATTAACACGTGGCCCTGTAATGGTGCCTACATATACAATTCAAACAAATGAGCTTACTTCTATTTGGGGTAAAGCTGATCCACGTCGTAGCTTAATGCAGCATTGTATGTATCCGGTTCTTCAACAAACCGCAGCTTACATTGTCCGCGTTGCTCCGAATGCAATCTATGGTGGCCTTCGTATTACCACCGTAGATAACTTTGCAACTATCCAACAGTTCTCTTCCGGTGTTGCAAACCCGAAGGATATCATCTTTGACACTAATGATATTCTTGTTGTTTACGGTGCCAACCCCGGCTCTTGGAACAACGATCTTCGCGTTATCGCCTACCCTGATTCTGGTGATATCTCCGAAGAACAGTTTATCCTGCAAGTATACGAAGGTACTTCTCAAGTCCCGGTAGCTACTTACCGTGGTACGCTTTGGGAAAAGAAAGACGGTTTTGGTCGACAGCTCTTCATTGAAGAAGTTGTTAAGAACAGTCCCTACATTCGTGTAATGGTTAACGAAGCTCACCCTCTGCTGACCAACATTAATCGTAACCTAGTGAACTCTGTTATCTCCGGTTCGCTTAGCGGCGGTGATGATGGTGAAGATGCTACCGATGGTGAACTGATGCAAGGTTGGGAACTTCTGGAAGACCCGGAAGAGCTTGATGTTAACCTGCTCGTTCAGTGTGGTATAGAGTCTACCGCTATTCAGCAACAGATGCTGCTTATCGCAGAAAAGCGCGATGATTGTTTCGCTATTCTCGATGTACCTAGCGACCAGCAAGAAGCTCAGATGGCTGTGAACTTCCGCCGTAATACTCTGAACGTTAACACCTCGTATGGTGGTTTGTACTCTCCTGATATTCTGGTACGCGATCCGTACTCCGATGGTCAGTTGTATGTGCCTCCGTCCGGTGATATTGCAGCATCGTTTGCCAAGTCCGATAACGGCTTCGGTATTCAATACGCTGCGGCTGGTATTGTTCGCGGTCAGATTCAACGCGCCTTGGGTGTACGTCATGTGTACAAACTCGGTCATCGTAATCTTCTGACTGACAACCAAGTTAACGCTATTCGTGTTATCTCTGGTGGTGGTATCTGTACGTGGGGTGTTGATACTCTGCAATCGTTCCGTAGTGCGCTTTCCGATATCCCAATTCGCCGTATGATCAGTCACCTCAAGGTGAGTATTGCTCGTACTGCCGTTTCCGGTGTATTCGAACCTAACGACACTACTCTGCAACTTGAACTGACTCGCATCGCCGATGGTTATCTGCGTCCGTTCTTGGCTCGCGGTCTGAAACGTTACGAAGTTATCTGCGATGAACGAAACAACACGCCTGAGCGCGTCGCCTCCGGTGACGTAATGCTGGACGTGTATATCTGGCCGACCTACGTGACCCGTCAGATTCACCTTAATGCAATCGTGCCGAAGACTGGTCAGGTGCAGTTCGCCCTTGATCTGATGTACGGCGGAAACTAATTGGAGCGCTATAATGCCGAAGCCAAATTATGACGACGTACAGTCGATCAAAGACCCAATGTTGAACGATAACTTCGACATTACATTCCCGAACATTCCGGGCGGTGGTGATGGTCGTGCTCTACGTCTGCAATGTAAGACAGCAGTAAAGCCGGGTACTACTCTGGCAGAAGTCGAAGTTGAACTGTTCGGCCACAAGTTGATGCACGCTGCTCGCCGCACGTGGAGTAACGAAGTGTCCATCGAGTTCATCGAAGACAACACCGGTACTATCACTCGTGCTCTGGAAGCATGGGCTGAAATTACCCGCCGCACTCGTACTCAACACGGTGAATTTAAATCTACCTACGCTGTTGATGCTGTTATGCGGATTTACGATCAGCCCGGTAACGTAGTGATGACGTATACGCTTCGTCGTTGCTGGCCGAGCCAAGTTCCTGATCTGTCCTTCGATGGTAGTGGTGGTGCCATCATTACTCTCGGTGCCTCGTTCAAGTTTGATATCGTCGAGCGCACTTAATACAAATGGCCCCGTTGGAGTTTCGACTTCACGGGGCTTTTTCGTTTGGAGTACAGCATCATGGCTATGGGGATTGATTTTGACGAATTCCTAAATAACCGAAGTGGCGACCGCGAACCGCTGCTTAGTTTTAAGTGGTTGTGTACTGAACTCCCGTTTGGCTTCGAAAAGAAGTACGTTGAATCAGTTGATCTTCCGTTTCCATCTATCAACATTAAGCAAGGTTTATTCGGCGCTGGTACGTTCACTTACTACCCCGGCTTCGAAGAAATCTCCGCTTTCGATATGCAGTTCTACGAAGACAGTAGAGCACGCACGTTGAAGTGGTTGAAAGGCTGGAAAGAGAAAATTCGTGATCCGCGCAACGGTGCGTTCTACCTACCAACCAATTACAAATACGATATAGGTTTTCATCTGCTAGATACTACAGGTAGACCTATTCTGAAAGCTACATGTCTTAACTGCTGGCCGACCACCAAAGGAAATTGGTCTTTGAACTATCAAGGTGGCGGTGAAGCACTTAAGGTACATCAAAACTTCTCAACCGACGGCCTAGAATTAGAATGGCTCTAAGGGGAACAACCATGCACATCGAACTTCCTTCTCGTTATATCCCGTACAACTTTAAAACGGTAACTCTTCTTCCGTTCTCCCCTCTGTGTATTCCTCCTATGGCACGTTGCGTAGAGAACGACGATCTGCAACCTCTGCTAGATGCTGTCGGCCGTTGCATAGACGTAGATGTTAATCAACTTACCGAAGGCGATTTCTACTACGTACTTACCATGATGCGTCTGCATGCATTTAAGCGTAATCCTCTTGTAGCTCGTTGGACCTGTAACGGCGGCATGGTATTCCGCCGTATGGATACCAATGAAGTATGGTCTGAAGAAGAAATGAATGCCTATGTGAAAATGTGGCATGAGGCAGAAGATCGTGAAGGCATGGTTGACCCTGATACCATTCAAGTTGAACCGGAGCTGTGCAATCATCATAACGAAGAGAACGTAACAGATGAAAATCTGATCGTTCATTATCTTCCTGATCCGCAAGAGAGTCCTTTCCAGCTGGAGCCTCGACTGGATTTCCCTCGCGCGCGTTTGATTCCAGAAGCTTACGAGCTATCTGATGATGAAGACCTCGGACCTATGGTTCGTGTTGCTAAGTGGGTTCGTGCTGGTGATACCCTGATCGAGAAAATTGAACTGGTATCTCGTGATATGGACCTGTACGAAGCGGCACTCGAAGCAGAAAGAACTTACCGTCACGGCGTTACCAAATACGTTGTAAAAACATGCCGCGCTTGTGGTAACGATAACACCCTACAGATGGAAGTGTCGGCAATGTCCTTCCTGTGAGGCGCGTATGCTCCAAGATATCTACGCTGACCCGCGATTCAAGTTCATTGGTGATCTTCCCTCCGGTTCTTTTGTTTACGACTGGAGGGAACTCTACATTCGACCCTTCGATGTTATTGAACTTCCTTTGCTGTCTCTCGGTGCTCACGCTCGCTATAATGGTGTTACTCATTTGCTTCGTGCAGTTGATATCGTCATTAATCAAAACGTGCGTGAGCTTACCGACGGTGACTTTGAATTCATTCTTGGCTGGTTACGTAAATTCAGTTTCCCAGCCACTCCGCTAGTCGTTTCTTATCACTGTGATAATCCTATTTTTACGCTCCCTTCTGGTGCCGTTTATGTGGATGAAGAGAATCCGAAACCGGATTACAGAGCACAACGCGATCTGAAACTTAAAGCTACGAAGTGTGATACCAGAAACAATGAAATCGTGCATAACGTACGTATGCAGATTGACGCTTTGGATGATGACTGGACCAATGATGATCCTGAACTCGATCTTCCTCGCATGGCAACGTACAGCGACTATTACGAGCATGTTCAAGCTAAACCGGAATACCGTTTGCTAGGTATGGTTGCTCGGTATGTAAAAGCCGGTACTACCTATCGAGAAAAGCTCGCTCTTATCGAGCAAGATGGTACTCCGCAAGAGCGCGCACGTGCCCTTGATTTGTACGAACGTGCCTACGCTCTAATGGAAAGATCGAAGCATGGGATTTACGAAACCATGACTTTGCGTTGCCGTAGCTGTGAGAATAAAGTTCCGTACACCGCTTATCCAAACTACAGAACGTTCTTCCCTGAATCATCCGAGAAAGAAATCTCTGATGTTCAGTATAACTTAATGAGCCGTTTCCATACACAGCCAAATGATCGTATGCCTGCTATGAAGCTGCTATACCATCACTCGTGTCTGGTGCGTGACATTAAGGAAGAGGAACAGCGTCGTTCCACGCAACGTTCTGCTCAGCGAGGCAGAAGATAATGGCTAAAAAAGACCCAACATTCGAAGAGCTTATTGCAATGGTCGATAAGCTTCCGAATGATATGCCGCAAGACTACAGTTACCGAAAGAAAGGTAAACAGAAGAAAACAGAAGAGCGTGCTCCTGTTAAGGTAAACGCCCCTTCTGCCGTGGAGTCGAAGATTAGTGCCACAGTCAACAACCTGATGGAGACTAATAATAAATTCCAGACTACACAGAACACAATCACTAATCAGCAGCTCGAAACCAATAAGGATCAGCTACAGGAAGATCGTAAGCAGACAGGTCTGTTGCAACAACAGCAATCTATTTTGACTGACGTTAGCAACACGATGAGCAAGCTTTATCTGATGATGAAGCGCCAAGCCGAGAAGCTTACTCCTAAGATTCAAGAAAAAGCTCAGCGAAAAGAGCCTACTGTCAGCCCGTTGAATCAGAACCAAAACCAAAACAATGATGGTATGACTGGTTTGTTTGGCGAGCTGACAGATATGATCGGCGGTAAGAAACGCCGGCGGCCTATTAAACCTTCTCGCCAAAAGCGTGCAGATGCTCGCCGTCAGAATCGTGCAAGGGGTGGTGGTACTCCTAGTGGTAAGAATCCTTTTTCTGCAAGACTTGGCGGTCCTGCAAGCGCTAGTTTTTTCAGCAAAGTAAAAACAGCAGGCAAAGGCGCTTGGGAAGCAGTAAAGAAAACTAAAGGAAGTAAGTGGGCTAAGCTTGGCGCTGGTGCTGCCGCATCAGGTGCTGCTGTATGGGGAGGTTCCGAACTACTAAAAGGTGGTTTCGGTTCTGTAGCAGAGAAATATGAATCCGGCGGTCGTGGTGTCGGCACTATCTCTACGGGTAGAGGTGATCACGGCGGCGTTAGCTACGGTAAGCATCAGCTGTCTACCAAATCAGGAACAATGAATACGTTCTTGAATTCGCCGGAAGCTCAACAGTTCGCTCCGTACTTTGAAGGTCTTACTCCCGGTTCCGCTGAGTTCAACTCGGTATATTCTAAAATCGCTAAGGATATGCCTGAGTTTGAAATTGCGCAAAAGCGTTTCATTGAGCGTACACACTATGAACCTGCGATGGAGAAGTTACAGAAGAACGGTATCGATTTTTCTGAACGCAGTCGTGCTTTGAATGAACTTGTGTTTAGCACATCTGTTCAGTATGGTGCCAGTGGTGCTAATAGTAAGATCATGCGTGCCTTGGAGGGTCAAGATGTTTCCAAGCTTACCGATGCGCAACTGATCGAACTGATTCAAAATGACAAAGGCGCTAACGTAGGTACAGATTTCAAATCGTCATCTTATGAAGTTCAACAGAGTGTAGCCGCTCGTACTCAGAGAGAAAAAGCAGACCTGCTGGCTATGTTGCAAGCTGAAGAGGATGCAGCCAAAGGTATTGATCGTGAATACCTAAATAGTGTTCGCGGTGATAACAAAGAAGGCGAAGTAGTAGCTGAGGTTCAACCGGCCACTATTGACGGTACTACCATAGTCTCTGCTAATGAAGCGCCTGTAGGTATTTTTCCCATCGGTGAAGTTAAACCCTCCACTGATCCTACTACAGCAGCCTTAGCTCTTGGTGGTGCTGCGGCAGTAACAACAGGTGCCGTTGTTGCGAATAAAAGACGCGGTGCAATGCCTATCGATGGCATGAAAGGGAAAGAGGCGATTCCTGTTAAACCCTCCGTGACCGAAGGTATTAAAGGCTCAGCGGATGATGCTGTGAAAGCTGGAGCGAAAGGTGCCACGAAAGGAATGCTTAAAGGCGCTCCTGTTATCGGTACTGTGTTAACAGCAGCAGAAGCTGTTTCCATCGCAACCGACGATACCATGACTGGTAAAGAAAAAGCCCGTGCAGGCACCGGACTGGCCGGTGGTACTGCTGGCGCTATAGTCGGAGCTAAAGCCGGAGCCGTTGGTGGTGCTGCCCTCGGGACCATTATATTCCCCGGTGTTGGTACTGCTGTTGGTGGTGCAATTGGCGGTCTTGCTGGTTCTATTGGTGGTTATTTCGGCGGAGAATACATTGCTGAGGAAGGTTTCGATGTTATCGATGGAGCTGTTAGTCAGAAAGATAATGCTCCTGCTTTCGACCCATCGGTTACGCCTCCTGTATCGTTGTTGGCTCCCGGTAAGCAAGCTGATGCTACAGTAGTTGCGGATAAACCAACCGCTACTCCTCTTGTTGCCGGAGAAACCAAGTTACTTGTGGTTCCAGTACCTACCGCGCCAAAGGTAGAAACAAAATCTCCTGCTTCCAATATAGCTTCCGTTCCTAAAAAGACGGAGCCGGTTCTAGCAGAACAAGAACCTTTGGTTGTAAATCGTGGCAATACTCCGGTTGCGGTACAACCTGCTTCGGCAGCTAGTGTTCCAAAAGCACAAGTGGCTTCGACTCAGAAGATGATTCAGCAATCTCCGGTAGCCAGTAATGTTGCCCCGTTGATGCAATCGCCTGTTGAAGAGGTGTCACCGATATCTACACCTACTGTCAGCTTGGCGCCGAAGCATACACAGGCATCTTGGTCTTCGCTACCGCAAGCTACTCCGCAGAAAGTTGCAGAAGTATCTACGCAGCACGACACTCCAATGCAGCGGGAAGCTTTCACTTCTGTCACTCCTGTTGATGTACAGAATCCAACTAGTACCACTAGCGTTTCCGGTAATCCTCAGCGTATCCAAGGTTCAGGTGTTGCCGAGTCAAACTCGGTGCGGCCTGAATTGAAAGATGTTGCTCCGATGATAACTGATTTCGGAATCATCTTTATTAACACAGGGATTATTTAAATGGCAACAAGTACCTTAAACGTTCAACGTCCTGTAGGGTCTAACCCTATAGGGCGTGTCGGCAAAGTTAAACCTCAGATTTCCGATCTTTATCAAGCTACACTGATTGTAAAGCGCGACGGGCGGAACGTCGTAAATTTAACGACTCCACTTCCCGAGAACTATCAGTTTAGTTTGGCCAGTAACTTTGACACGCCTTTTAACCAACCATTATCCGATTTGTTTGGTCGCGCTAGTGGTGGTAAAATCAGCCAGCGTGCTTCGCAGGGTGCCACAGCTGTTACCGGTTTGACTACGCTACACAAGTATATGTCAGCTGCTGTTTGGACGGGTGGTTCTGCTTTGCAGCTTACTATTCCATTTGTTCTTCAAGCATATGAAGACCCTAAAACAGAAGTCTTGATGCCTATGAAGAAACTTATGCAAACTGTAGCTCCTTCTGAGACTCTAGGGATGCTTCGCGCACCCGGCCCTCATTTGTTAAATAACGGTGAAGAAGGCTTACTTGGTGGGGATGACATAACTGTAAAGATTGGAAGATTCTTTAAACTTAATCCCTGCATTATTACTAACGTCGATGAATCATTCGATACTCAATTCGATCACAATGGTGATCCTTTAGGTGTAGTGATTAACGTTAGTATCCTTAGTTACTTTACTACGACTAAGCAGGACTTGGATAACTGGTTCTTAGGTATTCCCCCGACTGCGGGTTAACGATATCTCAACAGTTATCGTGAGGCGATACAAATGGCTAATGAAATAAACAAACGTCGCACCTTCGCTGTAATAGATGAGTTAGGTGTTGACCCGCTTCGTGATAAAAGTATCGATGCCATTCTGTCAGTTGAGAACTTTACTTGGTTTCAAGTAGATCAATCATGTGAATTCAACCTGCCACTAATCGCAGACTTGCACTATGCTGATGCAAATATGTGGTGGGTTATTCTCATCTATAACGGAATCACTGATGCTTTTTACGTTGAACGTGGAACACGGCTCCGCATGCCGGATATCGCGGAACTGACTAGTCTCCTCAGTGACGTTAATCTGAGGGTTGATAAACCTAGGATTGTTTCTATATGAAAGCTAACCTAACTGTTGAAGGGTTTGCCTACTTCGAAATCGATATCGAGAACTCTGGTGTTCCGCCTACGCTAAACCTTATCGATAGTGTATTCATCCATGAAGGTATTGGTATAGCTATACCTACATTGCATATGGTTTTCTATGACCAGAAAGGTACACTATCACGCGACTTGAACCTTACCAACATGACTAAAATCACGATCAGTATGGCCCGTGATCGTAACATGATGGAACGTCGTCGTTTTCGCGTATTCGGTTTTCGAAAAGAAACCACACATGCTGGCCCTAAGCTGGTTGTTGATTCTCTGTTGGATGTGCCGAAGTGGAGTACAGGTAGTTACTGTGAGCCATTTGTTGGTACTTCTGATTCTGCCATATCAGGTGCGGCTGCTGCTGCGGGTTTACGTTATGATGGTCCACGTGTTCCACCAAAGGACACTATGAACTGGCTTAACGTAAACCAGACCCGTAGTGCGTTTTCAGAAGATGTTGCTATGCGCGGTTACGTAGATGATGGTTCTGCTATGTGCCGTGTGCTTTTAGCAAATCAAACAGTTCGCTATCGTGATCTGATGGATGCTATTCAGCAAGAACCTGAGTGTGTTCTCTTGCAGAACGTTCCTGCATCTGCGGCAGGCGGTAAAAAGCCATATATGATCCGAGAGACAAAAGACAGCACAGTGAGTGGATTCTTCACGCACTATGTAAACTTCGGGTGGAAACTGGCGCATCACAGCTTGGACAATAACGGTCAACAAGTCATTGATCGTTACCAAGCACAGTTGTTGGGAAAAGCTTTACCTATTAATGAAGAAGTTAAGGCTATGTTGGAAAATGCTCGGATCAGTTATGTTGCTGATGATCCGGGCACGATGCCTAATCCTGCTTCCAATATCCATCAGTTTTACGAAAAAGCTTTCTACCAGAATCTTCGAGGTCTTGGTTTATTTTCTGAAAAGGTTACGGTGCTCACAGACTGGCTTACAGAAATAGACGTATTGGATTCGGTAGACTACAAGCATCACGAGTTGCAATCTTACAACTTCATTGACCTACCTGCATTATCCGGTCGTTGGCTAGTCGCAGGTAAAACTATGTTCTTGAAACAAGGACATAAATACAGCGAAGTGTTTGATCTTATCCGTCCGTTTATTAATGAAACAGGTTCAACTCAGATGACGGGTGGTGCGCCTGCGGGTCAACCTGCACAGCAAGCGACGGCTAACGAAGGCACTAACCTTACGGGTAATGTGCAATCTACTGTTCAGGACAACACTAGTAAAACACTCGACCAGCAAGTTGGTATTTCCGAGAAGCCGGCCGTTGTTGCAGCAACAGATACCATGAAAGCTCTACAGGAATACGATAAGGTCAATCCATCTATTCCTGTAGTTGCTGCTCCTACAGGAAACGGTAGTTATCCGACGCAGGTTCTGCAATCGCAAGATAATCTACGGCAATCGGTAAATAGCTTAAGTGCAGCTAACCATCCAGACATGCCTGTTGTCAAAGGCGGAACCTTGGATGGTTACAAGATTATCAAGAAGATTAGTGCTCCACTTTTGGAGACACTAGCCAACATAGGTAACAACCCGCAGGAGGCTGTGTATCTCGCACAGAATCTGAAAAATGATCAATGGGTTAAAACAGCCGCTATTGAGCGTGCAACAGCTGTGGGTTCGGATATCACTGGAATTCAACTACGCAATATCGTTTCTGCTGCAACCGGTGGCTACTATTCTCCCGGTGCTATTGTGGGTGATGTTCTTGGTGGTGGTGTTTGGAGCAGTGATCTTTCTGCTGCTGGTGTCCCTATTCCTGATGTTGACATTCCAGTTGTCAATGAGGCTTTGGACTTTGGCGGTAAAATGCTATTCGAGGCTACAGGCGTCGGACTTAGTGGTTCAAATATCCTCATTGATCCCTACAAAACTGCGCGTGCTGTTGAAGCGTTCGCTAGCGGGACTACACCAGAATCCTACCTAGCAACGTACGGTGTGGATGCTTTCATTCAAACCTTCGGTACTATGGCACCTGATCATGCACAAGGAGCCTTGAATAATCTAGCGTACCTAGCGCGTGATGTAATGTATCGTTATTCTCAGGATGAAGTTCTTACTGATAGTAGCCTTACCAATTCGCAAATGATTAATGCCGGTCGAGATATTGCATTCTTGTTCGGCGATCCAAACGTGATTCCTGTCGTGGATAAAGTGGTTGACATTGCCAACATGGCCAACTACACAGAGGTAGACACTGATAGGAAGCTCGTAACTTGGGCGCAGTATTACGCTATGGGTGCTACTGCGGCTCAATCGGTTGGAGCAGTTCAATGGAAATTCCCCTTCGACTTCCCATCTAACGCTATTACGCCTACGGGGTCTACAGGGGGTTATCCGAACTACTTCGATGATAAGACCCAAAACTGGCAAAACGCCAAAGGCAACATCGCATGAAAAACTATAAACTTCTGGAAGAAAAACCAGCCCCAATCTCCGAAGATGAATTGGAGAAAGCCAAGGCTGCGTTCTTTGCTTCCGGCGGGACCATACAATGTCGGCAAGAGTGTCCGGTGAAATCCCGTAAAACAAAGAAAATCGTCAGTAAGTATTTTCGTACATAACACAGCACTGGAGAATATAAAGTGGAACGTAAACCTGATCTGATTGTTGTTCGTGGTGCAGGCGCACCTGATGCATTCGCTTCCATCGCCGTAGCTAACGCTGTTTATGCTGCTAGCGCTGAGAATCGTGAAATCTCTTTGTTCCAAGCACGTACTGGTCGCGGTGGTCGTACCGGAGGCGCAGCCTTTGTGCAGAACCCCAGCATGCTAGCTTATAGCGAAATGGGTAATCACTTCCGCTATGTGTTTGGTTACAACAACGCTCGTTCCTCTCAAGTCATCATGCAAGAGGCTGAGAAATCTAATCTTGTATTCTTCTTTGGCTACTGCCTTGTAGAAGAAGAAATGGAACAGCTGCTCGCCATTAACCCTAATGTGTATGTCTTTGACTATCACAGCAATCAGCTGCATCCGCGCGTTCGTAAGAATTTGCGCATGTACCAGCATGATCCTGAAAAGTGTGCCGCTCAGTTTGCTTGGGACTTTTTTGTACCAGCATTAGCTGGACAGTATCCCCTGTTGATTAATGAAGTAGCTTACAGCATCTTCAACAACAAACTTCGTGGCCGCGAGCTTTTCTTTGGGTTGACAGCCGCTCCCTTCCAAGCAATGCATTGGGTTAAACTGCTTGGTAGTGCGATGCAAACTGAGATTCGCCACATCATCGAGCGCGGTCGCTTCTTTATCGAGTTCCACCAAGTTCTCCAGTCGCAGTATCTGGATTCGGCTACCATCGTTCGCTTCGAAGGTGGACAAGCTATCCAGAAACAAGGTTTGACGAAAAACGAACGCTCTGACAGTACACTAGTAGTATATATGTTCCAATGCCCGCAACCGAGCGCGCATTACTTTATGCGGAACATTAAAGACCTGCCTATTGCTAAACGCAGCATCATCATCACTTACAATCATCATATCCGCGAGCGTCTATATCATTATGCGGTTGCTAGTAACTGCGAACCGACTGCTCAGGAAATTGTTGGCCACGACGCGGATAATGATCAATGTATTTCTCGCAATGGTGCGTTCCTCAATGGGCAAGGTTGGTTTACCACTAACGTGAAACCTACCACGCTACTTAATCATGTAGTGAATCGAATTCCTACCCTGACAAGTGATCCTGAATAATGCAAATACACAAACTGGCACCTACGCACATCGCTCAAGTTCTTTATTCTGCCATTCGTGCCGCCGATGATGCTAATGAGATTATCGAGTCTATTACTCTTACGGATGATGAATTCGCACAGCTGGTAAACTGCGAAACTGTAAAGAGTACCAAGAGCAAGTGGTATGGCTCTAATGAAGGCGGCTTCGTTATGACCGATATCCTAATGCGTGATATCACCATCAGCGAAGGCGGAAAGAATCGTGTCGAGCGTCTTCCTGTTTCCTGCTATTTCTGTGGCGTTAAAATAACTAGGGGTTCCATTTAATGTTTACTCGTGAAATGCTGATCGAAATGCTGACTATTCAGAATGAACTGAATTGCGGCATGGCTGGTACATCTTGGCTGACCTCTGATAATCGCACTCGCCCTTTCTATCGAGCCGCTTATCTGGAATCTGCTGAAGGTATCGATCACTACGGTTGGAAGTGGTGGAAGCGTTTTGATCGCTCTGCCAACATCGGCCAAGTGAAACTGGAAGTCGTGGATATGCTGCTGTTCGTTCTCAGTGACGAACTGCGTGATGTTTTCCAAGCTCAAGTTTCCGCTGCTGAAGATGAAGGCAAGAGCATCGAATGTTATGAAGATGGCATGCCTACTCAGGCGTGCGTCAATCAGATCATCGAATTGACCGCTCAGCGTATCATCGAGAAAGGTATCATCGATCTACCGGAAAGCACGGATGAAGACCTGTTCGTTCTGGTGTCTGAGCAGTTCATCGCACAAACTATCATCCGTCGCAGTGCAACTGTCCGTAATTGGGGCGCACTGGCGGATGCGCTTAACCTCACTCTTGAAGAAGCTGGCTTGTGGTATATCGGCAAATGCTGCTTGAACTTCCTGCGTGACGGTAACGGCCAGAAAGAAGGCACCTACGTTAAAAATTGGTGGGGTGTCGAAGACAACATTTATCTGGAGAGACTTATCAATGCTATTCGCACTGGTAGTTATCCTATTCAAGATGGTGATCTTCGTGGAACAATCTTTGCTCATCTGCAAGAGCAATACCGTCGGCTTATGTCCGGCGAACCTGCACTGGAAGTCTAACTTCTGGTGATGCAGTAGAAAAGGGCGAGCTTCTTTACCGAGGCTACGCCCTTTTCGCGTTTCTGCCTTACGTTCACAAACTTATCTCAAGTTAAACTACGACCGGAACCCTTGAGCAGTTTCTATATACTCGGCAACTGGCGTGCGGTGATCCCTGAAGAAAAATGTTGCCTTCCGTTTCCTGTTGTGGTAAACTGGTGCCAAGGAAAACGCCGGGAGAACGGCTATATGGTTCTTCCCGTAGTTAAGGTTCCAGTCGTAGTTAAACAACGAGGTAAGTATGGCAAAAGTATCCCACGCTCTTGTTCGCCCGCTGGCTCAACTTGTCTGCGATGGTTGTCTCGACATAACCAGCTTCGTCGACGAACTCAAACGAAACAGGCTTATTGTTTCTTCCGTTGAATTGTCGACAGCTCCGTTGCTCGATCATATGTCACGCGCAGTAGAGGTGAAGCCTTATATCGTTGCCTGTATCGTGCATGAAGATGCGCCGCACTCGGAGCCTGTGTGTTACGCTCTACAAACACCGCAACCTGTTTAAACAAAATCTGAGGCCGGGCAACTGGCCTTTAACTCTCCGAATAAGTTAAGGCGAGAAAATGCTGAACCACATGATAACAGAGCCTGATATTTTCCAGAAAGCTGTTGCTCGCTCTTTGGATTACGCGGCCCAAGGATTTCCCGGTTGCGATAGTGAGCTGATCGATATCCTGCCTAAACTAAATGCGCTGCCCGGTATCGCTACGCTGTGGAGTTGTGCGAGCCATGTAGAAGTTAGCGGTTCGGATAATCAGTTCTACATCGCCGTGGCTGTAACGGAAGAAGGTATGCGCCACATGGTTAGCATATACGAGGAACTTTCTCGCATCGCGCAGCCGAAACTGGATGATGAGACAGGCTGTTCACTCCGTTTGGAATTCAGTCGCCTGATCGCTGGTTTGTTTGAGCGACCCGATGTTCGCTACAATATCATGGCTATCGACTGTCTTGTCAGTGATGCTGATAACAAATGGGCGCTTCTTGATTCTCTGGCAGAAGCACTAACTAATTACAGGCCCAAATGATGAACCTAGAAAGCTTTTTGTTTGGAGGGTTCATCGACGAACACCGTACGAAGAAGGCGAATCTTCTACTTGCTCGACTGACAGAGAAATATGGTAAGCCCCGCATAGGAACAACACGCGCTTGTTTCTTCTCCAAACATTTCGTTCTCAAATTCCCGATCAATGATCGTGGTGAGTTCTGCAATGATTGGGGAGGGCAGTGTGTTACTGAAGCGGAACTCAGCACATACCCATATTGCCACATCCTTCACAAGAACAAAATCATTGAGCTGTTTTAAGGAGAACACTATGAAAAATCGACCAAAGCAGGGTGCTATCTACACCGCCAAACAAATTCTGGAAGAACTGGACCTGATGGACAGTCCGTTCTTCCGGTTCCACCACAACAATGAGATTCAGGTTATCCAAACTTCTCATTGCGGCGACGGCGCATTGTTGGAAGTTCCCGGCTTCGCTGAATCCCGCTGGCGGTACGAGCGCACAACGGATGAATGGATTCCGTTGTTTATGCTCGACGTGGATCAGGACATAACGGAATGGGTTGATATGGAACCTGATAATAACCCGTATGTGGACAACAATCGGGTCATGTACGTGACTCCGAAAGGATTCCCCGAGAGACAATACTACAGCATTGTGGAAGACAAGGTTGTTTCTCCGTTCGGTGCCGTATACGATCTGCCTGTGTTTGACGAACACGGTGAGCGTATCCGCGCTTAAACAAATCGCCCGCTTTAACCGGCGGGCATCTTCGGTGGCTCAAAATGTATGATCTTAATTGTTTCACCTGCAACGCGCATATCGGCTATGTATATAGCTCAGCCCCTGTTCATCCGATCAATTGCGTCTCTTGCGGACAAAAAGAGATTGAGGAAGAGCTGAGAAAACAGGAAGAGGAAGGATGAACAAACTATTCAATTGGAAAGAACATCCCGCTTCGGTCTTCTACTTAGCGTTTCCGATTGCAGCACTAGCCATTGTGCTTCTGCTCGCACGTGCCGTTATTGAATGGTATGTGAATGATAATTGGGGTTACGCTGTGTTGTTTGTGTTCTTCATCGTACTCGGTGTGCTGGCTCTTCTGCCAGCCTACCGTCTCTACACCATCGTTAATCCAAAGGAGTAACATATGTTTGAACTGGAACTGGAACAAGATCAAGCTAAGCTGCATACCGCAGTCAACAAGCTTCTTGACGAAACCCTGAAAGCAGGGAAGACAATCTGTTTTGCTTCTCCGATTGGTTTGCTGAAAACCACTGAGTTTCAAATCATCGATGGGAATTCGATTATCCAAGAGATTCGGGACTATACTTGCTCTATTGAGTTCGGCAAAATGTTTGGTACGTGGGTATTCACTGAGTTCGGTGACGGTTATTGTGTGTTTTCCAGATTGGCAGAAGACATTATCACCGCCTCTGCTATTGAGGATGGTCAATATCCGCGTGTAACTTCCGGTGGAGATTTCTGGCCCTAACTTATTCTCATGGCGATTCTTCCGAGTCGCCATCGGAATAGTGCTATGTGGTTATCGACTCGCTGCTTAGTGCTACTTCTGAGAGTCGAATGGAGAAACTGTTATGCATCCTGCTGATTGGAAAAAACTTGAGTCTGCGACTCTGAAAATTCTGACTGATGCGCAAGCTATGCAGAAGCGAATTGTTATCGTGAATGCTAGCGACTTTTTTGAAAGCTGCCGTTTCGCTTTCTTGAAACGCAAAGACTTTCGTTGCAGCGTTGACGATTATCTGGCAACAACCGCTTTCCGTAAGGAAGAACTCGGGCAGTGGTTGTATGTGAACTACGAGAATGAGTATGATCTTTTCGTGAATCTCATGCCGCACGATACCGATATCAAACGTCCTTGGCTTCAGAGTCTGATCGACAGTCCTGATGTTGTCATGCAAGGATTTTCCAAGGTGAAGCTACCCGAACCTGATCCTTCATTCCACATAAAGTTTGCTTCGGGAGAAGAAGAAACCATCCACGGCTACGTGAATCTATCTGAAGCGCTTGAAGCCATCGAGAATGAACCACGCTTTGCGAAATATGGATCGGTTGTCTCGATTAATCTGATCGAACGGTGATTCAATCGCGGCTCTTCGGGGCCGCATCTTCTACCGAGGTGTGTAATGGAAATTCTCGAAGCCACTGTTCTTGTCGGTATTGGAACAGACAACGTACGTTTGCTAACTAATCTGCCTCAACCTATTTGGCCCTTCGATGGTAATCTGACGATGCAATTTGAAGTGGCGAAAGGTGATGGTGTTGAGTATGTGAGCAAACACTTTAAGCTGGAACCTGAAGTAATCAAAATGGCTGGAGCTTAACATGATCGTTTCTTCTGTCCGTGTAAACATGAATGCCATCGTTCAGTTCCGTTTGACTGAGGAAGGCGAGCGTGCGTGGAAAGAGATTGCAGAGACTGAAGCCCGTATCTACAAACTAAACACGCCGCGAGAAATCCCCTACTATGATGGTTCGCAGAAACTCATACGCATGACACTGTGGGATTTCGCAAACTTTCTTGGCGAGAGGTTTATCATAGGCGGACCTCTGTTGATTCAAGACAACGAGATTGAAATCTTCGGCCCTGAAGGTGAAGTATGACCGTTAAGTTCCTGCATCATGGCAACAGAAAACTCTCAACTTGAGATTGTTATCTCGGAAGAATTTTGGAGTGCAACATGAACCTGTATGAGTTCAAACTGGAACGTCATTACGAAGACGGTAGCGTCAAAGCTACTGATTACCAGATTCCTGCAACTTCGGAAACTGATGCTCTTATTTCGCTAGGCCGCACGTATCACGGCGATGACTACGATGTTAAGGTTGTCAGTTGTGAACTTGTTCGCATTGGCGAAGGTACGGAGCTGGACAATTTCCGCAAGCTTGCCTTCAAGCTGAAAAAGGAGTTCGAAGCGGAGCGTGGAGATATCACCTGTGAGTTTTCCACGACGACTGATGACCTTCGAGCTAAGTGGAAAATTCTTCAGATGGATCAACCAGAAAACGGCCACTGGCATCTGCACGTTTGTTCAGTATGTATTTCTGACTCTCCAACCCATATCATCCACTGTGAAATTATCCGAAACGAGTAATTACGGGAATGGGCATTGGCAACAGTGCCCATTGGTAATCACTCCAACATAAGCTGGGAGGTTGTATGGAAATCAGTTTCCAAGAAAGTGATCTTGTTAGAATCATATCCCGCATCGTTCTGCGCAATGTACGCCACCGCCTAGAAGAGACTGGTTTGTCTGTACCTGATAACTTATCAGTTGTGTGGACAGCTAAAGGGTTTTGCCATGTAACCGTGAACAATATCACCCTGCGAATTCCGTATCTGGATCAGATGGTAACTAATCGCAGTTTGCCATTTAGCCTAATTGAAAACCAAGGAGAGTAAGATGGAAACCAAAATCTCGGAATCTACACTAGCACTAGCCAAGGCGGTTATCCCCAACTTTCAGGGCCACTGTAAAAATATGCTAGTGATGCGAAAACACCGATAGCTGTCCTTGCAGAAAAAGCTTGACCCTACCAGATAGATGTTGCTATACTGAACCCAAGGCGACGACGGGGACACAGCCATTTGGTTCTGACCGTTGTTAAGGTTCCAGCTGTAGTTAAACTAGGGAATAAGTATGTACGTCTATCGGTTAGAAGACCCTGCGGGTAATGGGCCGTTTTACGGTAAGCAAACTATCGCCACATACTTGCATAGCCACAATGATCCTACAGTGCATCATATGCTGGCTTCGATCAAACACACTCGGCGCCAGTTTGATCGTTACCTCAAAGACTACGTGTTCGGTTGGAGTACGAAAAAGCAAGCGCTCGCGTTTGTTCGGAAGAATCGCCGTAACGTTGTTCATATGTTGGGGTGGCGTATCAACCGCTACAGTGTTTACAAACACAGTGTTGTTCGCTTTCACGATGGTCAAGTCATGTTCATCCGCGAACGCGCTGTTCACGACCAAACAATTTCCGTAACTGGATAAAGGTGTTACGATGACTTTCTCGCTAATCACCTAAAAGCAAAAACGCTTTCAAACTAAAATTATTCTTGGATAGGGGAATATCCTAATGGCTCGTAAATCATCTGGCTGTGTTGTTTACCGTATCAACGAAGAACTGGCGACGATGGAAATTCTGCTGGTCAAATCTAGGCAGGGTAAGAATTGGGTTTTCCCGAAAGGTGGCGTTGAGCCTGATCTGACTTCGCGTGAATCTGCCGCGAAAGAAGTTTACGAAGAAGCTGGCGTGCGCGGCGTTGTCGGTCAGAAACTCGGCATGTACCGTTACGTGAAAAATGACCAGATGCAGAAAGTTACCATGTACGCCATGCGTTACACTGGCGAAGCTGCTGACTGGCCGGAAGAAGGTCTGCGTGAGCGCAAGTGGTTTGCTGTTGAAAAAGCGATGAACAAAGTTAGCGAATTCCTCGCGCCGTTCATTCGTGACGTTATGAAGATGAGCCTTGAGAATGAAATGAAAGGTCTGGAAGACCCAACCTCATTTGACGAATAACGTCGCACATTCTATTGAATAACTCCGCATAAGCTAAGGGGTAAACATGGAAACTAAAGAAGTATCGTATCGTCGTCGTGTAGTTGCAACCATGTATCGCGGCAAATCCAAGGAAGTGATTCTGGTCCGTCACTTCGCCTACTTCGACACCGCAATGCCACGTGTTGTTCAGCTCGCAATCAGCTACGGTAACGAAGGTGACTTCGTTGAGTTCCACAGTCAAGAGTTTGGTTTTCAGATTGGTGTGTTGCAGATCAAGAAAGGCAACCGCTTTGATATCGAAATGAGTCCGATTGTAAAATCCAGCCCGAGCCTGTTGAAGTTAATGAGCGAATCGAAGACGCTCTGAGGAACAACATGAACACCACTGACTACGCACACTTCACTTTCTGAAGGCACTTTATAGGAATACGAACATGGAATTTACAAGCAGTATGATCGTGGCTCTCAGCGGATTGACTGCCATGTTCATCACAACGTTTCTTCGCGGTTTTTAGAACAAGAACGTAGCGGGCGGCCACAAGCTACTAGCGTTTTTCTGTGGCGGGGCGATGACATTGTTCGAAGGTGTTGTCATCGCATTGATCGCGCAGTCTGGTAAAGAACTCATCTTCTTTACTGCGCTTGGAAGTGCTTTCGGTTGGGTATGCGGCATGTTTGTCCACGAGTGGATCATGCACAAGAAGATCAAAGCGGCTAAGAAAGCCAAGAAGACCAAGCGTCAAAACAAACTTGAGGCACTTATCGAAGAACGCCTCGAAGAACGCCTAAAGGAACTAGGAGTCGCCTAATGCACTATTTGCTTATCTTCTGGACTAATCATTCTGGTCCAGAAATTTTTCTAATCGAGAACGCTTTGGCAGAAGATGTTCGCGCGATTGAAGGACTGATTGACCTAAAGGAGCCGGAAGCTAAGCAAAAAGCTGTAAACGAGTTTATGAAAAAGTGCTATTCGCACGCACGGTGCACGTACAAACCAGATGACTGCCTACTAAACGGCAGCGTTCGCATCGTCAACTTTTACTAGGAGGTACACAATGGTAACTAAAACTTATCCCGGCAAGCGGAAAAAGTCACAACTGAACTCTCTGGAGTCGTTTTTGGCACATAAGCTCCTGCTCGACCACAATGACCTTCAAGTGATCATGAAGGCTGTCAAGGACTGGTTAGCCAACAGCCAGTTCGGACAATCTGTGCGAGTTCTGCACGATAGCATAAATGCGGCGCGAGAAGATAAGGACTCCCTATCAGCCCTTCTGCGTGACGCAGGCGTTGAGATTCCTACATCGCGTATCGTAGAATCGTTGGAGATAATCGACAACGTTATGAGCGAAAGCCAACTCGATTCGCTGTATGCGGAACTCAATAAAGCAGAACAACAACGGAATGCCATTCTCGACATTCAAGGTGATTATCCGGACGTCAAGGTTCCGAAGGTTCTCACCGCTCGAATCAATGAACTCAACACTACCATTCGTGAAATGAAGGCCAAGTACCCTGACTTCGCCTATCCAGCAATCGTAGGTTAACGCAAAATGCCAATGTCATTCCCAGATATGGAATCTCTGCAAAGTCGTGCGAAGCAACGCGGCTTCCGTCAACCTAACGAAGGTGAGACAGAGGCAGAGTACCGCACCGCCTTTGCCGACTTCATGGTAAATGTGGATCGAGTTGAGTCCGTTGAAATCCGCAACAAACTCGGCTGGGATCAGCAAGACCCGCGAGCTATGTTGGAAGCTATGGGCATCTTCCCTAAGTCAGTCTAAAAGAATAGGTGTACTTTGAGCAAACATGAATTTAAAGCTTACTCGCAGTCTGTTTGTTTGCCTGATTCGTGCTCAGGTGGTCCTAACCTAGAGTACGCCATGCATGCATTCTACGGTGATTTAGCGGCCATGCATTCTAATGCAATCAAGAAGGTTGAGCGTCGGATAGCCGCTTTGGAAAAACGGCTGGGACAACAAGCTGTAGATAAATCCTACCTGTCCGGCTTTACTGTGAAGGATGGGAAAACTTATCTACAAGTCCGCATTGTCTTTCGACTGAAACTTAAACTTCAAGCGGTCAAATGAGAAGTTAACCTACGGTTTGCTTCGACCCTTCAAAACATAACTTCCAGAAAGGAACGCTATCATGCTTTGGTTTACTGTTTTGTTTGGCCCCATTGTTTTCGGTTTCCTTCACTATAACTTCGGCCAGCAGCCGTGGTTGCTGAATATGGCAAACAACGATCCGGTGTTTGCCTATTTGCTCACTGTAATCTTTTACTACACCGTTCTTGGTTCGGTTTATCTTCTGCGCTGGTGCATCGCGCGCCGGACTAAAACTATTCTCCGCTAAAATAAGGTGAACAAAATGGCCAACGCTGCCGCTCTTCTTGTTAATGTCAAGACCAAGCTCGGAAAAACTGTGCCGGACTACGCTAAGAAACTCTCTGCCGATCCTACTGGTGGGAACATGGCACGTGCTGAGCGCGAGTTGTTTGATCTGTTGACCTCGATGCGTAACAGCACTCGAAAAGAGTTGTTTGCACAAGATACCCGCTTGCAGGTTTGGTTCGCTGATCAAACGTGTGATGCTTGATATGGAAGAAATTCTCATACCAGTAGATGCAAAAGCTCTACAACGTATTCTCGAAGCTCTGTACGGTCCACCTCATCTGATTCGAGAACTTCAGGCAACTGTTTCGTTACCTGACAATCCGATAGAGAAGATACGCGAACAGTACAATACTTTTGTTTTGGCTAGGAGGGAGAACCTTTCATGCGAACCTTCATCGACGACGTAGAGAACAAGGTGTTTCGTTATTCTGCCTACCGCTTGTATACAGATGGCGGTTATCACATAAATATCTTCGGCGCTAAGCATCTGGATGAAGCTAAAGAGGATGCTCTGCTTGTGAAAGAACATTTGCATATCGAGAAAGTCCATTCGATAAACGAGGGTCACTATGGGCACCAGTAAGCGGCTAATAAAGATTCGCCCACATCGCGGATCGCTAATCGAGTCAATGCGTCAAACTAAAACGATTGAACCTACAGCAGAAGCCGTTGCTTTTGTTATCAATCGCACTGATGGCTTTGAAGGTTTCATAGCTGAGTGTTTGCCCGGAGACGTTACTGTTGAGCCATACGCAAACGATGAGCGCGATCCCGAATGGAATCAGACGTACATCGTTAAGTTTCGAGGGAACGTTTTCGGCTATACTAACGGCCCGCTTGATCCACCGTTGCGTTACGTATGGTTGAATATCGCCACGGGCGAATTCTCTGATTCGTGGCTCGAATCTGATTGGGGAACCGTAACAAGGGATTCGCTAATAACAGACGCCAAGAAAGATACGCCTCCTGACGCACAGCCAGTTTGGAAATTGATTGAATACCGTTGCCTGACTGATGACAATTTTCAGTTCGACAGAAATATGAGGCTGCCGTGAGTTAGCGCCGGCAATCTTTTCGATAAACGTGAGATAACTGAATAACCGAGGTTCATAATGGAAGTATCGTTCGATACACAAGCACTTTTGATTTACGCAACCGCCATTCTAACGATGTTTGCCACTACGTTCCTTCGCGGTTTTCAGAATAAAAACGTTGCCGGTGGCTACAAGAAACTCGCAGGTATCTTCGGTTACGCGATGGCTGTCTGCGATATGTTAACAGTTGGCTTGATTGTCAAGGGAGGTATGAGTGTAGCTTTCGTCGGTGCCTTCGGTGCTGCCCTCGGTTGGGTAGTTGGTATGATGGTTCACGATGCCATCTTGCGCAAGCGTCAAAAAGAAGCCTCACGTTTGAAGAAAGAGAAGAAGCGCACTAAGCGCGAGCAGTATATTCTCAGCTTGATCGAAGAGCGGTTAAACGAACGTGATTTAGAAAAACGAAACTACGAAGCGTAATAATAGCTAAACGTGCATAAAGGAGCTACCGATCATGGTTAAGATCAACGTCGTTAATAAGCCGGTCAATGGGGTAGAGTATGAGTTTGTGGTTCTCTCCTGTGAATCACCAGCAGCTATCTACTCCATCGAAGTTTCTACGCTGAGCACTACGCTGCGAGCAGACGGTTTAGTAGTTGGGAATTTCCCTTCTCGCCCCAGCACGAAAGAGCTACTGCGTGTTCATAGTAACCTCGAAGTTGATATTGAATTGTTCCTACAAGAAACAAATGATATCGCTAAGACTCGCATGCTTACTCAGATGCGTAGCGGCGCTGGTTCCATTATCTGACGGTGGCATAAATGTCTCTGCATAAACTCACGGCTGCTCTAATGCTGACAATGTTCCTGTCGTATGTTGGTCTGATAATCTTTGGTGTGTGTTTTCCGCACCGTGTCGTTTTCGGCTTCGAAACTACACGCGATGTTTGCTTCGCACTGACACTGTTGTTTGGCTTTATCGCTTCTGCCGTTACGGTTAGCGTTATGAGCCTTCGCGTGTTGAATGGCGATGCTGCTTGGTAAAAACAGAGGGCATATAAATGGAAATGTTCAAAGTAACTTTGGCGGGCGGGCAGGAATATTCGGTAGAATCTGTTCGCGGTAAAGAATCGTTAGAGTTAGTTCTTCAAGGGACAGACGCGACCATCGAGCGTTATGAAGGTGATCCAATATTCAATTTTCACCTACGGGCACAGGAGAAGGAAGAATTGCTACTTCTGGAAGTTCGAGCGTTGCGCTCCTTCATTGAAGAGCAAGCCAACCCTAAACGTGCTGTTAAAATACGACTCAATATGTCTGCCGGGCAGGAAACAACGTTCGGTAAGATTCTAGCTAGCTTGTACTACGGTAGAGGGCATGGTCTTTTGGAACGCGCACCGGGACGTTCAGGGTATCCCCATAACGGCGGTTCTCACACTCTGTACCTAAATGGAGCAGTGGGGAGCATTCTGAATTTCTTCGAAGAACTCCAATCTAGTTATCCTAATGCTAAACCCGCACTGGATAATTTGCGCCAACAAATTAAGGATGGTACTAAACCGATCCGGTTGCCGCACGGCTTCTAATATCCGACTGAGAGTAGCACTTATGAACACCACCAGTTTCGAAAAGCTGTTAACTACCACACGGCATTGGCTCAAAGGACTTGCGGCATACGATAATCGTTTTTACGATGTTCTGCAAGCCTTGGACTTCTTTGCGAACATCCATAAAGACGAACTGCGCAAGGATGGTAAAACGCTGGGGTTCTATCATCAGCTGAACATGCTTGCTTTTGCTCGCACGCAACATCGCAATCTCACTGATCCTGCAAGTGTGTACATTGCAATTCTCGGCCACGATGCTGTTGAAGATTACCCGGAGCGGTTTGAGGAAATTTCAAACAACATCAAGCAAAGCGATCTGCGCAATATCTGTCTTCTGGATAAGAATCGTGCGTCCAGCTTCGATAGCTACATGGATGCTATCGCACAGGATGAAGTTTGCAGTGTAGTTAAAGGTATCGACCGTATTCACAACTACAGTACGATGGCAGGTGTTTTCTCTACATTGAAGCAGGAATCGTACGCGGAAGCAGGGCGCATGTATTTCCTACCTATGCTGAAAATAGCACGTCGTCGTTTCCCTCGCCAAGAACCGTTGTATGAACTGCTGAAGTCCGTGATGCTAATGCAAATTCATGCAACTGATCATTTGGTTGACGCTTTGAAACGAGTGGAAGTTGGTGTCTGATATGAACAATTTCTTTGTTTACCTCTTCAACCGTTCCGCTGCGCTAGAGAAGACTATTGAAGAACATCCGTATCTCGCGCATTACATTAATTATCCTTTCGAACGCCGCTCCTATTATCTAAGCGATGAACACAGCAGCCTAGATGCTACTGTGGCTGTGCTTGTTCTCGCACGCCATCGGATTTACTGGCGAGATTCTATGTGTGAATTGCCGGAAGACTTGAAATCTAACGCAGCTCGTGATGTTCTCGCTTATGCTCGTGCTATGTTCCAGATTGGTTTTCCACACGCCGACCCCTCAGAACTAGAAAGTCGTGTGTACAAAAACGCTACACCTTTTTCAGAGCATGAGTTACTGCGTGCCTGCGTTGCCGCTATGCATAGAGCGCCGCCGCTCTATACTGGAACTTTCTATCGAATCGATTAAACAAGGTGATATCGTGATGCATAATGCAGCTGATGTACTTGAAGCGAACGGGAAAACCATTCGGGAAAACAACAACGAAACAACACACGCTATTCCGCTAGGCACGTTGGTTGAAATCAATTCGCCTTGTCTTTCCGATTGCGGATTGCGTCTTTATGTACATTCACACATCCGCGATTGCGACGGTACTCCGTTGTATACCCTGACACATCGCTACGATCTGGTAGGTCAACCTGTAGGCGCTGCCTATATCCGAAGCCTAGCGGAAAACTCGGAAGATAAAGCACTATCCGAGAAAGCGCTTACAGGGTTTATCGCAAACCAGCGTGAAGGTGCTACCACGGGTGGTTATCCTGAAAGCATGCTGACTGTTATTCGTCTTCCTCGCACGGAGTTGTAAAATGGCAACAGCTGAAGGTTTGGGTTTTCACCTTGCTTTTCTGGAAGGTAGTTGGACTAAAGTATGGGATGACGGTAGTTGTATGTCAGTTACCGCTGAAGAAGTTGCCATGTGGCGGGAGCTTAATGTTCAGGTCAATTACTATGTTCAAGAAGAGAATCCTTCTGCGGCACAAGGTATGCGCCTGTTCATCAACTTTTTCCTCGACAATGAGCCACATACTAAGATTCAAACTCTGTCCGATCTTTGCGCTTGGGGCGGTTATGATAAGTCGCAACTGTACTCGGAACAGAACCGTCGAATGCTGTCTTGGGAATTCAGCAGTGAAATAGCGCCTGCTGTAAAAGTCTTGCTGAGACGATGGGAATCTAAGCATAACTGGAAAGAGGAAGACCCTAGCAAAGTCTGGCCATGAAAATGAGAGGGAGCTTCGGCTCCCCCCGTTGTCTGTCTCACTGAATAGGATATTCATCGTGGAACATACTCGAAAGAACACCTTCGACTTTCTACGTTTCTTCGCAGCGCTGTTAGTGTTTTATGGACATTGTTACTGGCTGACAGGAAATGTAGAGTTGGAACCTCTGCTTCGCCTATCAGGGTATAAGGATATGCCTGATTTGGGCGTCGATATTTTCTTTGTTATCAGCGGCTTCCTGATAACTATGTCTTTTCAACGATCAAAGACCTATCGCGCCTTTGTGCTTAATCGAGCCATACGTATTTTCCCCGGACTGATAGTAGCTGTGTTATTCACAGCGCTAGTCGTCGGCCCTCTGGTAAGCGTTTTCTCTACCTCCGCTTATTTTGCTGACTATAAATTCTGGCGCTATCTTCTGAATGCCCTACTGTTAACCTCCTATAGTTTACCCGGTGTGTTTGAAACCACACCATTTGCTGATGTGGTGAACGGTTCTCTGTGGACATTACCGCAAGAAGTAGCTATGTACTGCATGTTGTTTTCCGCAGGCGCTCTTGGTTTACTCAAGCCTAGATTGACCGCTATCATTCTGTTTCTGCTGGCGCTGGGTTTAATCGTAACTGTTCAGCTACCGGAGCTTCCTCACACAGTACGTTCTTTTTTCCGATTAGGATTCTTGTTCTTCTCTGGAGCCTTCTACTTCCTAGTACAGCAGCACGTACGTTTTAAATCGTCCGTGGTATTCTTTTTCCTTTTCCTTTTTGTGGTAACTGGCCACACTGAAGCATGGTTGCCTATCTACTACGTTGCGTTACCCTACATAGTTCTTTGGGCATCGCAGTTAGATATTCCGGCTCTTACTTCTTTTGGAAAACATGGCGATATATCATACGGGCTGTATATATACGGCTTCATGGTACAACAAACCATCATACATATAGTAGGTGAAGCAACACCTAACGGTTTGTTCTTCGCCTCCGTGTCTTATACCTTGATACTAGCTGTTCTATCATGGCGCTTTATCGAGAAGCCTAGTCTACGTTTAAAATATCTTTGGTCGGAGAAAATCAATGCGAAAAATCAACAGTTGGGAAGACCTTAGCAAACTGATAAAAGAACAAGGCGGTGTGTCAGAAGTACGCATGCTTGCTTCCATGCCTGAGAGGGCAAAGCCTAGCGTCATACGTGACACATGCGAAGGTATTCATCCTGAACGTAAATTTCCTGAGAAAAGAAAATGACAGGCTACGTTACCGAATACATTAACAAAATCGCGCCGGAACACGGTCGCACCAGTTGCAGCGACACTAACCTATACAACGCCGCATACGGTTTGGATGACTTCGATGGGCACGGTCGCTGTTACCGTTGCACGTTGCTAGCAGCTGCGGCTTCGTCTATCCAAGTAACCGAAGAAAAAGTGGAATCAGTAGCTATGGCAGTCCTCGGTTACGACACTGATCCTTCTCCGGGTATCAATTGGTCCTGTAGTCGGGTTTGGAAAGTCAACACCGTACGAGAACGTGTGAAGGCTGCCTTGAATAAAATCTTCGGTAGTGAGGATAAAGAAAGTGAGCCTGCATAAACAACAGCTAACCGTAATGGAAGAGGAAGGATTAAGAGCGCACGGCTTAACCGTAGGCGCACCTAGTCAATTATCTGATGCCTTTCGTCACGGTATAGCATGGGCCGTTAAGAACTACAGTCAAATCACTGTACCTGAAGGTTGCCAACTAGTTCCAATACGTCCAACAACGCAGATGCTTGCCGCTTGTACAACGTCTAAGAATGAAATGCTTCGACAAGAGATAATGAGAATGGCAGCTGAAGACTACACAGCTATGTTGTCGGCCGCACCGAGCTTGATCGAACTACTAACAGATAAGGAAACGGAAGATGGGTAGCATCCAACGTAAACATCAATCCCGCCGCTTGGGTTACGATAGTTTTGATCGTGGCGATTGGGACAACCACCTCGTTATTACAAAGGACTAGTAATCATGCGAACCAGCATCCAACATATTGCAAATCACATCGTAAGCGTCGGTAACTGGAAACCTGACTGCTGCGGTAAGCAGGATTTCGACCTGCCTCTGATTTCCACTAGTTGTCGTTACTACCCCCCCGACAATACAATTTACGCATCGGTGCTGCTGTACGTGGATGGTACTGAGCAGGGAGACTATATCCAACTGGCTCATACTGAAATCAAAGGTGAAACGGAATCAGCGGCGAAGACCTCTGTTGAAGAATGGTTTCGAGAGCAGATTTCTAAAGTTGTAGCTTGCACTATCACAAATTTCTCCATAAGTGATAGTGAGAGTGAGCGGGTGGATAAGATTTTTGCCCAAGATCAAATTCCTGATTAACATAACGAGTGTGTAAAATGCAAAATGATGTAGAAGCTATTCCTGAAGAGATTCGGGAAAATGTAGTTATCGATAATATGCAGCAAGCTATAGATGCTTTCGAAAAAGCATTCCATGAGCAGATCGTTGGCGAGTGTATGCTAGACTACGATCTTATCTCTAAGGCGGCTCGCCAGCATCTACTAACTTTCCTGATCAACTGCGGGTTCGGAGATTCTCTTACTCGACTGATCAACGTCATCGATGATCTTGCTGTAATGCGCCCTGCTGACATTCCAGACAAAGCACTTAAGCGTACGTTGATACGCCTTTGCAAAGATCACGAAATCAAGCTGATCGATATGCGAGAATTGGCAGAAGCTTTACTGCCAGAAGAGGAAGAGCCTGATATGCAATCCGCTTTCGCTGAGCTGCAAGCTCGATACGCTGAGGTCCAGCATGAGTATGAAACCGCAGTTAAGCTGAGCCATCAGTATCAGGAAATGCGAGTCCCTGCTGCCCTCAAACGTAAGTACGAGGAAACGCGAGAAGAGTACAATACCTTCCTCGAAGAATATCCAGAATTCAACTAAGGAATCTCTTATGCAACCGGAAGAACTTAAGCCACTGAACAAATACCCGCAATGTCCGATGAATGAAGACCTTAGCCGTTTGTTGATGGTGCTGCTTATGGCAAAACCTGCGCAAATCGAATCGATGGAAAATGATGTTTGCGCTGTTTTCCTCTATCGTGTTATCGCAAAGCGTGTCGAAGTTCTAGGTATTCGTGTAGAAACAGCAGTGATGATTTTCATCATGTTCGCCTCAAGCAGTCCAGCGGATGCTGTTATGTTTATCCATTCCTTATGGATGCGTGCGCGCGAAACTGACCCGACTGTCGAAATAACATTGGCTGATTTCTGTAAGATGTACGCTGAAGGTTTCCCCAACGGGGCCGCTAAGTTAGAGGCGTGGAATGCTCAGAAAACGCCAGAGGGAATTAACCTGCTAGATACCATGACTCGACTTTAAGAGCGTAGCGAATGCGTGTTTCTTTTGAAGCCAATGCTTTTTCTTCACTAGTTCTCGAACGGAGTATGTTAAGCGGGAAGGATAGCAATCTGCTAAACAGTCTGATTCAGGATTACTACCGTGAGCGTATGGTAGCCCCGATTGTTCCGCAGATTGCTAAAGCTGCCTACAAAAATTTCACCGAAGCACTAGCTCAAGGCTTGGACAGCACTGAGTCGATGTACATAGGAAACTTCGTTGATGAAAGCTTACGTAGCATTGCTAGTTTGATGATACGTTACGATGAGAACTTTGCTGTAGTCGGTAACGGAGGTATCGAAGAGCTGCTATCTCTAATAGGAGGTAAGCTACATGGCTCTGTGGTAACACTAGGGAGTGTATCAGGTTGTATTGTATTCGATCAATCCATGACTACCATACGAGTTAAGAGGTTAGTTACATGATTCAGATTTACACCAACGCTGCTGGAACAAAACGATTTATCGTGAACGGAAGCAATGGTCACTTCAAGGATCAAAATATTCTCTCTGTTCACTCTAAGTCAGAGTTCGTAGCTCTGATAGAAAAGTACCACTTGGTTGAAACACCCATTACTCACCGCTCTTATAACCTGAGCATTCAGGCGGCGGGCAAAGAGTTGACGGTTAGAGTTACGTTGTTCAGCCTAGAGAAAGACTTGCCCGGCTTGTGGTTCCGTGGTGAGATAACCAGAACCACCAGTGATCGTCGCGTGCTGCCTTGCTACTTCTCGCTTATTCCTGTGCGCAAAAAGCGTGGGGTTTATGAGTTCCGTCCTGTAGTAAATATGATCCACCTGAGCGGCGCTGAACTCTCTATGTTCCGTCAAGAGTATGATGGGTATGAGTCTATAAAGGAATCTGTGTTGAAGAACGCGGACTACGTTTCTCTAGGTATCGTTGGTAAAACACGCGAACGTCTTTCTGTGTCGGCTTAAGGTACTAGTATGCTGGATCAAACTTTAAAGTTATTTGACTTAAGTGACCATCTGCTAAATGAGTTACTTGAGCAGGATGTTTTAGTGAAGGGCACCTCAAGAGCGAGTTCTCATCTGACTAACAAGATGATAGTATCCTCCACTCCTCTTCATATTCCAGATTTTTCTGCATTGGAGTCTCGCTTACTAGAAGGTGGTCTGTTTTGGAAAACCAATTGGCAGTCCACTGAAAGTGTAGCCAAAGCATTTGCCGCTGGAGTGTTACTCCGTGGCTTGGAATACGATATGGAAGCTACCATAGATTTTTCCACATGGTACGACAACTTCATTATGAAAGAGCCGTAGCTTACGGCTTTGGCCAAAGCGGTTGGTTTTGTTAAACCAACACCAATCATCATTTCACATGAGGCAAACCCAACAGTATAAGGAGAACTTAATGGCAGTAGAACGCGCTTGGAGTTCGGAGGACGGAACAGTCCTCCTATACCTGTCGAGAATCAGCGGTGAGGACATTGCACATCTAAACAACAATGGGGATATACGCACGGTCTTCAAACAAGGTGTCGATATGACTCGTGCGATATCTGCCATTCAAAATGAATTCCAGAGAAAGAAAATCGATCTTCTGGAAATACCTATCTACTCGCGTAACGCTGAGATTCGAATCCATACGGTGCAGAACGGGCGTGAGCGAGTTTTTCAGGTTCGTGTGCAGAATACGCTAATGAATTTGGGAGGTAATCCACACGGCATCGAACAGCTAGTTATCGCAACTCATATGATTCACGGCAATCGTATTGAACCGCGACAAGAACATTCAGCAATGATCTTGCAGAATGGGAATAAGCTGATCGGTCTTGTTCAGGGATGGGAAACATCGGCGGAGATACTGGAATGAAAACGTGGATAGTAAAAGTAAAATCACATAGCGCCGGCATGCAACAGGTTACACTGGTAACGGACGAGGCCACTGATATAGAAACTGTCCGCTCTTACGCAGAGGGTATTTATAGTGATAGGCGCTTTGGCATTACAGTGGAGTCAGTAGAAGCCGGGCGTAGTGGAGTTCCCTATTTAAATATCCCTGATATTGTTCTCGACCCAGCAGTAGCAGATTAGAAACTAAGCCTACATTTTACTTGACTTTAGGAGGACATAGGGCTATACTTGTTTCCAAGGGCAGCAGCGGGTAGGCACCATTATGGTTCCACACGTTGTTAAGGTTCCGCTCTTTGTTAAACTTGCGACATAGTTGAGCAAACGTTGCATATAGCTAATCCGGGCTTTCCGGCAAACCTAGTAAGGAGATACACCATGAGCAAGCAAATCGAAACCAATCTGGCCAAAGCTCTTGACCTGCTGTACACGATCCGTCGTGAAATCAACAGCAATTCAAAAACCAATGCCGAGTCGGTTGCTGCGGTGAAAGATATCCTGAAAGAGAACTCTAAAGAAATTACAGCCTTGATGAAAATTCGCCGCGAGCATGTTGCGGCTGAACGGGCTGCGAAGAAAGCAGAAAAGCAAGCGACTCCGAAAACCACCCGCGCTAAGCAGGCTGCTGAAAAAGCAACTAAGACTCCGCGCGGCAAAAAAGAAGAAGCTCAGCCGTTGACTGTCGGTCAACTGAAGAACAAGGAAATCAAGATCGGTCGTTCTTCTGCCGTTATCCTCAAAGTCACTCGCGGTAAGAACGGCCGTAATGCCGTCACGCAAAATGCGATTATCCCGGTCGATCAAATCAGCATTGATCGCAAAGGCGCGCTGGTTTGGAAGAAGCCGCGTAAGACAGCATCAGCCTAACTTAATACGACGCGCTGCTTCGGTGGCGCGTTTACCGAGGCACGAGTATGAATGATTGCCCTATTTGCGCGGCTGCGCTTAAACCGCATCAGCGTGTCTTTATGAATGCGCTTCGCTATACCCTGCCACCTAGTCGGAATCGATCTGCGCGGCAAGAAAAGAAGTTGCGAAAGAAAGGACTGTACCCTCCGCAGCATGTAGTTCTGAATATGAGTCAGCATGGGTACTATGCGATACGGACGCTGATTGAAACAGCAAACTAATCTATTCCTAATGAGCTAAGGAAATAACATGAATAAGCAACTCGTAATCTCTTCGCGTAACAGCGGTGAAACCCTCGCTACTTTCAACATGATTGAAGCTGAACGTATGGTCGATCTGCTAACTAAATGGGACTGTTACGGTGTCGGCGACAGTATGATCAAACGTATCGGTGATCTGCAAGGATTCTTCGAAGATTCAGATACCGATAAGCCATACTCTGTGTTTATGTCGAACAATACAGCGATGGTTTTGTTCAACATCGCAACTGAATTGCTGGGTCAGTTCACAGCACAATCGCGCATGATCCACACTAAGATTCTGCATGTTCGTCGGAATCGTGAAGACAAGAAAGACACTACCATCGGGCAAAATATGCGGGCCGATGTTATCTACATGAACATGTCGTCGCTGGCGCGTCTTGTCAGCGCGTTGTCCACCGCGATCTTCGCTGGCGATAGTATCCGTTTTGAAGAGACTCAACCATGAATTTTCTTCGTAACTTGTTTAAGCGCTTCCGCTCTGAGCCGAAAGAGCCGGAGGTTATTCAGCTTGAAGTGAAAGACGGCGCTATGTATATGAACGGAATGCGTGTCCGCGAAGTATCCGAAGAATATACACGAGAATTGATGCTCGGAAAGAACAAAGAGCAGTTAACACGCGACATTCAAAAAGCTCTGATCGATGAAGCTTCAAGGAGGGGTCTATGAAACTAGGCTATCGTCGTCTTTTGACTAAGCTGCGCTCTATGAATTCGACAACGGAACGTGTGCTGGCTAGACAGAATCTCGGCGATTCTGAACTTGAAGTTCGCCGCAGTGGTTTGTATATCGATGGTAAGTTTGAGCGTGAGCTTACGCCACGTGAAATCCTCGATATGAGCAAAGGTTTTGATAACCTCGGCCCGCGAGTTGAATAAGATAACAGACGCACTAGTGACAGGTAAGACCAATGGATAAGGTAATGAAGGAACGTGACACCAAGGCTATCGCAGACGCATTAGAGCGCGTTGGCGTATCTTACGAATTCGAACGTGTACAAGAATAAGGGGCAGCCATGAGCAAAGGTAAGTTGGTAGTATCGCTGGTAGATTCAGTTCCGGCTATGTCGGAAACATTCCACGACGATGCGTGCTTGATCCTCGCACGTTCTCTTTCTGACACACAGCACCGGATGAGCCTTCTCGCAGGCGCTTATGAAAACTTCTTCTTGGATATGGAAGACGACATTAATGCCAAGGAGTATTTCATTGTAAACTTCAATGCCTCTGCGCGAAACATTTTCGATATGCTCTCAATTTGCATGACGGAAGACCTTCGCCTGCTGCGCTACAATATGGATAACGGTGATGATGAAATCCCGGTAACAGTCATATCCGAAGCTGACGGTTTTGAAATGCAAGCAACCGAAGGGCTTCCAGACTTCGAGGTTGCACGCATAGAAGCTTTGGTGCGTTTGCATGTACATAATCGTCTGCTGGATATGGTGATCTTGGCCTGTGCTAAGCGTCTGTCCATTTGTTTCGAATACACTCCGGGTTAATTGCAGTTAGGGGCTACGGCCCCTTCTGTAAAAAGTCTGGTATAGATAACTTTACGGTGCATCATAATGACTTACGCCCGGCTGCTGTTAGATGTTGAAGATGTTCCCTCTGGCGCCTTGATTTATATTCTAAATCGTAGCGGTAACGTCACGGAATTCATCTGGCGTGAAACAATGCGACGCTATGTTGGAAACGTCGGATCAAAATCTTTGTTGTTGTTCCCAGCCCCGCAAGACATTCTGATGCTCCTGAGTAGTTTCACTCCGGTTAGTATTCTGTGGTCTAGCCGAGACAACAAACATCGTGTAGTAAATGTAAGTTTCGGCCATCTTGTTGAAAAGACCGTACCCGTATTCAAAAAGGGTAAGAAAATCGGCAAGCGTACAGTGCGAACTGTTCAGCACGTTGATATCGTAGCTGATAGTTTCACACAAGCTGCCTACCAACTATTTTTCGCTACGCTAGGCGGAAAACTCTGCCGTTATCATAGTGAAGATAAATTTGAATATCTGCTATGGGACAACTACGAGCGCCGCTTCAAAACTGAGATAAGGTAATTATGAGCTTCCACCAACTACCTCCTGCATCGCGCGAATATCAGCTGGCTGAATTCCTCGATGCCAACATTGATTCCAAATTTCCGCCGGGTATCGAAGGGTACTGGCGTAGGCAAAAAGAACTACCCCAGCGTAACGCTGACGCCGAGTCTCCGCTGCCGTGGCCTGTCGTCTATTATGACATTGACGGCTATGATATGACGTTGTTTCTTTCTTGTTTGAAGAAACTAGAGGACAACCCAAGCGTTACAGTTCATAACTACCGAGGCGTTTCGATCAACCGCCTTAACGGTCGCATGAACGGCAGTCGAGAGTATGAATATCGTGGTTGGCGCTGGCCTGAAGGTTATCGTAACTACATCAACATGGGTGTTCCTCCATCGCGTGCCTTTCATAAATTCGTGACAGGGATTTATCTGCTCAACCTTCCGAGTTACGGCCATGAACAAACCAAGTGAATCAAAACTGGTGATACTGAAAGGTCGTACTGCTGGCGAATACCAATTAAACACGCAGAAGCAAACTTTTGCGGATCGCCCCGCCGGTAAGGTAGCCATACCTAAAAAATTCCGAGGAAAGAAATGAGCCAGATTCTAGGATATCGGATTTATACCGCTTCAAGTAGCGTGTTTATTCTTGATATAGATCAGATTGATTTTGTCAGAGACATTCTACCTGTAGAAATCAGAGACAACGGCGACCGGCTAAATAAAACACTGCTCTTGATCAAAGCAGTGATAGAACTGGCATCGAAGAAAGGTTCCGTTACCGTAAAAGAACTAGGTGTCTCTGTTGAAGTGATATCCCACAAACATCACGCCCCTCGTTTTGTTTGTCTCCGCTCGCGGCAAGGCGGTAATCGCTTCTACACTACGTATGACGGAGAAGATCGCTACACTATCGGACAAGGGCCGGAAGGTCGAGTTTTTTACGATATTTTGGGATTCGCCGACAATACCGCAGAAGCTCAATCTCTTTTGTACCGAGCAAAGATTCCAGCATTCGCTGTTCAAGTTACAGTGAATGAGTTGCAAGTTGACGGAAATGAAATGCAGGGATAGTTAAATCTAGCATAGAGGCAAACAGATGACAATTAAGAACCGCGTAAAAACTCTCATTGGAAGCGACGCCACACTGACTCGTCACGGCGTTCTCGATTCTGAGGACGGAGAATTGAGTGTCTTAGAAGGTACAGCATCTTGTTGTACTCGTATCTTCGACCGGCATGATGCGCGGGCATTGATTTCACATGAATTCATCGCCTATGACTTGCTCTCAACGAATCCTATTGTTGTGCAAGACGGTTCCATCTTACAGTTAACGTCTCACATGGTACGTATGATTAACGGTGAGATTACCGTTGGTCTATGCGCGGTTAAAGGCTACCTGACCGCGACACCTGAGATTATGCTTATCAAGCAGGAGCACTCGAAATACTTGCTGCCCGCTGAAGTACCTGCTTTCCATCTGTTCTCAGTAATGACCGACGGTGATACTGTTGAGCAGTTACCAAAAGCAGTATCCGATGAGCACGATACTCTGCTTAGCTTTATCAATATGGAATACTTCGATGATACGGACCCTGTGCCGGAAGCCATTCGCCTTGAGCCTCGTAACATCGTAGACTTCACTATTAAAATGATTACCATGTCTCCTAATAACTGGAGCACAGGTATCGCTGATGTTCGCATCGAACACGACGGACATTTGTTTGAATTTTCCACTAACTTGGAACAATGGTATAAGGAACTAGTTGGATGAACATTCGCACTCTACAACAAGTAGTCAATCCGCTTAGTGAAAAGCACGGTATATCGATCCTGCACGTTGTAGAGTGTAGTTCACGGGCTTGGGGGTTTTCTACTCCCGAGTCCGACCACGATATCTTTGTCATCTACGTGAAGATTCCGTGGATGGTAGATATCCAAAATGACCTTGAGACTTTCAACGAGAAAATCTGGTTGGAAGAGGAGCAGGTGGAAATCACAGTTCAAGGTATCGAGCTGCGTCGATTCTTCACCAAGCTCACTAGCAGTTCGTTCTCAGCCTATGAGATTCTTCATAGCCCTATGATTTATGCAGCCAGTAAGCATCTGATTAACGATTGGATATTGCTGCAACGCAACTACGCAAACCCTGTACGTATGATCGACGCTTGCCGAGGTCTGGTAAAAAAGAATCTTTATATCAAAGAGCAAACGCCGAAACTAATGTTGCACGGATTACGCTTTGCTCTTATTGCAAATCAGTTGAGTGCTGGTAATCTGAATCCTGATTTGCGGTTGCCTGTCCTTTTGCAAGGATCACCGCTGGAAGATTTAACAGAAACCATCTTGATGGCCCGTACCAACAAAGATGCGTATGAGCCAATTCCAGCAGTCGTAGAATACAACAGGCTGGTTGCATCACAACCAACACCCAGCGGCGACGAAAAGCCTCAACAGCGGGACATTGAGTTCTTCCGCGCTGCGAATGAGATTTATCAGAGACATATGGTCGGTCTGCTATCTCCATTCAGTGTCGGTTCCACTGCGTACTTGCCGATCTGGTCTACCTCTATTTTTGAATGAGTTAAAGAAATGGATAAGAAAACGTTTGTACTGAATTCGATCAAGGTTGTGATCTTCACGGTGGATAACACTAATCGTACCGAGGATGATCTTACGGTCCCTGCTACAGAAATGTATGTTCATCCTAATATGTTCGTACTACCTAGCGTCGGTTCGCGCATGAATTTTAAGAGAAAGTCTGTCAGCTTCGCTGGTTCGGTTACATCAGATACTGTGTTTGGTATCGTCGAAAGTGTGACGTACAACTACGAACTCGTAGAGCAGGAAATGGCAGGCAACAGTTTACATCAGACCGTAGAAATTGTTCTCGACCTTAATCCTGCACTACGGTAGACCCTGTATGATTACTGAATGGAAGTACGTTGTTATCCGCGAGGAGTTTCGCAACGGCACCGAGACACCTCTGTTACAGGAGCATCCTATTCTTTTTCCAAAAACTCTAACGCACGCTGATGTAGGTAGAGCTGTACTTTTCTCAGATGAGCTGATGGAAAAAGGTAACGAGCGGGATATTGTTGCTGCTGGTTTCTGTCGATTCGACCGCATGCAAGGTTGGTTGTGCTACGGTGAAAGTGAATCTCTGAAAAGCATTGGCTGCACTGGTTACAAGTCACGCGACACCGATCCTGATTTGTTTGCAACACTCGGTCTGACTCACGGTCTGGTCGATAACTCTAACGATACTGCGGAGTAAATACTATGGGCTGCTACGACAATATCGGACACGACAAATTTCCGAAGCAAGGTTCTCACCTAGGTAAGAAAGCGGAAGTGTGTTTCCACTTCAATACCAACGAGCTTATTTCCGGTAAGGTAGTACGTGATGACATGGAATCACGTAAAGTAGGCGAGCATGAATCTCCCGGCCTCACTATCATTGCACTGGAAGATGGTCGCTACGTTCTATCTACTGAGTGTCAGTATTCTATTGCTCGTGAAATCGACGATGGCGGTCCTTACAACGGACTGGCTAAGATCACTATCCCAATTAGGCATCGGCTGTACTACAAAGTTGTTTATCCAACAATTAAGATGAACCTACTGCGCAGTGAGTGGGAAGCTATAATGGAGGAAGCGGAGTCTATCTACGATCCAGTAATAGCCGATGTTCCGGGCGCTTCCTCTGTTGTACTAGGTCCGAAGTTGGTTGGTTATACAGGGGACGTGTTTAGAGGATTCTTGATATCGGAAGATTACTCTGAGCGTAAACTCTCCAGTATCCGATCCAAAATGATGCCAACGTTTATTGTCGAAAAAGATTTCGCTGACAATAAAGCAGTTATTGTTGCCATCCCGAACAAGCAAACTAAGAAAGGGCAAGACCTTCTCAAGCGCATTGCGAAGATAGAATCTGAAAATCAAATTATTGGATCATTCGCCTCTTACGTTTTGGATCAGTTAGGTCTGACCGATATCGAAGGGTTTAATCCGACTACAGGTAAAACCATAGGCGTTAGCTTAGCTGACGTTGCTGGGGACGTGTGGTTTGGTATTCCCAGCATCACCGATAGCGATTGGGCACGCAAAGTGGCTGATCTTGTAGATAACGGAACGCTAGAGCGCATGCGTTACAGTGAGTTGGTTGCAGCTCAAGAAGACGAAGCGATAGCCCACGGTAACTACAACGGTTCCGATACTGACTACTACGCGAAGAAGTAAGGACACTAGCATGCGTAAACTACGTGCAGGGCAAACGCTGTATGTTCTGGATAATAACGGTGCGCTGCAAAGCTATCGTGTTATAACAAGCTGCTACAACAGCAGTCGAGGGATCATCGTAAACTGTTATCGGACGACAGCGCTAGAACTTAGACAGGAAGAGCTTGAGATAAACGAGTTTGGTTTTGTGGAATACACCCCACCGAACGAAGCTAGGCTGCGTATGTTCAACGGCATAGAACCGATTAACGTAAAGTGGTGTCGCGTGTATCACTCTCGCCGGAAAGCGGAACGTAAAGTTAAGGCAGACCGCGCTTCCGTTATTTTGCCAATTGAGCGACTTCCTGAACTACGTACTATGCTTCGCGCTCTTGGGCGTACGCATGGTCTTATCCCATTCTATAAACAAGATGAGGACACTCGTAGGATGGAGAAGCTGCTCGATTGCATGTCGGCCTCCTCAGAAAAAAGACGTCACCACCTTCAACATTCGCTTTATATGACAGCGGATGGTAAGGTTCACCAAGCAGCAGTTAATTAAACAGGAAATACAACATGGAAGAGATTCTGCTACTCCTCGGTAATCCGAAAAACACGCTGGCTGAAATCGCGCGTCCGTTGGAAGAATGCGTTAAGCTGACAACGCTGGCCGCTTACCTGAAGCAAAACAAGCCTGATTACATTCACGATCTGGATCGGGATAAGCAAGCCATCGAAGGCTCGATACTTACTTTCACAGCCGATAAAACGGTGGAAGTAGTCGTGATGGACACTTTCGCCAACATGGCAGAGTTTGAGGATATCTGCCGATCTGATAGTGGTTCGCTGTTCGATTATCGGATGATTCACAATACAATCACTGCGGTCAAGATCGGTGATGAACTCTATCTCTGTGAAATTCTTCGCTGTATGCAAACAGTAGAAGAGGCGAAAGCTTTGCAGTTTCCAGAGAAATGGGAAACCACCATCGGCAGTTTTTCAGTAAGAGACGGTCAGCCTGATTTTGAGTTGAAGTGGTTGCAGCACGGCACACTTAGCCAATTGGACGTTCACAAGCTAGAGGACTTCGGTAATTACCTAGCTCTCGGTGATGTGGATTACATACTCGGTGACGTTAGCTCCATTACTGGTGATACAGAATTCACGGTCTACCGCCGTGTGTCGAAAGAACCAACATCGATCAAGGTGTGCCAATGACCACCAAAATAAATTTACTACCGGCTCATATTCACTTCCTATCCTTAGATAATGGCGCTGGTTACGTAACGGATATACCTCTGCGCGAACAAGACTACCCTGAGTTAACCGACGTTGACGGTAATGTTTTACAATCGAACGCGAAGTTCAGTTACGTGTTAAACAACCGCGCATCTTTGATTCCTCTTCATGCCACAGCTGCTGGTGAAGGTATCGAGTTTGTTGAAGTAAGCCCTGACGATAAGCGAGAATGTACCGATCTGATTCTGAAGTTTGAGAAAGGTCTGGAGCAGGAAGACGATGTACCAGAAACGATCTTTCTGAAAAAGATCGTGCGTAAGCTCAACAATGTAGAAGGCATTCACTACAAGTTCTGCTTCCTCTACGATGGCAATTCATGGTTGCCTAATCGCGGTCTGCTTCGAATGATCTTGCTGCGCATTTATCGGAACATCGATTTCGAATGTGTTGAGCATAGTGAAATGCTAGCAGGTGCGCCGTTGGGTATGTACTTCTGTGATATCTGCGGTGCGATGCAGGTGCCCGGCATGATGCACTTGGACGATCCTGTGTAATAGGAAATCTGTAAAAACTAGCAGAGAGGATCGGATATGAAGCAAATTCTGGTAGTGACAGATCGTAACGGAGTAGCTGTTCCTCCTGAGCTGCTGAGAACTCTGCAAGATAAGCTTAGTGCTGAATATGAAATCATCACGGTTGATCGTGAGTCTCAGCAATTGCAAACTTACCTAGAAGGTTTTGATCATCCGATATTGCTGCTGGATGAGAAACAGATGGAACATACGTCAGAGGATGAACGGTTTAACAGTCCTCTCGTGAAACAGATATTTGCAATGAGTGTGGATTCATTACCGATTCAAAATCTCCCCGTCGAGCGGGAGGGCATCAAGGCGCTCTCTAAAAACCAAGATAAGTGGCCGGGACAATCGTACAGGTCACGACGAGGTAAGCATAGGTAATGGACATTCAAGTCTATCAGCCGGACGGTAAACTGTTATTTGGTGCTTTAGAAATACCGGATACATTCAGAGTACCGGAACCGGGTCAGACGTGGGAATGGGAAAGCCGTGAATGGGCAAACGATTTAACCACCTCACGGATTCTAAGTGGGTTCGTTGAGAAGGTTAGTTTGAAATCCAGTTTCTGCTCTTCTACGAAGAAACTAGATCAGGAGTACAAAATTTATCTATCTGCTGTTTATCGCCATGTTGTGTGCGTTACTTCATCCGCTAGACTCTATACGGTCACTGCTAGGGTAGCAACATGAACACTACGGAGATTATCTGGAACGGGACTATCTATGACTTCAAGGCTATCGTAAGCCGGGTGCAAGCGCTGTCGAAAATCTATATCAAGACAGTGGAGCGTCTACCTTTACCCGGCTTCGAACCTTGTATCGATCCTTTAACCGAGTTACGAACATCGGCCCGCCGAGTTGTTTACGGCTCCGCGAAACTGCAAGAGCAGCTGGTAGAAGTTATCACTAGCTTGTCCGCTGATGGTAAGCGTGTTGACGTTGAAGATACCGCGTTGTTTGTTATCGATGCTTTCAGCAACACCGATATCATGGATCGTGCCCGTTTAGTGCGTCGAGCCGATGGTACACTGCGCTTGACGCTACTGCGAACACTGTGTCCAAAAGATCAACGCGCTTGTGTGCATATTCCGATGGGGAAGAAGACCAAGGCCAGTTAAGAGGATTATCCAATGAGTAAGTTTTCACCATACGAAGTTTCGCGTGGAGGCGACGATAGAATTTGTTACGAGCGTTCTGTCTTCCCGATGGGCACTTACACTACTGGTTGGTTCTTTGAAGCTGTCACGTTTAAATACGGCATTCTGCCTATGGTGTTTAGCGGTTGCGACTTTGAACGTGTAGTGTTTGATCGAGTTGATATGCGTCACGTAGTTTTCATAGGTTGTGTATTCGGCAACTGTCAGTTCAAACGCTGTGACTTATCCTATGCGACCTTTGTGGACTGTCGTGGACATAATCTTAGCTTCCGCCGTTGTAACGCTGACTCTCTTCTGATGATGCACCTGATGTTAGACGGCATAAATTTGGTAGACTGTGTACTGCCTAATTTCAGGTTAACTGTAAATACTGAGTACCTAGCTCCTATCCGATTAGCCAACTGCAATCTGGAGGGAGCGCATATCGAGAACATCGGGCACATGGATTACCTAAGCCCCTTCGGTGCTCCGGTACTTGGGACACGTGATCGAGCATCTGTAAAGATGAATCGTTGCACAGGCTCCTATAAGTTAGCAGGGTTCAAACATGCCTATCAGTAGCGGACTTCAAGAACGTATTCTTGAATCCTATAACAGCGAAGAATTAGCGAGACATTTGAAGCACGGATGCTTCGAAGCTCTCTACATATTAGAGAAATTGGTTGTCATGGAGTTCAACCCAAACCTCATCATGCAGCTTTGTGATGATGGTGACGTGAAAAGAATTCGAGAAGTTTGTGCTCAACACCTTGAAGGTAAAGCACTAGCTTACGAGTTGTACCGCGAGCTAACTAGCGTACGACTCAACTAAGATTCAACACGAGCCTGCTTGTATCGTGTGAATACGTGCAACGTCACGTTAGTGAATACTGTAAACAGGTAACGGTATCACAACCACCACTTAAATCTAGGAGTTACAAAATGGCTAACGTAGAAACCAAAACCAACCTGACCGCTTCCGCTAAGCAAATCGCCAAGTCGGCTGCCGCTATCCTGAACGCTGAAATCAAGAAGCTGGGTCTGGCGAAGAAAGACGCTGACGCTCTGAGCAAGAAAGTTTCCGCAGTCGTCAAGCAATCCGAAGTTGTGGTTGCTGCTGTCAAGAAACTGGAAACCGCTCTGAAGGAAGCTGACACCAGCGTTACCAAAGCTGGCAAAGAAAAAGCTGCCGCCGACAAGAAAGCAGCGAAGGCTAGCAAAACTCCGACCGCAGTGAAAGGCGAGGCTGCAACCAAAGCTGCTACTACCAAGGCCAAAGCTGCTGCCACTAAAGCTAAAGCTCCGGCTAAGAAAGAAGCTGCTCCGGCTAAGAAAGAAGCTGCTCCGGCGGTCAAAGCTCCTGCAAAAGCACGCAAAGCTCCGGCCAAGAAAGAAGCTGCTCCGGCTGCCGACGCTGCTAAGAAGTAACATCGGCTGACACAGCCGGGAACTAAACACTCCCGGCTTACCAACACTTAAGGATCACACAGATGGACCGCAGCAGTATCCAAGAAAAAGTTTATCCAATCATTCGTCAATATCTCAATATGACGGAAGATGCTGATATCACCGAAGAAATGAAGTTCTTAGATGACCTCGGTGCCGATTCCCTTGACCTGATTGAAATCGTCATGGATATCGAAAACGAGTTCGAAGTAGAAATACCAGATTCCGTGTTCGATACAGAGTCTACCTCTATGACCGTCGGCAAACTTATCTCGGTCGTTGAGCAGCAAATTGGCTGAAATTCAGCAACAGCAAGGCAAACTGGAATAACTAGTTTGCCTTTGCCCATTTCTACCGGGCAATATTTCTCTATCTACCGTGAAGTGAAGTCATGGACCTGATCGCAATTGCAGCACGTTCTGCTAACAACGTTATTGGCAAGGGTAATAAACTACCGTGGCCGCATAACCAACAAGACCTACGTTGGTTTATGCAGATTACGAAAGGTCGCCCGATCATTATGGGTATTAACACCTTTGAGTCTTTGCCGAAATTGCTACCGGGTCGAAAACATATTGTCGTCACACGGCAGGTGAAAGTCTCTGAAAATCCGATGGTGCAGTTTGTTAACCCTCAATTGCTTGATACAACTATAAGTCGATTAGAAGAAGACGGTAATACGCGACAAGCTTTTGTTATCGGCGGCGCTCATCTATTCTCAAACCTGCTACCTAGATGCAATGCAATCTATCTGCGTACCTTTCACGCAGAGTACGAAGGCGATGTGAAGTTCCCCGACTACCATCTACAGGCTCGCAGATTGATTGCTACCGAGCAGTGGGATGATTCTATAACTCAGATATACGTGTGAGCATAAAATGACTAATGTTATTAGCAAGCCTGACCTCACTCGGATGCCGGAGTGGCCCGATGTAGAAGAGTTTAATCGTATTCTGAATCAAGCGCGTCTTATCGAATTCGTTATGCATTGTAATCGAATTCCGGTAGATAGCTATCTACCTCCTGCGCCTCCTGTTGTGAACTTCGAATCAACAGATGACCTTTCGTTCGAAGCGAAGCGGTTACACAAAAGCATCTGCAATATGCTAAATGACAATCGAGCAACGAAGCGGGAAATAGCTTGGATGAACAAACAACCAGCCCTGCTCTGCTTAGCTCAAGTGAATCGCACATTATGAACAAACAATTGATTGTCTTTCTTGACCTTGACGGTGTTTTCAAAACAAGCCGCAGTGCGCTAGCTGGTTTGCCTTATGATCCTGTAGCTTCTACGCTGATCGACAAACTCTGTGCTACACCGAACACGCTGGCTGTTATTTCTGCCACTTGTCGTGCTCATCACGATACGCGAGAAGAAGCACAACAATGGTGGCGCTCTCTCGGTATGCCTAATCTTGTTCTACATGAAGATTGGCGAACAGCTGATTTCCACGGCCATCGTGTGCTTGAGATTCAAGATTGGTTTTTGCGTAACCCGGTTAAACCAGATCAGGAATTCTTGTTCGTCGATGATGAAATGCCGATCTTCACGCAAGGGCTTAACCATGATCTTCACGAACTGTTCCGTGTAAACTGGTTGCTGATTGGTGGGCATCACAACGGTATGTCTTATCTTCAATGTCGAGCTTTGCGGGGTTTGATAAATGAGCGCAAGAGCCTTAACCAAGAGACAGAGGATACAGAAGAAGAGGGAGCAGCAACAGGAATTAGCCAGACAGGCCAAGCTGAAAAAGCAGTTGGAGAAAATCTCTGCTCGGAAGTTTCACTCACCGGAAGTGGTGGAACAGAACTGTGCTCGATTGTACCACCCGAAGAACGGAGCGATTCCGAAGAAAGTAGCCGCCTACGCATTCCTCTCGAAAAGTTCAAATTCAAAACAAATCCCAAATCAATCGGCGCGCTCGTTACCTACCAGACAGACGATGGAAGGATCGTCTCGGCACGGGAAATCAAGGAACGGAGTATCCGTAGCTGAACTGTATTGCTATCCGCAATCAAGCCATCAGCAATATCCAAGTGCAAAGATGACTCCGATGCGTCAGGTTATTCCAAAGAAACTTGATGCGAAAATGCAGGCACGTGAGGATGCTGCACAGGAAGAGATTGCACGAAAGAAGAAACGTGTTGCGCCCCTTTTTAACAAGGGCGGTCTGCAATACATAAGCGATGAAATGGATTTAACTACCTTGGGGAGAAAGGTATGAACCTCGAAGAAGCAAACCAGATAGCCGAGGATGTGGACCGTACTCTTAACATACTCAATCGTAAACTGAGAGCACTTAATCCAGCAGGAAACTACGGTACAGTACGATCTAGGGAGTTCAGTTCGTTAATCGAAGTACGCAAACACTTAGAAATGCGCCGCGCTGAAATCAATAGCGCACGCGCTGAAATTGAACGTTTAGAAAGTGACGATCCTGAGAGTGCTCAGATACAATCACTGTTGCGTGAAATATATCCTAGCAAACCTATTGGCGTTATGGATATCATGGCAGCTTCCGAAAGACGCCGAGAGCAACATGCTCAGATAGCCCAAGCGATTGCTGCTCCTTGTAAGATCGAATCTATCAAGGAACTAGCTGATCACCTTGATCTGTTATATATAGACTTGCGCAAAAGTCAAGGCGTCGCCTCTGTTCCGCTAGGGCAACGCGGAGCAATGACTGAAAGGCAGTTGCTATCCTACTGCCAAACAAAGTACAAGGAATGCATGGAAGTTAGTGAACGCATTCGCGACTTCCGTAATAAGAATCAAATCATACAAAATATTTTCAATTCAGCAGAAGCTTTGCGAAAAGAACTGTTGAGTTAAAGACTATGCATCGGTTCACACACGAAGAGCTTATCACGATCCTGTTCAAGCTAGGCTACCAGATCGAACTGAACATAATAGAGCCAGAAGTTAAGGAAGCATAATGACAATCAAGAGTGATCGTTGGTTCAAGAGCAAGTGCATTCATCCAACGCGCCAGATGCAGTTTCAAACACACGGTAACTATGGTGACGATAAAGATATCGGTTCCGTGTATGAGCCTATGGTTTCCTCCCGCAAGCAGCGTGAATGGAAGCCGATGATCGAACCATACTTCCCACATGCGGTTCGCCGTATCGTTGATCCAGAAATCGATCTGGCAGAGACTGTTATCAGTTACGGTCAATCGAGCTACGGTTACGATGTGCGTTGCGGCGAAGAATTCAAAATCTTTACCAACGTGAACAGTAGCGAAGTCGATCCGAAGAACTTCGATGACGATTGCTACGTAACGAAGTTTGCTAAGAACGGCTATATCACTATCCCGCCGAATGGATTCGCACTTGCTCATACTGTTGAGTATTTCCGTATCCCGCGCAATGTGCTTGTTGTCTGTCTTGGTAAATCCACATACGCCCGTTGTGGCATCATCGTCAACGTAACACCGCTGGAACCAGAATGGGAAGGTAATGTGGTTCTGGAATTCTCCAACACCACGAATCTTCCGGCGCGTATTTATGCCAATGAAGGTTGCGCTCAATTCCTGTTCTTCGAATCTGATGAAGACTGCGAGGTTAGTTACAAAGATCGCGGCGGTAAGTACCAAGGCCAGACTGGTGTAACGTTACCGAGGATGTAACATGGAACTAGTAATTCCTGAAGATATCGATCGTTATATTAAACGTTACGAAGAAGCTCGCGGCGGAACCCACAACGAGCAGACTAGTAGCGAAGCCATGTTTGTACTGGTGGGTAAGTATAGCGGCATCTATATGCTTACCACGGGTATCGGACCAATTTGGGTTGGGTTGCAGAATGCGACCGCGCGTTGGACAAACAAAGGAAAACCTTTCGATTCTGTTCAGCATGCCATTGATTCGATATTCTCCAACCGTGACATATCGCCAACCAATCGACTAGTTCAGCTGTACTACTCAGAAGATTCGGCGGAACGATTGCGCTGGATTGCTGATCGCATTGAATCTTTCAAAGCCTCCGGCGATTTCCTACTGTACTAAAGAGGGCGAGTGATGTTGGGTGTATTAGAGCCACGAGTTACTGCAATAAAAGCAGCGTCGTTGTTACGGCGGCGCGTGCTCGCTTGCTTGGAAAAAGAAATCGCAGCAGAGCCTGTGGATATACGTGACCAAATTCGAGAATACGCAGAAGTCTATCTCTCAACGCTCTGCCACAATTCCGTTAAACAATACTCGATAGAAGGTCCAGAGTTCTGCACAGACTACAAAGTTGCATACCATAAACGCGGAGCACAAGCGCTACTGCTATCGGAAACAGGCATGGTGTTGAACACATTATATCTGCGTTCCGGCCGACTCGCGCGATTGGCAGGTAAGCGTAGCTTGAAAAAGATGTTTATGGGTGTGAGCATAACTCCAATTCGACCCGCTGAGCGTGTTCGACTAGAGGGTACAGTATGATGCAACCCGTTTGGAAGCTCAGCGCGATAACCGCATTGGTAGCAGTTGCTAATGGGTTAGTGAGTGTGGTGCTGGGGTTCTTTGTATTCGGCGCGCACTTATGTTTTCTGGTTTTGCAGTACGCTTTTACAGGAGGTTTAGTCCCGAACGTAGAACTGATTTTTGTATCAGTCCTGCTACCGTCGCTTATTCTGCTCTGTTGGATTTTACTGAAAGGTCTGTATAGGCTTGACTGTAATATGGTGTTCCTATGGCGCAATCGCAATAACTCTGTTGCTATTTTGTTTGAATAGGGAAATCAAAATGTCGAACATGACACCAGAAGGGTACAAAGCGACTTTGGATGAACAAGAGCATCACATTCGGCTGCTTGGTAAGCTGCTAGGCGAATGCATTGAAGCTGCCGGTATTACGAAAGCCGGTACGCCTCTCATCTGTCCACAGCTACTGATGTTTGGCGAAGACTTGAAACAACAACTGTTACAGCAGAAGTCTGAATAAGGTGATAGTTATGGAAGAAAAGTCATACCCTGTTGTTATGGCACGTATCCTAATGGAGCGTGCGTTAGTGTTGCCTACTTCGGATGCTTTCCGGCCATTCGATCTATTGAAGCCCGAGGAGCAGAACTGGAAAGAAGTATCCTGTGCAATCGGTTTCCATTTCTACCAACTGCAAAAGAAAAATCCAGATGTTATGCAGAGACTCGGCAACGGGCAGTACGCACGCATCGGCGGAGCAGCACCTTTCACTAAGAAGAAAGGTAGTCGCACGGTAATGGAATTCTAGGATCAGACATATGGATATCTTATTCGCTCTAGGTGTAGGTATTACTTTTGCAGTGGTTGTTATTTGGTTGCCATTCCGTTTGATCGAATGGGCGATAGTCACTGCGAAAACAAAGGGGGCGGAAAGAGCTAGACTACGCGGTAGAGAGTACGCGGAAAATCTCTTGGCAGGTCACTACGATAAAGATGTACAGCAGCTGTATCGTATAGACAAGAATGTAACTCTGCGTGATCGTATTAACTACTTAGAAGAGAAAATAAGTGAGTCCCGTTCCTTCTCACACTACGGAGATTTTGATCGTGGGTGTGAGGAAGTGCTACGGGCGCAGCGAGGTACGGATGATGAGTACGCAACCGCAACAACCGAAACCGTTAACGCCTGAGCAAAAAACAGCAATGGATAACTGCCGGGTTAATCGAGAGGCGACCGCTGAAGATATTTTCGATTTTCTCTATAACGGCAATCGTTCATCGTTGACTCGGATTGTTCGTAGATTGTCTTCGAAGACGGCTAAACGTTGGCTTCCCGGCATTCATGTTCTGCCCCGCTCACCGCAGACTGTTTATATGTCGGTGCCTCTTGAGCAGTTCTCTGATGCGAATGCAGTTATCTACAATGACTACTGCTTAGCTAGTGTGAATCCGATTCGAGTGATGGCGAGGAATCGTATAACTTTTGCAGTACATGAATTCGAGCTGATCTGCTGTCCGAGGTCGGTGTTCAAATACGTAGCGAAGGCTAAGTATATTCGAACGCAAAACCTGTTAAAGAATATGGCCAATTCTCCGGTAACAGAAGATGATTATCTTATTAAGCGTCTGCGGCCTTTGGACGCTTGTGATATTGTCCATTGCCCTAATGAAGCCATCTTCACCACTTTACCTGTTATTGTTCAACGCCGTATTCAAACATATGGCCTTAATGAAATGCTGAATACAGCTTCCAACACAGCGTAAGGATACGATAATGTCTTTGAATATAAAACTGCTACTAGCTTCCAGTGTGCTAGTCATAGTCTTGATCTGCACTCTTAACAAGGATGTTACGGTGGGCTGGTATTAAACTGTAAAGAAGGTGATAGGATGAACAATCTAACAGTGGCTCCGAAAACGCTAACCTTACCCGTATGGGTGCTATACAGTAAGCAGGATGACGTTTGGAAAACCGTTGCTGCATTTATCAGTAAGCAGCATTGTGATGCGTGGTGTAATCAGAACTTCAATACCTTGCCAAAGGGAAACATGGATTACTTCTGTACACTGTATGCCACACGTGCTCCGCATACGATAGCTTGTTATCCAGATGGTCGGTTTGAAATCACCGTAGAAGAAACGGCAATTAGCGTGATCGATCTTGCTGATATGCCAGATGTGTTGCCTCTCGTTGAAGCCGCCTCAACAATAGTTAATGAATACCTCCGTTATGGTAAGGGAGATACTGAAAGCTGGATTAAGGCGAGGGCTTTAGTCAGAGCTATCACAGAAGAGCATCTACTGCTAACTTCCAAATTTTCTAGCCTCAGATAAATGGGTTGTTTCGGCAACCTTTTCTTTTACCTTGGTGTAAGACAATGTAATACACACTGCTAGGGGAATAGCATGGCGATAGCGGAATTCGCAAGGGCTATACATTCACTAATACCTGATCGTGCGCCGGATGAATGGGAATCCCGCACTATCATTGCAGCAGTGACAGCCGCAGATTTTCTGATGGATTGCGCAGCTGTTTGTACGTCATACTCTATAATGGGACATAGCTATCTAAGGGCTGAAGTTCTGGTTGGAGCGGCTACGTTAAATGCATTCTGTCGGAAGATGATGGAGTTGAAAGCACTGTACCGTGTCGATTCTATGGAGTACGGTAACTACGGTTTGCGTAAAGTGGTGCTGCTGTTTAGCAGCAATGAGGGTCTGATTAAAGCAGGCGGGCCATGTGTTTACGATTCGATTCAACCGTTGCCCGGCGATGGACTTACGTTCAATCTGCGAAACAAGATAATGACTCTGATCCAAGCGGTAAACGAACATCTGACAGAGTATTCGGAACCAGCGATCATGTGGTTCGGCGATAATCTACCACGTGATGAGCATAGCGGCCCACACATGTTGGCTCTACAGAATTTTGTTTACCGCAGCAAGCGTTTCTGCACAAATAAGGAAACTCAATAATGGCTATCGAAAAACGTTACTTCGTATTCAAAACTTTCGGCGCTAATAAGTGGAAGCGTGCTTTTACCGCTACTACTGTGACAAAAGAAGGTGGTGCTATCGATCTGCTGTATGATCACATTACCACTGGCCCCGATGGTTTGATTGCAATCGTCTACGATACCAAGAAAGATCGTCATGTAGAAGTACACCGTTTGAACGCAGCCGGTATTACGCAGCTGGTAGCACGAGGCACATGGATCGACGGTATTAATGAATCCGTGGAGAAAAATCTAGTTGATGATGAAATCGAGGTTATCGCCAATCAACTAGTTGCCGATATCGCTACCACTGTTCCCGAAGTTCCTGTGGTCGATGTGCCAGCTTACGTTTTGTTGACGATAACCTATAGTCATGCCGGGCCAAAGCAATTCCTGATCCCTAGCCCTACGGAAAAACAACTAAAGGCACTCCGTCTCGTTCATGGCAAACTGCGCAACTATCTAGGGGATGATAATGGTGACAAAGCAGATGCTGCTCTTGATCGTGTCATCGCTGCCACTATCGGCACACATACCTTCGTTCAGGGAGACAAAGCACTGAAGCGTTGGCATCACATTTGGAAAGATCACCTTATCATTGAACCCTTCCGCTCAAACAAAGATGTTGAGCACATCGCTTGCAGTTGGATCGGGTAACTGGAGAATGAATTGATTCCGTTAGTGAAAAGCAATTCTGCTTATGCTGATATTCGTTTCGCCGATCAAATAAAGTCCGGTAGGATTAGTGATATGGTGAAAGCGACATTTCAAACACAGGTAGGCGTTTTTCATAATCTACTCAAAGACATTGATACGGATATAGAAAGCATCATGTGTTGTTCGCATTCTGTACGTAGTCGCATACGTGATGCCACTAGGAAGTTGATAGCAGACTATGAAGAACTATCTCTGCCGGAACTCCGCTATGGCTCTATCAATGTTCTTTGCGATGGGAGCAATCAGTTAATATCCAGTCAAGTGAATGTAACTCTACGTATCCAGTTAACGCCACTTCGGATATTCTCACTGTCAAGAGGGCTTCCTCTTAGGGAGTGCAAATGCTGCTGATACATTTTGAATATGAGGATGGCTGGCGCAGCGTGAAGGCCAGTAGCACGGAGGTAGCCGTTCGGGAGATAAGACGACGTGTTCCAAGTGTGAAGAGGATAATGCTGCGCTCAAAAACTTTATGGGAAAAAGAAAATGGAAACGTGCGCAACAGAACCACTGAGCTTAGGCAAGGTGATGAGTGATAACGTGAACGTGCTACGTGCTCTTTCATGTATGGTTAACGCTATTGTAGATAAACGTAATCTCAGCTTGAACCTCGTCGAAGATTTCTCGGGGAAACGAGCTTTGATTGACTACGTAGAATCTCTGGCTAATGAGTTGTCTGAAGTTAGCTTCAGTCGCGTTGAAGAAGGTCTGGTGTTCCAAGACGGATCGCAATTTATCGTTAAACACGTGATGACCGGATACAACTACGTTGAGTTGTCGCTATCGGTAACTCGCGGTCACGCTTGGTTGCTTATGCCAGATGATGAACCTTGTTTGGAAAACCGGACGGTGATGGGATTCTCCTATCACTACATTCTCGATCACGGTAAAGGCGTACTCGTACGCAACCCTATTCCTGTACAGGTAGACTGGACATGATCAGAGCAATGATTCTTCTGCTAATGTCAGGGGGTGTCTTTGCAGCTAATCTAGGTACTCCACGCATTGTACCGGGAGGCGGCACGGAAGATGTTCTATATAAGGATACTCTGGTTTGCAACGATCCTACTTTACTGATCGCTTTAAAAGAGCGGGTATTAAATAATCCAGACGGTGATGTTACGCCTATACTGGATGCCGTGAAAGCGGCTGAGTGTGACGTGCTACCAACCGACACAAGAGTTCGTGTCAAGCAAGTCGTTGAAGGCTTTATGATTGTAGACAGTCATCTTTACGCCGAAATAATTGTTATGGCAGAGCGCTCGGGTAATCAGGTTTGGGCTGATGCTGAAAACCTAATACATAGCGGAAACTTCTACCGCGAGGTGAAGAGCCGATTGATCATCACAGAGCTGGCACCTAAGCTACATCCGATACGTGCCATCGATACTGTCAAGCATTAACTCGGTAACTGTATGAATATGTCTGAATTGTACAATAAGATGAAAGATGCTCTACACGTATTCGGTTTGCGATTCGGCGATATGGAACTCGTTGAGGTAACATTGGAAGAGGACACTATTGTCTTCTCTTACCAAGGCACCAAAGTCAGTTACAAAATCTAAATAACACAAGCTAGGGGAATAGCAAAAATGCTGCAAGCAAATTTCGCAAATGGTGATTACGTACTTCTTAGTTATGAGCGTCATACCTATTACCGCAAGCACCTGATAAATCGAGGTAGCGTTGCGTATGCTATCACTCATATCAAACGTGATAGTGCTGTGCCACGAGGTCCGATCGCCAACAACATCCGCAAGGCTATCGAGACAGGTATAAGCAAAAAACAGTTTAGCGTGCATGATGCTCTACAGTTGTTTATGCCAAAGCATGAAGAAACTGAGGTGATTGTGCCGGAGCATTTTCGCATCTTGGAAAAGAAGGAATGCGCGGATGAAGATTCACCTAACGAGTATCTTGTAAAGGTGTACGTAACAAAGCAGATTGACTTCCAGCATCCGCTGCATCCTACCAACACGGATAGGGTTTTTAAAGTCGATCCCGGTACTGTTTCAGGTTGGATGCCTTATCGCTGCTTACCGTTGAATGTTTGGGTAACTAGCGACTCTGAAGTTTCTCTCGATAGCCATGTAGAGAATAGTATTATCTCCGGTGGCGCGAAAGTCCGAGGCAGTCGCGTGACAGGTTCTTGGTTGCGTGGCGGAACTTGTCTCGACAGTAACATTGCCGGTAGTGTGTTTCATAAAACAGGTGTGATAGATTCAGACATAACTGATTGTGGATTACGTAAGAGCACTGTACGTGAAAGTCTGCTTGAACGAAGCTCGTTGAGTGGTAGTAATGTTGGTGCCTGCCTAATCAGTGATTCACGTGTAACTGAACTCACATCCGTAGTTTCCGTTATCGTAGACAGCATGATAGATTCTATGTCTGTAGAAAGCTCCCATCTGATCCGATGCACAGCCTCTTGTGGTGATCGAATTCTTTCCAGCACAATCACGGATGCTACTCTGCAATCTCTTACGGCTATTGAAACCAATGTCTCTGGTACGCCTCAGTGTAAAGTAGAGCTAGGTTATGACTTGTACCTGTTTGGTAAGTCTCAGGATAATGCCAAAATGACTTTTGAAGGAAACTAACATGACTCCGCGCTTCGATCAAAAATCTCTGGAACTCACACTGGCGGTCAATAACGCTAAGCTGGATGTTGTGTTGGACAAGTACAACTTAGGTGAAGCCCGCGATTTCGTTGTGGAATTCAACAAAGCCTACAACCTCCCGTATCACAATACTAAGCACTGCATGACAGTAGCTAGGTTGTGTCACGATCTGCTGAGCATGGATGATCTGTTTTACACAGCACATGATTACCGACTTGTCATCTGTGCTGCGCTATTCCACGACTTCAACCATACAGGTAATGATCCTGATATCAACAACATTGAAAATGCGGTTGCTGGATTTCTTCAATTCTGCGCAGAGTACCCGTCAGCGTTCTCCGCGTACGATAGGTACGTTATCGAAAATATAATCCGCGTGACGGAGTTCCCCTTCGTACACGAACCTAAAACCGAGCTAGAGAAGATCATTAGAGACGCTGATGTTTTGCAAATTTTCGAACCGGATCATATCAGTGTCTCGCTGTACTCACTTCGCCGCGAACTGGAAGACAAACTTAAGAGTACACTCCAGCTCAACTTCTACTTAGAGAAACAAAAGGATTTCGTAAGTGGAATTCAGTGGTACACGAAGGCAGCTAAACGCATAGCTCAAGATTCTATGCCAGCTCTGTTCGCTTCTTACGACGAACATCTGCACAATGCAGGTCTTTCGTTAAAAGGGTGATCGGTACTAGGAGAGTAAGATCATGGATTATAAAGTGGTAGAGCGCAATGGATCATTCACCATTGAAAACACTTCACCCTATTCCTACTACTCTATAACACCGGAGCGCTACAACTCTCTGGAAGAACTGCTCAATATAGCTGTTCCTATCGGCTTTATCGGGCAGCAGAAGGTTCGGGCAGTTTGTCGATTCCTACACAGCAAAGCTGGTAATGTAGTGTCGCTAGCCTCTGCGCTTCAGCCGCATTACGGTTACGGTCAAGAGATTGAAGTTGGTCACACGGTAGACGATATGTTCACCGTGGTTGAAGTGGAAAAAGAACATATGAAATTGCGTGCAGATCGTGATATCGAAATGTACGTGCAATCGGATATGTTTGTAGAAGATATGGGAATTCCTTCACCTACTTGTGAACGTTTGTTTATCATCCCAAAAGATGAAATAAGCGGATGGATGCATGTAGACAACCTGTTAAACATATCCGCAGACTTCACACTCGATGGTAAGTATCTCGGTTCGTGGGTACACGCTTCCGCAGAGACTCGTAACACTGATCTGCGTAATGCTTACGTGAAAGGCGTGAAAGTTACTACCAGTACGATTTGCGGTAGTTACCTGATCCAACAAGAGCAGGATCAACGCTCTTCGGTTGTTGACTGCTATATCACGCAAAGCATGCTATGTGTGGATAAGGGGTTCGCTCTTCGTCGGAGTGAATTGAATAGAGTCAAATGTGTGCCCGTCACAGGTAACACACTCACTGTAAAAAGAAGTGAACTGTGCCGCGTGGCTTTAGGTTTCTGTGACGTTGTACACATAGAAGATAGCAAGGTTGCTGCCAGTACAATTGAGAGAGTGGAACCGCACGCAGCTGTGTTCTCAAAAGTTTTTATACTGGAGAGCAAGGTAAGCAATTCATGTATGAGCGGTGACGTGAAACTAGAGCGTGTGCAAGCTACGTTCTTGCAATGCTCAGATAGTGTAGTGGTGGCAATGACGGTTCCACCACAATGCAGCGTACGGAACAGCACACTTATACGCTGTCAAATGTCGCCACGCACTACCGTGGAAAACCAGTTTATTTCAAGAGCTAAGGTATGATGATGAAGCATTTCCCAATTTACCATTCCGGTATCTGCCTCGGTGTGGCTGTTGTCTTTCAGGAAAACGGTGTTTGGAAACTACGCTTTATGCGGGATGATCGCAAAGGCTCCGTGTTCACCTTTGCTGAAATTGCGAGCATGATCAATGCTCGTGAGAACGCTCACCCGATGTTGTTGGCTAAGCTTGGCTTTGTTATCGAGGAAATCGAAGAGTACACTAATGTACCGCTGACCCGTCTACCGAAACAGGCACATCCGAAGCCGAAAGCTTCTTGCGAAATTAAGCATGTAAACAAACTGTTGTCCCTTGTGCGGTTTAAGGATTCTCCTTGGCTCGGTATGTTTATGGCTGATTGGTATCTTAACGGTCGTATTCAATTCGAGCGTGTGCCGGATACTACAACTATGTTATTCGAACTGCAAGATAATGCTAGCGTATCTATTGTAGGAAACAGCTCAGTGTCGTTCTGTTCTTTCTCCGGTAATTCCCAATTGCAAGCTGTTCAAGCGGTATTCTCGCACTTTCACGACACTACGTTAATGAATCATACGTTGCGTAGTGGTTACGTGTACGGCCGAGGTGAGGATGTGAGGGTATGTCTATAAGTATTCCACGATCTTTTCGGCTACAAGATAATATCGATACTGCCATTACTGAGTTGATGCGAGAGGAAAATCGTACCCGTAGTAATATGGTGAACACCCTTCTCGCTGAAGCATTGCGCAATAGGAAAAACAAATATCAGCGTTTTGAAGAACGACGTAAAAAGAAACGCTTAACGCCCTAACGTAGAGGTTACGATGGCTGAGAAAACTCGTCGCGCTCAATCTATTGGCAATAACAAGAAGAAGCCTTCCGACACGGTAGTCGTTCCCGCGTTGAAGACTATGACTCCTGAAGAATTGCATCAGTATATCGACAGCCGACTAAATATGTTATCCAGCGGACGCACACCTTTAGCTGTACGTGCGAAAAAGCCACGACAGCAGTAAACATACCAAGGATTAAAGAGGTTATCACCATGTATTGCTCGCCACTGTTTGTTGACTACAATATCGCTACCGGTGTCACCACCGTACAAGATCGTGAGTTCCGTACTTTCCAAACTGCGCTGAATGTGTATCGCAAAGAAAAAGATATGACAGCTTACCTGCAATTGCTGGAAGCTCAGCAGCGAGCGCATCATAATACCGGTACTCCTATCGAGCGGGTTGAACCTGAAATCGATAGCAAGCAGTTTGAAATCTCAGCTAAGCGTTGGATCGGTCAAGAACTGATGGTTCGTTTCCGTGCGCTGGAATCCATCAGCTACAATATTCAAGAGCAAACCATCGTTCTGGAAGAAGGTGAAGAGACGGGTTGGTTCCTGTATAGCCCGGCTAACGTCAAAGGTGTGCTGGACCGCACTCTCTACCTAGACGATAAAAGCTACTTCTTCGGCGATGCTACTGGTCGCGTTCTTATCGTTGCATCCAAAGTAATCGGATGTGTGAATAACAGCGTGATCCGTAAAAGTATGGTCAACTACTCCTATACCGAGAAGTCCTTCATTCGGAATAGCTGCATTCAATTTGGGCGTACGATCAGCTCTCGTGTGTTGCATAGTGAACTTCGCCACACTACGATGGTTAGAAGTATCGCCTCTAGTTCCAACTTGAATCAGTGTACGATGGTGGCTTCGCGTGTCACTGATCTACAAGCTGTTTTTGTCGGTCTGCGCGATAGCGTGGTATCTTACATGCAGATGAATTCCTGCAAGCTCACTGATTTCAATCGCGCTGGAAACGGTGAAGAACTTGAAAAGCAAGTCAATGTGAACGTAGTCGCAGAGTTCGAGCGTCATTTGCATATAGGTGACGTGCATTCCAAACTCGAACACGTTATCGCTGACAAAAACGAAAGTGAATCCGATGACGATGAGATTATCCCTGCTGCTTCGGCTGTTGTACTTGCTCGGAAAGAAGGTTCCGTAAAAGTTATCGATGTTAGTGGCGATAATCAAACGGCTGAAGCTGATTCAGAATTGGAAACGTCAAAATGAACGGCCAGTATGAGGTTATAGCTGCTGGGGAATTTTCAGATGGCGCTCCTGCTTTCAAGCTAGTAACACTCAATACTTTTACGTTGCTAGGTATTACGGTGCCTATCGGAGAAGTCAGTGAATTCCGTATCGATGAGAACACTGACTTTCTCGACAGTTGGATTTTCGGCGAAGCAGATGTTCGTAACTCGGCGATCTATCACAGCATACTCGGTAGGAAAACTGGACCACACGATCACTCACGATTCGAACAGTGTGTTATACGCAGTTGCAGAATCAAAGCATCGCAGATGGCAGTACGTAATGCAGAGTTAAACGCAGTTAGTACCCACCGCATAATCCGATTCTTTGGTGCCGTGGGTACGGTTGAGGAAAACGTTCTTATGAACAAGCTACGTTATGACCTCAGCGTATCGGTGTATAACTGCTCTATCGGCGAGTATAAGAAGTTTACCGGAGCATTAGACGAATGATCGTAGTAGAGAATGTCGACGGCGCGTTGCGTTTAGTCTGCAAGGAGCGTCACGAATTCGGACTGCTGCAACCAAACATGGTATCTGACCCCGCTTCTTTCTTCAATGTAATCGAAGCCGGTACGGTCGAAGGGTTTGTTCCGTATCTGAAAGAAGGTACACAAGTGGATTTCTGGATCAATGATCGATCAGTTGGAAAGCAAGGCTAAAGCCAAACTGGTTATTACCGTACCGCTGAAGGAGAAATCTGTGAAAAAGAATTGTGATGGTTGCGCTGCGAACATGCCTGTAGTTGAGAAAACTCTGCTAGGCAAAACTGTAAAAATGCATACCAACCCGGCGACAGGTCGCACGCATATGATCTGTACAGCTGAGCGTTACAACAAGCAGAAATAAGAGTTCAATTGGCCGCATCTTCATTCGAGGATAGCGGCCAGTTGCATTTGTGGGGCATTTATGGAAATTGAAGGAATAACCCGGAAAGCCTATAAGGTAATCCGATCAAAGGATAATACATACGATGATTTAGAGGTCATCCGATGTATAGTCAATTGCTCTCGTTTTCATAACGTACGAACCACAGCTCGCTTGAAAGAGCTTATCTACGAACGTGTACCTAAGATAACGAAAGAGCAGTTCAGTCGTTGCCTGAAAATCGTAACGGATAGTATGGGAAAGGATTGAAGCAATCTCCGGTATAAGACCTTTCCATGTTTAATATTGATAGACGCACTCTGATTACCAAGCTGCCGTATAAAACGGTGAACAACCACGGCGAGTTATTGAGTGCGCTGCGTAGATTTCGCATCAGATTGATTGAGGTAGATAATGAACAGCACGTTCGAGCGCACACCTCCGCGCCAGTCGACACGTAATCTTCAAGTATGGACAGGCACGTTAGATAGCCTCAAGAAAAGAATGCTTGCACGGCAACGGCTTGATCCAAAGATTGTTCATATCTATTCTGTAAATAAAGCGGAAGATGTTTTCATCTGGTCATCCACCACAATCGATGACAAGATAACTAAAGCCCTCAACCTAAAACTGGTAGAGAGCTTTGCCTTGCAACCCAAACTAAACTCAAACACCGCAGATAAAGGGCCGTCAATGGAGTGCCCACTAACTACAAATGCGCTAATATAAATGCTGACCCTTATAAGGTAGTGTAATGATCGAAACGATTATCAAGCGGAATGGGACAGAAGAACCGCTCATCCCGCATAAGATTAACGGCTGGGGCGAGTGGGGTGTTCTTAACCTCGATGTGTATGTTGATTGGTCCAGTATTGTTCTGGAAACTGTCGGCTCACTCCCTACTGTTGTTAGCTCGCAAGTGCTGCAAGAGCAATTGATCAAGACTACGTTGGATCAAGATGGCTGGTCGCCGCAGTTGTTCGCCGGTCGTCTGTTTGCTGTCTATCTGCAAAAGAAAATCTTTGGCGACAAGATTCCCACAGTTAAAGAACAGCATGAGCGTCTGCACCGTCTCGGTTTCATGGTTAAACTGAACTACAGCGACGAGGAATATGCACAGGTAGAAGAGTGGATCGATCACCAGCGTGATATGAATTGTCCGCACTTCGCACTCAAGCAAGTTCGGGAAAAGTATTCGCTGCAAAATCGTGTTACCCGCGAAGAGTACGAAACTCAACAGTTCGTTTACATGCGAATGGCTATGGCCTTGGCTGAAGACCAACCTGCTGAACGTCGCATGCAGGATGTATATGCTTGGTACGAGCACTTCTCCCATAAGCGTATCAATGCACCAACGCCGAACTATGTGAACCTCGGAACCAAGCTACGTGGTTACGCTAGCTGCTGTGTATTCACTACTGAAGATGATGCTCGTTCGCTAGCGATAGGCGACCATATCGCTTACATTATGACGTGCATGAGCGCCGGTATCGGTAGCTTTATTAAGACACGTAGTATCGGCGATGCTGTTCGTGGCGGTCTGATCAAGCACAAAGGTAAGTATGGTTACTATGATGTGCAAGATGCTGCGGTACATGCAAACCTGCAAAATGGCCGTGGTGGTGCGCTGACTACACACAACAATGCCTTCGATCCTGAAATCGAATTGCTGACTCGTCTGAAGAATCCGCGTTCTACAGAAGACAAACAGATTCGCGGCCTCGACTATAGCTTCTCTGCTAATCGTTTGTTCGACCGCAAGGCTCTGAAAAATGAACCGATCTTCACGTTTAACTGCTTTACTGCGCCTGATTTGTTTGACGCATTCTACGGCAAAGACATTGAACTGTTCGAAAGTCTCTACGCGAAATACGAAGCCGACGAAAGCTTCCCGAAGAATTGGGTTAGCGCCCGTGAGATTCTGCTGGTTGCCCTGAATGAAGCCTTCGAGACAGGCCGTCATTACGAAACCAACATCGAAGAAATGAATCGGCACACGCCGTTCAAAGACCCGATCTACAGCAGTAACCTCTGTGTAGCTCCAGAAACCTTATTGATGACTAAACAAGGTTATCAGAGGATTGGCGATCTTGACGGGCAAAAGGTCACTGTATGGAATGGCTCTGAATGGAGCCGCACTGCCGTAGTTAAAACAGGGACTAATCAGAAACTACTCAAAGTAATAACTGATTCAGGCCATGAGTTGAATTGCACCCCTTACCACAAGTTCTATTTGTTCAACGGTTACGGTAAGCCTTACCGTGAAGTAAGGGCGCATGAATTACGATCAGGGGATAAGCTTGCTAAGTTTGAATTACCAGTTATACACGGGCGGAAAAAACTAAAGCAAGCTTACGTTAATGGTTTCTATAGTGGCGATGGTTGCCTTACACGCGAAGGTCAACGTATCTATCTGTACGGTGAAGAGAAGATCGCTTTGGCCGAAAGGTTTGAAGGTGGATCAGATTGGACCGTTCAGGAAAAGCATAACCGTATTTACAAGCACTACCATGATCTACAAGATAAGTTCTTTGTACCTCAAGCAGATTACACAGTACAGACTCGCCTTGAGTGGTTAGCTGGTTGGTTGGATGCAGACGGTTGTGTTTACCGTAATGGGACTAATCAGCAGTTAGTTGGAGTTTCTAACGAATTCGACTTCCTCTCACGTGTACAGCTGATGCTCCAAACTCTTGGAGTAAATGCTAAGATCGTTAAAGCCTGTGATGCTGGCCCGCAGCTTATGCCGTTGAATGACGGCAGTGGCGATATGGGCGAGTTTAATTGCAAGGCTGCGTGGCGTTTGTTGATTAACTCTAATGACGCTCAAACCTTAGTGCGGATGGGAATCGACTTTGGCCGACTGGAACTGGCCGAACATGAACCTCAGCGTAGTGCAGCTCGTTTTATTTCCGTAGAAGATATCATCGATGAAGGACGTATAGATGATACTTATTGCGTAAATGAACCAAAAAACCATACTGTTATGTTCAACGGTATCCTTACGGGACAATGCCAAGAAATCGCGCTGCCTACAAAGGGCTACGTCGATATGCGTGATCTATATTCCGAAGAGGATCATGGTCGCGGTGAAGTAGGTATGTGCTCGCTGGGCGGTATCGTTATCAGTAACATTGAAAACGATGCGCAGTACCAAGATGCTATGTACTATACACTGTTGATGATCGACAAGTGTATTCATCTGAGTGACTACGCTCTGCCGCATATTGGTGTGACAGCAAAAGCGCGTATGAGTGCTGGCGTTGGTATCATGGGTTACGCTCATTACCTTGCTCGCAAGGGAATCAAGTACAGCACGCAAGAAGGTAAAGAGGAACATCACCGTGTTGCTGAAAAGCACATGTACTTTGCAATCGAAGCCAGTTTGCGCCTCGGCAAAGAACTCGGTAATGCTCCTTGGATGCACAAAACACTTTGGCCGGAAGGTTGGATGCCGATTGATACCTACAATCGCGCAGTCGATCAGATTGTTGCACCGGTGTATCAGTTCGATTGGGAAGACCTTCGTGCTCGGGTTGTTGCCAACGGTGGTATCCGCAACAGTGTTCTTGTTGCTTATATGCCGGGTGAATCTAGCTCGAAAGCCTCCGGTACAACCAACAGCATCTATCCGATCCGCGATCTGAATCTACTGAAATCAGATAACGGCGTGGTAATGCAGTGGTCGGCGCCTGAAGGTGAGAAGCTGGCTGACGCTTACGAGTTTGCATGGGACATTGAAACCATCCATCAGATTCATATGTACGCGCTGTTCCAGAAGTTTACCGACCAAGGTATCTCTGCCGATATGTTCCGTCGTCTAGTTGATGATGAGAAAGTATCATCGCAGGAAATGTTGCGTGATCGGTTCAATCGTACCAAGTTCGGTCTGAAGTCCAAATATTATCAGAACGTTCTTACCACAGACGGTACTGATCTGACTATTGGAACTGAAAATGCTGCGGGTGCTGCCGGTTGTGCTGGTGGGGCTTGCACTCTATAAACCTAGAGGGATAACTTGTGGAAGTTCTTGTGTATAAAAACGTGGATGTTGTATTCCAAGAAGTGAGCCACTCGTGCCATCGGGTATCTGAAAAAGTAAACAGCTTCAGTTCAGGCAGACAACAGGAACATGCTCTGCGTCACTACCATAAGGAATAACTGTAAATAGAAGCAGTTGAGGAGATAATTCTTCAACTGCTTTTTCAGGATATAACTTGGCATGACTTCTCTCGTTAATCATATTTTCAACGCCGATAAGACGGATTACGAAAACCCTAGTATTTTTCTAGGTCAGGATAAGGGTCTTCTTGATACAATCAACAAGAAGTTCCCGACAGTGTGGAAGCTGTATAAATCCATGAAGTCCCTCGATTGGGATGAAAACGAATTCGATTATAAGAAGTGTGAAGTCGAATTTGCTACATGCCCGCGTAACATCTACGATATGATGATCAAGACGCTGGCGTGGCAATGGGAAGCGGATTCAGCTGCGGCGCAATCTATCGCTCCTATTATCGCTATGTACTCTCCTGCTACAGAAGTGTGGGTTGCATGGCAAAGAATTTCTGACAACGAATCTATTCACGCGCTGACCTACAGTGAAATCGTACGGAATAGTTTTGTTGACCCTGATAAGGCAATGGCTACAGTTCTCGAAGAGAAGAAAGCTCTGGAGAGACTGAGCACAGTTGCTCATATCATGGGTAACGCGAAGATCGTGGGGCACAAGATTGGCCTCGGTATGATCGATAAAGATAGCGATGAAGCTTACGATGCTGTCTTTATGTTTGTCGCAGCGTTGCTGATCCTTGAACGCATTCAGTTCATGGCATCGTTCTCGATCACTTTTGCTATTTGTGATCTTGGCTACTTCAATCCGATTGGAAAAGCAGTACAGAAGATTGCACAGGATGAACTGGAAGTCCACGTAGCAATGGACAAAGAAGTGCTCCGGCATGAAATGTCTACGGCTCGTGGTGCTGCTGCCTTCGAACGTTGTCGTCCCCTAATTCAAAAGACGATCGATGAAGTTCTGTTTGGTGAGTATGGTTGGACGGATTATATGTTCTCGGATGGTCGAGAACTGCCGGGTATGAATGCTCAGAAAGTAAAAGATTGGGTAGGCTTCAATGCCCTCGATGTTTATAGCTTCTTCGGCCTCACACCTCCTGCTGTGCCGAAGACGCTCCCTAATCAACTGCCTTTGAAATTCATGGAGCGTTGGTTGAACATCGGTAAGATGCAACCAAGCCCGCAGGAAGAAGATGTTGCTATGTACCGCCTTGGTATCATGCAACGTGATGACGAAGATGCCAACTTCGACGAATTCGACCTGTAAGTAATTCAGGACCGGACGCACACTCGGTCCTTCTGTTTTAACGGTATCGCTTGTTCGGTACTGCACTTGCCGAACGGCGATCCCTTCTAGCTTTCAAAAATCATTGAAAACTAAGGAGGTGCTATCATGGTCTAACTTAACTGAAGAAAGCGAGGTAACAAGTGAAGCATTATGGAGGCTTCACATTTTGTTGAAGATGATCGACTAGGCGTCAGGTGCAGACACCGGCGATCATTATGTGAGAATTACCTAGATGGAAAATGCAAAGTTCGCTGAACTGATAAAGTCTTTGTGCGAGGAATTTATCAAGAGCAACAACCCCAACGAAAACTTCAGTGCGATTATGAAGGAGGTACAGGAGCTTCGAAAAGAAATAGCTGAAATGAAAGCAATGATCGGGGAAAAGCCAAGCGTGCCTGTTCCACCGGAAGAGCCGGAAACTCCAGTTGAAGAACCGGAAAAACCAGAACCGGAAAAACCAGAACCGGAAACTCCGAGTGAAGAACCTAAACCCGAACCTGTTGAGAAACTAGCTGTTACGCTAAATAGTTTCAATGGAGGTGATTGGTCGAAAGGCGTATGGGTGAAGGATAATACACCGCGAGTATCTGTAGCGGACACTCCACAAAACCGCAGTGCGTTCGCAGTCGGAGCTGAAGTATCTCTAGCTGACAACAAACCACGTAAGGTGGTTAAGCAGGAAGTAGTTGGCACTAATATCAGCATTGATTTATCCGGTGATAAACTCAATCCTGATGTTGTAGGAAATCCAAAGCAAATTGTAACCGGTAAACCTACAGGAGAGCCTGTACAGGATACACCGGCACCCGAGCCGAAACCGGACACACCAACTCCACCTTCAGGTAGCGGTAATTTACCCGCTGCTGGTTTGAACTTAGGAGGTATAGGTAATAACCCGTGGCTTGCTGCTATTAATGGGCCGGATAATGTGCGAGGTAATACGCACTACTCGGTTACTAAAGAAGCGCACATCGCCTGCTATACAAAAGGGCTTAACGGTAAACCGTGGATCGCCAGATTACCAATCGCAGGCGAATACATGATTACCAAGAACTTCGAGCAACCTAATCAACGTTACGTGAATGATATCCTTGGTGTTATGGATATCATACATAAACACGGAGGTAAGGTGTTGCTTGATATGCACAACTACTACCGTTGGTGGAAAAAAGTACCATCTGCTGTAAGCGGTAGGACAAACAAGACACACAATGATCATCTAGCGAAAGGCACCGCTGTATGGACCGTTATCAACGAACCTGATTGTCCAATCTCTAACGAAGGTCTTGCTGATCTTTGGGTTAAGATTGTTCAAGGTCCGATTGGTAAACATCCCGCTATGTTTATGTGTGGTCTGATGAATGAGCCGCATAATCGTGGTGACGATAAGGTTGATATCAACAGTAAGTGGCCGATTGCGGCACAGCTGTGTATCAATAAGATTCGTGAAGTTAATAGAGAGCTGTGGATCACAGTAGGAGGTAACTTCTACAGTTCAGCTAAGCTGTGGACCAAGGTAAGCAATAATCTTGCTTCTATCAAAGACCCTGCTGATAAGTTGATCTTTGAAGCGCATCAATACATGGACAAAGGCGGTGACGGTGGTGGCCAATGGGCTAGCCATTCTGATCCAGTATCTGCTGATCAAGGAACGAAAGATTGGGCAGCATTCTTCAAGTGGTGCGAAGATAACAATGTCCGTGGTATGTGCGGTGAAGTAGGAGGCCCAGCAACAGCGGGTCAATATCTGGAAGCGGTAAGGCGTCTGCGTAATGAATTCATTAAGCGTCGCATGCCTATTGTATTCTGGATGGGAGGTACAGGACAGTCAGATGGTTATGCTAACGGTATGAATACTGCCGCTGGTGTATTGAAACCGAATGCTGCTCCGTTAATGGAAGTAATTGGCACGACATACGCCGATTACGGCCCGAAGAAGTAAAGCCTGACGTAACTGCTTGGTAGGATTATCTGCCAAGGAAGGCGTTTAGGCGAAATAACATCACATGGTTATCTAAGTTATTTCCCAAGAATTCCTCTGGCGCGACTCGCTGCAACATATTGCCTATTAGAGTCGGCCCGAAACAACTGCACGCGCATGATGAAGTACCGACCTAATGCTTCGGACTGGAATCATGCGCTCACGAACTATAAAGGATGTCACCATGAAAACTCTTGGATTCGCTGTTATAGTAGCTGTAGTAATAGGTTTGGTAATGGCTGGTGTTCGCGGACCTAATCAAACTGCTACAGCTAGTGAATACAGTACGTACTCTGGGGTTGAAAAGACGACGTACCATATTGGCGGCGATATTAATGTTACCCGCTTCTATGACAGTGAGCTGGATACATATTGCTGGAAAACCGGAGCTAATCAAGGCGGCATCAGTTGTCTTCCCCGTGGCTTTGTAGAGAAATATAAAACCACAGGTAACTAATTCGGTAGCAATTCCGCTACCGTCAAATGCCTCACAAGAGGCTAAGGTTGTATCACATGAAAAATGAAACTCTTGCTGTATTTCAACACCTGATCGCTTGCGCTGTTTCTGGTCACACGACTACCTATGAAGAGACAGCGATTGCTACAGGTCTGCCATCTAGCGGAAATGCTCTAGGTGCCGCGTTGACTCCAATCCTAACAGATATCTTTAGCTGGTGCCGGAAAAACAATCACCCACATTTGACAGCGTTGGTTGTACGCAAGTCTGGTCAGGATGCAGGTTTGCCCGGACGCGGGTTTTGGAATCTACTAGAGCTGCCTGTTTCGCAGGAAAGAGTTTGCCGCGTTGCATTAACGCTTGTCTTCCAAAACGAAGTGTTTCGTATGTATGGTGGACTTGGAACACCGCGAACTTTGACGCTGAATCTTCCAGAAGATGAAGCAGAAGCGAAGGCTATACTCAAAGAACTAACCACGACGTTTAAAGAAGCATAGCTTCAGCAAGCCCTAATCTGATTGGAGGTAATTTTGCCTTGGGAGCTGTACGTTACGATTTTGCTATTTGTTGTAAACTTTACAATAGGCTTTAGCCGAAGTAAACAGCAGCATATAGCGCATCGTCTGATGACAGGTCTGACTATTGGAGTTATGGCCTCTTCTTTGTTCCTGCTCATAGTAGGTGCGAACAATATAGGTTCTACGGCAACACAGCCATTCTAAACAAAGGCCCGATTGGCATTCGCTGATTGGGCCTTTTTCGTTTCAATTGGTAATTTAGGTGTATGTTGGCAACACATTAACTCGCCTGATACTAGGCAATAAAGAACACCCGATTTGGGGAATAAGACATGCACCTCCTAGTTTCTCTTTCTGCTGCTAAAGAATTCATGGTTAAGCAGCGTGTAGCAATCAAAATAGAAACCACTTGGCATCTGGCTACCATTCTTGAGATACACCGTAAATATGTATCTGTTAAGTTTGACGATGGAGATACCGGTGAGTTTGATAAGGTAGAAGATGCTGCGGTGGTTAAGATTCTACCGAAAGGCATTAAGAAGCATAAGGCTCCTCTAAAGCTAAAGGAACTAAAAGAACTTATCTCGGAAGCAGAAACTCCTAAGCTTGATAAGATTGAACGTAAAGTTCAGAAGCCTGTTGTTCCAGCAGCAAAAACAACTGGCGGTAAGAAGATTCAAATCACATTGAAGCCGGTCGTAGTACCCGCGCTGGATAAGCACGCTAAGCCAGTTGAAGTTCCGCATCCAGTAGCTACTCCTAATCAAGCTGTAAAGAAACCTAGTACGCTGAAAACTCAACTGAAAATCCACAACGATAAACCTATTCACCCTATGGACCTGAATGCGGGTATGGTTGTGCAGGTAGCACGCGATGCTCAGTTGTTTACTATGCTGCTGCTTGAGTACAACGCAGCTACACATAAATGGTCTGCGGTGCAGTTGCGGGAAAATGCCAACCTAGTGCTGATCCCGTCCAATCAAATCTTTACCCATAACGGCCCGTTGAGTTCCAGCCAAAAGCTTTGGGAGCATAAATATATGTTCCGGCTGAATAAAATGAAAGAAGGAATGTTCTGATGGAAATCCTAGTATCTCTATCTGCTAGTGCTCTAGGTGAAAATGATCGTGTAGCTGTACTTACAGATGCGGGCTGGTTCATCGGTACTGTGACTGCTGTGAAGAAGAAATATGCTAGCGTTCAATTCGACGATGGTGATACGGCAGAGGTACTGAAAGACGCTAGTGCCCGTGAGGTTAAGGTGCTTCCAGCGGGAACAAAGAAAATCAAGAAAGCGCTGATGTTGAAAGACATTAAGCTGCTTCTCGCTCCGAAAACCGCTACAAAAACGAAAGCAGAAAAGCCAGCGGTACGTAAGCCGTTCGAAGATGAAGTTATTCAAGAACCTGTCGTTAAGCCGCTGCCTGTACGTCCGGCACCACCGCGACCTACCATGAGGCAAATCGGAGTCGTAGCCCCGCCTACTTCAAACACTAAGCATGAAGAGAAAGAGCAGCCTGCTGTAGAACATCCGACCGATCCTGTTGAGCAAATGCGTATCGTATACGAGTCGAAGATTCGTAACTCACACGATCATGCTGCGATTAGGCGCTTCATGCTTGATCTATGGACTGCTTTGAACAGACACAAATTCGATAATCGTCTGCGTCCGATCAAAAAGTTTCTGGTTATTCCGGCTAATGGACGTACAGGTCTGCGCGCTTTCTGGCATCCACACTACAGGCTTATTGTCTTCACTGACCTAGTGTTCAAATCACGCTGGGATAAGTTTCACGAAATCTATCTGCATGAAATGTGCCACCAAGCGGTTACTGATCTGGATTACAACGGTAAGCCAATGGTGCTAGCGGAGGGCGGTCACGGCCCTGAATGGCAAGCGTGGATGCGTAAGGTAGGGCTGGAACCTAAGCGTTACGATGACAGTACCTTCAAAGAGTACATGACTGAAGATGAGCGAGAACTCTTTGAAAAGAACGCTTCGCATGAAATGTCTGAACAAGCACTGGCTATTGTACGCAAGAAAGATCATTACGATAAGATCAAAGCTCAGCGTCTACCCCCTGTGAAGAACGGTCAGGTCGGCGCTTACGTGGTGTTCTCGACTGGTGTAACTGAGGAACCGCTGGAAGGTGTAATCACGGACTACGAGGAAAAGAATGGTCATCGTGAATACACGGTTATGGTGTACATTCAAGAACTGCGGACAAAGGATCACGTTTATGTAGTTCGTGAAAATGATACCAACAATCCGCTGCACTTTATGCGCGAACCTCGTTTGAAGTATAAAGCAATTGCCCGTAAGCTGGCGGAAGAAGCTAGAGCACGTGGGCGGAAAGCAGGAAAGGCCCGCTAATGATTACAAATCTTTTAATGGCTGTTACTCGACGAACAGTCCGCCCCGTACGTGAAAGAATAGCAGGTAGTTGGTACTCGACTAACAAGGCACACAACTCTACAGGTACATCACCTATTACAACTGTGCCATGTTTAGTAGGTGATGTTATAATCATACCTTGGTCTGTCAGCTCGGAAAGCGGTTATGACTTCCTGACTATCTATATAAACAATGTGGCCATTATACGGGAATCAGGTTCGAAGACTGGAACAATTAACTACAATATAAGCAGTGCCGGAAATTACACTGTAAAAGCCACCTACTCTAAAGATGGTTCAGTAAACAGTGGTTCCGATAATGGTGGCTACTCCTATATTGATCGACAGAATAATCAGAGCATGTAAAAATGGAAATAATGATTTCACTGTCGGCACTACGGCCGTCACAGTACCGCAAATATGTGAAGGGTTGGGATAAGGGGCGCTATGCTGAAGCTTTCAATAAAGCATCCGGTGATAAAGACCGTAACGCTTACCGAATTTACATCCCGATCAATCGCCCGAAGATAGAACCTTTGGATATACCGGAAGATATCGCACAAGCTGTAGAATCTCAAGGATATACCATCGAAGACTACCGAGCTGGTATCGCTACCGACAAAACAGGCAAGCGCCGCATGCGGATCGGCCGTCTGCTCGGTAAACATAAAGAGCTACAAAAGAAATTCAACGAAGACAAACTGCGTGCTGCTTCTAAGCAGGAACACGTTATCTGTATTTCTCGCCATCCGTACGATGTAGCTGGTATGAGTACAGACCGTGGTTGGACTTCCTGTATGAATCTGGTAGACGGTAGCAACAAGCATTACGTATTCAGCGACGTGAAATACGGTGGCTTGATTGCTTATCTTATCGAGAAGAAAGATATCGATCTTAAGCGACCTGTTGCCCGCGTGCTGATCAAGCCGTTTCATAACACAGAAAACGGCGGCACCATAATGGTAGCCGATGGTGTATATGGTACGAACGTAAAAGGTTTTGTCAAAACGGTACAAGACTGGTTAGACCTGCATATCAACCATAAGCATACAGCTGGCCTCTACAAGTTAGATGAAAACGCATATGATGATGGTAAAGATGTTCACGTTAAATTTGACGAGAATGATCAGGCATCCATCGACAGTGTGTTGGGTTTTAAAATCGTCGGAGGCTATGTGCAGCTTAATAGCAGTGCATCTGCGCGTAATACCGCTATCGATGATGATCCTGAAATTCTGTGGAAAATGAGTCAGGTACTGGTCCGCGATGTACACTCTTTGATTGCCATTAATCCTAAATCAGCCTACCGCTTCCTTCACGAGCGTGCTGATGATATTTACAACAGAGACGGGGCGATTGGAAAGGGTTCTGCTGTATACAACGATCTGTTGAAGACAGTCTTAGAGAATGAGCCTAATCTGTTCTCTCGAATCAAAAACGAGATTACGATAGACAGTCAGGTTATTCGAGATTTACTGTTCAGGCATGAAGAAAAAGCCATCCAGATTATCGACCGCAGTTACTTCACACCGCGCGTCGTCGAAGATATCATGTATCTCGGCAATAGAGATACACGTCAACTGATGTTGGATCACGGATTTGTACAGTTAACAGATAAGAGTCTGGCGGACTACCCTGCGTTGTTCAATAACATCGAGAAGCCTACGTTAAAGCAGTTTGATATTGCGATTGAGCACGCTTCCGGTGATGTACGTAAGCAGATTCTCTATGGTCGTGATGTTGCTATGATTGACTACAGTCTAGCTGTCGGTATGCAACGGGTAATTGCAGGTGAGTTGGACTACAATGGTACAGCTCGTTTCACTGAGAACATCATCAGCAACTCTAAGATTATCGATGATGAACAGAAACAGAAACTAGCCGGTTCTGCGTTCCAGTTATTTGAGAAAGTAGGACAGCCTCTCTTCGATATGAAGAACTCTTTCCTTGTAAGGCGAGTATACGCTACCTGCTCCAAAGCAGATAAGATTCGAGCCATCCGCAAGCTATGTGTTCGCAATATCCTAGAAGGTCTGCTGTTTGATAGCTCTTTCTATGATCGTAATCTTGACCCGGAAGAACTAGCTGCGGTCATCGATACCAATCCGCGAGAAATGCTGCAAATAGATGAGCATCATGCGGCCTCTATCTTCCAGATTAATCCACATGCGTTTAAGCAAGGTCTGGAATACTTAGAAAGCTTAGACTTGGATAGAGTGCTGTTAGAGCTACCGCGCCTGTTCATCACAGCAGCTGCTTTCTGGCGTAGTGTTTACGAGCTGGATAAATCGATGGCTGACTGGTTACGCCGCTTGCTGGTGAACAGCGACAACCTAGCCTATGACTGCCCTGCCGAACTGTTTATGCGTGATGATAACCTGCACGCAGAACTAGTGATGTGTTACATGGTTCGGCCGTGGGTTCTTTCTACGGAATCGGTTGTACGTAATCCATCGCGCTTGCCTGAATCGGTACGAACAGCTTACCTCAAAATAAACTCAGCAGATTATCCTGAAACGACTCAGCAGTTTATGATCAATAGGTTGCAAACAGCTATTCGGGAAATGGAATAAGAGACTTGCTATGGCCGTAGTAACATTGAACAAAAGTATGCGTATTAAATTACGCTTCAAAAGATTCTGGAGAAATCTGGTAGGCAAACCACAGACCATTCAGAAACCGGTGAACGATTGTTACTACGACCCTAAGCAGTTTAGGAGAAAAAGATGAAGCCCATTATGATCAGCTTGAGCAAGCTGTCTCTAACTCAAGCGCGCAAATACGCAAAGGGCTGGGATAAGGGACGTTACGCAGAAGCGTTTACAGAGAATGGTAAAGCTCGCTATCGTATGTACATAGAGCTTGCGGCACGTGAGACAAATCACGTACAAGCTCCAGAAGAATTAGAAGAAACACTTGAGCAACTAGGTTACATAGTTGAAGATTACATTTCTGGAATCGCAGTAGATAGTAGCGGCAAGCGTCGTATGCGTATTGGACGTTTGCTGGCGAAACATCCTGAAGTGAAAAAACTCTTCGAGCGCGATCCTGTACGTAAAGGACAGCAGCAGAAGTTTATGATCTGTATCTCTCGGCATCCCTACGATATTGCGGGTATGAGTACGGATCGTGGTTGGACTTCGTGCATGAATCTTACCGACGGGTGCAACAAGGCATACGTGAAAAAAGAGATTGAGGTAGGTACTATCATAGCCTATCTGATCAAGCCGGGCGATACCAACCTAAAGTCACCGAGCGCACGTGTTCTGTTGAAGCCGTTCTATGAAGTAGATATTAAAACAGGTAAGCAGAAACGCTCGAACCCTATCCTAGTGTGTGACGGTGTATATGGTAGTGCTCCTGATCATTTCCTTGAAACCGTGCAACGCTGGGCCGATGTGCATATAAATCGCCACAGCACTAACGGTATTTTTAAGCTGAACAGTAAATCATACGATGATGAGGTCAGCATTACGGTGCATGTCAGTGGAGAAGACGGCCTTCAGAATCTAGCGAAGAAACTTACGCCTGCAATAAGAAAGGGTAAAGTTCGGGTTATCAGTTTTACTGAACGTCGGCAACGCGAAAGGGTATTTGGCAGTAAACCTGAACTGCTCGATCACATCGCAGTTGTATATGCCTCTGATCTTGCGTCTATGCAAGGGGGGCGAGTACGACATGCACATACTGGATTTCTTGCTGCGTGATGATACTAAGGTATTCGACGCGGAAGGTGAAGAAATAAGCAAAAGCATGGAAGGGCGCGCTTATAAATCTGTAATTGGATCGTGCTACTTTCAGCTTTTCTTCAATGATAAATGTCGAGAAAAGATGTTCGAGAAAAAGCTGCCTATTATGCGCTTAGTGTGCGATGCACTGGCAACAGGCACTAAGAACATGCACAGAAGTATGCGGGATACACTGAACTATCTGGATGATTCGTATTTCGATGATTACTGTCGGGATCGCCTGATTACCAGTGATATATTCCGTGTGCATGATTACGCAGTGCGTCGCTTCTCCGATAGTCTAACCGGCAGCTTAGAGGACAATCTAGCTAAAGCCCCATCACTGCTATTCAAGTTAACGAATCCAACGTACGCTAATGTATTAGAGGCAGCTAAAAATCCGAATTTCATTTCAGCAGTCAATGCCAATTCCCCGTTAGACGACGTACCGCACACTCTAGCGAATGATATTGTACTGGCGGTAGAAGAAATCACAGAAGCTGGTGATAAGCACCGTTATGTGTACATGGCATGGGATGCTCTTGAACTTAAAATCAACGGAGAATACCGGAACAAGTTTCACAATCAGTGTGCGCTACTCATGGTGAAAGCCTTGCGGGCTGATTACACGGCAGAGGAACTACGTGAACGTACGGTTGGTCATGTCCGTCTAAATGATATTATCGAAAACTTTGATTTTGAGGATCGGTGCGAATTCATAGCCAACAACATACCGGAATTGCAATACCTGTACGTTCTGGTGCATGATAAAGATAATCATAATCGTATACCTTATGGGATATTGACGACACTGTTGGAAGCTAACCCGAATCAACTGGTCGATATAGATAGGCGTTCAGCGAAGTCGTTCTTCTCCACACATGCAGAAGAATTTGTCCCATTGTTTATGCGTACGCTTGAACACATGGATGCTCCGTCAATCCAGCGACTGTGTGAGAACATTTTTGTTATCGCAGAGTTTAGCAAAGAAGGCACACAGAAACTTCTTAGCCTGATGGACGATGCTGTGATGCAGAAGACTCTTGTTCAAGTTCTTAAGTGGGACTATTACGAGTCAGGTGCTTCTGAGTTAATCCGTGAAATGTTGAGCAGGATAGATAAGGAAACGCTAGTTAAGCTTTTGGATAACAGCAGTTTCCGCAGTGGTGATTCATATGCCCTTGTGCTGGAAATGCACGAAGCTGTGCATGCCGGTAACATAGGCGCGTTCAATAATGCCTATAGTGATTACTCCTATTGATAAAAGAGGCAAGAAATGTTTGTACCTATTAATGGCAGCATATCACTGCTAACAAATGAATACTTTCATGCGATACAGTCGAAGCACTCAGATAGTGTGATTATAAGTAAAGTCTCTATCGGTGCTTCTTTCTGGAGTGAACGGGGGTTTTGGAAACTCCGACATGACGGGGAGCAATTCAATATTGAGTCTAGCAAAGTTCTGGTCTTAGGCTACGGACATAAAGTTACTTTCTTAACACCGTCGGGAAAAGAATACCTGATACACACGGAACGCAACATAGATGCCAATAATAACTACAAAGGTTACTACATAAGACTGTATGATACCTCAGATTGGACATTGGTAAACACCTTCCATTTCACGACATGGGTTGGTCAATACGGCACATCCAGTTTTGACATCACAGGGATAAGCTACTGTGAAGTAAATGACATTATCATACTGTCAGTCTGTCGGATAGATGGCACCACTTATGACAGTACATCGCTGTATGCTGTGCACAGGTATAACGAGATAGATAATACACTAACTCAGTTAAGCAACGGTTACATTTCGAGCGCATACGGTACGATGTTAAACGTGGGGTTCGGTGCCATTATCCCCACGGGGCAAGGTAACTATATTTTGCCGATAACGGCAGGCACTGCTAGCATAAATTTGATTACGATAGCAGATAGGGTACGTAACGTAGGTATCGAAGTGTTATTCGATACCGGTACAAGTAAGCTGGTAAAAGAAACGCAGTCTAGGATAATGGCGATACTGGAACACACGGATGGCACTAAGAAGATAGGTGTGTCTCCTGTAAAACTAACAGGCTACTCCGATCCAGCCTACACTAATGCGATGGCATCTATTGATTTCGGAGAAGGGGCGACAGGTCCTATGCCATCAGGTCGTGGTCATTATACATCTATTATCAAAGGTAAACTTTATCAAATATCTGAAATAGTTAGATATGCTCCGGGAACTACATTCCCAGACGGAGCCTTCCGTTTTAGGGGTATGGAGTATGCGAACGGGAAACTAAACACACAGGTAGATATAGATACCATTGCTGGAACCTCTATCACAGGACCGTTAGCGAATAGGATTGGGCGTAACCCTCACCCTTCGAACATTGCTGTTGTTTCGGGTGAATTGTATCACCCGTCCACTACGTTACCTGATGGTAGAGTCGGTTTATTTTCTGTAACCAGAATGAATGCAGTACCATTTAAACACGTACCACGTATGTTTGGTTTCCTTAGCGGCGGTTGATAATGCTAATTTAGAGCTAGAGGTAACTGACAGGAGGTGATCCTCTATCTCCTTGCAAACCGATGCAAGGTAAAAAGAATTCGGTAGTCGAAAGTTTAGCGCTGAGAAGCACCAAACAGTAGACCGATGTATAGCGCATTGAAAAAGGGGAGCCTTCGGGTTCCCCTTTTTGTTTATTGTGCTATAGAATAGAAAAAGGGGAGCCATTGGCTCCCCTTCTTTGTTTACGACTTCGCACTTTTGACAATTGTTGGACGAATGTTCAACGTCATACGGAAATCGTTGTTGGTTAAAATGGTACGCTTAGTACCTTGCCCCGGAACCAGATCGGTCAGACGGTAGCTATCGTAGGCTGATTCGATGACCTGATTGTTCTCATCGAGAACACTTCGAATGCCTTCAATGGATCGCATATTGAAATCAAAGAAGGTATCGAAGGACACAGCTAGGTCAAGATCGACGTTAGTCAACGGAATGGTTTCACCAGCCTGTGTTGGAATCTGATTCGTATCAACAGGTTTGGCAATTGCGGTTTCCGCTTTCTCTACAGATTGCACGCGAATAACAGATCGTTTGTAACGGATGTGATTATCCACATCAGCGTAGGCGACAAACTCGGCGGGTTTTACCCGATAGTCTAATGCGAGTTCCGCTGGCACCGCGATACTAGCAGTGCCAAACTGAGAACCAGCAAACAACTGAGCTTTGCCGGGAATGCCGTCTACGTCAAGTGGATTTCCTTTACGCACATCGTACACCACTAGATGACTAATGATGCGAGTTACTTCTGGTTCTGGTGCTCGGGTTTTCACCAGAAGAGTAGTCATAACAGGAAGGCATCTACCGTAACGTTACCCTGACCGTTGATAAACACTCGTTCAATCGTGTCATCAGTGGCAAGAGTAGTGATATCTTTTGTCGTAGTACCGTCAACGAAAGTGCAACCACGCGCTTGCAGACGTACAGTACGCGAAATACGAGTGCCGACGAAGTTGTACACGTTAATGATCGCATTGATACCAATGGTAGTGCCACTATACAGAACCGAAGTGGTATTGTCTTCGAAACTAACGACTACCGACGCCGACAGTTCAGGGTTGAAGATGTAAACCTCACCATAGGTGTTTTCCACCCAAATCTGGCTGCTGTTATCGAAGGTAATTCGATTGACACCAACAACTGAACGCCACGGGCTGACAGTAAAGGTCTGTGCATCAGTAGACCACGACAAGATACCGAAACCGTTGGTGTTACCCACAATCAACGTCTTACGATCAGCTGAAGCACAGAAGGTCATAATCTGCTGACTGTAACCAAAGGCATTAGTCAGATGGTTACGGTAAATCAAATTACTGCTATCGGTCGGATCGATTTCGAAGACAAACAACACATGACGGGAAATCGGAGTCTGTGCGCTTGTTTCGTACTGCGAGGTTCCACCGTTGTGACAGAAGTACATCAGGTAGTTCTTATCACCGTCGCGCATGATCCACGAAGAGATTTGTCCAGTGTTACCTGTGTTAGCAAGGTCTTCACCCGGAGTAGGGATAACCGTACCTTGAGGTAAACCGGTAACGGTACAGACCTTGTAGTTTGCAGCATCGGTCGGCATCGGCAGCTGAGGGATAGTAGTACCGGCAAACACCGAGTCTACTTTTCTACGAATGATGCTTACGTCATTATTAGCGTTCTGCTTAGCCATGTACCAATGACCGAGAATACCTTCTTCAGTGCTAGGTAGAATGTTGCTCGGTACGGCATAGGAGTAATGGTTAGCAGTAGGTTCATTGTTAGCTGAACCGTATGTTACAGAGCCAGTGGCAACATTGGTGTCCAGCACCATGTACCACATATTATTGGTGGTAGTATAACTAGAGTAGAAGTAAGTGCGGAAAACAACAAAGAGGTGACGGCCATCATTCATGCGCCCCATGTACCGGTAAGCTTTGTTGTAGTGCGAGCTTCCGGGGGAAGCGTTGCTGTAGGAAGCGCCGTTTGCGGTGAGCAGAGCGTTAGAGAAATCTGCTTTCGATACGCGCAGGATAAAAATTCGATTACTGGTAGAGTTGTTGGTGCTCGTGAAGCGTGAGTAGCCTGTTACAAAGAACCAGTCGATATTCTCATCGAGGATTGTGCAGAACTCCAGAGAACTAAGAACATTAGTCTCCAGAAGGTTAAGCGTAGCACGAGGTTCTAGTTCGCCGTTAGATTTGATTTCAGAGAATACACCACCTTGTGTGATGGTAAAAGTGCGACCAGCCGTAGCTCCAGAGGAACTAGTGAATGTTGTATTGAGAGAAGTATCTGAGAACAGCGACTGCGCAGCATTCATACCGTAAGTATAAGCAGAACCAGACAAACTCAATTGAGCGCCGGCCCCACTCAAGTTGAATGGAACAAACGGCGACATACCAGAGGTTACAGGAGCCGGCGTGCTACGGTCGAATGAAATCGGTTTCATATCACGACCGGCCAGATAAGGGCCGAAGTAGTAGAAGTCACCGATATCAATGATGTTGCGGCTGTTGCTAGGGAGTTTGTATTGCGCACGTGCGATTGACATAATTGCCTCAAATGGTCTTGATTGTTACAGTAAGATCAGCTTCCACTTTCAAGCTATACAGCCTATGTGGTTGCGGAATCGAAATAGTAGTGTACGTGTTATTCAGGATAACCGTTTCCAGAATGCTACCAGTTTCTGTTTCGATCAACGAAACAGAACGGGTTCCAGAAACTTCCTTAGTAACCATAACCGAAAGCAGCAGACCTTCTGGATCATAGTTATTAAGATCGAAGGTTTGCAGATCGGTGGTAACAAGCGTGTAGGTTTTAACCGCTTGAATAGGAGCATTGGAGACACCAAACGGTTCCCAATTACCATCTAAGAACGTGTAAAAGCCGGGAGCACTTTCGCCAACGGCTTGACTTAGATAAATTAGCGTTACTGAATTGTCGTCGGTAACAATCGGGAAAGTCGTTACCTTCAGTATTTCAACGGAATCGAAAATCATATATCACCCGAGAACGCGCATAGCTACAGTGTATAGTTCGAGCCGTTCTTTCAACCCGTGCGTGCCACCGTTAATCTTCTGTGTAAGATCAGTAACGTTAGGCTTAGTGTCACTGATTTTATCAGCCAGCCGGTTAAGATCGTTATGTCTCCAGAAGCACAATGCTGTTTCTACAGCGATACGACGTTGCTCCAACAGTTCAGGGTTCTTCACCAGATCGAGGCCGCAGTAGGCTGAGCACATCTGATAGTTTGCTTTACCTGTGATTTGCATTAGACCTCGACCACGATACTTCCAACCCTCACCTGATTGCTCATTACCGTTACCGAGACGGTTAGCGTAACAGTTGTTGGCAATAGCTTCCGGGCGACGATGCAGAGACTGTGCCAGCAGATTAGGTTCGTGTACTAATCTGTTCCCGACCTTGATCTTCTTTCCGGTGCTATAACGGCCGGGCCATGTAGTAGCCAAACCTTGTGCGCTATAATTCAGGTTCTCGATCAAGCGATTGAGTGAACCAGACTCATGCCCGACTTGACTAATGAAAGCCGCTTGCCGTTTCTTCGTCGTAATATCGAACTTCGGAAACAGCTCGTTGAATAATTCTGCGTAGACAGCAGCATTTTTACAAGCTGGCATTATCTTAACCAGCTGAGTTGCAGTAATCATAAATACTCCTTACGATTATCGGAGGTTTGGTAGGCCGGAAGCCTACCCTAATCTAGTTATGCTCTGGCAAATAAAGTATGAGCCAAGCAGTCGTAGGTAACACCATTATTCAAAATGGTGGGGACAAATTCAGCTGCCGTATCGTAATCAGCTACAAGGAAGGCATTACTGAAATCAAACTCTTTATCCTTGCTGTAGAAAGCACGTAATCCCATAACAGGTTTTACTGTAGCTTGTGCAATCTGTTTTCTATTGATGATTGTAGTTCCTGCCGCGTCGGAAGCAGTAGTCCCGCTTGCGGCTACTGACGCTGGCATGAACTGCATGTGAGTCCATGTTTTGTTAACTGTGCTGTATCTGTAGATTCTGGAAGTTTGGCTAACCCCGGTACGTTCCTCATCCACAGCTAAACCACCAAAAACATATATGTCTGTACCATGAGCACCGGCTGGTGCGACGTAACGCGGTTTAGGAGACGTTTGACTTGTAACGACATACCAGCGAGCAGCCACAGCAACAGCTAACGTTTGTATAAAACTCAATATTCTAGGAATCATAAATCACCCTTATAGCGCTGCGGCTCCGATCACTAGCAACAGCACTTTATAAACTGCGGTTTCTATTAGCCTAGTTTGTTGTTCATACCGTCTACCGTTTTCTGCGTCAGCGTAAGCCTGCGCCATTGCGTTCTTGCGTGATTCCTCCAGCTGCAAAGCACTGGCAAGCAAGTTACGCTCAGCAACCGAATTGTTATGGGCGGCAACCACATGCTCCAGTGCTTCACGGTTATTTTTGCTAGCGTTACGGTAAGCGAGAATTTGGTCGCCTTCCTCTGCGGTAAACGCCATGTACTCTACTCCGTTCTCTTGCACTACTTTCGCTTTCGGAAAAGCTGCAACAGAGGGTGTTACTTTAATCTGCTGCATTACCGGAAGGTTGCTGTAGTTATCAGTTACAGGAGCTTCCATTTTACTAGCACAACCAACCAAGAGCAGTAGACAGAACATCACTAAAAATGTTTTCATTTTATGCCTCTTTAAACTTTCAACCGCCGCACAAAAAACCTGCAACTCTACTTAAAAGCCGTTTTACCGATTCAGGGAAAGCATTCACATCATTAGATACCAGAAATTGAGGTAATGGGCCACCGGAAACACCTGTTACAAAAAATCTATCACCACCATAACCAATAGGTATGTAGTATGGAAAAGAGGCAATTCCTGCATAGCTGACTGGAACTTCAAACCAATTAACTAAATCAGAAGAAACCCAAAAGGGTAACATATAACTAAATGCATTCCCAGAAGAATCAGCCGCATTGGTATAGGCTGTTATTACATAAACTCCAGCGTGGTAAGCAATAAAATCGCTACTGTTCGAGACGGGCCTCCTACTATCTGTAGATTTTATACTTTTGCTTCCTAGCAGTTGTGGTGGCTGATTGTAATCATTTAGCAGGTAGAAATGAAGGATAAGCTCATATAGAGGCGAAGTGCTTTTCACTTGTTCTGTCACGGCAACTATACCACTCTCCGTAGTAATAAGCTGAATTACCTCATAGGGTAATTTGGTAGAGTTGGCCAACGTATGATCCGGCGCATAAAAAGTACCAAGCGGATAGCTATCTTCTCCGCATCTAACTAAAGTGGGATCAGCCGAGCCACTAGCGTAGTATTTTCCTTGGTACTCGGCTATATATTCAGCATAACAAGGACCTTCTTCTAAGTTACCCATACCTGAATATAGTTTACTGTTTGCTATTCGGTATAAACCACCGCTCATTGTGAAAAACCGATCACTTGAGGCGATTGCAAAGGAGGTTACACTAGTCGAATTATACGGATTTTCGGAAATACTATAATACAACCGAGAGTTAACGCCACGGTTTACTACAGCTACACTATTTATATTCTCCACATAGAACAGTTCCTTGTATCCTGTAACACTCGTACCCATTCCAAACGGAGTTCCCATGGTCCAATTAAGCCCGTCCTGCGAAAGAAACCATGTGCCATTTATCAATAATTGATATCCGTGATCTGGTATATATACAACGTTAGTTGTTTTATTGGCAACAGGAGTCGGAGCCGACAAAGGAGTTGTAAAGGAAAATATCGATACGTCTTTCACGTTTTTACCTCGCTATTAGATAGTTCGCTTCTGACACTTTAACGTTTCTAGCTCTTCACGCATCGATTGCGCTTGCTTGGACTCAGGAGCCTTGTTCAGCAGGTTGTCGAGCATGTAACCAATAGCGAGAAATTCACCTGCACCAGCGCCAGTGTCGCTAATCATCAGAGCTAGGTAGGAGCTATAGACAGAGGCGATGGCTGTTACACTACGTGCCTTGTGTTTCTTCCAGTATTCAGCAATGGAAATTCCCGAAGTATGACAGGTCTTAACTGTGTGAATAAACATACCAGCAGTAACTGCTAGGAAATTCCATACCCAAGGATCACCCTTGAGTATATCAACAAATTCTTGGACCATCAGTAGTCCACCTCATTGTTACGCTGTACAGCATCACGCACGCTTTTTGACGGCTTAGGTTGAATAGGTCGCGCTACTGCGGCTTCTGCGGCTTTTGCACGAGTCTCAACTTCTTTGCGATACTGTTCAGCTTCTTTCTTGATTACTTGAATTTCTTTCTCATCATCTTTGCCATTGTTATCAACGTCGGCGGGCGGCATTGAGGGAACAGGGGATTTACGACCGACCGTAACCATGATGAGAATACCAAACAGGCCAGCGATCAGCAGACCCGCGTACTTACGAATGAATGTCCAAATTTTTACTAAGGTCTGCATTTCAGTTTACTCCACAAGTTTCTAGCACAGAAACGAAAAAAGGGAGCTTGCGCTCCCTTAATTCGTAGCGCAATTAGCCAATGTCTTGCATAGCCTGTGCGCCAGTCAGCGTTACACCGTCACGACTGTAAAACGCAAACACATCCGAACCGGCAGTGGTTTGTGTAGGAGCAGTCTTCTTGTGCCACTTAACAGTCTGAGTAAACGTCAACGTACGGCCACCGTAAATCACTTCAACCGTGAAACCAGCAGCAGTGCCAGCAGCAGGAAGGTTGGTGAAGGTAACAGCTGTGTTAACATTCAGTGTCAGTACGACATAACTACCAAGAGACAGGTCGATGTTAGTGGTAGCAGTAGTCGCCGTAATGGTTTGTACTACTTCCCCGTAACGTGGACCTTTCAGGGTTCCGGCGAACTGAGGATTCTTAGCTTTTAGAAAGAGATTCCATTCAGTACCGTCGGTGTAATACATACCCGGAATGTAGTCACGATCTTGCTGATTGAGGTACATCATAATACCTTTATTGACAGCAAGATCATCAGGTAATTGATTTACCTCAATAAAATCGAGTGCTTCGAGCATAGCCTCACCTATATGTTTTCGTTCGGCATCGTGTTATTTTCATAGCGCACCGACATTTGGTTAACGCGATGTAACTGATAACGAGTATGACGATCAGGTTGCTTCCCGAGTTCTAATGTTGCTTCAGATAGATGATTGTTCAGTTCAGCTAAGTATCGATCAAGAGCCTCAGACTCTGTTAGTAAGTTACTTTCGCCTGACTTGACGCTCTTCTCTTTTGTCTCACTGAGTTTATCGGACTCTTCCGTGGACTTAGGGGATAAGCCACCTTTCGGTTCTGGTATATCTATCTTAGGAAAGATATCTTTGAACTGCTTCGGGGTTTGCAGGTTAGGGTAATTGGGAACGGATTCAGGTTTACGTAGGTCAACCTTAGTCAATTCTTCATCGTTGCCTTTATCGGAAAACGCGGAAAGTGCGATGAAAATCTTTTGCATAGAAAAAAGGGGGCTAGCGGCCCCCTTCCTCCTGTTCGGCCTTAGTTGTTAGACCTTGCTCTGCTTTGTATTCCGACCAACGTTCGCTGATTTCACCAAACAGGTCAGCGATTTGATCTTTGTCTTCGAAAAGACTTTCCATGCCCTTCTCTTTCAGAACCTTACGGATAAAGGCACGGTACTCCTTTTGAAGATCGCTCAAAGGAGCGCGAGCAGAAAGACTGATCTGAATTGGTTTCATTTGGTTTTACCCTTAGATAAGATAACCAGCGATGGTAATCGAAAGATCACTGAGAGTAGTGTCTGCAACATCTGGTCCTTTGATATACATAACTTCACCGGGAGCGAAGCGCATATCATCAGAACCGTCTTGTACAAAAAGACCGACAGTATCACCGACAATGTATTGAATCTCACCGAGTTTAACATCGGTGCCTTGGCGATCAATGCGGCGGATTTGCAAAGCAACATTAGCGGCCGGGCCTTGCCCAGCAAAAGCTACGCTACCAAAGAAAGCACCTTTGATACCAAATGCACGGGGAACAGCAAGACGGGTCAACACAGCGGCAGCGCCGAGCATTCCCATAGAACCGCAGGAAATGTCGTAAGGGGTAGCAGAACGATCCGGGGATTTAATAACCCACTCGGAACCGTGCCACATATACACGCCGGGTTGTTTACCGTTGTACACTGCTGTCAATTCATACTCATCGCCTACCGTGCCTGTAGCCGGGAGTGTAGCACCTTGCTTGTCAGCCTCAACCACACCAATATCGATGATCGAAGCGTTTACCAAGCGAATTCCATCAACCAACATTAGAGCACCGATACCTTACCAGTACGCGCAGAGCTAAATACGATTTTCACCGTGCGCGCATCCAGAACAATGATTTCCAAAGGAATAATCTTCTGTAACCCGTTAGCGGTATCGATCATCACGTCTACGATAGGCGCTTGCGTGTTAAGACTATGAACTACTGTCCACTCCTTAGCAGCTACATCCTGATTGTGTACGTGTTTGTGAGCTGTAGAGACTCCCATAGTAGCCTCCTATCAGATACACTTCACAGTGCCAGTTTGCGGACTGCTGAATTGAACAACAGCAGTGTTCGCATCAGTGTGAGTAACAGACAGAGGTTGAACCTCGTGACCGTTAATGTAAATGCGCAGAATAGGCTCATAGCCAAGAGAATGATTCACTGTCCAAGTAGCTTGGTTGGTGTACGAATTCTCGTAAGCAATAACTGCGCGCTCAACGCCATCCATATGAGTGGCGATCAGGATAGCACGACCTGCTTGCGGAACACTGAATTCAATTGTTGCTTGGTTGAACAGGAATTCAGCAGCGTCAAACATGATCATCTGATTGCTAGTGTTTTGTACCTGCAAGATACAGCCAGCAATGTTCAGGCGATGGTCGATAGTCCAAGTGGTAGCAGCGGAGGCTTGATCGTGAATGTGCATAGACATTTCTTGACTCAGCGGAACCCACACACGCATACCAGATTCTAAACCGCCGGAAATATAGAGGCGGTAGTTTCCATTCTCTTGCTTAAAGCAAAGACGACCCGCACCCGGATCACCTTCGGGCCAACCTTCCATTGCTTCCAGATTTACGTTCTGGAGAAGGTTGCCAAGCATGTTCAAATTGCCTTTGACTTTCATGCGATGTTCCTCAAAAGAAAAAGGGGCAGGTAATTAGCCCGCCCCTTTTAGATTACCCGGCGACGGCAGCTTTAACGCCACTTACGATAACGCGGCAGAGGCTCGCGCCAGCGAAAGTAACGGTCAGGCTGTTTGCAGTGTTGAAAGTAATCGACTGAGGAATAACGATTTCATCATTCTCATCGGTTACAACAACGGTGCCATACTTGTTACCGAGGTTGTGAGTAACAACGTGCGATACAGCAGCAGTGGTCAGTTCTTCGTAAACGAAGACACCGCTTTCCAGACGGGTAGTCAGTTCAGTGGTAGAGCTGTTAGCGGAGCTAATAGCGCTATCCATCTGCTGCTTAGTTACCGGACTCAGAACGTTGGTAGCATCACCGGAGAGGATAAGCTCGCCGGTCAGAGTGCCGCCAGTCAGAGTCAGATAACGAGCATCACCGTAAGCTTCGTCGAAGGCAACGCCATCAGCGGAAACAACGATACCAGTACCAGCTTCAACATTCAGCGGAATGCCTGCACCGCCAGCAATACCGTTACCAGCAACGGAAGCATTCAGGTGATTTTCGGTGATACCACCAGCAGCAACACCAACACCACCAACACCAACTTCCAGACCGCTACCAGCAACAACGCCGAGAACAGCGTCGGAAGCAACAGATGCTTCACCGGTAGTAGGATCAACCAGAGCCAGACCGCCGTTGTTTTTAACTTCAACGCCGACTTCACCAGTCGGAAGGTCAGCAATACCAGCGCCGAGACGAACGCTGATAGTGTTACCGTCTTTCACCAGACCTACGCCAGCGCTAACGCCGGACAGACCGCCGAACTCGCTCCACGAAGTACCAGAAACGTACTGATTCCAAACGGCATCAGCGCGGTTCCAAACCAGAGCACCCGGACCGGCGGCAGAAATATCGTAAGCAACGCTAGTGATTGCACCAGCAGCGTCAACTACAACAATGTCACCAGCTTCGGCACCGGCTTCAACAGCACCAGTGAAAGTCGAAGCATCAACGAGAATGTAACGACCAGCAACACCAGCGAAGTCCGCTTCAGTACCAACAACGTCAGCCTGAATATCCAGACCAAGCATTGCAGCTTCCAGATCAGCCAGACGAACAGCGTCGCCAGCGTCAACAGGAGCAGCAAGGTTCTTGATTGTGGAAGTGCCACCGAAAGCGAGGTTGCCGTTAACGCTGTCACCAGCCTTGTTAACCGGAACGTAACCGAGAGCATCTTCTTTGCTATCAATCTGCTCTTGAACGTTACCGGTAATGCCGCTCAGCAAACCGAGTTCAGCAGTGGTAACGGTAGAAGCAGCGATCTTACCAGAAGAGTCAGCAACAACAACCATGTCAGCAGTCAGATCAGCAGCTACAACGGTAGTAGCAGCACCGGTAATAGTGTCTTGTTTCAGACCAAGACCAGTATCCATCTGCTGTTTAGTTACAGCTTCCATTGCATTTACTGCATCAGCAGCAAGTACCAGAGCACCAGTCAGAGTACCGCCAGTCAACGGCAGGTAGTCAGACAGAGCACCGCCGGCGGCGAGAGCAATGATATCGGTGCCATCGAAGTATTTAACCTTCTTGTCAGCCGAGTTGAACCACATACGGGAAACAGCAGGCGTTACCGGATCGGTAGCCAGACGTTCCAGTTTCAGGTCCATTACTACGCCAGCAATGTCGAGATTACCATTGACGTACATATTCATATCTCCAGAGATTATGCATGTGACGATTATCAGTCACAGCTTTAAATTAGCTTTTTGTTCCCATGATTTCAACGACGTTAAAACCAGAAACAATCGGCAATAGGTGTTGAGTTAAAACGCTATTGCCTATTAATTCACCGGTACTAGAAAGGAAAGTCGCATCTTGCGATGAAAGATTCTTAATAACCACAGGTGAGTTCTTATCGACCAATTGAATATAAACCAGCAAACGCTCCAGAGGATCAAATACCCCTAGCTCAGCAATCGCTTGAATATCATTATCGTCGATAAGCAGTACCAATCGGTTTGGGTTACTCCGATTGGTAGTTACATTCGTATTTGATTTAAGTAACTCGCAGCCCAATAAGCTATCTATCTCGTATAACTGATATAGAGTAGATTGCAAAAAACTGAGCAGGCAATTAATCAAATAAGGGTAGGCTTCCAGATGATCCATGCCTTTCGCTTTCTGAATCTTATGATACAGAAAGTTTCTCGTTGTTTCCCCAGCGGCTTTCCATACACGCAAAAGCTCAGGTGGGAAAACTTCCGTGTGAATATCAAAGACGGTTAGATTAACCGATTCGATCTTTTGCAGGTTAGCCACAATAACATCAACGTCCTGCGGAGCAACATGCTTCTTGTCCAGAAGGTATTGTTCCGTAAAGTCAGTCCATTCCTTGTAATTGTTCAACAGCATCAGCAACAGTTCACGCGCACCCTTGGAAAAATCATTCCTAGAGTCGCTAAGCTCATTGAGTATGAAGGCTTTGGTGTTGTAATACCACTCAAGAGCTTTGGCCGTTGTGCTACGATACTTTATGTTGTTTGTGACAAAGGCCATGTTAGTTAATCCCTCGCTTGGATGAACCGCGTGCAGAGGCCGCAAACTGCGCACCTACCAGCTGGCTAAGTTTATCATTTATAGCACGAAGGTCAGTGTCATAACGCTGAAGAACCATTGCGATTTCACTGTCCCGACGGCGTTGCATTTCCACCAAAGAACTATGAGCGTTAATCAGGTCTTCTAACTCTCTTGAAATGCTTTCAATTGATATGTTCAACGCCGTGTTATTTTGTTCAATGTACAGACGCAGACCATCAATGGCCTGCTTTACATCGGTAGCAGTCTTGGCGTCGGGACCATCGAGCAACGTATCAATTTTACGAGAAACATCAGCCCATTCAGTCAGGCGCTGTTGAATCTGAGATTGTAACGTGGCGTTTTCATCCCTAAGCTTTTTATTCTCTTGGAACATCGGAATACCGAAGTACCAAGCAAGACCTAGCAACACTACGCATAGCGCCACAAGTAGCGCGTAGCCCGGTGGACTCGATGCTAACAAGTTGACTAGGTTTTCCATAAGCTTTATTTACATACAGTGTCCGACCGCTTAATGATAACTGAACGAGTTCCGGTATCACCATCGCGGACAATCATTATTCGGCTCATACGCGGAGGGCTGTAGTCACAAAGACTGCCAGCGGTGCCGTTCTCTTCATTGCACACAGAGGTCAAGCAGACCATTAAGCTATGTTCAACAGATTCGGCTTTATTATCCGCAGTATAAGGTATGGATAGAAGCAAGGCTGCGATCAGAATAGGTATTCCGACTTTAGCGATTTGTAATCGGCTCATACAGGAACGCCTCTTTGAAGCTACCTGCTGCCAAGTTAGTCAGATTGAGTTGCGAAAGTCTCTTCACATTCACGCTTGATTTTACCTTGGCTTCTGGTATTGCCTTCCCTTGTAACAGACTAACGATAACAGCACTGATATCAGCAGGGTCTAAACCAATAGCTAACGCAGAAGGGTGGTTCGCGCGGTATACACCTATCTCTAGGTGTAGCTTATTGAAATTAGTGACAACTGATTCGATACTCCGATAGTACAAACGTTCACCTGAATCATCGGCTATATCGTAAGCGTTGATAACTAGAACTCCTCTGGTTTCCTTATTGAGTGCAACCAGCAAGGCTCTTAGTTCTACAGCAGAGTGGATGTGTTTTATTTCAACATCAGCGTTTACCTCACGCATAATGGTTTGAACAGCATCCTCTCTGTATTTAGCTATCTCGCTGCCGTCGGAGATAACATAAATCTTGTTGCTCTCTAATATGGAGAGAGCTTTGCGCAAAGGTTTGTGATCATCGTATACCGTAGACTTACCTAGAGTGTAGCATTGGCAAGTCTTATCTCGAAAGATACTGAGATAGGAACCTTTAACATCAGGTAGCTTATCACCTATGATAAATACCGGGCGGTTTAATACATCCGCTTTCTTATACACTCGTTGAAGTGCATAGTACCGAGAGTCACGGTATCTATCGTGTTCGAAATTGCGTAAGGTTAACACCGATACCTTAAACGGCAAATGGGAGGTTATTTCACTCCCATAGATATCTTTAACGTAGTAGGGTTGAATGATCAATGGTATAGATTCAGCGAGTGCCGTAGCGGAAAGCAGGAACAAACCTATCAACCAAAGTTTCATACGGCCACCGCCTGCAAGCTAGCTTTACCTGATTGCGGTTGCGCAAACTTCACCACAAGGTTATTCAAATCAATGTGATAAACATCAGTTAAGACCAATTGACCTTGTTCATCATAGATGGTGATGTTTATATTGTCGTTGCTAAGCCTATGGTTTACTGCCCACTCCGAGGCAGCCTCTGCTTGAACATGAACATAACCTTTTGCTTGAATTCGCCCTTCTAGGATAGTTACACGGTTACGCAAAGAATTGATCTGCGTAAGCATGCCAGATTGTGACTGACGTACCTGAGTAGCAAGGGTTTGAATAGGACCAACAAGTAAACGTACCCACCAAGCAGGCACCGCTTCTTTGTCAGTGAATTCCGCAAGCGTAGAAGCGTCTTTTAGTTCTAACGCTCCAGTCATCTTACCGCCGGCAACAGCTAACGCTCCGATAGTATCAGGGGTAGTTCTGTGCGGGTTATCGATGTTTGCATTGTGTAGGTTGTGATCGTTATCTTCAGGTTCCGGTATATCCCAATACTGTTGAGAGAATTGAGAATAGTCGGTTAATAAAGACCACGTGTGAGTAAAGCCGCCGGAAGCAGCGCGGGATGCTCGCTTACGAGCAACCTTGTAATCAGCATGTGCCGGATCACCATTGATCCAAACAAGATTGAGAGGTGCTTCTACTGAATGTGGCTCGTTATAGGAAACAACGAGCATTATCTCAGCGCCACCAATCTCGTTAACAACAGTTACTCGCTTGCTGCTAGATAGACCCTTAGAAGCAGCAACGCTAATAGCTCTGTCGATTACAGATTGTAAAGTCGCCATCGCCTAATGTTCCCTAACGAGTTTCTCTTAAATTATCGTTTGCTAACCAATTATGAAGTGTCTGCATTATTAGAGCACCTTCCTGCGGTGTAACAGGGATTAGCTTCTCACCATTAGGTGTAATGGCACGGATTTGAAAAACATTACCTGTTTGCAATCCGGTCACAGCGAGAAGAACACTATTTATATCAGTCGCTAAAGCTATCGATTTGTACTTTGGTGCAGCATTCATTCTTTGTATTAGGAATGAATTAGGATCAAATGATTGCTCTTCGACAACGGTAAGCAAACCATCGATTACCCGAAAGGCAAGTGGGTTGCTTTCAATTCTGTGTTTTTCTTCTTCAGTGATTTCAATAAAAGGGGTATCTGCATCACAGTCGAAGAAACCAGCTGGAACACCATTCTCATCGTAATGCAGATACCACTTCATTTTAACTCACCGTTGTTTCGCCAATAACGAAATACCAGAAATCCCAACCAGTCGCAGGTACAGGATTACCACTTCCATCTTTAGGTAGTTTTGCTGGATCAACCACTAATTCAAAGTAACCACGAGTAAGTGTTTGCTTTGCAATAGCAGCTACGGGGGAAGTAGGATCAACAAAGTTCACTAGGAGAGAACGTTGCGAATTCTCAGTCATTGCACGTTTAAATAAAACACGCATTACTGTTTTTGAACCAGTGTCAGTCACACGACCGTATGCAAGGATACGCTTGCCTAATACTTCCCGAGCTTGCCCGTCTTCTGTTTTGAATTCAGGTTCGGGAGCATCACGACCAGCATCACCTTTTGGGCCAGTTGGGCCAGTTGGGCCAGTTGGGCCACCAAGACCAGTCGGACCAGTAGGACCAACAGGGCCGGTTGGACCAACCATACCAGTATCACCTTTAGGTCCAACGCAACCGGCAATACCGGGACGGCCATCTTTACCATTACGCCCTTGTTCACCTTGAGCGCCTTTCGGACCTGTTGGACCGGTTGGACCAATACCAATGTTTCCACTAGTCATAAAACCGGAAACGGAAATAACACCAGTGGCTCCATTCTCATCAGTCTGCTCTATGTTAAGCACACCGGTTTCAGGATCATATTCAACGCCGGAGACGATTGTATTACCGGTCAGAGATTTAAGATCACGTGTAACAAGACGCTGACCGTCGAAAACAACCTTCTGGTCTGTTATCGCGTCTTTAGCCTCGATCATACCGAGGGGAGTACGTGTTAAGCTCATTTAACATTCAACCATGAAGAGTTATCGTTAGCGCGCAGCTTCGTATTGGATGGGGTCATTTGAATCCAGTACGAGTTGGAAGGATCACGCACCTTCCAACCGTTCCGAGAAAAGTTCTCCACCCAAGAAGCAGTCGGCGTCTCTCTTACTTTCAAGAGTACCGTTGCCATAAGTTTCTCACGTTATATTTACGGTTATCCGGCATAAGATAGTCCACCATCGAACTATCTTAGTTTACCTACTTAAAACCACTCGGTAAGATACAGGACTGCGTAGCACTATCGTAAGTGCCTCCAAGATAAGCGCAATCCTCCTTCTGAGCACCACGGGCAATCATCATCCGTAAAGATGCATAACCTGAGCTAGTTTTAACATCATAACCAGCTCTCTGTGCTTCACCTAACCAGAATACCGCTGCGCCTTCATCTGGAAGGCGACCGAATAGTTCCTGATAAATAGAGCAAATCTCAGGATCATCCGTGCAGGCTGGCGGGGGTGTTGGAGTAGGTGCCGGATTAGGCTTTCCCTCAATTTCACCAATTGCGTTAGCTTGCCCTTTCCAATCAGCGCCACGTGTAACCATTATCACGGAACCGTTAAAGGAAATAGACATACCTACATAACTAGGCGTGCAGTTCGGCACGTTACTGTAACGTAGGATTAAATTACGTAATCCTGCTTCCACATTGATAGTGTGAGTACGCACAGCGCCAATCGTACCAGTAGCAACCTTTTTACAGTCAATGTACAGTTCGTAATCATCATCCACAAGAAGACTAAACACATGTGGGCCTGAATTTGCGAAATTGAAATCACGCATCATCAAGTACATAGTGTTGCCTTTCGCACAGTTGAAATCAGACTGTACGTAAAGCAGGTAACTGCCGTTAGGGCCACCGGCTCGTTCGTAAACGGGAGCTGTTGGATTCTGGCGACATAATGCACTGTCATCATTGATAATAGTGCCTGTGCCAGAGGCTTTACCTAAGTCACCGCCTTTCGGATTGCTCAATACTAACTGTAGCGTTTCATCAGGTTCTGAATCATCATCGCCTACAACATCCACACAAACTGTTTTCGAAGTTTCACCCGGAGCGAAAGTAACCGTACCGGCAGTAGGCTTGAAGTCACCTTTCACAATGTTAACGCGAATACCACCCTCTGAACCTCCTGCTGGAATAATCTTACCATCGAGTCCATCCCAAACTGGATGATCGCCATGCTTGGTAATCATCGCTGATACACCGACAGGGCTACGATCAACGGAAGCATAGAATTCAGCGTTGAAGTTTTTCGCAATCGGATTAACCGATCCTTGGAAAACGTCATGGTCAGTAATCAGCATCAAGCCGCCACCTTCTTTCACATACTGCGAAATGTTGGTGACAGAGGCAGGGGTGAAATGGTTAGCGCTATCTGACTGCGAACCTATCATTACAATAGCTGCATACTGCTTCAAGTCAGACAAAGGTAATGCACTTGCAGCATTCCACAGAGGCACACTGTAGATATCAGTAACAACAGTCGTATATCCAAGCGACTGGATGGCCTTTGGTACACCAATGCCAAAACCGGATGCAGCATTATCCAGCGAGTAAACTTGACCGGTAGGTTTGTCACTGATGATCAAAACTTTCTTCGGCGCCGGTTTGCTTGGATCAGCAATCCATTTCACTGCGTTCTTCAGATAAGTAAACTGCGGAGCCATACCAATACCTTCAAAGAGGATATCCTTGAAGTAGGCATTGTTCTGCGATTGCGCACAGAAGCCCCACTTTGTCGTACCTTTGAATCGCGTGAAATTCGCATTGGAATTCAAATCAACTTCCAATACAGAGTTAGCTGCAATTGCCGTAGAGTTGAACGGTGAACAATAAACACGAATGCGATTACCTTCACGCTCAACACGAACACGGGAATAACGACCAGACCAACCGCCACTGTTACTGCCGACTGCTTTACCTTGAATGTGAGTGGTAGGAGTACCGTTCACAAGATAAAACAAGTTCCAGTTACCACTCCCACTGTAGACAGAACCACCCTGCTGACGCATAGCGACAATAGCATGGTTAGTGGAACCTTCGCGCTCGAAAGCCACAATAACACCGATCTGATCATCATCACCATCGGAAGAACCAATGGTACATTCGTAGGTGTAAGTGTCCCACTCTGTCGGACTCAGGAAACCAATGTAGGTGCTACTATTAACAGTGCTTCGAATCGAAGAATCACTTGTCGAATAGCTCCACGCTTTAGCTTCACTACCAGAAGGAGTAGCCGCATTATCTACGAAGAAATCACCATTCGATGTACGGTTCCAAGTGTTGAATACCGTATCAGTAGTAGGTGCAGCGAGTGGTTCAATCCAGTTGGTGTTATAGAACTTAGGGAAACCGCCGTCCATCACCAACCGACCTGTGCTCGGATCATCTACAACCGCAATAAACGGTATGTCGAACTCATCTGTTGCCAGAATCTTCGCTTCTGCAATTACACCAGCCGCCGTACCCGGAGCCGTAGAATAATCTACAGATACAGGAGAACCGGAAGCGCTAGACAATGTGATGGGGAAACACATCTGTTTCGTCTCGCCGTTATTCCCTTCACGTACACTCACATCGCCAGCGTTGATCTTTGGCGTCCCATTGGGACATTCAATGAGGAAACTCCACGATGTTTTGTTGTCCGGGCCGATAATACGAACGCGAAGCTGCGTACCATTTGCGGGATTGTAGTTGAAGCGCAGATAGTTTTCCCCAGCAACAGGGTTCGTTGTCGTGGCGATAAGCGTACCATTTTGGTAAACTTCACATTTATCTGGAATGTTCCACATTTGATAACGAACAGCCATCGGACCAGCGGGTTGACCATCAAGACTGAAGTAGGTGTCAGTAATACCAGCACCGCCTGAAGTAGTTGCAGATTCAGGACCGCAGGCTTTCGGGTACAACGTGCTACCTTTCTCATCAGGGCAAGTCATTATGTATGCCCACGATGTTGTACCGTCCATAGAACTAATGCGAACAGTAATATCAGTGTCGTTACCTACCGGAGAGAAATTGAAAATCAAACGGCCTTCACCGGACACGTGCGTATTCGTAGAAGCAATGATCTTCCCACGATAAACAATGTCCATACGATCAGGTTGATACCACATTTGATATTCGATAACTACTTCGCCGCCTTTACCCATAGTGTGCGTATTTTCATGCACACCTGCACCACCACCATGAGTGGTAGGAGAAAAGCTACCACGGCAGGTTGCTGGGTTAGAGGGAGTTCCGTAATCATCAGTATCAGTGAGAGAAGGACATTCGAACATCACATCCCACACAGCACCTTTTTGTGCAGACACACGAACAAAGATACGACCGTCACCGCCAGCATTAGCTGCGTTGAATTCAAACTTTTTGACACCGCGTCCTTGAATCTTATCTTTACCGGTTGTTATCACACGGCGTCCACCGTGATAAACATTAATCGACGCTTTTGCACCACGAATGTTGTAGTGCATTTTAACAGTGCCGGAAACACTGCCAAGGTCGACGTAGAACTCAGTAACTTGATAACCGCGGCCGGAAATAGTTACAGGACATAGGTAAGGATTCTGCCAAGTGCCTTTACGCCCATCCGAACCATTACCGCCGCCACCGCCGCCTTCACCGCCGGAACCATCTTTGCCCGGATCGTAGGTTTCAACGTCACCGCTACTCGGATCAAGAATAACGAGATTACCGTCACCCGTATCGATGATATCAATGTCGGTATCACCGTAATCATTATCGCCTAGATCAATATCATAACCGTAACCGGGAGCATAAGGTTTAGATGGATCGAACGTTACTCCATCGCCGCCATTATTAGTACCACCACCGCCGTTACCACCAGAGCCGCCGCCAGTTCCACCGCCAGTTCCACCGCCAGTTCCACCGCCAGTTCCACCGCCAGAGCCGTCACCAGTTCCGGGGCCGCTACCGTTCTCACCATTTCCATCTGGTGTGCCTCCGTACTCATCAGGGCAACCTGAAGGATCATCTGTAGTACAACCGATTTGAATCCAATAGTTGTTACCACCATGCCGCGCGTACATACCTCGGGCCGGTAGTAAACGATACCAACCCGTGTCCGATGCGTTGCGAACGTAAAACTCAGACTGACAGATATCGATCCATCTAGTGTTTTCTGTATCGCGTACTCTTAACCGGCCCATTGTCCAGACCCTTTATGCAATGTTATCAAATACCCAATCAGGCACGTGTACTCGTCTCGGCCCAAAGCCTTCAGTGGTAAAGCCATCTGCTTCCCACTCTGAAAGTTCTCCGGGCCTTGTTGCGTACTCTGTGAAAATTTTCCCGTCCCGAACATCAACAACATTGTAGAGTTCTAAATCGGCTCTACTGGTTGTATAGCAGTCTCCAGCTTTTGGCACCCATACAGAATTCTGGTAATACTTAGCGGCCAGTGCATGTAGTTTTTGCATAGGGCTGAGACGAGTCGGGCGAGTTTTTATTTTCATGGTACACCTTATGATGAAACGAGTTATTAGATTAGTGCCGTGTCAAAGCAGCTAAAGTAACGCATAGGATTCTCGACTTTGATTTAAGAAAGTCTTCTAGCAAAACCCATTTATGATGCTTACCGACCACGACTGAAAAGAAACCGCATTTAATGTTCCAGCGTGGTTGTTTATCGAAATACCATTTGTGTAACTCGAAGCCTAGCCACGTCATACCAATACAGATAAGGTAGACGTAAACAAAATGTACATTAACTTCAGCATTACCGCGAAAATCAAATGGTTCGCTGCGTTTAAATGCGATTTCCATTTTCGTACCTTATGGTTTAATCCACATCTGTTTATTTAAGATTTTCATAACCGTCTTCCAACCGATATTATAACCGTGTTTCCTAAGAAATTTTGCGAATGCCTGACTGAATGTTTCTTTACATCCGCCAGTCTTCTCGTAGTTACGATGAATAGACTCAACCACTTTCTTGGAAACGTCATTGCGTTGTTGTGGCACTTCATCAGAGCGGATACCAGTTAGGTGTGACCAAGAAGCGCCTCTGAGTATCGAGCAGATAGTTGTCACACTGATATCTAAACCTTTCTCTGCAATGTACTGTCGAGCGAATGTCTTTGCTGGCAGAGATTGTTTCTCAAAGGCTTTGACTATCCTCACAACCTGTTTCTCTGTTAGCTTAACTTGGCTAGCCTGCATTCCAACCGCGACACCACCGTTACGCAGCATATCGTTGGCGTTATCCTCTTGATATCCCCAGCGGAGATTCTTTATGTGGTTGTTGGAAGGGTTATCATCCTTGTGTCTAGCTTGCTCGCCGGGTTTAGGAGGTCTATCGAAGTATGTTAATACTAGCCTATGGATAGAATATTTCCTGTTACCTTGGCCATCTTTTCTAGTAAGTCGAAAAGTCTTATAGCCGTCTTGGTTAGGTTTAATTTCCTTAAAGCTATTAGTAGAACAACTCCACAAGCGGCCATCTTTGTATAAAGCGTGCTTGATACCTTCCAGAGAAATATACTTCCAATCCTTACCCTCCTTTCCGGGAGGATCGATTCGAACGCATTTCAAACCTAGAACAACATTGCGAGCGTAAACAACAGTCACACCGTAAGCGCGAGAAAGCGCGCTGTAAGAAGGGTATTTCTTTCCTTCCCAATCAGCGCGCATTCTTTCTGCTCTTTGGAACGATTCTTCTGCGGATAATCTTACTGGCATAATAAAGTCTCCTGCACCATACCAATAAATTATTATCTACAGATAACCATTAGGTTCCTTATGGTTTAATCCATAAACTGCCGGGGCCAGTAGCGCCGGGATCGTCAGTCTGAATATACACTTGTACTATGCCGTCATCGCCTTTCGGACCTGTAGGGCCAGTCGGACCTGTTGGACCGATAGCGCCAGCGGGTCCGGTAGGACCGGCTACACCTTGACGACCGGGAGTACCGGGCGGTCCTTGGCAACCTGTTGGCCCGGTATCACCATCACGCCCATCGATTCCGTTTCTACCGGATTCGCCTTGTGGGCCGGTAGGTCCAGTTGGCCCACGCCCAATACTGTTTGTAGTTAGAAAACCTGAGATAGCAAGCTTTTCACCGGATTCCAATGTAAGAGTAACAGTACCAGTAGCATCGTCGTAAATACCACTGACAATACCACGCTTCTTATTATCTTCAATGTTTTCGACTACTACTTCTTTACCGTTGAATGTAACGTCGGAGTTTGGACTACCACGTGCATCCAACATTTTTAACGGAGTGCGTGTAAGACTCATCAAAGCCTCCTATTATTTTGCCTGAAAGTATATTTGATCTAACTCAATCACTATGGCCAGGGCGTGCCAACAGGTGGGTCGACTAAACCGCCGCCTGTTCCGCCGCCTGTTCCACCACCGCTAGAAACAGCATTAGGATTAACCCAAAGGCCACCAGCTCCGATAGAAGAACCGGGATCAGTAGTGGAAACAACAATGTTAACTTTCCCAGCAGGGCCGGGTTGACCGGGAGAACCAGCAGGGCCGGCTTCACCGCGCGGACCTGTTGGTCCTAAATTACCACGTGGACCTGTTGGACCGGTTGGACCTCGTTCACCTCTTGGACCTTGGCAACCTCTAATACCGGGAGGGCCGGGTAAACCATCACGTCCATCACGACCGGGTTCGCCCATTTTACCTTTCGGACCTTCTGGCCCTTCACAACCGGGCGCTCCCTTTTCGCCATCGCGTCCGTTTTTACCATCTTGTCCATCTTCACCGGGAAGACCTTGAGGACCAGTTGGACCAGCTGGTATTTTATCAGCGGTAGGAAAACCAGCAATTTTAAGCTGATCACCATTGGACATATAAAGAACGAGAATTCCCTGAAGTGGATCGTAATAACCACTATCGACTTCTGAAACGCTCGATTCTTCAGGCTGCGTTGTTACAAGCTGTTGATCTTGAACGACCACATTGGTTGCATCACGCTCACCTTCCGCTCGAATCATTTGTAGCGGAGTACGTGTTAGACTCATTGCGGAATTCCCCACAACACAGTTAGATTATCTGGCACATTCGAAGATATAACAACGGAAGTTTTTAATGCAGCGCCTGTTGTGCCAGAGCCACCAGAAGTAGAAGCGCAAACAGGACCGGCAGGTCCACGTTCTCCTTCAAAACCTATGATACCCATAGCGCCCATAGCGCCAGTTTCACCACGCGGACCTTCGCATCCTTCGGGACCGCGCGCTCCTTGTTCACCTTCTTTACCATCTTTCCCCGGTTGACCTTGAGCGCCTTCTTCACCTTTAGGCCCAGCGCAACCAATATCACCGGGATTGCCATCATCACCGTCTCTGCCGTTCCGCCCATTCTTTCCACGAATACCGCGCGGTCCTGTCGGGCCAATACCGAAATCAGAAAGTAGAGGAAAGCCTTCGATGTAAAACTCTTCGCCATTACGGCGTACAAGAATTAATGTCCCATTCTTGTAAGAAGCTTCGACAATACGACGATCATTCTCATCCGTCATATTTGTATATCGAAGTGTATTGGATTGCGGATCACGCACAACTTTTTTGCCATCAGCGCCGTAAGCGCGAAGAACTACCATTGCCGGATCAGTCAGGCTTTGTTTAGTTTCGCGCTTATTGGTATAGATGGTTTGACCGATGGGTACTGTAACGGACTCACCGGCACGTGCGGCTCGCAGACGTTCAGGGTCTGCCATAAGCTGCTGCTACCTTGCGCATCAATTGTTTGCACATAGCGTTGTACTCTTCTTCGGATCGTACCAGAACCTTACACATAAAATTACGAATATGTGACAGATTGCTTAGTGCGTCGTTCACAGCAAGGACAACGTTCTTCCATTCATATGTCGAAAGAGCGTGTAATTTGCCATTAAGATCATCATAGCAACGAAGTGAATTGTCTTCGCTAGCATAAGATATAAGTATAGGCAGATCGGATAAAGGAAACTTAATACAGTCCCCGTAGTTTATATCCAACACTGTAGGCCGTGTTTCCGCATTAAGAGCATCGTTAAAGAGGCTCTGCCAGTAGGAAGATTTTGTTTCTTGCAGAAGATCGCCATTCCGATATAACAGTTTAATGTCGGAGCGTAATAGAGCTTCTTCAACAGTCTCTCTTAGAGAATCCGGTAATTCAATACCGGTATTCTCATCGGAGATTCCTACGACTGTTTCATTGTCGACTAGGATGTACATTAGATTTTCGGGAAACCCATGATGTTAACGTTCAAGAACAGGAGGCTTTCATAACGTGAAATGTTTGAGTTACGAACTCGCATTTTACAAACCACGTCAATGTAACCTGCTGGGATGTTAGCTTTGTTCAACGTATACGATTGCGTTAAAGATGCACACGAGTAAGCAAACTGCGAGACACCTTCTTTAATAAGGGAGAAACCGTTTTTACCAGTGCCGCGAATTTGCCGACCATACTCAGGCTCGGTGGCTTGAGTGGTACGGAAACCGATCACGTACTCGATGATTTCTTCACCTTCCGAGGACAAGAAACCCGGACCTAACTGTGCGCTAAAGTCACAGGTAACTTGCAGAAGCATATCACTGGTGATTTGCACACGTCGGGTAGTGATGATTTCTTCCGAACCGTTTTTCTTCTCAAGATAATTGAGTTTGAAAACTGTTTCAGCAGTAAGCTGCTCACTTATCAAGCTTTCAATCGTATAGTTTGGGTGACGGCCTGATACACGAATACCGGGGCCAGACTCCAAACTTACCGTAGGAATACGCAGCATAACATCTGGAGCATCGTGACGATGTAGACGCAAAGATTTATGCGTCAATGTAGCATCTGTCACCATACCACGCAGGTTGGTGTTACGTGTACCTTCTGCTTTAACGTTCTCGAAGATGAAACATTCTACTTCCAGACCGCCGGGAATAGCTCCCTGCAATACCACCTTGTTATCAACTATGTTATACAGGTCGGTGTGGATGTGTGTGCCGGAAACACTGATCCACACTTGCTCTTTAGTCTGAGGATATACAGGCAGATCAAAGAACAGTGTATCGCCATAGGTGATGAAGGTATGCGTCAGAATACGTGTCGAATAACCGTCACGTGCTGTATGTTTCAGAACCAAGATTTCAACATCAAGACCCGGATCAACTGGCTCGTTCGTTACGATTTCGTTGGTAACTTCATCGTAGGAGTAGGCACTGTAAGATTGCAAGCCACCTCGAACAAACACAAATGTATCGTCAACTGTTTCAGGTCTGATACTTAAGGGGAAGCGCGTTCTGTTACCGTCACCCTTTTCGTTATGTGCGACAACATCAATATAAGAGCCGTTGCCCGCGACTTTAGAAAAGGCACGCAGATCAATCAACGCGCCACTCGGGATGTTTTCTGAGAACTCCAGCTCGGAACCTTGTACGTCGAAAGCGCTGCGATGCTGAGTAACAGCACCGACTGCTGTGTAGACATGGTTCACATCAGTGAATACACCGTTCGGCAGAATGTAGCGATATTCCCGATCATTACCGGTGAAGGCAACTCGATTGATCTTCAACTTACCGGGAGATACGTACAAAGTGCTGATGATATTCGCTGTTTGTTTTGGCGGTGCCCAAATAGGGCAGTTGCCTAAACCACGGGTAAGCACATAGTCTTCTGGAACATCTTTAGTCTGAGGAGGGTAACTGCACGGGTTTACAAGTACGTTATTACCGTCCAATCGTTTCCAGATACTGACTACGCTGGCAGCTGTGATACCTAGAGGTTTACCGTCCAGCTCAACGAACTCACTTTCAATTGCATCATAACGGAGCCGACGAGTGTTCGCTAGTCCAGCGCCAGCAGCAACATGAGCAATAAGCACTTCGTTATCTTGGAAGCCTACTAGCGGAGCATCAAAGCCTACAGCCGTAGGTGTAACAGTTCCCCGATAAACTCGTGTATAGCCGGAGAATGACCACTCGAAGTTACCGGAACCATAACGGATAGCGGTTATCGGAGTAGATGAACCGTCGGTATTAACCAGACCGTTCAGAACACCTACAAGATTATGCTCCGAAGCTACAGGAGAAGGAAGACTCCAAACGAATGGTGTGACCGGAACAGAACTATAGTCGCCAATAGTAACGTTGATAACGGTCAGATTACAACGGTTGGTGGAGAGTACGCAATTTAAACGCATCCCTTCGCCCGGTAGTAACTCAAGAGGGTTGTCGAAAAGACAACGACCGAACATAACACCACTGTCTACAAACACAGCACATTCAGTGATGGTAGTCTTTTCGGTTACTGCGTAATCTGGAATGTCGAGCACAAAACGACTGGCGTGTTCATCTAATACTTCGATGAAGCTGATTTGTCCTTGGCTGATTATTTGCCCGGACAATTTATCGTCATTGTCGTCTGTAGGTGCGGTGCCGTTACCTACCTGCCAGTTGGTCAGGTTAATAAAGACACCGCCTGCACTCGCATTGTTGGCTGCTTGTAAGCCAAGCTCAGTGATATGCAAGCGGTTCACGGCCATGATTTATACTCGCTTAGGATTGCTTACGCGGCATGCGTCGCAGAAGAAAACAGGAACATTATTAGCTGCGATGGCTGGCATCATTTTACCAGAGCACTTAGGGCAACTATCCTCACCTTCGTGACTCATAGCAGAAACACTTTCTTGTACAGGAACATTAGGCTCTACTTGTTTCGTAGGAGCGAGGGGATCGAAAATAGTTCGACCGGAAGGTAGTTCTTTCTTTGACATTTTATTTAATTCCCAAACAATACAGTCCAAGTCCTAACACCGAGGCTTGCGAAGTCCGTACGGTATAGATACCAGTTAGTGATAACGCCATTCTGCAAACGCGCAACAGTTAGAGGTCCAGTAGAAGTGCCAGCACTACCATCATCCGGCCAGCCAGCACCGTCCCAACCACCTTCCATTGAATTATCGGCTTGGATAAACCGAGCAAGACCCAAAGATGCAGGATATGCGAAGTAACCATATTTACCGATACCGATGGTGATGGTGAATGATTGGTTACTGTTAATGGTTGGTAAGGTGTACACCAGATTATCGGTGATTGCCTGATCGTTACGAAGGCCGATAGGACCGACACCATAAACAGGAACACTCTTGTTCACTGCAATGATTTTAGTTGTTGAAACTGAACTGAAGCCTTCACTGTACGTAGCACGCAGAATAATCTGTGTATCCTGTGGAACAGTAAGTACAGAGATACTACCGATACCGTCGACAACAATAACGTCCGATCCTGTAGGCCCGCTAAGGATTTCCCAAGTGATATTCTCACTTATCAGCTGACCTTGACCGGGAATTGGTGTTTCCCCTACACGGAACAATTCTACGGTGTACGGAGTAGTCGAGTTTTCAATTACAGCATCTGGCCCGTTAATCATAATCGATGCGATATCTTCTGTACCCGCAATGATGTTAACCACCATACTGTTTGTTACTACGTAAGTTCCACAATCATACGTCGCAGTTACAGTAACAGGCATAGCTTGCCCGTTCACGGAGTACAAGTAACCATTGGCATCGATAGCTGCAATGGAAGGATCAACGTCTATAGTCCAGTCGCTTGAAACGAGAAGTTCCTGAGCACAAGCTTCAAACACAATAGCCTGAGCATAACTAGCAACATTACCTGCTGTGAAAACAGGAGGGCCAATCAAACGGCTAGATACTGGAACATCCGGTGATCGTTCAACATAAGGCTTAACGGTTAGCACGTGACTGGCAGTAGCTTTGAAGTAACGAGCCACCACGATTACCTTAGTATCCTTATCCACGCGACGACCTTGAACCAAACCAGCTTCAAAAATATCAGCAGCTGGATCAGGATCGTTAATAGGATCAGAGGATTGCACGGTCCACACAGGAGTAACAGTTTCAATCCGCCCATCTGTATAAGACACTGTAGCCGTTAACTGAATCCGACCGCTCTCTTCTACTTCTGTTTCTCCTGAGATAAACAACTCTGAAATAGAAGCCACTTCTGGAATCAACACGATCGGTTTCGTTTGACGGTATGTACGACCACCGACGCTATAAACGGATTCCACTTCGATAATGCCAGAAGGAACGTTTCCAGAAAACAGTAATTGACCATCCGCATTTATAGTAGTGCCCGGATGTGCGTTTTTAAGATTCCAGATAGGTTCAATGTATGTCTCTTTCCCGTCGGTGTAAGAGGCTAGCGCTGAGAACTGACCTATCACATTCTCTTTAACGTTGTCCGGGCCAAGAATACGAAGAGCCTGAATGGCAATAGGCTCAGCGTAAGCATTGACGGTCATAGAAGCCTGTCTATCTCCAGCACGGACACGAATAGTTAACTGAATCGGCGCTTCAATACTTCCTGTAACTAGAACTCCTGTTTCTGGATCAATAAAAAATCTATCGACAGTCCAGTCACCTAGAACTACGGAAGCACTACCGTCAGACCAACGAGCCACGGCAGAGTATTGCGTACGCGAATCAGCAGATACCTCAATCGGCCCTTGAATCTGAAGACCGATCATAGTGCGCACCAGACTGCGAACCTCTATAGCGTGATTGACTTTAAGTGTAGTTCCACGGTATTGATAAGTGGCGGTTAATGTGGTTTCTGTATTAGATTCTACTAATCCAGCATGCACATTATTCATTTCACCGACGTAGATCAAAGGGGTACTAGATTCCCAATAAGGGTAGATATCCTTTTCCGAACCATCAGAGTAGGTAGCAATACACACAAGAGGCATAGTTGCTTTCTCGTACATATAATGCTGACCTTCAACACGAAGACCTGTGAGAGAGATATCACTCGGCACATATTTAACGGTGATTGAACGGACAGCTTTGTAACCATCGTACTCCGCTTGCAGCTCGATTTCGCGGGTTTCGCTAGCTCCGTTAACGTACATGTCAGTGCCGCGTAACGTAACAGCTCCGTCCAACGTGGTAGCATAAACTCTGCGTAACTCGGTAGAAACACCGTTAAGCACTCTGTATACTTTCACTTCATGTTGCTCACCGCCAGAAACGATTTCAGGAGCGTCAATGTAAATGTAGTCGATACGTTTTTGTGCACGGATACGGATAGTTTTCGAATCACTGATACCATGTGAAGTAACGGTGATTGTAACATCCGTGTCTTTATCTACATGAGCGAAGCTTACATTACCTTTCTTGTCTATGCTAACTAGATCGGGCCTGTCTGTTCCCCATGAGTCAACCAGAGTTGGAATCGTATAACCCGGATAACCTTCTGTGTCTTGAGGTGGTGTAGTTTCTCGAATCGTACTGTAGAGAACAACTCCGGGGTTATCAAACTTCACATCGAATCGGAAATCACCAGCGGCGGCAAAGTCCATACGATATAGATACCACTGACTTGTAGTGATACCGATGGTACGTGTGATAATTATCGGGCCGAAGTCGGAACCAATATCACCATCGTCTCCCCAACTAGCGCCATCCCAACCACCCTCAAGGCGCGTATCCAAATCGGTAAAATGAGCGTAACCCATTTCAATCGGATAACACAGATAACCGTAACGAACACCATCGCCGGACACATTCAAAACGCGATCATTCGTGTCAGATAGTTCGGTGTCTAGTGTGTTGACTTCAAGTGCTGTGTTAATGCCGATTGGTTTCATACCGTAGATTGGCAGCCTACGAACTTGACGTTCAGTCGTTTCACCTTCGGAGGGAAGGCCACCATCCTTATCGGCAAAGTTTAGATTGGCCATGAAGGGAACTGATTCAGCACCCGATTCCACTTCATCCGGGCCGTTAACTTCTACGTTAACAATACCCCAATCACCGCGACCTTTAGTCACGTACTTACGTCTCTCTGGAATCACTGTACCGCTAAGATTTACGTCACCTCGGATATTAGCTATCCAATAAAAACGGCGAACAACTTGTGCGATAGGAGCCAGCTCGAAGTAAGCGTCAAGCATTCGATCTTTTCTCGTAACACCTTCAGGCAGCGCCATGTAGATATCCGAGGGGACCATTTCCATACCAAGATCGATGTGCGTGGTTTTATACCACTTACCACCATCGATGTTTAACGATTCGTAATTCCGGTTATAGAAATCACGATAGTTCTTCGTATAAAGATGCTGCACTTCAAGCATGCGACCAAGTATGAAACTGATCGCCGAATATGCACGAGGCGTGCCCATAGTCTCGTGCAATTGCGCCAGCATGTGTGTGCTGTGGCGAAGACGATGTAAGTTATGAGCAATGATATCAACCGGGAAGGTTATACCGAGTTGAAGAAGAGTTTGAGCTAGTACAACCGAATCGGAATCAGGTTTCACATCCCGAATCGTCTCCAGTTGACGTATAGGGTTGCGAATCTGCTCTTCAATCGTGTCTTGCAAGTCTTGTAGAAAATCTTCCCACATAGGCTCTTGCGAGAACACGTCCGGCTGTAGCTGATGTAGTTTCAGCTTGTTATCACTCACAGCGCATACGCTCCTGCATTATAGGTACGCTCAGAGAATACGATATTCAGATCAGGTAGACCATCGAGCACGCAATAACGGTGAGGTGCATCAGGAATTATATCTTCTACCGGACTGATTATTTGCACGTAATCCACGCCATCCACTTTGCATGCTCCGCGAAGATCATCAAGAGCAAGACGGCGACCGAGAATACCGGGCTTCTTTTCAAAGAGCGCAAGAATACGCTCAATAGCTGCTAATCGAACTTCTTCTGGAATAGCTTGCTGATGAATAGCGATACGGATTCGAACGTTGACGAAGACCTTTTCAGGATTCCAACGCTGAATCACCAACATATCATGCAACTTGCCATCTAGCATTGCTGTGATATTTTCCCACGCAGCAGATTGTGGGTTAGGGTTAGCTCCACCGAAGGTATCAGTGTTCTCAGGGAGAGCAACAATACGCATCACATTCATCCAGCTAGGATCGTTCGGAGCAATATCACGTTGACCGAGAACCTTAGCGTCAGCAATGCCGGGAATAGCTTGTAGTTCCGAAACAATGTCAGGGCCACTGATCTTACGTTTGCCAGAACGGAACATACGATTGCCAAACAATTTGTAGTACAAGGCATCTTTCCGATTTGCTCCGCCGGACGCCTGACTAACGGATGTTGCTTTAATATTGGGGAAAGGTAAACAATAACCAGACAGACCTGAAACGCTGTTGTTTGCAGCGGCGCCTTTGTTTTCTACGTATCGCACTTTCAGGTAGGAAGACGTTGGAAGCACTGCGCCGAACTCACCATCACCAAAGGTAAAGGCTACGTCGCCGGAAGGTGTACTATCAACGTAGTAGATACGGTCTGTCGCACCGAACTCCCACAGAGAATCCTCAGTATCCGACCACACGGTCGAATTACCAGTAACTTTATCTTCTGTGAAGACTAGGATATCCGATGCTTGGAATCCGCTAGAGCCAAGGTTGATAATCGCATTGCGAAGATCAACAAATGTATCGAGGTCAAAGCTGGTATTCTTTACAGTTCCTTGATAAAGGTAAACGTCTAAAGATTCTCCACCAACAATCTCTATTTGTTCCCTATTGAAATAGGATTCGCTGTCTAAAACGAATTGGGAATACGGAGGAATGTATTTCGTTTCTTTGTAAACGTTTACAAGATTCGCGGTAATCCCTGCCGGCGTATTGCGGCGAATGTTTACGCCCAACCAGCGTACACCTGCGAAGATACTACTATCGCGGCGAGCCAGCGCGAGGAAAGCTTCACGTAAAGCCATTTCAATGTAATACTGATCGGTAACACCACAACCGGCAAACATATCAAGGATAGTAGTACCAACCGAAGTCGGCAACATATCTTTCCAAGTACCGCGAACAGCAAGCTTTTTAGAAAGCTCATTAAAGAGCAAATCAAAGTCTGGACGGACTTTACCAATAGTAACTTGACTCATGCTACACGTTCCTTGGAAAGATAGAACTTAAATGAAATCTTATTAGCGTCGAGGCCGGGCGCAGAGTACCAAATCTCCACGTAGTACCTAGCATTGTTCCAGTCAGGAATTACTTCGACACTATTAATGATGACTCGGTTCTCCCCATTGTTCTTGAGCATGTCTTCCAGCTCAATTTCAATAGCATTAGCTGTTTGTTGATCGAATGGGTCAAACAGGTACGAAAGAATTGTTGAACCGATGCGAGGTCGGAACCATTTACTACCAACCGGAGTATCACACAGAATCAGAATGTTTTGATTTACTGCGGATTCATCGACGAGGATAACGTAGGGAGACAATACGCCTGCCCATAAGTTTACGTCACTATATTTTTCATCGGCCATATTTATATACCAGAATACGTGGAGATACTGCCGCCTTTGCAGTGATCCCCACAACCCATACCATCCGTGATTCTCTGTTGCTGTAGCTGATCAATGTACACTGAGCGAGAACCAGCAGTAGCTACAGGAGAATGACAACCCTGATTAGGGCAGCAGTGTGGAATATATTTATCAGTAACTCGCACGATGGCGATTTGATCCACAAAGCATGTTATAGATGCGGTCGCTGCGCGCGTCGGAGGGAAGCAACCGTGACCTGTAGTAGAGTCTACACCGAGACGTACATTACCTAGACCGGCAACCGGTCCCGGTGCATCTGCCTCATGTGGTTTCCATGCCATGATAGCACCTCAAAACTGTAAAAAGATTAGCCACATAATCAACAAAGAAGGATGCCCTTGTAATGACTGTACTAGATGAGTTCACTGCGCTTGAGCTGGAGAACACAACCCCTCAAGCCCAGCAACCTAGTAAGAAAGAAAAGGCGATTCAACGTGTGAAGTCGGTTGCGATGAATGTAGTGGGGATTTTCATAGGTCTGCTTATCACGGCAGCATTGTCTACAGCGTTCTACATTCACGATACAAATGCCTTGACCAAGAAAAGAGTGACAGACTTACGTGACTGTGAAATCAATTTCAAAGATGGCTCCCGCTTAACCGGACATAGAACCTACAGTTACCAGTACCGAGAATTGTTTGGTTGGCGCTGGTATGATTCTTCTACCGTGATTGAACGAACAAGTATCCGTATTCTCGGAGAAGCCGTATCTATCGTAGGTGTAAACAAAGGCGATGAGAGCTGGTCACTGCATGTAGGTCAAGGTGAGGATCGTATGCAACTTGTGATCCCTGCTGAACGTTATGTTTTCATGTATGGAGACAAACGCACAACAGCTGTAGTTGATTATCGAGAAATCTGCGAGTAAAAAGAAGGGGGCTATATGCCCCCTTTTATATTGCCGGCAAGAAAGTCATATCAGGCCAAACAGGATCAACAACATCGTCCAAGTCATCTTTTGTAACGCAGTTGTAAATCTCTTCAATCTTATTGCGACGGACAGCCTCAATGGCGCCGAGAGCTGGATTAAGATGTACAGCTGCAAGAGCGTATTGCTCCAACACAGCGGAAGCCAGTTGACGTAAAGTCACTCCAGTACGCGACGACTCTTCTTTCAAGACGGGGAAATCAGAGGCTCTGATCCCTGTATCATCTGACGGATAAGCTTTAAAGAACTTCTCCGCTTCTTCCCGTTTCACATCATACGTGCGAAGCATATGTAGGTCATCGGTTCCAACAACTAAACGTGTTGCCATAGACCTAATGAAGATGGATTCTTCACGCACGACCTCTGCTCGCATATCCTTTGCAACATCAAGCATCTTAGCATCCAATTCTTCTTTACTAACTGGATTGCAAATCCAAACGATATCCTCATAACGAGGACCAACCGAGTAATGCTGAGATTGCGGAAAGTATCGCGTAATCACATGCGTATATTTTACACCCATCATAGTTACCCTACGTATACCTAAAGTGCAGTTATCGGCAAGGGTAATAAGCATACCGTCGCCTCCGAGTCGTTGACCGCACAACTCTATGGATTCGCCAGCACGTAAAGGAGTGGTGAACTTAACAGAAGCTGTAGTCTTATCGTTCGTGGAACTATCAGCGGCGAACTGATAGGTACGACTGCGGTTAAATATGTAGCCTGTTTTAGAAATGCGAACAGGCCAATAGTTTTTGCTTTGTTACGTGTCGCACTCTTGTAGATTTAATCCATGTATTTTCATTGAAGTTGTCTGCGATTAGGGTTATCCCTGTCACGCAAGGCAATCCACAATCGAGTTTTCATCCGTGGTTTATCGTTCTCGTCGGTAGTACGAGGTTCAGATTCTTTAGTTTTCTTCTGACGCTTTTTGGCTTTTGGAAGAAGACCACGAGGGTCTTCCTCCTCTTCCCAGCGTTTCAGACGGCGACCGTCATAAAGAGGCCGCATATCTACCATCAGCTTCATTAGAAGTTGACTCGGTAAGTCTTAGTGCCGTTACCGGGGAAGTCTGTACGATAAATCTTCCAAGCTTCGCCAGCAATAGTGATTGCTACAGGTCCAGTAGTTTCACCGAAGTCTCCGTCAGTCGGCCAACCCGCACCGTCCCAGCCTCCGGGGATATTGCTAGCTGTATCTACGAAGGTCGGGTTATACGAAACTGGAACTGCGAAATAAGCGTAGTCACCGCCTACAGTATTCACTGTAATTGTTTCACCAGAAGTATAAGTGTGATTCTGCGTCAACGCAGCAAGCACAGTAGCTTCATTGAAATCATTCAGAACACCGATACCGTAGATAGGTGTGGTCGGAGCGGTAGGTGTCGGATCGACAGGCTCTTCAACAGGAGGCTCTTCTACGGGCGGCTCTTCTACGGGCGGCTCTTCAAACTGAGGAACATCCATGTAGACGCGATAAGTGCGCTGACCAGTCGCCGGGAAGTCTGTACGAAACAGATTCCAGATAGAACCATCAGAGGCTTGTGTGATCTGATAAGGTCCAGATGTTTCACCAACGGAGCCATCGTCAGGCCAAGTTGCACCATCCCAGCCACCGAACACATTCAACTGAAGGTCCATAAAGCGGACGTTACCAACGTCGCTGCGAATGTAGAACCAACCATATTCACCTTCTTGCAGCGTGATATCAATGGCCTGATCGGTAATGATGGTCAGCCGATTAGGCAGTACGCTAGTTGTCATCGAATGTGACTTGGTGAAGATAGGAGCAACACCGTAGTAGGCGTTCGGGATATCCGGCGACGCTACCTTCGGTTTCTTATATAGAGGAAGAACTACGAGAGTCATTTAACTTTCCTTTTTACCGATTGCATCAATTGCTTTTTGAATTTTCGAAGACGGGCGAACGTTTAACTTTCGGTAGAAGTCGTCGAGGATACTCGGATCAATGTAGTTGGCGATGGCGGTATTAGCGGTGACTTTTTCACCACTCATATGGCCAAGCTCTTGTCCGACTTTCATCAGTTCATTTTCAACCCACTGATTAACTGCACGCGCATCATCGCCTTGTTTGAACGGAGATTTCTGTAGGATATTGTAGGCTAACTCTGTACCACGTGCAGTACGCAGCTTGTGGATAGTGAACCCTTCAGGAAATCCTACATACTGCAAATATCTGTTGACGTTAGCACTGGTGAAAGGTTTGCCCTTGAAGTTAATCAGATAGTCATCTGGTTTTTTACCTTCAAGAAAAGCAGGCAACTTCTCAGCAAGAAGCTTAAGTCTAGGGGTATTGAAACGGATGATATGATGTTGAATTACGCCGGACTTGCCGGGGTACTTGATATCACATCGAGTCGGCGTCAGTTTAACGTGTTTGACTCGCCATTGGCTAGCGCCGTAGGTAGTCTTACCATCGGTGGATGCACGTTCATTACCGATCCGAGCAGTAGTCTCATAAACCAATTCACACAGAACTGCCAAACAACTCTCACGAGTCCTCGGAGCTTTGCGTAAGTCTTTCAACCATTTAGCTGCCAGTGTTTCTATCTTGCCAGCTACTTTGTTGACCACGCTGAACTTCTTAACTGTACGCTCTTGTTTGAAGTCGACGGTGTAAGCACGCGATGGTGCTTGCGCGAAAGCAGGCTGGTACTCACAAACATAACCGTTATCTTCTTTGGCTTTGTACGCAGGATTCATTCGCACAGTGCCGCTAATAGTAACCGCGATTTGTTTGCCAGCAGTCGTATAGAAACGCCCTTGGTCATCGATGTTACCAACGAATTCAGATGGGAGTTCGTGATACACCTTTTCACTGTTGAGACGCTTGATCACATCACGCAAAGGCAAGTAAGGTTCGCCAGATTCACGAATGATGGTAGCCAAGCGCGACTTCAAAGCTGCATTCAATTCACGACGCATTTTCAGGTAATCATCATGATCCTTATGCCGTGAACCTTTGTCCTTATTGTGTTGGACAAATTTAGCTAGCTGATCGGCAGGCATGATCATACCAGAAGCGCCATACTTACTCACCAGCTTCTTCAACTTGGTTTGCACACTAGAGGTATCCGTCTCTTCATGGACGAATATCTTCGATAATGCAGGTTCCTTCAACTCGCTGATGTGACGGGCGAGAAAGTTGTAGGCGTTATCGCTACCTTTGAGTCCGTAAAGACGAACACGATCGATCATATCCAGAAGAGTCTTCGGAATATCAAGCTCAGCTGCAAACATCTGCTTATGATCACTCAGCAGATACAGGAACTCAGTGATATCATCATCGAGCTTCTGATTTTCATTAGGGTCTTTGTTGGCAATGATTGCCCGGACAGCTGAAGTAAATTCCGTCTTAGGGAATTTGAAACGCTTAAGGAACGGCTCAGACTCAGCGAGCCATTGATTCATTCGACGCCTAGTATCAGGGTTGTATTCGAACTGAAACGACATACCGATGAGGACAGTTAGCTTTGTAAACGCAATTACGCTGTCCTTGTTTACGGCGGATAGAGAACAAAACATAGTCAACTCACAAAGACAGGATAGTCCTGCGGTATCGTAACAGTGATAGATATAGGTTCAATCTTACGGCTCTTGTCTTCTATAGCAAGGACTAATTCTCCGCGCAATGCAATATACCTACCAATCACTTTGAATGCGTTATGCTTCAGAACGATTTCCGTCCCATCAACTACGCGGTTTTTCTGCAATACTTCACCAGTGGTCTTATCAGAAACGACAAGACCTGCCTCATACACCATAGAAATGTACTTAGGCAGGCGATGTACAGCATCCCTAACTTGCATGCTGCTAGTGGGGATTATTCGACTCTGCTTTGTACCATAAGCAATGGCTCTGGCTAACGCGGCAGAATCATATTCCTGTTTGTAGGCAACAGCCATTTCAAGAGCGTCATCTTGTGTGGCAGCTACCCACTGGCCTTTACCCGGTTTAAATTCACGGATACCGACCTCAGTAACGACACCAGCTGTAACCAGCATAGTGCGTTGATAACGATTAGACATAAGATCGACGAAACCAGCATACGATTCCGGGCGATAGTGATAGTCATATTCTCTGCATATGCTACCAATTCTAAACGCTTTAGGTTCTCCGCACAGTGCGTAAAAGGCACCATTGCGGAAACCCACTAACGTACCGTCATGCTCGGCGAATTGCATACCCATTGCAATCAGGTCAGCTACCTTATCAGCAGCTCCGATCAGATGATCGCCATGAAATAGTAAGTCAGTGCCTTCGACATTTATCTTATGCATCGCCGCCTATCGCCTTATGTATGTAATCCATTTTCTCAAAATAATTGAGATAACGCATTCCTCGAATATCATCTTCTTTAACTGGAATGCCAACGTAATGCGACTCTCTCCAGTTAAAACCTTCAGTGGGTTCGATGACTCGATTATTCTTATCTACGCAGAAGCTATGAACTTCGATTTTCCACGGATCGTTCACGTTACTGCGATGGATAATGTAGCCAACATGTAAAACCAGCTTGTTCTTTTTAGCATAAGCTACCGCGTTATCATGTACGGTAGCTTTCGGCATGATGGCTATGTTGATCCCTTTCTTTATACTAGGGAGTTTCTTCAACCGCATAGGCAAGTCGCGCCAGAATTTACGGTCATTTACTAGCGCATCCTGAATATGACTAGGGAGCGCGTCTGCTAAAGCGATTAGGATTTTCACGGGCCAAGACTCTTACAATGTTTTCGTACACTTCGTCCATCGGCACATTAGCATCCACTACAACATGGCGTGTTCTACGCAATGCGTCCGTGTAGCGGTTCCGCAAGGATTGGAAATACGAAGCGCTTTTACCGGAAGTAATAGCGTCATTCGGATCAATGTCTCGCTGTTGTGCTATTTCTGCTGGGCAGTCGAGAAGAAAAACCATATCAGGTTCTGGCATTGTCGAATGTAGGTCACGCATAGCATTACCCGGAAGCACGCCTTTCTGATAAACTAAGGTGGAGTAAAAGTAACGTTCGAGAATAACATCACGGCCAGAATTCAACACAGGTAACAGAATAGTGTTAACGAATTCGGTACGAGCGGCAATATACAATAGAGCGCGAGTTGCAGGTTCCATTGTGTTTTTCAAAAGTATTGAACGTACTTGTTCTGATACTGGAGTAGAGCCGGGTTCTCGGAAATGAGCCAAACCGAATTCATTAGCCAGACGGGTGGCATGGGTTGATTTACCCGTCCCGTCTATCCCCTCAAGTACCCAAAGTTTACCAGCTTTCATTTATCAGGTTCCCCTTAAATTATCGTTTAATGCCTTGCCAATACAATTTCAGAATACGTTTTGGGCGCTCTTTTCTTTCCTTCGCACCTTTTCGTTTCCTAGAAGTAGCGAACGGATCATGTATAGTCATCCGTTTACTTGCTCTTCTTGCGTGATTAGCTATAGAATCGCCGCCACGCCATGCCATCTTTATATAGTTCTGCAAAAGAACTTGATTATCCACAGGGTTATCATTTACAGATTTAACGATCTTTGTTCGAATGAAACCATTCGCGGTAGTTTCAACGACCATAACGCCAGCATCTTTACCTATCTCAGTTTTCAAACGTTCTTTATGCTTCTCCCACATTTCAGCAGGGAAGCAGAAGTAAAGTTTATTCACATAAGGCAGATATGAACGCCATTTTTGATCTGATCGGTAATCATCAAGACATGATTTTACTTCAACGCCGATGATATGCCCTTTGTAGTTAAGGGAGAGGATATCTAAACGACGGCGGGACTTTATACCGATTTCCTGATGCACACTATAGCGCCTATCCACGAGATATAAGGTGACGGCACGTGTCAGGATAGCGGTTGTTTCTTTTCTGCTCATTACTCTACCTTCGGCCAATCATATGCCCGTACTTTGTCCATCTTAAATACAGGATCGGGACCATAGGAAAAGAACTCGCCGACAATAGCGTCTTTGTCGACAAACGGGAATATACTGATGATACTAGAGTTCATTTCACCGACAACGATAGGTCTGCCTATATCGCAGTGTTGGGCAAAATCACGCATTACCTTAACGGTCATTTCATTATAGGAATCGAAACGGATGAAATGATAACCGCCATCTTTTGCTCTACCCATAGCTACCGGATAGGAATGAGGTAACGTAACGAGGTCTTGACTAGGTTTAATTCCAGTCAGACCGCGACCGATCAAAGTCGCAACCATTTTATTGAACCGATTCCCATGCCCATCAGTTAACCATCGGGTATCGCGTGTTTGCCGGAATTGCCAGTGACAATACACATGAACCATTTCGTGAGCCATTGTGATATATAGCAACCGAGGGTAACGCACAAAGAATGGATTAATGAAAAGATGAATAGGTTGGTTTTCCAAACTAGTGACCATACCGTTAGCATCAATGCCGGGAATAAATGCCTCGCCTATATTCTTTTGTACAATGAGCGGGCTAGATATGATAGCTAGATGGCGGCTATCAGCTGGCGGTATTTCACCCTCACGGAAATAACGTTTGGCAATAGTGTTATACAAACGGTATAGATGACTTGCGGAAATATCGTCCGCAGCGGATAAAGAAATGCTCATGTTGTTTTCCAGAAACAAAAAAGCCCCGGTGGTTCAGGCCGGGGCTTTAATCATCAAACGAACACTAGCGTGGCTTTGCCAGCTTGTGCGACGCTAAAGGATAGCGTTACGGTGTTCAGATCAACGGACACAGAGTCAGGGATGACTAAGTTACCAGCGCTGTTAATCACAGTCGGAGCAGCAACGTCGCTGTTATTCCGATTATGATTAATGGTCCAAGTGGTAGCAGCTTCCGATTGTACGTGGGTGAAACCGCCGGCAAAACTGCCGCCCGATCCACTACCAACACCAACCAGTTTGCCGTCTTTCATACCGAGAACTTGACCTTCAGAAATCTGCACACCTTGCATCTGACGCGGAGCCGCGCCACGACGAATGATGACAGATTCTTCTGGTACGTCTTCCAACAAAAAAGGACGACGCGGAAGTTCTAACTGGATGAATGCTTCGAATGCGGTAGCCATTATACGCTCTCCCCGATATCAACTTGCAGAGTACCGGAGGTGTTCGAGTTCGCATAATCCAAGTCGGACAGGAACAAGTGATCCCCTGTAGCACTGTAGTTACCAGCAGAGTTCGTAATGGTGTACGAAGCAGCAGCCTGATTGGTGTCATTACGCAACGCAAGGTTGCCTGCGGTGCCGGTGTATTTCGCAACAGTTTTGCCGATAGTAACCACGTTGGTGCCAATCGGTGCGAAACGAGCGAATGCCGGGAACGTAATGGTACGAGTAACGAAACCGCCGATGTTGTAAGCAGCACCGGAAGTAATAGTGCTAGAAACTTTATTTGCACGGTTGGTAAGAACCAGCGTGTTGAAAGTCTGAGCGCCTTTAAGATCAGCATCAGTGATGCGCAGAACACGACGCCAGTTGTTTCCACTCTGTACCCACGAGCCTTGCCATGTACCAGAGGATGCTTCCAAAGTCGGAGCACTTGCCAGAACTTGGTTAGGAGCAATCTGTACAGTGTAATCATTACCAGCGGCAGAGGACTGCAAGCGAGCAGGGTTGCCGATGATAGTGATTGCAGCAGTAGCTTCAACGTGAGCAATAACAACAGAACCATTCAAGGTACTAACTGCACCGTTCGAGGTACGAGTGGCAGTAATGGTGTAGTTGTTGGTAGTCACGTAATCGCCACTGGTGCGGGTAACAACTTTACCTGCTGCGTATACAGTCGGATCAGCTACCGTACCGTTAGCGAAGCTGTAGTTGAAAGCGTTAGCGCCAGTAATCGTGCTGTTAACAGTAGCCTGTTCACCATCTTTCAATGCAGACTGGCCGTTAGGATAAGTAACGGTGATTGCACCAATGGACGGATAAGTCTGATCCAAAGTGACGCTATTGACGGAAGCAACTACAGCGCCTTCAGTACCAATAAAGTTGGCAGCAGCAAGACGCAAGGTCTGCGAACCAGTAAGGTTGGAAACAACGAAGTTACCAGTAACGGTACGGAAACCAGCACCAGCAGAATCCGCTTCACCGATTACAGGAGTACCGGAAACAGCTTTAGCCGCACCAAGGTCTTTGATAACGACAGCAGTGGTAGTGTTGGCAACAACTGCGGTAAACGGAACTACGTCGTTATGCTTAACTGCGGTTTGGCCATTAGGCAGAGCACCAATAGTTACCGATTGGACAACCGGACCTTCAGTCAGCAGCGTGACGTTTACGGTAGCACTAGAGCCAGTGCTAGATTCAACAGTAACAGTGCCCGATTCAGAAAGAACCAGATCAACGTAACCAGAGAAGATTCGCTTGTCACCAGCAACTTCTTGAATGTTGGTCATCGCTACACCGTTCGCCGTAACAGTCGGCGAATAGAAAGTAGATGGGCCTTCAGCCAAGAAACTAATACGGATATTGTTGGTATCCGAAAAACATTCGGTGATGACTGCATTTGCTGGAACGGTAGGAGCGTATTGTTTACCGCCTACGATACCAGTGGAAGTCGGAGAAACATCAGTAATAAACACAGCGCCTGCGGCACCCTGCATTACCATGTTCTGAACGAATTCCAAGTTCACCACGTCTTTGGGGTGCTCCGGTGTAAAATCTACACGAGCATGACCCCGGAAGAGTGCATTATCAATTTTCAAGGGAATTCTCCTAGGATTTGAAACGCGGCCATTGAATAGACCACGCTTCAAATTACCATGTCAGGAGCGAATTAAACGATTTGCCGAAGTTCGTTAATGCTTTCTACAGCATGTACTTCGTGATCGCGCATTGCTGCCGCAATAACTACATCCTTCTTCTTTCCTTTATACTTATGATCGTGAGGTCGAAAGATATTGGAAAAGAAGAAAGAACGATCTGATTCAACTAATACATAAACGTCCGAATTAACGGAGAACGAAATGCAACGATTAGCCAGTTGATTCATGTTATTTGTAGTGAGGATCATACGTTTAATGCCACCTGAACAGTTATGCCATTGTAAGAAACAACGGTGCTTGGGACTTCATCATTAAGGGAACGTTTCTGTCGATCAATTCGACTTTCCTGATCCCAAAGGTTTTGCAGCTCATCCTGTGTTACTGTAGGCGAGGATGCCCGCTTCTTTAGTTCCTTAATCTGCTGATCTAAACGCATAAGACGATTATTCTTATCGTTAGTGAACGCAGGGAACAACGCCGCCGATTCTGCATGAGTAATCAGATGTTTCATTTCGGCTTTACTGACCAAAATAGAACAGCCTTCTGCTACAGCTTTATCTAGCAGAATTTTGAATTCACGCATTGGCGTATCGTAATGGAGTTTCATCTTAGATAGGTACTCGGGTTTTCCGAAAGGTGCCTAGTTGGCATTTCCACTCGGAATTTACTTTCATTGTGATGGTGATGGTTGTGATGACACTTAACATGATCGAGGTTGTACGGATCGAACTTAGTAACACCCCAAACAGTCATTTCGTTTAGGTACATTCGTTCTTCCCTTAACATCATTGACCTTCCGGCCAAACAACGGCATCTGCTTTTCCAGTGAGAACAGCCCATGCGTACTTAACGCGATGGCGGAACGAATGAACGACAGGGCGCGAAGGAACCCACATACCGTTAATTTCTGTCTGACAGGTTTGTGCAGACAACATAAGACTTTTCAGTGTCCAAAGCATTTGAGTTTCTACCCGTTGTGTTCGATCCGCATAGCCGCAGTACGATGCAAACCATCAATGATTTCGAATCTGTTCTTCATAACTCGGCAAGTGTCATTACCCATGATAACTTCCAACCGATTGCCTTCGATCAGAGTTGTTTGATCACCGGTAACATGTACATGCCTATAACCAGCATTACCTTTAGCCAGCAATCCTTGGAACGGAATTGATTTAGTTGGCTTTGGAGATAACCTACCTAGAACGGTATCCGGTGCGCCTAGAAGATAACCGTCGATATCCCCTTTACGGCTAGTTACGAATAACTGTTGATTACCAACGATGTATTGATTCACATCACCGAGAATCGTCATATCAACATCGCCGGGATTGTTGAAGAAGATTTCGTTGGTCTTCGTATCGATGATGATATACATACCGTTGCTGAATTTAATCACAGCACGATCCGGGTAGTTCTTCTTACGCTCCGGCAGAGCTACTTGCTCATCAACAGTGTACGGTGCCCAAACAGGACGATGTGGATCACCAGTAGGAAACCGTAGACTAACCTTGTGTTTGTTTTTCGGCACCATGAACGTACCGGAACGATCAAGAGCATCGCCGCCCGGATTGTACGCCCCATCCGCATGTTGAAAACGTGGAATAGCCCAAGGCAGTAGACCATCAGGAATACCATCGAAGATAACGTCAATGCGCGCTTGAATACGTCCAAGCTGTCGAGGATCATTATTATTGACCACACGCGCTTCATAATGCAGAGTCGGATCGATACCTTGTTTCTTTAAGTGTTTGGTTACGTTAAGCGTACCAGAAGCCATTAGCGGAGTACCTCTACCAGATCGGCATATTCTTGTACTACTTCTTCGTTTAGATAACGGCGTAACACGGGAACAAGGTCTTCCTGTGTTTGCACTCCGTAAGTAGCAGCTAGAGTTATAGAACCTTCAAGCATCAGGTTCGTTACAAGCCTTGCCATTTCTTTTTCGTGAATGACGTTAGACTTTGAGTCCACGGTAGGCGAAGTAGAGCGCCCGACCGCGAAGCGACATTGGCGCGGTGTGAAAATATTCGTAGTACGACCAGAGAGTGTCCTGTGATTGGATTTGCTGGTCGGACATATCTCGGTAGACATGAGCTGAAACCTCACTCGTTACGTTTTCAATCCACAGCTGACGATGACGGGAGGCTTTAATTTCGGCTTCACATCGAGCTATCAGGACATAAGTGTCTTTGTTCTCACCGAAGTCAAACGAACTATCTTGACCAAGAATGTGTTCAGATAGCCATGCTGTTTTCTCAGCATCGGTCATGGCGTCCCAATTATAGGTGAACTCAACAGACATTGTTTATACTCCTTGGAATCTCGACAGAACATTATCCGATGGGAACAATGAATGGAAATCAGCGTCACCTTTTTTCCATTGGGTGAACAACACCTCGTTTATCCGTGTAACCTCATCACTCGGTACAGTCACGGCAAACGGTTTACCTGAAATAAGAACAACAGGGCTAACCATATACATAGGTTCGACCTTACCATCCTTTATCTGATAACTAATCTTCACACCTACGAAGTAGTCATCAATGGCATACAAATAGGTGTGCTGCTTTACCAGCTCATCATACTCGGATTGATCGAGAATAGGTTGATCGCCGACAGGATCGATGATGGTATTAAAGCGGCGAAATAATTCCGAATAAAGCATTCGTGTATACCTTTTTACAGATTAGGCAAAAAGAAAGCGCCCGAAGGCGCTTTATTCATTTAACCAAATGTTTTGTGAACGTGCTATGCGAAAGAGGGGTTTTCTTGGTTCGCGTAATCTCTTTCATTGCTTTCATAATCTTTTTGTTCGCACGTTCATTTGCCGCCTTCTGATCGATCACCATTCGCTTTTTACCGCTGTGATCAAACTGATAGATTTCAGACTGCTCACCGAAGTCCCTGTTAATACCTAACGGTCGGGTACGACCTGTCGCAGAAAGTACAGCGGAAGCACTGGAAGACAAAGATGGCATTTCTTCACCTTCGGCTTGAGCAGGCGCGTACTTGCCTTTCATTTCATTGTAACGCTTCTGATATTGAAAGACTCGTTCTGCTACAGACAATTCTTCTTCTTGACCGCCGAGCAGCATATCTAGGTTAAAACCACCGGCGGCAGCGAAAGCTCGCAACGGAACAGGTACACCCTTCTCGGTAAGCGTGCTCAACATATCAAGATAAGTGGAATCACCTTCCGGCTTAAGTTGCTTTGCCCAATGCACTGTAGGGATCAACAGCTTGGAACCATCATTCATTGTTTGCAGATTCTTAGCCTGATTGTCAGACATAAGATCATCGCGCTTAACCAGCTTACCTTTCCGGTTAACCGAAAAACCGTTAACCATACTGATAATCGGGAACAAACGATTATAGAAGAACTTGCGGGTAATGTCATCACGGAAAGCACGCATACTGTCAATGAATACGCTCATGCTATTATCAGAGGAAGCGTAGTTCGCATCACCTGACAGGAAGCTCTCACTGATACCCATCGCACGCATCTTAAACTGACTGGTGCTATCCCAAATATCAGTTACTTTCCAGAAATCACCGCCTTGTCGAATCTCATCAGCAGACACGCCAGTACGTGTAGTAATGATCGCACCGAGAGGGTCAGCGTCAGCATTACGGAACAGGTCCGTCATAAAGTTCATATCGTCAATTGTTGGAATCCAATCATCCCCTTCACCGAGGGAAAGATGCAGAATACCACGTTGACGCTTAGAGCTTTCTACCAGAGTTCCACGGAACAAATTCTTCTCAATCAACCAAATAGGAAGAACTCGGCGATACCACGAAACTCCTGTACCTGTTGAGAACGTACGACGCGGAATATAAATCGTCGACATTGGATCAAGTTCAAGACTAGGCTCACTCAACTTAGCTACGACTGATTCTCCGAGCATGTCTCGAAGCACCTGAGCGCGAGTGGATTCCTTGTTCTGCATCAGCGACCTGATATAATCAGGAAATGCTACAGTGATGATCGGGTCTTGTCCGTAAAACGGAAGCTCATCGATTTTCGCATTATCAGCAGCGTGAGGCATGATATCTACGAAGTTCTTTGTTTGCTCATTGTAGAGCAAGCTGCCGATGAATTGACCTGTAACTAAGTGGTCAATGCTGATACTAGGCATCAGGGTACGTGTGTTCAAACGATCACACGCTTCCATGAAAGCATCCATAGCTTTCGGATCAGAGATACCACCTAAGCTAAAGTCAGAAAACGGGAGCACGGAATACAGGTCAGCTGCGGAACCACAAACAGGATCGTTGTAGTACATATCGCGGTACAAACGCATGACCAGTTTTTTCTGCTCAAGGTTTTCGCTAAATACGATATCCTTAAGAAGCGGATCGATATCGATTTCGATAGGTAGTTGCCCAACGGAAGTGTTAGGCATACCGGTATTCGAAAAGGAATTCGATTCCATCAAACCGCCTTCACCGGAATAAGGAGAGCGGGTGATCTTATTTTCAACGCCCCGTGTACGAGAGTCAACCCCAAGGCTAGATGTAACTTTGGGCTTGCTCTGCCCTGCGGTGTAAGCTGTACGCTTTAGACTCATCATTTGAATTCTTTCACCTTTTTCTGCTTCTTCTGTGTTTTAATCATGTAATGGAAGTAGCTGCCTTGCGACTTAGCTTTGGCAATACCATCGGCTTCTTTTTGCGAAACATCGTAGTATGCCCAGCGGTCGCCGGACTTGAACTGAATGAACAGAGTCTTCGCAGACGGCTTGTAAGCAATGCGATGCAGATTGCTGGAGTCGGCAAGAATGTTTACAATAGGGGAGTCATCCGGCTCCACATGCTTAACATCCAAACCGCCTTCTCCAGCTTCGACTTTGTATCTACCGATTTTTCCAGACCAACCTTTCGAATTGTTCTTTAGGCGTTCGGCATCAAAATCATCTAGGCGAATCTTGTATTCAAGAGATTCGGCATCCGTGTATGTCCAGACTTTACTTTTCTTGAGTGCAAACACATCGCCTTTATTAAGCTCGATTGTTAATTGGCCGAGCTTAATCTCAACCGTACGGCCTTTATATTCATACCACTTGAATAAACGCGGATCGACTTTAGTAACCATAATGGGTTCCTCCTATGGAAGTAAATTACTTTCCATAGTAGCCCATTGATCTAGCTACACCCAGCGGTGATTGTGAACCTGTGCCGTTACCGGAACCGTGCATTCTCGTACCGCCAGAACCTAAACGACCTACTGCGATAGCTCCTGCTGATCTACGCTGATCCTCTACTTCTGGTTGCAATACTTCATCGAACTCTCCGCATACCAATCCGAACATCATAATACAGATAGCGCGGAACAAGTCGTCCGTTACGTTGTCACCTTTAAGCACCTGACTACCATTATCTCTAACTGTAGCCATTTGGAACAATGTATGTTCGACTGGTTTGTTTTCAAAGGCTGATGGATATTCACCTTCAAAACCGATGATTTGATCCATAGTGATTCCTTTCTCTTTTGTGCGAGGAAGAATCACTTTACCGCCTTCGATAGCGTTCTTTACATACCAGAGGTCTTTGTACTTGAGCGAGTATTGTTTCTTCATCACGCCAAGTTCTTCAACGGCATCATCAAGTAGTTTAATCGAGTTCCAACGGTCAGCAAGTAGACCACGACCGTTACGGAAAACAATCATCGGCTTGAGAATTTTCTCGTACATCTTGTTGTAGTTGAGAGGGAAGCCGGGAATCGGAGCACATTCAACTAAGCTATCGACGACGAAGTAATCACCATCCTTATAACCGGACGCTGCGGCAAAAGAGTTGTTCACGTGACCAGCATCGATACCTACTAGCGTAGGACGATTGCTTTCTTTGAACGAAGTAAACTCAGCCCAACGATAAGCAGAGCCGGGATTGGTTCCGTTCTTTTGCTTGTACATGATTTCGAATGGGTTACGTTTCTTACCCACCGTACTCATAATGTACTTATGGTTGCCGATAAACGGGTTACTGATCAGTGGCGGATTCGCTCCCCAATCGCGTTCGGCGGCTAGCGGGTCTTTCTGATAAGCGTCCGTAATAACTTCGGAGTCACGTGGAAACTCAGGGTTAATCTCCCAAGTAGGGCGATGGATGGCTAGAATGGTACGGCTGTTTTGCCCGAGTCGAGTCAGTTCGCAAATCTTGTCTGATAAAGAAGATGGCGACGATACGTTAAAAGCATAAGCGTTAGGTATGTTGTCGAAACCCATGCGCAGAGTTTTGTACGCGGCCTGACGGACTGTACCGAGCGAACGGTCGAGGGCATCGTAAATAGCGTGACCAGATACCTTAACTTTCTTACTATCTTTCTCGCTATCGAACCAACCGATTTCGTCCACAGAGCTAAGCATACGAGTGTTGTGCGAAGTCAAGCAGTTAGCTGTAAAGGCGTGGTGTTTAGGAACAGTCACGTCGTACACTTTCTTCTTAACGTTTTTACACTTCACAGATACGACACACTCATAGTGAGCGCCAAGTTCAAGAAACTCTCGTAACCTAGCTGCACGTTCGGAGTTCACCGATTCAAGAACAGGCATCAGCTTGCCCCAATCATCTTCGTAAACAACGTACTCCGAAACTGTAGCATCCCTGGAAGTTTTTGTTAAGCTACTTCGCAGATGACGAATACAATTCGGTTTAAGAGTATTGAGAATTGTCTCCCCATTCTCACAAACCAATCGGCGCAGACGTTTCCCATCCGTATCCTGCATACGTGCATCCTCGTAAAAGTTCCAGAGGAAATTACGCACATGAGGCAGCACACGGCGATCCGAACCAAAACCAGCGGGAACATCACGGTAACGATCAGCGTATTTCTGAACCTTGGCTCGTTTAAAGCATTTCAGGAACTGGATTGCATCGGAGCCAGTGATAGATACAGTCCAATGAACGCGACGTGCATCATACTTACCAGTCTTGCGATTCAGTTTGTCGAACCGTTCTTTACGATCCAAGCGACCGAGAATACCATACACTTGGAACAGAATGATCTGGAGTTGTGTAGCTAATCGTTTACTCGCACTGCCAATTTCAATTTCAGAGGGCGCGTTGTTACGATTGCCGCCGCCACCATTAGTTCCAGAGTCGCACTCAAAATAGGCTTCAAGGAATTCATGGAGTATAGGAGCAGGAGCGGTACGGATAGCAAACGGGATTTCTTTCTTACCTGATTTAACAGCACGGTATCCTACAGGTTCAAGATGATCGCGCAGGAAATGTAGCATGCCACCTTTTGTACCAGTTGCCAAATAGTGCGTAGTCGCACGGATACCTTCTTCGCCTCCATAACTTGTCGGAGAATGACCGGTCACTCGTTTGAACACACGATACAAACGTTTGATTACAGCAGGATCGTCGCTACTGATTTCATTACGATATCCGTTAGCTACATGATAGCCCAGCAGGGTCGCAAGGTCTTTCGACACATCCGACTTACCAAACATCGGTTTGTTATTTGCAGTCTTAGAGACAATCCAATCACCTTCACGAATCTCATCCAATCGAGTCCAGCGATACTCAAGCTCTGGAGTCAATACCAACATCGGATGTTCTTCTGTACCCTCGATGGTGAAACCATTTCGAGTAGCGAGTTTAATTGTTGTCGCTTTAGTCTGATATGTGTGGCTAACCTTTACATTACCGACGTGACTATCAATGGTCAGCTTATGTGCAGGTACTTGACCTTTGCGCTTTACAAGTTCCTTGAACGAGGTGAAACCATGATTGGTATTTACCATCGTACTACCGACCAAGCAACGTCCGCGAAGCGCTCTCTTGTCCGGCCCGGCTGGATAGATAAGCAGATTACGCGCACGGTATGCGGTGAAGGTGTCGTTGAATTTCATCAGAGATTCACCTAAGCGATTCTCTGTGTCTTTCAACATAGCATGGTAGCCTTTGAACCAATTAGATTCAGCTACAGCGTTGTAGTAGTAATCCCATAACGCTTCTTTAGCCTGCGCATAGTTAATCGCAACGAACGTACCAATGAAGGTTGTGTTATTACTGAGGCCAAACGCAGCAGGAGGCTTTTGTAGTTTCAAGTAACGGTGCATCAAGTACGGCGACAACGTAGTACCTACGGTCAACGACTTACCGGCACGCTGTCCTGCTCGAACGGCAAGCTCTTGGTAGAAGTTGATTTCACCATCACGATAAAGTTTCGACTTACGCGCATGACAGGACGGACAAATACCATGCTCCAACATGCAAACTTTCTTTTCGAAGGTAGCGTAAGTGTCATTTACTTTGTGGTCATGCAGCAGCCACTCCATATCACTACACTTCGGGCAGAATTCAGCAAACAGCAGAACTCCCCAAATCAACTGCTCAAGGAATGGCCGATCATTCGTACCGCTAAACTGATCCACTGTGACCCACTCGAACAAATTCTTCGCTTGTGGAAAAGCGGAGTCATCGATGCGTAGGTCTTTCGGCGCCATATTCCGATGAGCATCTTCGAATGCTTCCAGAATAACCGATTGTAGATTAAGTTCGTTCTCGACTTCAGCTATGTGCTCTTTCAATTGCTCTTCGACAACGTTAGCATTACTGCTAGAGTTCAGCGAAGTTAGAAAATGCAGAGGATTGTCATAAGCGTATTCGGGAAGGATGAGAGCATCTTTAAAGGAGACGTCTTTCTTAAACGGTCGTCCTGTGCTATCAAGAATAACGCTATCGCGCGGGATAAGAGCAACAGACTTAGATTCCTTGGCATGCAATCCAGATTTAGGTTGCATACCTTTCGGTTTCAAGCCTACGTCTTTAGGTGCGAGTGTTGCCGCTTTTGGTTTCAACGAACTCTTCTGTACGGTTGAGTCATCCGTCTTAGCTTTCTTGGAAAGCGCGGCATTGGATTTTGCCTTCTTCGACGATACGGCTTTCTTTTTATCAGCCTTCGCCACTTTACGGGTTATCTTCATCTGTTATGCTTTCTTAACGCCTGCGTGGTTCAGGTTGCCCTGTAACGTACGGACCTTGAACTTCGCCACTGTTAGCCATACGCTTAGACACTGCGATTATGTTGTCCATATACTGACGATGCCGCTGAATCTTATCGCCAACACCGAACCTGTTAGGCAAATCAGCTGCAAGTGTTTGAGCAGCATGCATCATAAATTGCTGCCGTATATTTTCAGGCATGTTCTCGGCGCGGGATGCCAACAAACAAAGCACATCCAACTGTGCCGTTATCTGCGCAATTGTCTGCACTGAGCTATCATGTTCTACTTCAGTCTCGATAACATCGCGGGCTACAGCTTCTACCTGACCGCTAGCTTTATCGTAAGCTGCTATATTAGTCAGGGTTTGCAGCAACGAACCACGCAGCCTATCGGCCGTGCTATCGATGTTTCTTTCCAGCATATTCTCTTCATCATCGCTGAGAGTAAACTCGTTGATGATATTTATCTGTTGTTCCTTTGCAAGTCGTTCTTGCTCGCGTTCAACGTCGATATAAACAAAAGAACCGGGGGAAGTGACCTTCGCCCCGGTTTGAAAGAGTTTTCGACTTTTTACGCGCTTTACCTGTCTAATTCGACTAGGAACATTGCGCTTGGTCATCGTCATCATCGCCTTTCAGATCAGATAGATCATCAGTCGCGCTATCGTCCATATCTCGAACACGCATAATGTGGAATTGTTCTTCAAGTGAGAAGCTGAACAGTTCACCATCCCGTGCTTTATCCACCACAACAGGCAGTGTGCGCAAATCACGCTGAGCGGGATCGGTATAGTTCCACTTCCACATCACATCTACGTGCTCTTTCATACCCTTAGCGTAGCGTAGCTTATCGCTGGTATCATCGAGCTGGGCCAGAACAACTACGAGACATTTTGCTTCGCGGCTATAAATCTTTGCTTCGCGGATGATTGCGTTAAGAACTTGCCACTGGTTATCAACATCCACTCCTTCCAGAAGGCCAACATAATCGATTGCCACAATAGGGAAACCGAAAGGTTTGGTCATACGGAAAACATCTTGCGCAGTCATGCCACGATCAGGTGACATGGAAACGAACTGGCAATTGTTCTTCTTACCGTGCCGCTTGAACTCCTTGTACGCCTTCTTCACGCGCTTGCGTTCTTGAAGGGTCATCTTGTTCATTTTAAGTTTCTTCATCGGTACGCCCGACCAATTTGACAACATACGTGTCAATTCTTGATCGTCGCCCATTTCCAAAGAAACACGGAACACACTCTTTTTCAGTGTGCGGAAGAAGTAGCTCAGTAGGTTCAGAAGTACGGTAGATTTACCGCCGGACGTTGTTGCCGCCAGCAGCATGACACCTTCTTCTGGAATACCGCCGTTAATTTTGTCGTAATCGCGGAAGCCGGAAGGCAGTAGAGGTTCCCGCTCCTTGTTCATCACACGCTCAAACACATCATCGGCATTGTTGCCTTTACCGATGATCATCATTTGTTGCTCAGCGCCTATGTCTCGGCGAGCGCGTGCAATATCAGTCGATAGCTTATCGAGTTCAGCATCGATATCCTCGATAGCATCTTGCGACAGCACTTCATTCGCATGTTCAATCGCACGATACAACGCACGGACTTTACGGTACGAATCAAGGTTGCCGAACAGTCGATCCATCGACTTCTTCGACTTACAAGGGTTGGCATCTGCTTCTTTTAACTGATCGCGGAAGTCCTCTTCAAGAGCAGGGTCTTCCATAAGATCATCGAAGTCAACTAGGTTGAACTTTTTACGAACGATCTTATCGATCCGATTATACGCAGCTTCACATGGAGGCCAGTAGAAGAACTCCTTCGACAAGCGCCCCATGAAAGCTAAACGTTTGGCTTCCGAGACTTTTGGATTTGTCAGTGTACGGATACACTTAATTTCAGCGTCTCTGGAATACAACTGCATGGTTTAGGCCAACTGTTCTTGCGGTTGAAAACAACGCGAATAGACATCCCACGCAGCACTCTGCTTAGGGTTTAAGTGAGTCACTTGTCTATCGCGGATCGTAAACGAAGAGATACAGCCGAACACATTAAGCAGTGCGGCTAGAGCACCATCAACGTCTTCTGGTGCAGCGAAGAACTTCGTCTGCATCAAAGCTTTCAACTTCTTTACAGTTATGCGCGGGCTGCTATCTATCTGAGCTTTGACGGTAAGCAACAGATGGCGTTTGTAATCCTCAGTGCAAGGGTTACGAAACATAGCAAAAGCATTATTTTCTAGTGCGGTATCCATTATCTTATTTCCCTAGCGCTTTCCCGAGGTGGCTCAAGAAAGCCCTTGATAGTCCGGCATCGATGCCAAGAAAGTCATTCATGCGTGCCATGTACTCTGCATTAGGCGCACGATTGTAGTAATCCTCCGAGTCCTCCCCTGCGCGCAAACAACGCTTGCTGCGCAGATACTCAGTAAAAGCAGGATCATCGTGACCAGTAACCAGCAACAGGAATGCCTTTCTGTTTGGAGCATCACCGTAACGACGCATTAGCCTGTCGAAGTCCAGTGTCTCAGTTATATCAGAACCATCGTGACCAAGATCATCGTAGGAAACATCACCCTCTTCACTTTTGATTTGGTTGTTGGAGACGATGACAAGATCGTAATCGTTTCCACCGAAACCATCTTTTGCTCCTTGCACCAGTCGTCCAGCTTTAGCGCTTGTGCTGGCTTGAATGATATTCACAGCATGATTGTTGATAGCGCGCAGAATGTAGTTCTTTATGTAGGCAACAGAGACGGGTTGCTTGAGAGGCATGAGAGAGTAAAACACACTCAACGCCTTACAAGCGAGTTCACTGTTCAGATCAGAGAACTCTGTGTTGGTACTGCTGCTAATAAAGCGCATCCTCTTGTACGTGATGGACTTGATCACCCGAGTAATTGCAGGGTACAACTCACGGAAAACGATAAAGTCAGCATCGCGGCGAAGGGGAGTAACATCTGAGGGTCGATAACCCTGAGTTTTAATTTGGCTGCGCAAACCTCGCACCATTAACACTTTCTTCAGCATCACCATATCATTGTGGGTAATGCGGAAGTCTTTCTGCACTCGTGCCAGAACTTCAGGTGTTAGTTTATCCAAGCCTGCTGCAATAAAAGCATACTTGAGATTGACGGAAAAATAACTCTTAGTGGCGAGAGATAGCCTGTAGTTCTTCGCACTAACGCAGACTCCCTTGAAGTTCCTTTGAAACTTAAAGGCAGTATCCATACCGGCAAGGTAACGGAAAATGTGAGTGGCGTAAGTCACCGCTTGGGGTGAATTTAACTCGACGCCAAACTCTTCAGTAATGCTTCGACATAGGGTCATGTTGTTCCCCTTAAACAATCATGTCCACACGGCTTCCTGATTTCCGTTTCACTTCGATAGAAGATTCCCCTTTCTTCTTTTTGTCGACAGCTTTCTTACGCTTAAGCGATTTGCCGCCTTTGACGTCGTAACCCTGCATCAGATCACTAACAACTTGAACGAGGTCATACACTTCCGACTTGGTGCGCTTACCACCGTTCTCACGGAACACAGTATCGATAGTGGTGATGTTTCCTGCTTTGGAATCGTCGACCATATCCAGTTCGATTTCTTCCATGTGACGCAGACGCTTAACCGTTGTAGTGTGAACATCAGGATCGACGCGGCGACCCTTAGCTTCCATCTGGCGACGTATCGGTTCAAACTCTTCCGGTGTGTACATGGTCGGCATGCTTTCCTTCGTGTAAGTCAAAACACAACGAGCGTCTTTGCCTACCAGACGCATGTAGTTTTTGTTCACGAAGACAACATAAGCGGACATATAGTTGCTCAGATAATCCGCATTTGCACGACCACGATAACGAACATATACCTTCTGACCAAAGGCAAAGCCGTGTTTACGTGTAGTAGCTTCTGCTCGCAGAAGAGCAGAAAGAATCTTCAAATTTTTCCCGTCGATACCAGCAACGAGATTCGTAAGCCCTTCGAAACCTGTACTACCAACAAACCCTTCCAACTGACGAACATCAGGTGCGAACTTAGCACACGCTTCACAGTTCTCAGTCTTAGCAAACTCATCACGACAGCCTAGCTTCTGCTTGCCGCCAATAAGTTTGTCATAAGTAAACCCGCTGCAATCACCACAAGTGGTTTTTTGGCCGTGAAGGATGGTTGCTGCGATGCGGTTCTGAGTGGTGGTGCTCATCTTGAAGGTATCCCTTATGAATTAGTGTATACTTGATGCAGTAAAGTATAGCATTGGGTAGAGAGCCAAGCGCGTGATCAGTGCGAAACAGTTTCAACGCGCGATGAATCCTACAGGTGAGAGGAACTGTCAGCTTGTAATCCTTATCGAGCGGAATGTTATCATCTGCTCGAAGTATAGCTGATACCAGAATCTCTAAGTACGGTTTAGCGTTATTTTCTTGCCCTTCGTTTGCCCAAAACTGTTTCGGTGGCTTGCCGCCATGTTTATGAGCGACAATGCCTTCAGCTTGAGCGTGAAGTATCGTGTGACAAGAGCCGCATAGCGGGATTTGCAAACTGTTTTTCCCGCCTAGCGCTTGAGGGACTGTATGGTGCCAATGTAATGTGCGAAAGAAATGTTCGCAAATAAGACAGTTACCCTCTTGATACTTCTCTGTCACAGAAGCGGCACATGGCGGTGCGGTAAACTCCAAGATGTGAGTTTAACCGTACGACCAACACGCGAGAGAATCTTCAACTTCTCAGCCGGGATAAGCCAAGCGAGAGACAGGTTCGCGTTACGCGGATTGCGCTGGAAAGTAGGAGACATTAGCTCGTACTTAACAGGACTGTTCTTGTTAATCTGCGTAAGAACATCCATGACTACAGCATGCAAGTCCAATTTGTTTTTCCGACCAGTACCAAACATTTCTGTGAGCTTAGGCACATCAGCCACCAACAACTTCTGCCCCTTCAGCACAACGAAAGATTCGGCAATACGCTCGTATCGGAAACCAACCTGCTTGAGAGCTTTATCTTCCAGCAGATTGAAGTCCTCGAACAGAGGGACAATCGGATAGTCGATAACGGTAAAAGGTGTAGCAATACGTTCGGGAAGTTTCGAAGCGCCGTCGTAAAACTTCTGCATCTTAGCGCGGTCAACGTCAGTAACAGGAGGAAGGCCAGTTCCCTCGTGAAACATTTTCACGTTGTTCTTAATGCGCTGCTCGATGAACATCAGTTTTCCACGGGCAGGATCGTTGAAATCTGCGATCAAGTCGATGAGTTTATAAACTCCATCTTTGCGTCCAATCATCATCACCATAGTGTTCAGACGTAGGACCAGCTGCTTGATATCGTTTTCAACGTTTGCGGGGAGTTGCAAAATCTTCGGGTTGAGAAGTTTGACGCAGGATTCCAGCGCATCGATAATCTCATTGCGCTTCTTAATCTCCCGCTTCGTTACAGCTTTGCGGAAAGCGTCAAACTCAGTGAACACAGAGAGTACGTGTTCGGCAGGGTCTTCCGGTACATTGTTGAGGATGATGTACTTTTGTTTCAGGTCTTTGAAGTAGCTCATTCCAAGCTCCTTATTGGGGTGAGAACGCGGTCGCCTGTACAACCGTGAATCACAGGTAGGTAGCAGAGTAAATTAGCAAGCCGTGGACTGCATCACCCACGGCTTTACTCTGACTACAATTTATCTTTTGTCTTCTTGATGTAAGCATCTACTTCATCGAGTTGACGAAGAACACGATCAGCTGGGGCTTTTTGATCAGCTTTCAGCGATTTAATCGTCTTCTTAATTTCCTTTTGCTTAGCTAGAATATCATTAAGTTCTAGCTTGGCAAGTCGGCGAGCTTGTAGGTCAAGAATGGCCTTAACAAACTCAGCTGGTTTCTTCCACTTTTTCATCAGCATCTGATCGGGGTCTTTCTTCGACTTCAATGCTTGGAAAATGTCTTCCAGATGATCGACAGCGAATTGCAGCATTTCCTGATGCTGATACTTTTTCTCCTCATCAGCAATCAGTTTCTTCAACACCGCCGATTCAAGCTTTACTCGAAACTCACACCACTTCTCCAGCATACCAGCTACGTTAACTTCTCCAAAGTCAGCACTGCCGTCCTTGTTACGTCGCGTATAACCGATGTTGAATTGCAGTGCGCCGGTTAGCTCCTTCTCGATTTTCGAGATTAGCGGCTCCAGCAAATGATCATCTAGGTTTTTCTTAAAACTGATCGTGTATCGGATGTTGTAATTACCAACACCAGCTGCCGAGTCATCGTTGATTTCCTTGATGCCGGGCAGGTCACGTAGTTTGACCAGTTTTTTCTCAATCGTGTTTTGCGAACCAAAAGCAGGCGAGCACGATTCAATGTACAGCTCGCGGCGGTGACGATCAAAGCGCGTTTCGCAAACAAAACGGATGCTACCACGACCAGTCTTGTACACTTCGAGGATTTCATCGAAAGTGGAAACAATACGACCGCCGTATTTCGAATTCACTTCCAAATTCTTTGCTAACCACTTGCTAGTGATTTTCTCACCTTGCAAACAACGCTTCACTGCTTTCAGTACACCTTTTAGCTTGAAGCTAGGCATACCTACAGCTACACCAAACGCAGGCGCCCGCACTGTACCGGTCAGAAGTATGACAGGTAACTTGGCGGGAAAGAAAAGAGGCCATTCGGCATCGTTCGAAAAGTTTTTTACATACGGAACAACAGCAAGATATTTCGGATCGAGAATAAACTTGTCGCTGAATTCAGACAGGCGTGCTTCCGTATTATGAACGATCATACCGTTGGCTGTGTACGAGTTAGAACCCGGAACAGTCAGATCGTAAGTGGCCTCATCACCGATATAACGAATCGAGCGAACTTCGGTGAGGAAGTAGTCACAATCAAGGATATGCCGCAACTTACCAACAAGGGAAGGAAAATGCTTTCCGACAAACTTACCGACCGAGCTTAGCCATTCACGCAGACTTTCCAGAGTGCATGGCATCGCACGGCCAGACAGACCACGTAGCATAGCCAGCTCGTAACGTGGGATAGCTTGATTGTGCTCATTCACTTCACTATCAAGAATCTCACTATAGTGATCGCGCACTACTTGCGGCAACCATGAGAGCTTCTGGTTATCGTAAGCAGAGTTGAGTGCTCTTCCGCCTTTGCGTTCAGAAAGGAAACCAATCTCTCTCTGAAACTTATCGTACATCGTCTTGCTGCACAGATACAGAGTATGTTTGCTCTGACGGAACGGCAGGCCGAATTTCGTCAGCAGCAACACCTGTAGCTGATCCAGCAATTTGTTGCTTCTGGAACTGTAGCTGATGCCGGAGTTATGCACGCTACCGTCACCTTCAAACAATGCGGACAGGAAAGCGACAACTTCTTTCTTGGAACCACGCAGAACACAAGCCGGAATCTCTTTGTCCTTAGCGGTGCACGGATGAATGCCGTTAGCTTCCAAGAACTTACGCACATGAGTGGAGTTAATTGTGACTTGAGCGTATTTACGCTTAGCCCAATTCTTTTTATCAGGCTCACGCCACGTGGTAGATACCACAATTCCGGGAAACAGTTTTTCGGTAAGATCGGTGAAGAGATTCACCATAGCCTCGTCCGAATTCATAAACTGAATCGAAGCTGTGCCGATGCTACCTTCTGAAATAAGCAGACCGAGCCATGCAGCAAAGTCAGCGGACATACGCTTAGGCACGGGGTAAACTTTATAACCGTAGCGCAAAGAGGATTCGCTAGGTGCTTCCGGTTGAATCAGAACACTACCCTGCTTGGGCCAAGAAACACTCGGGTTACGCTTGTAGCAAACAACATCACCCTCTTCCAGAGTCTCGATGGTACGCCATACGAAAGCCAAATCAGAGGAGAGAACCAGCAAAGGCTCGTTACTTGTACCTTTAATGTGACCTATTGCAGTTTCGACGCGATAAATTTCACGAACACCACTGTCCAACCAGAATGCAGCCTCTTCGACACCGTTACGTGTTTCGACTTTCAGTTGAATAGGCAGTTTCTTTTTAGGTGACAGACCCAACACGCTAGGAATATCACCGATAGGAATCAAACCTTTCTCAGTGCTTACCAGTGTATCGCCTGTGAAACAATAACGCATCGCTGCTGCACTTGAATCATGGCGACCCCAGTTACCAAAACCATCTACTAGGTTAGGCAGTGAATTCGCAATAGTAACCATCGCATCGTAGCAGGCTTGGTCGCCATGCGGATGGTATTTACCGATAACATCACCGACCGTACGTGCAGCTTTTTTATACGGATCGTTGTAATGCAAACCCAATTGGTACATCGACCAAAGAATTGCGCGGTGAACTGGTTTCAATCCATCGCGGTAATCTGGAATGGCGCGATTCTCTACAACGTGAGAACCGTATTCCAGCATTGCACCTTCAACAAACTCTTCGAGGTGCTGGTTATTCGTTCCCATACTTATACGTCCTTTAACTATCCGCGGAACCTTAACTACTACCGGAACCGTAGAGCGCCCCTCGGCAAGTGCGGGGGTAGGGCCATGATAGCATGACCCTCCCGGCAGGTCAACACGTCTCAGCAGGTCCGACGAGCGGTCGAGTGTGATGGCACACAGCCATCAGTCCTCGGCGTCGTCATCATCGGCTTCGACGGATTTCTTTTTCGCTTTTGCTTTCTTCGCTTCCAATGCACGCTTTTCAGCAAGCATTGCAAGTTCGCCACCTTTCTTATTGCACTGATCTTCCAACCACAAACGAAGTGCTTTTGGCTTTACGCCCTTATCAGCACACAGGTCTTTGATTTGCGATTTAGTGCCTTCGATGAGAACTTTGAATTCAAGCCAAGAAAACTTCTTGCCGGCATACGGAGTACCTTCGCCGAAAAGAATCTTGTCACGCTGACCAGAGATTTGTCCTGTTGCTCTCAAATAATTCCAAGCATCCCAAGTCATGCAGAAGCCGGTAGGCTCCCCATCAGCATCACCGATACGAGTACGTAGAATTACTTCTTGCAGCGGACGACCACCGAGTTTGTTCTTGATGGTTTTGACTTTGATGTAGGCGTAGTAATCAACAGCACCTTCATCTTTGATCGACTGCTCTTCTTCGATATAACCTTTGCCGTGTGGGATAACGGTTTTGGCTGTACGCATACGAACGTCCGAGAAGAACTTGAGTGCGTTACCACAAGGCTCGCGTTCAGTCGGACCATACATAACGCCAATGTTTTCACGAATCTGATTGATACCAACAATCACGATACGCTTCTTCTTCATCTTAGTCTTGATACGCGGAATCTGCTTCGAGAACATCCGCGCTTGCAGACCGAGCGAGTTATCACCATCTTCCTTATCGTCCATCGACTGCGGGTTCATCGCAGGATAAGAATCGGTCAGGATGATTGCTTGCAGGCTACCATCTTCTGCTTCAACACGCAGCTTGTTATGCTTGGAGAAATACTTCTTGTCGTATTTCCCTTTCAGCATCGACTGGTTTTCTTTGGTGTTCTCGTAAACGTAGTACCACTTGCCTTTCATGTACAACTTGTCAGGCAGGATACGTTCGAGTTCCGCAACAGCCGAGAAGAACTGTTCACCAGTATCCGGCGACGAGTAGTAAACCAGAGGTTCGCTAACGTAGTTACCGTCTTCGTCTTTCTGACCGAACACGTCTTCCGCACTAACTTTCACACGGGCATTTTTCAGGATAGCTTCGAAGTAATCGAACTGCACCGAACCTTCGTAGTCGAAGTACGAGCTATAACCTTTGAAGTTGTTGCGCAGGATACTCGCAACGATAGTCATCGCCAGTGTCGACTTACACGACTGTTCACCACCCAACGCGGTGTACCAACCACCAGCAACCAGACCGCCGCTAATAATCAAGTCGAGGGAGATTAGGCCAGTCGAGAATCGCGGCTCATCTTTCGACAACGCGCCACTAACAAGGTCGAACTTCTTTTCGATCTTATGCAAACGAGTGCGAGCAAAGCTAACCGGGTTAAAGAACTCAGGTTGCTCGATTGCTACTGCGCTACCAGAATCTTCGTTATCCTCTGCGCCTTTTTTGCGACGGGTCTTAGGGGCAGATTCTTTTTTCGGAGAAGCACGCTTACCACGCTTCTTTTCTGACTCAGCTTTCGCAGCCTTCGCCATGTTATAAACCTCACTAGAATGAAGAAGAGGGAGGCTAGTGCCTCCCTACTGCTTAGAAAAACTCACAGCTCACTTAGAACGGTACGTCTTTCTTTTTCTTCTTTTTCTTGCCACTATCCTTAGACTTCTTAGAAGACTTAGCTTCCTTGTCCTTAGAAGATTTCTTTTTCTTCTTTGGAGCTTCGTCTTCGTCGTCGTCATCCTCGTCGTCATCGTCATCATCCGACTTGGACTTCTTAGAGGACTTCTTAGAGGACTTCTTTTTCTTCTTTGGAGCTTCGTCTTCGTCGTCGTCTTCGTCATCATCGTCGTCGTCATCCTCGTCTTCATCACGGGACTTCTTCGACTTCTTCTTGTCGCCTTTCTTTTTCTTACCTTTGCCAAGCGCGTAGCTGTCTTCGTCGTCTTCGTCGTCGTCAGTTTCATCACCGCCGACGTATTCGTTACGCTTGAAGTCTTCGGCTGCTTCTTTTTCAGACAGAAGGCCAGTCAGTGTCAGCAGTTCCGGCGAGAGATTGTAAGTCAGATACTCTTTCTCTTCATCAGTAATCGGAGTACGATCACCTTTATCAACACTGTACTTATCTGTACCCGAAGCTTTCGGCTTGTAACGCAGCATTACATCACAGCCGTACTTCGGATGGTCGAGGTCGTAGTTGGCAGTTTTGCCAGTCTTCTTGTTTTTAGCTTTGTTCAGGTCTTTGAGTTCCTGAATACGGCTGGCTACAGAAGATGGGATACGGACAACCTTAACAGGAGTCCATGTTTTGCTATTCGGGTCTTTGAAGCCAGTCTTTGTTTCAGACTTAGTTGGATCAGACTTCTTAGCCGGCTCGTTCTCTTGTTCTTCCCGATCAATCGCATTCATCAGGTAGAAGAATTCGTAACTAGCTGTAGCGTTAGAGTCACCGCCACCGTGAGAAAGATCACAGTAAGGGCAGTGTACATCATGCGGCTCTTCTTCGTTCAGCGGGTTATGCTTGAGGCAATAGCGCGGAACCTTGATGATCTTCTTTTCTTTGCCAGCGTAGATTTTAATCCAGTGACGCTTGATGGAAAGAATCTGATCGCCAATGAGGCGGAAAGGAGTAATCTCGTCCGGTGCGAATTCCAGCAGCTTGACTACTTCTTCCAGCCGCATGTTATCCTTACGGCCTGTTTTTGGTTTTGCTTTACCGATGGCCATTGGTATCTCCGATTAGATGGCGTGTATCTCTATTTACAGATAGTGCAGCGTAGGCGCGCCGCGTCACTTTGTTCACCTGCCGCACACAAAACCGACGATCACGTTTAAGTTCAACGCGCTTCGGTGTTGCATAAATGGCGGTTGGTGCTGGATTGCTTTTCAGTAAATGGCCAAACTCACTGCGCATCTGCTGATCCATCTTCTCGATTTCCTGCACAGAGAAATATTCTCCAATATCGAGAAGCAAGCGTGCCGTTCCACGCTGATCCACTGACTTGATTAGATAACGAATGATATCATCCGTTTCGTCACGTTCAATGTTTTCGGCAATCCGTTCTTCGCTACTGACGGAACTATGAAGATTGCGTTCGCCTTCTTCATCGTCATTAGCCATACCGTCGAGGCTCACACTGAAGTTCACTTCGCCGCTTGATCCAGTAGCGAGTTTCTTCCGCTGTGTTTGCGGAATAGTGTACGCGATGCCATACTCATGCTCATCCGTACCGCAAGTCAGAGCATTGAGCACCCACCAGTTGATGTATGAGGTAAGTGGGCCTCGATCACTGTCATATTTATCGATGGCGATCAGAACAGACTTGAGAATATTCTGACGAACATCCATGAAGTCGTAGTTCATAGACGGGTTGCTTTCAATGTAAGAAGCAGCCTGTTTACTCGCCATCTTGACGTAATGATCGACTACTGTAGTTCGATAGTTATAGAAGTTGCGTAAGTACCCATCGACCAACGACATGATGCGATATAAATCTTCGCGTGATGCGCAGCCGGCCTGACGAGCCATGTAGTCTAGTTGTTCGCGTAGCACTTCTCGGGATTTAGCGTTTACCATGTACTCACGGTATAACGACATGAACTCACGATTATGCGATTGGAACCTAGACAGGAACGTGTGGATAAATGAACGTTCAATCCGAGCGGAGCGGACGATTTCAAATTTCTCACGTCGATCCGTAGCTACCAAATACGAAGCTAACAACTCAATAACTGTTTCGCGTTCGATGGAGCTAATCTTACGCTTTCTGTTTCCTGTTGTTAGGTTAAGCAGATAGCTGACCTGTGTATCGAACACAGTGCTATGAACCACGACAGGTTCCAGCGCCTTGTACAAAAACAGGTCAAGAATTATCTGAATCTGCTCGCCCGTCAGATTGTCGTACATTTAAAGCCTGCTTAGCTCTGCTTGCTCTTAGGTGCGCGCGGCTTGGAACCGGTAGCTTTAGAAACAGGTTTTGAATCGGAGGAAGACTGCAAAGCACCAGCGGCTTCCAGATCGTTGAGCTGAGCTTGCAGCTGAGCGATCTTATTTTTCAATTCAGCATTTTCGGTGGAGAAACTTTTCTCCCGCTGCTTAGCTCCGGCAAACTGCTGCAATACTTCTTCGCGTTCAGAGCCGAGTACGCGAATCTGCTCGTTCAACTTACTGATTGTTTGTTGCAGACCCGCAACATCAGTGTTACGCAGTTGAGCCAGTTCTTTACTCAGATTCTGAATGATGTTGTTGGCTCGCATCAGCTGAGCAGCAGAACGAATTTCGTTATCGAGACTGCGGTGAACCAAACCGATAGCGGCACAGACTTCCAGTTGAGTCAGATCGGTATTGTTTTGCGGATCGTACAGCATTATAAGCCCCTTAGCGGTCTTGCGTTATCAAAAGGTTGGCAAAAGCAATTAAGTGTTTACACGCGCCGGGCACAGCCGACGGATTCATAAAGCCGGGGAACATCCCATTCGAATAAATCAAACGGGCAGCGTTATGAGCCGCGTTAGCGTATTCGTAAGTGAATACGTACGACTCACAGTCGCATTGCAGTAACACACGTTGTCGATTCACCGGCAATCCTGAATCAGCGTCCATACCAATGATGCTAACATTTCGCTTGCGCGGAGGTTTATCACGGGCAGGATCGTGTGTACGCATCACACCAAGATAAGCGGTCAGTCCTGACTTGGTTTTTGCTTTCTTGATGCTGAGCATTCTAACGTACTGCGCATTGTTGTGGAACAAGCGTGGTGTCATGCGGAGAATCTGCCGCAATTTCATCCCACGTTGATTCACCATAAGTTCATCAGGTAACGGCCTAGGTGGACCTAATGCTTTTAGTGGCATCCTCTTGTATGGAGTACCGCTAGCAATACGTTCAGATTTTTTCTTCGGTGGCTTACCATCGCGGCGAGCTTTGGCATCTTTCTCTCGTTTCAGAGCTTCGCGTTTTGCTTCGCTGGCCCGACCGCTGGTATTGGAGCGAGATTTCTTGAGAGGTTTGTAGTCACTCTTTTTAGTAATGCCCTTCTTCATCAGCTGCCACCATTTCAGGAGCCTGAGTCTCTGTTACTGTATTATTTACAGTTTCACCAGCATCAGACTCATTGCTCTTAAGTTGAATGGCTTCTAAGCCACCGGCGAAGAGATTGACCCGTATGGTTTCGAGAGAAGACAGAAGTTGTTTGGCAAAACCGGTATGAATCAATGTACCTGTAGTCCCAGCCAGCTTAACTATATCAGCGTGCGCTTTCAGCTCAGCTTCACCATCCAGAAATACTTTGCTTACCGTAGAGATAGTATCTAACCGGGCCTGAAGCTGTTTATCCGCTAGTTTCTTTAACTCAGCGTTGTAGGTTTCCATCGCTGCCGTAACTGCGCTGTTAGCTTTCAATCGATCTTGATAGGAACTATACAGCCGCTCATAATCACGAGCGTGATTTGCGAGCGCACGTAGGTGATAATAAAAAGATACGACTCCTGTAGCTAAAATGCCGAATGCAATTCCAGCTAGCAAACTTGTGAATTCCATAGCAATCAGTTTTCCATATCGTGTTGGTCAAGCTCGTCGTTACGTTTACGCACTTCCAACCAAAGTAAAGCGAAGGCGCAAAGAGCGAGCACAGCTAAAAATTTAATCATTTGTTTCTACCTTACGACTTGCACGCTTAGCTCGACGTAACCGGGCTTTGGATGAATTCAGTTTAGAGTTAAGTCGCTGGTTAGCGTCTCGTAACTCCCGCATGAGTTTAGTCTGCTGCTGATATTTTTCATGCCACTCATCACGTTCTCGGATAACTTCAGATAGCTGAATCTTATCCTTACGATAGACGCAGTAAGCAATAAAGGCAATCATCAGCAAGAAGAATGCGATGTATAGAGCGATGCGTAGGGAGATTATTAGCTCGACGATGGCGAACATAGTTTTCTCTTCAAGTCAACGTAGCGGTTATAGTTCTCACAAACGCCTAATGTCTTAGTGGCGATTTTTAAGAACGGTGTGTGGATACAGCTTGTTTCAAGCAAACGCTTGGGTTTTAATTTGGCCAACAGCGTAGCCAACTCGGAAAATCGACAATACTCAGGTAGAGTAAAATCGGTGCCGGACTTGGAAAACAACACTGCGAATTTGTAGATGTAATTTTCCGGGGTTTGCTCGTGATGCTTCTCCATCATCACAGTGCTACTGACAATGGTAGTAGAATTCAGATGGAAGCCTGCCATCATGCAATCGTACATAACACGAGCCAACAAGGTTTGCTCTACTACAAATAGCAGATGACCATTATCACGTAGGACAGTGTACAGATCACCCATTACCGGGTTTATCTTACGACGCCATCCATCTTCCAGCAGAGCATTATGAGCATAGAACGCACCATGCTCCGGGTAACTACAAATAAGATCAAAGCGTAACTCTTTCTCTACACAAGCGGCTGTCACATCATGCAAGTTCTGATGACGTATTCGAATGCCATCATCTGCATTAAAGCTGCGTACTTTGTTCACTTGGTCCTTCTGCAAGGCGACTATAAAGCCACCATGCTCTTCGCACTTGGAGAGTATATGAACTTCCCCTCTTGATGTGCAACCACAACTGTAGAAATTGAGCACAACCGTTTCCTCTTTATAGCGGCTGTTTGCCGGCGTTACCCGCTGCTTCTTTTATAGCTGCAACGGCAGCGCGTTCTCTCTCATCCAGCTCAGCGATACGATCCTCACCTACATCGGAATTTTCAGATTCAGGCTCAGGGAACATATAATGACTGTGCGGATACTTAGCGCGACCTTCTGACCAATCCAATACCTGCTGATACAGGCCAGCTGCAAACAACAGTACGCTTTTTGGAACCTGTTGAAGCATACGTAGTTGCATCATGTTGGAATCAAGAATATCGTATTCGATTTCCCCATTAGACAGATCAGGATACAGGACTACGAAATAAGAGGCAGCGTCTACAGATGGAAATGGATGAATTGCGTATAGAGCAGATTTTAAATCCTGCTCCATAGCTTTTAATTTCATGTAGTCTTGTTCGTACTCGGCGAAACTAACGCCTTCTGTTTGAAATTCTGACATTGTAACTCTTCCAGTTGAGGGAACTCTATCGCGTTCACATCGAGAGTAGGATACCCTACGCTTTTTACGATTCCACTGTCTGCCAGCACGTTTACTTTGCTCTTAGAGATAAAGTCTATACGCTTGCTAGCGTCGCCGCGAGATAACACGGAAAACTCAGCCATCAGCTGATGGACTGCTTCGATGACGTGTACCCGATACGGGCTATTACGTGACTCGTTAATTATTTCAGCGGAAGGTGAACCGTATAAGGCAATAGAGGTATGTGCTCGAAGAACGATATCGTAAGCGTTTTCGATAGGTTGAATCTTTTGGAATTCAAGCGGAGAAGGCTGACTGCCAAGACCCGTAATTTTTCCCAACTTATCTATCAGATATTCGATGAAGGAAAGCTCATGCAGAGCTGCGGTGTAGCATGGCTGCGCAATTTCCATACGAGCATCTTGCTCTTCAACGTCACATAGGGAGCGCATCTTCTGTGACGTTGATTCTTTCTCATCACCTAAGATTCGTCTAGCGGCCAGCACTTTGGCTTCGCTTCGTTTAGCTTCAGCTAAGGATGATTTAATGGCGAAGCTGCGATCTTGCTTCAGTTCATGTAGAACACGAAGGGCTTCTACGCCTGTATGGCAATTGCCAACAATGTGATAGAAAATCTGAAAATCAGAATTCTTCCAGTTCATCGCTAACCCCATAAACAAAAAGGGCCGATGATGTTACTCACCGGCCCGTTGTACGGCGAAGAATGACTTACAGGTCGAACTCGTCGTATTCTTTTTCGGCCTTAGCCGACTTCTTGGCCTTAGCTGGTTTAACTGCTTTTTCCTTCTTGCCACCTTTCTTTTCGGCTTTGGCTTTCTTAGCTGGTTTTTCAGCTTTGGCCTTCTTGCCCTTCACCGGCTTTTCAGCTACGGCTTCTTCTTCTTTGGCGGCTTTCTTGGACTTCGCAGGCTTTTCAGCTTTGGCTGGCTTTTCAGCTTTGGCAGCCTTCTTACCTTTGGCCGGCTTTTCAGCTTCAGCTTTGGCAGCAGCCTTCTTACCTTTGGCCGGCTTTTCAGCTTTGGCCGGCTTTTCAGCTTTGGTAGCTTTAGCAGTTTTAGCAGCACCCTTAGCTGCTTTCGGAGCCTTAGCAGTAGGAGCGGCTTCACCTTGCAAGGTGGCGATTTCTTTACGCGAAGATTCCAGCAGTGCGGATACTTTCGAAGTCTGAGCGGTCAGAGCTTTGAACATGGATTCCAGAGCGCGGCTTTGTTTGGTCAGAACCGAGACGGCGCGCGAGCGGTTAATCATTGCAACTTCTTTAGCCATGATGGCTTTCCTCAAATTCTTTTTGAATTGAAAGAAGGGGACAGTATGCCCCCTTCCTTTATTTACGTCGAAACGGACAACGAGTCTAAATTAGCACTATCAAAACACTGTGTCAATTGACAGGTTGTTACGGTAACGATTTAACGGCGGGACGATCAATCTTCGTCGTCTTCGTCGTCTTCGTCGTCTTCGTCTTCGTCTTCGTCTTCGTCGTCTTCGTCGTCTTCGTCGTCTTCGTCGTCGTCTTCGTCTTCGTCGTCTTCGTCGTCGTCGTCGTCTTCGTCTTCGTCGTCGTCGTCGTCTTCGTCGTCTTCGTCTTCGTCGTCGTCTTCGTCTTCGTCTTCGTCGTCGTCGTCTTCGTCGTCTTCGTCGTCTTCGACTTTCGAGGCTTTAGCTTTGGAGGCTTTACCAGCAGGACCGGCTTGCTGCTGCGCAAGTTCGAGCAGTTCTTGCATCTTTTGCAGAATTTCCGCCAGACTCATCGCGGAACCGGCAGTACCTTTACCTTTTACGGTAGCAGCGGCTTTCTTTGCCGGAGCTTTCTTGGCAGGAGCGGCTTTCTTTGCCGGAGCTTTCTTGGCAGGAGCGGCTTTCTTTGCCGGAGCTTTCTTTGCCGGAGCAGCTTTGCCTTTAGTGCCTTTCTTTGCAGCCATCGCGGAACATCCTCATTATAGCAGTTAATGAAACGCAAACTTCTTTGCGTTCTAATCTTTACAGTTTTACAATGACGCTACTCGAATCCTTATGAAGTAGCGTCACGTTGATTAAGAGTGGGTTGAATCAGCCGAAGGAATCTTCGTCATCTTCTTCGTCGAGGTCTTCATCTTCCTCTTCTTCGTCCTCGTCTTCTTCCTCTTCATCCTCGTCTTCGTCGAGTTCTTCCTCGTCGTCTTCGTCGAGTTCTTCCTCGTCGTCTTCGTCTTCGTCGTCTTCGTCTTCGTCGTCGTCTTCGTCTTCGTCTTCGTCTTCGTCGTCGTCTTCGTCTTCGTCTTCGTCGTCGTCGTCTTCGTCGAGTTCTTCGTCGTCCTCGTCATCACCCTCATCAGAGTCTTCGAACTCTACGTCGTCCATTGCTTCTTCTGGAAGCACGTTCGCAACCGAGTCGATAAAATCTTCGAAGGTGTAACCGTTTTCATCCAATGTACGCAGCATAGCGGACATTGCATTAACGGAATGCTGAGAGAGCATTTGATCCTGCTCACTGACTTCGTTTTCTTCGAAGTGCTCGCTCGCGTCGGACTCAATAGCGTCGGCCAACTGGCCCAACGAAAGCTCTTCACCGTACTGTTCCCGTGAATAGGTCAGAAGGGCAAGCAGAGCCATGTTGGTAAAGTCGAAAGCGTTAGCCATTTGTGTTACTCCAATTTATCAAGGAGATAGGGGGTGGTGTCGATGCTTGATGTATTTACAGTTTGGAAAGAAGAACTTATTCTTCTTCGGCAACGAATTCGATATTGATGCCCTTGTTATCCGGCAGGAAGATCACACCATCGGAAACGGTTTTAACAGTAGCACCATCAGCGCCGAAAGAAACGGCACCTTTGAATTGCAGAGGACGAACAACCGAACGGCGGGCGGTACGCAGAACTACGGTGCCTACTTCGCCATTCTCGGAAGGCATGGCAACAATTTCACGCATCGGGAAACGAGTGCGCATCATTTTCGAAGAAGCGCGACGCTTGTGTTGCAGAACAACGCCAGCGGCATCACGGGAAACTACGGTAGCGTCCAGTTTAACGACTTGCGGAACGTACACTTCGATGCTGTACGATTGGGAAACCTTCGAAGACGATTTAGCCTTTTTGGCTTTGGTAGCGCCTTTGCCGGCAACTTTGACTTTCTTTTTCTCAGTGACTTTGGCCATTTTGATGCACCTAAACAATTCAGTGTTGGGTTATTAAAGGGTAGAAGGTTTTCCCTCTACCCTTCTTTACAGTTTGCGGTTATTCTTCCGCTTCACCGGACTCATCGGAATCAGCTTTAACAGTGAATACAGCATACCCGCGATCAAATCGTACCGAACTACCTTCAGCGATCAAGCCTTGGAAAATATTCAGCAGATCAGGAGTAACGTCATCTTGGATCAGAATGTTTACCTGAACCGAAGAGACGGCGGTAGCTTCTTTCAGACGTGCTACCAGAGTGTTAACGACCTTGAGGTTATTCAAGAGCATTCGCATTTCATCTTTATTCTTACGGGCAGCAGCTACGATAGCTGGGACCGCAAAATGCAGATCGATAGAGCGAATAGCAGTAAGCGCAGTACCACCCCAAGCGCCTTCGCTTTGTTCGAAGCGAGTAGCTACAGTAACAACTGCGCCGGATTCTTCATCGAATGGTTGATTCAAGCGGGACTCTACACCGCGCGCTTGTTCGTAAACATAATTCTCTGCGATGCTACTCGGAACAGCAACACCGAAGCGAATGGAATCGCCTTCCATAGAAACACCTTCGACGAAGGCATCCAGTGCAGCACGTACAGCGCCGGTTGCATCTTTCTCTTGACCTTTACCACGACGCAGCGGCTGATGCGTGGTCAAAAAGGTGCCATTCTTTTCGTAAATGGAACCTTCACGACTGTCGAGGTAGATGCTGATGTTAATCTCATGCTTGTAGTTGAGATTTTCGATGCTAACCGTTTCAGGGACTTCATCTTCATCGACGAAATCCTCATCGGAAGCGGGATGAATATGCAGTTCCGATTCGCCGTCATCGGACAGCTCGGCGATATCTTCTTCATCATCCATCGAATCATCGCTTTCGAGTTCTTCGATTGGGGCTTCTTCGATGTTTTCATCGAATTCATCGTAATCAGGTTGTTCGGTAGTAGCACTCAGCACTTCGTTATCCTCTTCTTCATCAATCGATTCAAGGAAAGAATCGTCCATATCAGCATTGCCTGTATTGTTTACAGTTTGCTGATGTACAGATACAGCCAACGGGCTAGCAGAAGAGGCAGGCGAAGTCGGCAGATTGAGATTCGTAGCTTTCTGCTCAGAATGGCGGAAAGAATCAGTGGTCATGTTCGTCGGCATCTTGGTTGTTGCGAGAACAACAGGGGTGTACTTGGAAACAGGGCGACCGAGACGCTGCATATCAGCGTTATATTCCGACAACGCACGATTGTACAACTCGGGATGATCCCGGCGAGCGCTGGTAATGACATTCTGTGCCATCATGGTAGAAGAATTTGCCAGCGCGTTTTTCAGAGTGGATACTACGGATTCTGTGTTCATGTGGTGTTACTCCTTTACACGATATACGATTCGACTATCGGCGTTTGTTCGCTCGTCGTCGAGTTGAAGAACTTCGAGGCCGACTACCTTGTAAGGGATAGCCTCTTTATAGCGCTCGAAAACTTTTCGGTGATGTTTTCGGAACGTCGAAGCATCGTTGATCATTGGGATGCCAGTTAAATCGACGCTACGTGTTGTTACAGGGATGAAACCGAGAGAGTGCATACGAATTGCTCGGTGACTCAATTCCGTCAGGTGCAGAATCTCACCCTTAGAGTAACCGACCATATCGTACGCGACAAAATCAAGATATGTCTCAGGCTGCTTAGCTAACCAAGCTTCGCGCTGTTCTGCAAACGAATTCTTGGCTTCGATATACGCACGCTTTGCCGCCTTGTAATCACTCTTGCCTTTGCCAGATCGCTCAAACCGTTTCTTTGCCTTAACAGCAGCATCCCGCAACGGCTTGAGTTCATTCTCGTCAAACAACGCTTTGTCTCGAACGGGTGCAGCCAGATAAGCGTCCAACAAATTGCGAGCAGAACGCATATCAGGAAGGTTGCTCTTCAGTGCTGGGATTTTGTCCTTACGCACAGATAGCGTACCGTATACAAAAACGTATTTCCCTTGAATGCCGACGTTACTGGAATGGCTAATGCGATCACCGTTCAACCATTCACCCAGCTTCATCGGCAGTACGCGGCTACCGAAATGCGAGAGCGCTGGAAGCATACGATCTTCTTCCAACGTCCACATATCGTAAAGCATCCAATCAGCTGAGCCTTTCACCTTACGGTAACACGCAGCAACATGCACACCGCTAAGGAACGGCGATACACGAATGCTCGCACGTTTAGGTACAGTGATATCGTCGAACATCCCGAAGCCCAAAAACCGCTTGAACTTCTTCATAGCTTGGACATACGAATCGGGATAAACGAAACCATCCTTAACAACGTTGATTGAATTAGCAATATCAGTTTTTAACCGTTTGCCAGCTTCCTCAAACGTTATGCTACCACCTTCCATGATCGAGAAGTGCGCCCAATCAGAGGCAGCTTGCTTGTTTTGTGGAACACCGATACCAAGATCGTACAGAGCGGAGACGACATACATCGCCTCCACATCACCAGCTTTTGAACGTCTATAAAGATCGATGATTTGGTTTTTGTCAATCCGCGCCATATATACACCCTTGTCGGTGTCAAGTTCCAGCGCGGAACCGTTTGGGTCAGCAACCTGACTCAAGCACTTGGCTTGAATCAGGCGCTTTACAAGCTCAGGCTCGAACTTCATTACGCTTATGCTTCCTCAAAGTGCTGAGCAAAGCTGTCCAGAGAAACAGTGATCAGTTTACCGCCACGCTTGGCCAGAACAATCTTAGCCTTGCTTACCAGCTTACTGTCGGAACCGATGAAGAAGTAAGGGTTATTCGTGCGAACGTCCTTAACTTTCGAACCGAGGCTAGCATTGGCATCGAAATCAGAGTCGAGGTAACGCTGGCCGTACTTTTCAGCGGCTTCTACACTAACGCCGGTGAGTTTGGCGATAGCTTCGAAATCCACGCTTTCCTCTTCCTCTTCGTCGTCTTCTCCGTCGAGGGATTCCAGCTCATCTTCATCTTCATCTTCGAAGTCGTCTTCGTCTTGCTCGGACTCTTCGTCGTCTTCCTCTTCTTCGTCGTCGAGTTCTTCGTCGTCGAGGTCTTCTTCCTCTTCGTCGTCTTCCTCTTCTTCG